TCTTGTAAATCATAATCATCTAACTTATTATATCTTCTTCGCTGTTCCTTTTCTAAAACCCCCTTCAATTGCGGAATTAAAACATTAAGCACATTAAATACTGTTTCGTTCGATTCATCATCTGTAAAGTGTTTTCTAATTTCAATCTTGTTTCTCCATATCGCCATAAAATACCATCTCCTTCATTGTCATAAAATGGATATTTCATTCTGTGTCGATTGCGTAATATCGTCGAAATGCGAATTAGTTATTTTTCAAATGCACATACTCAATAGTTGAGTCGGCATCTTTACCTTTTAATTGCTGTACGTTTCCGTTTGTTTCTTCCAGACGGTCAATCAATGATTTTAAATGGGATTTAATTAAATCTGCCTTTTCATCAAACTCCAGATCCTCATTTTTGATTTTAATTTTTATTGTGATTACGTCCATTTTTCACAACCTCCTTATTACGCTTTTTGTGTCTACTACGCATTATCGTCGGAATGTGTATTAACCTTGATGCCAAGTAAGTACAATGCCTTTTTCTCTTTTTTCTTCGCATTCGATAACGTCTTGTTCTTTTACAGAATCGCCATCTACAATCAAATTTATCGCTTCTGCCATTGTGTTAGCCAACACAACCGACTTTGCTAAATCGCCACAATGAAAATATTTTATTTTCCAAACTCTCATTTCAAATCCCCCTTCTTTCACATTTTGTGTCTGATGCTCATTTAATCTTCAAGTAGCAATTCCTCAAAAATTTCAAAAGCCATTTGACCTTCATCATTTTCTGTTTCTCCCAACGGTTCACCATCCAATAATGCATAAAAACCTGCTGGAACAAGGGTTAGACAATCTTTGTGATAATATTCGTCATTAACTATTACTACATCATCATTCCAAACAAATTCATCATTACATGCGTTACATTTAGGCATCCTTAATTTCCTCCATTTCCTTTTTTGTCCACAGATAACCTTGTTCAAAGAACAGATATGCCTGTTGTTTAAACGTTTCTAAATCATGAATCTTGTAACAAGCTTTAAATGCTGAATCTATTTTCCTGCCTGTACAGCGTATGTCAACCAAATAACAATGAGTGCGCTAATCGTATTGTGGGACTCGTTTCATCAATTCTAATTCTGAATACAACTTTCCTTTCTGAAAATATAAATCTCGGATTTCAATATCTGCTTCATCTTTATTGCGCTGAAGCAGTTCAATCCGTTGATCAATTTCTTGCAGTTTCTTTTCAAGATATTCAACTTGACTCAGTGCTGCTTTTTTTAATGGTTTCATAAACTCCCTCTTTCTACTCCTGAACGTAAATCTTCTCCAATTCCAAATGAATAATAAGTAAATCATCTTCTGGATCCATGCCCTCTCCTTTAACCCATATTTCAAGAGCATAGGATTTTAGAGTTAAGTCATTATGCTCATTCTCTATTTCCATTATCGGCTCATCCAAATAAACACAATCCTCTTCTTCCGCTAAATCGTGATCTCTATGATACTGAAGTCGTTTCTCTAAATGTTGAAACGCTTGTTTTTCATCTAGAAAAAACTTCTCGTAATAAGTGCCTCCTAATGGATAAATTTCTTGAACACGATAAATCATCATAATACTGATACTCCTTTTTTCTTTTTAGGAAACCATGCTCGAATAAACATCAATAAACTAGTAAACCATCCTGCTATTGTGATATTGTCTAATTTTTGTTCCAATTTCGTAGCCGGCTCCAGGTTCCATCCAAAATAAGCGGTGTAACTCATATTAAAAATATTGAAAAACCAAAACGTAATAAGAAAATAACGAAAATGAAACAAATCCAATCGAGATTTATTCCAGTGATAAATCACATAACACCAAAAAGCATGGATCGCAAAAGATTTCACATAGATTAGAATACATTCCATGATTGAGCTGCTAATCATAACTGCCCTCCCATGTCTTCTACATACCAACGCAAAAAGCCTTGGGGGGTTTCTCCGTATTTTGCACCGGTATTCAAATATGTCACCATATATGAAGTGATTTCCTCTATTTTTTCCTCTGACCATCCACTTTTCTGTACGGCTTCTTCCATCAATTTCGCAATGATTCCCTCTTTACTCATGATGATCCTCCTTTAAAATAAGGTATATAGTTTTGCGGAATGATTGGCTCGAATAAAGCAAAATTTCCCCTGAAAGAATACTTCCTCAGCTTCTGTGATCACTTGATCACCATGAATAAAATAAGAAGTCACGTAAGGATTGTAATACACAATATCCTGTAAATCCGGTGGCTGTGGTTCATTAAAACCTGCTAATATCCCACTCACCCATGCATGAACTCGTCTTCGTTTTTCCTGAATGGTTTTCTCCCGACCAGATTGTGAGACTTTAAATACACCATGTTGCAATCGAACAGTTTCAAAATGGGCTAACACTCGTTTGGTCTTATTGCAACGAACAGAATAATTGCCTGTATTAAGATTCCGGTACACATCTACAGGAATACCTAATTGTACTTCTCGCCCCTTATACCCTTTCATAAAAGCCTCCTATGGATCCATTGATTCATCCACTTGAATATATTCTTCCAACTCACGCAATTTGATTTCCCGACGAAGAAGCATATACAAACGCAATTCCTCCCAGAGAATCGAATATGTCAACATTCGACCATTCTTCTTTTTCTTCTTCAATAAAGGAGACTTCCCGTATAAAATCCATTCATCTGCTTGGCAGTCTTTATACATGTTCAAGTATTCAGGATATCTTCGATGAATCATACGAACAGTATAAATCAAATGGCGGTTGGTCATTTCCCATGGATACACACATTCCCCCTGTTGAGTAATCCAAAAATCATTTTTGTAACGATTTTCAGGAAATAAGTATTGGGGGAATGGTAACGGATCCCGTTTACCTATATATCGATGAAACAAGTAATCCGTTACCAATTCCATAACTACACCACCTTTGTACTAAAAATCATTTCAAGAATCTGTTCCATTTGAGAATCAGAAAGCTGACTTCCAGCTGTTGCTTTTCGGCCACCGCCACCAAAATACTGAGCAAAACGAGACACATCTATATCATCTCGCTCTGTACGATAACTAATCTTTTGAGAATTCAAATTGATAACAGCTATTAAATCTAAGTCTGGATGCTTCTTATGAATTTCATGAGCAACCTCATTGATATGTTGTTCCGCAAAAACAACACCTACTTTGTAGCGTCCTACTGGTTTAATCTTCAATTTTTTCTCACACGCTCGAACATATCGATCAATTTCTTCTTGTTTTAAATCTAACAACAGACGAGCCGTGTCATTAAATTGATAATGGTGATATGTTTCCATTTGTTGCAATACATTATCAATAAACCGCTCACGGCCTAAGATCCAAAACAAATCGTTAAGTTCTTTAGCTTCTCTGTCGTTATAAATATGAGCCCAGTCCCATGTATCATAACGGCGAACTTTTTCGATAAAGCCATTTTTCCATTTAACAAGGTCATCAAAATTCATCATCCCTTGCTCTGCTAACCAAATTAACAACATACTAGCTCCTGATGTATTTTCTCCTGTTTCGTGTTGGAAATATACTTGTGCCCAGTCATATTGATTAAGCCATTTAGCGGTTTCATGGTGATCTAGTAAACACACTCTCCCTTTTTTTGCATATGGATGTGAATCAATCAGTGTTGCTAGGCCTTCCTGCACAGAAATATCTGTAATCAACACCTTTTCATACTCGCCTTCTTTTACTCCAGAAAAGAAAGTATGAATCTTCTCATTGACATCATGATAATCACAATATGTAACATCAACATTTTCTCTTCCAAAAGCAGCATATGCTAAAATCGCACAAGAAACGCCATCAAGATCTGTATGAGTAAATAGTTTCACTTTCGTGAAATGCGTTTCTCCAACATTCATTTGTATTGCATTACAACATTCGGCTGACTCTAAATTATCGGATTTATATTCCTTCTTTTCATCATTAATACCGTAAATAAACTTTTCTTTCATCTTACACTCCTCCGTCAACAATAATAACTATTGAGTATTATATATCATTTTGTAATACATTTCATCAATATTCTTTAATATCCTTCATATTCCTCTAGAATCCTTGATAATTCTTCTACTTCTCCTTTATAGCGGTCCACTTGTTTTTCTAAATCCTCGATTACCTGTAAAGTTTTTTGAGCCATTTCAGATTGGGGGGATTGCTCCTCTAAAAATGTTTTAACCTGTTGGATAAGATGTTCCATCTTTATCACTCCTTAATCAGAATAGCACCTGTAATATCCATTTCATGCAAACGACTTTTGTAATGCAATTTTCCTTCTTTTTCAACGATATATGATTCATAAGTTGTCATCACCGCTCCGCTAGGAAGTTGAATGGTAATACGATTTCCTAAATGTTCTGACTTATCAAAGGATAATTTTGGATAGGTCCATTGATAAGCCACATAACATAATACACACAGAAAAAAGAAAATAGTTCCCTTTTTCTTCATAGAAGTCTCCTTTCTTTACAAAGTCACCAAACACCCCGGAGGGGGGATTAATAACTTAATCCTAATAATTTTTTCATTTGTTGCTGCAATTCTAATTTCCCTTCTAGATAAGCCCTTTTTTTTCATTTCTTTAATCAAGAGTAATAAATGACGAGGGGGCATATGTTGTATCGCTAAAATATCTATATATTCAATAATCGCATGAGCATCCATATTCAAATCAGATAAATATGATTGTAATGTTTGTCCTTCTTCTGAATTCTTCATAATTTTATACGAGTACTTAAAAGTATATGTATGCACCCAAAATAACTCATGATTGTGAGAAATATGTTCCTGAATAATCGGTTCCTCCCGAAGATCGTACTTAGTAGCAACAATACAACTTGGTCGCTTTTCAACATATTATCCAATAATTAAATCTCTCATATATACATCCACCTTTCAAAAAAATATGTTATACATCTAGATAGAATGAAGCCGCAGGCTATTATCCTGCGGCAATGGTTTTTTCCTTTTCTGATCTTTTTCGAAGCAATCTTTCAAATGCTAAAGTATTGACATCTTTTCCTCTATAAGAAGACTCAATGCCACCCGTTAAAATTTCTTTTGCCATTTCTGATTTCTTAAACAGTAACTGAATCATGTGTTCATCATATGATTCACTCATGATATAGTAGTAAACCGTAATATTGGCATGTGGGTTTCCTGTTCGGTCAATTCGACCATTTCGCTGTTCAAGCTCAGTAGCGGTATATGGCAAATCAAAGTGGATCATATAATTAGCCACTTGCAGATTTAACCCTGTAGAACCTGCTCGAGTAGAAATAAAAATTTTAGTGTACGGATCTTCTCGGAATTTTTGAACAGCATACTCTTTCTCTCGATCTGACATTTGACCTGTATAGAGAACAGAATGAGTCAGCCGTTCATAAATCATGCGAGCCATACGTTCATATTCAGTAAAAATAACAATTTTAGAAGATGGCTCATCGTGAAAAACTTGTTTGACAAACTCCTGCAATTGATCCAACTTAGGCGACTTCCGAATATCTTTTTCGGATAATCCTAACTCTTGAATGATTGACTTAGACATTGGTGATGCTTCTGGATGCACTAAAAGTTCTGGGGAATCACTGTTTTCAATTAAGAAAGTTTGCAAACCCTGAATAATACCATCGTAATATTCTTTTACTTGTTCTGGACTCATAAGCTGTCCATTAATCACTTTTGATCCCGTAACATTACGGGTTTCTTCTTTCAATTCTTCCATCTTTCTCAAGATATATTCCTGAATTTTCTCTTGAGCATCCGTCATCTCTAAGAATACGTGAGAATGCTGTACTTTTGGTAATTGCTGCTGAATTTCCGGCATTTCTTTGGTTCTGCGAATAAAATGAGGTGCAATTCGATAATACAATTCCCCTAAATTAAAAGAGCCCGTAATACCATATCTTTTACTGTATTTGCAGTATCGTTCTCTAAAAAATTCCCACGGCCCCAGTATATGAGGATCTACAAAATGAAATAAGCTCCAAACTTCTTCTGCTTTCGATTGAACGGGTGTTGCTGTAGCAATAAAGCGATACGGAATATGCATCAAATTATAGCAAGCTTTGGCATTTTGAGAAGGTTCAATATTTAAATATGAATCTGTTACGCCCGATTTAATCTTTTGGGCTTCATCTAATGCAACAATATCAAAAGAAATTTTCTTAATCTCATTCATGTACTGAGAATTTCTTAATGTTTCGTAATTAACAACTAGATAACGAATATCTTGACGAGAAGCAAATCCTTTAATCAGTTTCTTTCTTTTTGTGGTACTACCATAAACCGCAATAGCGGATTCTCCTGTAAATTTCTCGATTTCTCTTGCCCATTGTCTCTTGAGTGAATTTAAAGTAACAATCAATGCACGCTTGGCTTTTCCTCGATTAAAAAGAATTTGACAAGCTCCAATAATCTGAACCGTTTTTCCTAATCCAACACCATCAAATACCGCAGCACGACCACGATCCGCTAAAAAATGAGAACCTACTTTTTGGTAAGGATACGGTTTGAGCCTCCAATTCTTAAAATCATCATCATTTTCCCATGAAAGGTGTTTCTTTACTAATTCGTCATCAACTGCACAACCCTTTAAAATTTCCTGCAAAGGTTGATTCCAGATAATTTGATTATCAAATAATCGAAGAAGATCTCCAATGGATTCTTTCCCAAACATCCACTCTCCCGTGAGACGATTAAATGAACGACCAGCAATATTTCTAATTTTCTCTAATGTATATTCAAATGTCTCATGTGTATCTAAAATCCGAACATATAAATTTCCATACTGCTCTCGAACCTGAATCAATTCATCTCACTCCTTTCTTTTCAAGTATGGAAAAACGATAATTTAATTATACTACATTTTTTTGTATTTTCTCAATAAATGCTATGTTTTTCTTCTGTTTTCTTTTAAATTTTAAATATTTTTTAGAAGAAATTTCGTTGGGGGGGATATAAAAAAATGGATTTTTTTCTTATTTTCTTGGGGGGAGAAATATAAAAAATAGATTTTCTCCTATTTGTCGTGGGGGCATAAAAATAAAAAATGCATTTTTCTTTATTTAGTATGAAAAACAAAAAATATGAACAATCGTAGGGGGAATTAGTTTAAAAAAAGAAAGACTACTCCCGAAGGAGTAGTCTTGAAATGTATTAACTCATTGGCCATGGAAGTTCATCTGCTGAAATTTCTCCTGTATGAAAAGGAGGTTGTGTAGCTACCGGTGTTTGATCCGGCGTTTGAACCGGTGTAGGAGTTGCTGCCGCCGGAACAGGATTTGGAGTTCCCACATTTGGAAGTGTAAATGCAGGAACGAAGTTTCCTGTTTGCACTGGTGATGCTGACACCGCAGGTAATCCTTGAGCTAAAGCCATTTCAAATGCTACATTCATTAAAGTCTGTTCATAAATATATGCTAATGCTTTGTATTCACTTGTAATGACTTGAATATATTCTGGAGCTGCAGCATTCGCATCAATAGCAAATGAACCATCTGGATAGATTTGATATTGATTGTTAACAACTGCAATCTTAGCACGCAACGTAGCTGGCTGATTTTGTTGTTGATATACACGATAAAAACGTGCTTTACGTGGTGCTAAATTTGCATTAAACTCCTGGAACATATCTGTGTTTCGGTCCCAATATTTATCGGTACCCACAACATAATAGGAACCATCTCCTGTATTCGATGCCACAACTGTAAATGGAACACTCATCATGTGGAATGGAGATTGTTCATCTGTAATAGTGGCTACCACTGAAACAGAATTTTGTTGCGAAGTGACTGTTAAACGAACTTTTCCATTTGGCTCATAAATAGCACGTTTTCTGTTATCAGAAAGTGTTTCCACACCATGACCTTGCAAGAAATAATAATTTGCTGTCAAAATCAAATTATGCAATTCTGAAAAACGTGCAATATGAAGCTCTGAAAACGATTCAGCACCATCATAAAGACGAGTACCATTATCTTGAGCAACCGGATTATACTGCACAAACCATCCAGAAGTAAAAGATGAACTCATATCTGTAACGATAACTGGATATTTTGCTTTTCCGTTGCGAGTAACAGGATTTTTCACCTCTACTTTAATAGAAGATTGAATAACCTCTTTGATTTGATTTAACATACTTAACATTGTTCATTTCCCCTTTCTTAAATTTGAATATGAATAAAATGTTCCACCAAATTCGCCGGAGGCGATTAGATATATCCTTTTTCTTTAAAAGAAAAGTAACAATTATCTCCTATGATTAAATGATCAAGGAGTTCAATTCCCATTATCTGTCCACACTCAGCTAAACGCTTTGTTGCCTCGATATCCGTCTTCGAAGGATTACAGTGACCACTAGGATGATTATGAGCACATATAAACGTATAAGCATTGACAAGCAACAAACGCTGAAAAACATCTCGTGGATTTACGATTGACGCATTCATAGTACCTGTTGTAACTTCAAACACACCAACACAATCATTTGCTGTATTTAGTGCTACAACAATGAATTTCTCCTGTGGTGAAGATTCCAAATTAGAAAATACAGAACGAATAAAATTGTATGCTACTTCAGGACAAGATAACTTTTTATCCATAATCTCATACTTCTTACTGGACTCTTTCACCAACTGAACTTGATACTTTGTGACGATTTTCTTCATTCTCATCACCTCATTTAGAAAAATTTATAAAGAAAATCCCGCACTGCTAAAACAATAAACAGTAGCGGGATTAAATATAGCTGACCAGAAAGAACAAAGATGATAAACAAAAATACACAAATGCTATAAGTCATTTAGCAATCACTCTTTGTTTTAAAATCAGTCTTTCAACAATATGTAATTCATCCTCTAGCATAACAACCTGCGACATCTTAAAAAGTGCAATATCAATATTTCCTTCTGTAATATCACATTCAATTTCCTTGTTTAATAACTCAATAGCATTTGTTAACATGATTTGACGAACTTCGATAGAAGAAGAAGATAAGGCCTCACGAAGTTCTTGTCTGGATGTTACGGATTTTATCTTTTGAATTAATGTCATGTGCTAAATCCTCCTCTAATCATTATTTCACCAAACGCCCCGGAGGGGCTGCATACCAACACCGAAGGCGATGACCATAAAAAATATCTTTTCTATTAATAAAAAATATTTTTTATGAAAATAAAAAATAAAAAAGACACCGAAGGTGTCTATATTGCTTCTCATCAAGCAATTTAAAGCCTGCTTAGAGCACTAAAATTAGAACTCTTTTCATGAGTTGTTCCGGTTAACGATTGTAAACATGATTGAATATAAGTTGTGAGAACCTTTAAGTCTTTTGTTTTTACATTGGATACTTCATATGAAATATCTTTTAAAGACACATTGATTTCTGGTGTATACTCATTTGAAGGAATACGTACTTCTACAGATCCTACATGAAATTTCATTTGCATTTTGATTTCCCCCTTAATGTAATTACTTTTCACCAAATCCGCCGGAGGCGGCTCCACTAACCAAAAGTTAGACGATCATTTACATAAAATAAAAAATCAGAAAGGTTAATATACCGGAAAAACAAATCATTCCTATAATTTCTTCCCCTGAATACAATAAACCAGAATCTATATCTTTCATAATCACACCTCAAATTATCAAATTATCCTCTTATCAAATTATCGAGAAAACCCTAATTATCGTTGAAATAACAGGGGTTTTCTCGATAATAATTAGACTAATAATAATTCTAACTGTTTAAGTTCCTCATTAATTAAACGGTGAATAAGTCGTAAAGTTGTTACCCTTTCTTCATCACCATCCAAGTTGTTAATATCTATATCAGAATAATAAAATGAGAATTCTTTAATATAACCGATTATGCGCTGAGACTTTTCGGTTTGAGCCCAGTTATTTAATACCGGATAATCAATTTTCTTTAGTAGGTATAAATACTGAACAATATGAACAACCTCAAAATGATCGCCAGACTCCAATTCATCTGGCAAATGCCTCATAGCTTCGCAAACCGCTAATTTCATATAAACTCCTCCTTCTACACAGCATGTTGTTGCAGCTTCGCCATAATATCTGCTTCTAATGATTCACGATCATGAATGTAAGTAGTAAAAGCCTGTTGCAAATCTTTAGCAGATGGCTTCTGATGTAAAACAATCTCTCTCATTGTGCCATTGTTATATTTAACACGAGCGATAATTGCAAAAGTATTATCTGGTTGACGCTGAATATAAAAACGAACTACTTTCATAGAAATCACTCCTTTGGTTTAGCAATTGGAATTAAGAGAATTTGTCCCTCACGGATTTGAGAAGAATCTTCAATACGATTGACTTTTTTAGTCAGTGTCACAAAATGACGGGTATCCCATCCCCAAGGGACAAATGTATTCATATCTTGTACAACAGTAAAAAGAGTATCGCCCTTTTGCATGCGATACTCTATATACTCAATCTGATAATCATTCATTTGTTCTATATGGAATACCAACATAAATACCATTAAAATCGATAAGAAAAAGAGACTGATGTTTTTCCATTTCAGTCTCTTACAAAATGATTTTTTTCTACGTATAGTGCTTAGATTCATGTTATCCTTCCTTTCCACGAAATTTGCCGGAGGCTATTACGTTAATGCAACTTCATACAAATCTTTTTTACCTTTCAAGAGATATTCTGCTGAAGAATGAATAGCCACTAAACGATGTGGCTGATCACATGTAGTTTGGTTTTGCAGATGCACTTTATAAGACAAAACACGTTCACTGTCCGTAAGGACAGCATAAATTTGTTGCCATAAATCTACATGTTGTGGAGGCTCTCCTTTCGTAGTGAGCCATCCTTGACGAACCCAGTTGTACATATGTTTATTTAGACCGGTACTGACTTGTACAACAGATGTATAAATATGTACAAACACAGGTTTTTCTTTCTTCAATTGCAAGAGTCCATGTAAAATAGCCTGAAGCGTCATACGAGTTGGTGTCGTTCCTTTCGCATAACCACCAATGGTCTTTGTATAATGCTGACCTTGAATGCAGCAATGAAGATGAGAACACCAGCCACCGTTTCCTTCTTGGTCTGTTGTGCCGGCTACCCAAAGATTCACTTTTAATTTATCAAACTGAGCTTTACTCATAGATTTCACTCCTTCATTTGAATAACAAAAAAAGCCCACACCAGAAGATGTGGACTTTATTTATGATTCAAATTTTTTCATCAATGAATTTATGAATATTGCGCAAACCGTTTTGACCATAAAGAATACGAATCTTCTTATAATCTACATGACGTGGAGCGGTTTTCTTGTTATGTATTGGAATCCCACGACGATGACAATTCTTTTCAATCACATTAAGAAGGATTTTTGTGCGCTCGTATTGACCTTGATTGTAAGTACATTGAGCTTGATGAAGAATATGAAGTAAATCATCTGGCAAGAAAGATACTCGCAAACGAAATAAACGATCAGATAAATTCATTTCTTACTCTCCTCCTTAGACAAAATAAAAAAAGCCATCCTAAAAAGGACGGCTTTCTTAATGCCTATATATAAAACGTATGAATATAACGATTAAAACGTTTGGCGTACTCAATACAGTTGGCAGTTCCGCCAGGTGTTCCATCCCAAAATGCGATCACACCTTGAACAGAATCTACCATATATTCATTTCGAATTTGCAGTTTGTAATTGCTATGTACGCCAACAGGTGTATGGATATCTCGCATGTACAATGGTGTCTTATCCACATACGTCACCAAGTCTGCTAACTCTAACATACGAGAATACCAATACAAAATTTCTGGATTTCTCCATATTTTTGGTTGCTCTTTATACGGTACAGCAACAATATTCTTAATATGAGGATAACGTTTCTTGAGTTGCTGTACCGTAAAAAAAGCAATTTGATCAAAGCCAATCGCTCCGCCAGACATAAATTTTGTTGCTCCCTGTTGAATTTTTTCTTCTAAAATAGGAAGCAACAAATTTCTCACAGTATACACTCCTTCATTCTTCCAGGGATCATTCCAATCAAACCCTGGAATTTTATTAGGGCGATGACCTGTGAAACACCAAGCATCTACAGACATGCAAAATCCTCCTTGAGAGAATATTTTCACCGAACCCGCCGGAGGCGGTCCCACTGGCTAAAAGCTAGTGGGAATTTCAATAAATGATTGAAGATAATTATCACAGCCGGATTCGCAATACTTGCAATTTGGACATTCCACTGTAAAATCATCATGTAAATCTACATTTATGTGGAATTCCGTTTCGCATTCAGGACATCTAAGATACAACATATTATTCAAAATCCTCCATATACTCAAGAATATAAACCACTCCTTATTTCATCCTCAATAAAGCTGTATAAGCATCACTAAAACGCTTATATTTTTCTTTACTATAATCATCTTCATGGATAGCATACCAAGTTTGACTTTCTTGGTGATAACACAATCTGCCAATATAGTAATACCCACAACGAGAACGAAGAACCAATAACTCACTTATTTGACCATCAAGTAAACGATTCTCCATTGTTGGAACAGAAGGAATTAAACCCATACTATCCACCCTTTCTAATATAATAAATTACAAAAAAATTTTTTCACCAAATTCGCCGGAGGCGATAGCCTTTTTTTACTTTCTAAATAAAGAACACCTTGTTCGATAAAAAATAAAAAAATACGAACACTTTGTGACAATTTTGTGAACTTTTTTGAACAAGGTAGAATTTCCCCAAGTTTTGGCGGTATATAAAGAAAGTGAACACCTTTCTTAGAAAGCAAGGGGTTGCTGTCAAAGTTATCTGACAACTGTCACAATTTTGGAATTCTATACCAGAAATTAAAATAAGGGTATTCCAAAATAGCACACTTTCAGATACATAGTACACATTCTTTTGGTGGCTTTGCGAAGCACACCAACAAGTACACCAACCGATTTCTAGAAAGGCATACCCAAAACCAAGCTAATGGGGCTGGAAGACAGCGGGGACGTATGCCCTTTTCGAAAGGACCACCCTAACGGCAAATTTTTAGGAAACATTGGGGGATTGCTACGCATATCATCATGCATATCATATTCTCCGCCGCCCGCCGATAGGGGTTCCAACAAATCTGCCGGAGGCGATTGGTCGGTGCTATGTAAACCACGATTAGTCGGTGCTACGTAAAAGAACCAAAACTCGCCCTCCATCTCTGTGGCTCGATAGAGCCAAGAGTGATCTTGCCGAAGGCTAACAATAAAACAAGATAAGATGAAGCGTACAAAGGTGTTATCCATCCTCATTCTCATTCCCTCCAGAAGTCAGTATTGTCAGGGTGTAACCTTATACTTCAAGCCTATAGATAGGACAAGTCACTATCCACTAGCTCCATCCACATAAGACACCCGACACCAAAGATGGTACGAGGGAAGAGCATTCAGATGGTCATGATGAACGCTTCCATAGGGTGATTGTGCTCCACTGACACGCTCACCCCAAAAAGCGCATCAGTTTCATCGCACAAAAACATTAGTCAGTAATAAATGCGACAGAAACTGCATCAGCATTCTGAATGTCCTCCCAAGATATATTTGGTCGGACTTCAGAACACAACACAATTTCAACTACAAATACTGACATGGCTCCTCGATCCGACCAGTCCAAAATCAAATGAACTGGCCAAATCAAAGAAGCAAATGCCAGTTCACAAATTATTTTCATGATGAACACCTCAACTGATTAATTTGTGAACCGTTATTTAACTAGAGTGGCCGTCCTCTAGTGGAGTGGTTCTTCTCCATTCCTATTCGCCTATCCCCAAATAGGAAATCCCCCTGTTAGGGCAGGTCGCATACTATGCACAGCTTGTTTTTCTCGCTATCGTGCATATTTAGCCAGGGATATTTTCAGCCTGTTAAATAGCTACTAGGACACTCTTATGCCATTCCCTAAGAACCTTGCCTAAGCAATGAATACAGGGAATAGAGAGGAATCCGCTCGCAAAAATAAAACACATCACCTCCTTTCTGATGTGAACCACACCAATCAAAACAAGAAACACCTCTTGCACTCATTGCTAGGGTTCAAGCCATTCTTAATAAAAAAAAGAAAAAAGAGGAGGGCAAAACGCCCTCCTATTCATGAATAGCGAGTAACTGATTCCAAATAGAACGTCAATGACTTCTTATTGACTTGAAAATCCTTTACTTTTGCAACAAATCTAGTTGCACCAGTAAAGAAAGTAACATACTCTGGATAAATCGAAGCTACACGTTGCTTCTTGACATACACTTCATGACGAAGATTGCCAAGTTCATCAGCTTGAACCATAACTGCAATATGATTAGCCCAATTTTGAATCATATTAGCAACCATCTCTGGCGTATAACCCGGAGTAAAGTTACCAATGTTCACTTTCGTAACCTCAAGTTGATCAAAACGAGTTACTTGAGGTTCTTTTAATTTTAAGTGTTCTGTTCCAGACACCTTACGTAAAGCTGCAACAAATTGATGTTTAGCTACAACCCAAGGGAAACTTAACCCACGAGCAGGCTCATCCACCGTTGCGCCACGCTTCGAAGCTGAAACAGAATAAGTCATCTGATAAGCAACCAAGCCAATATAAGCTGGATCAAATTGTTCTGAAAGAGCCATAAACTCTGCTTGACACTTTTCAGTAATAAAGTTGAGCGAATCATCTAGATCACGCTTCAACTGATTAATATATTGTTCTTTGGCATAATCACTTGCAAAAGAAATAAACTCAAGTTGAGACATTTCGGTATCAAACTTACGATACGCATTCGAAATAGCCGTATTGTACATAGATTTAATCATGCGTACATTACTTAAAACGGCCATTTGTTCCACATGAGACTGTGGCACTTCAACCACAGTGGAAATCGCACTGAGAAGATTATTCTCTGCATATTCACTTCTCAACTTCTTAATATCAGCAATAAATTCTTGTTCTTCCCATTTCAACATATATTCATGAACACGAGAAAGAACAGAATCATTCTGAATACCATTTGACTTCCCTTTTAAATGAGCGAACCAAGATGGACTTGCCCAAACATAACGACGTAATTTCTTATTGTACGTTGCAACTTCTGCTGGTGGATTTTCAATGAAAGAAAGTTCTTCTTTCAATGCTTCTTCATATGCACCACCATGTTTTGCACGGTCAATTTCCCAAGACTGAACCCATGCAAGTAAATCAATAAGTTCTTGGAGTTCATTCACTCTCTTAATAATCGCTTTTGCTGCTGACATACTGCCAGCTTCATAATGAGAACGACCCTTATACCACAAAGCACGAACCGCATCAGCAAGTTTCGTAGCATAATCCGTTAACTCACCAATACGGTTTGGCTTTAACGTTTCTGCTACATACTCTAAAGATATTTCATACATCTTTAACTGTAACTCACGAGTATATTGACTCTTTGTAAAAGTAAATTTATACTTAGACATATCCACTGTACCCTTAAATGGGCAACCATTGTCGAAGAGAATCTGCCCATTCTCTTCCCAATAGTGGATATCTAAGAAAGCAGGAGCAGATTTGCATGCTTCTTCAACCGCTGTGACCAATTCTGGTTGAGTCATGCACAGTGATGTATCACCATCACAATCTGCTCCACCTTGAGAAATAGTATTAAAGTCATGGCACGACATAATAATCATGCCATCAAAAGCATCTTTCTTCATATAGCGTGAATAAGCACGTGCTTCAAGAACACGAGATTGCCCCATAGTCATCTGCGGATTACGAGCAACAGCTAGTTTGCCAACATACACCACATGACCATCTTTCTCTAACATAAAGCACGTACCAGGTTTAATTCCTTTATTCGGATTCACAAAAAGTTTTCCATTTTTACGAATCTCTTGATCCGTGCCACGCAACTTATACGCATCTAAAATCGCATACGGATCCATAATGATAAAACGATAATTCGCTTCAACCGGAATTAAACCCGATTTCCACTCTTTAATCAACTCTTGTAATAAAGAAAGAGCCTTTTCTTTCAAGAAAACATCTTGGTAAGAGTTCGGCGCATAATGTAAATAAAACGACAACAAAGAAACAAGAGTAGAATCTAACAATTCATCTTGTTCCTCTTCTGAATACTCTTCAAGTTGCAACAAACGATCATGCCCTAAATACTCCTTCATCAATTCTACATCATGAAGTAACAATTTTGCACGATCCAAATGAGGTTTTAAAAGTTTAATCATAGTATCGGCACTCAATTTCATACCATGTATAAATTGATACGGTAAACTCACATATCTCTTTTTAAAGCGCATTGGTGCTCCAAAAAGAGCCACACGGAACTGCAATTGAATATCTTCAATTACATCTTCCAACGTATCTGTAGAAGCTTTGAATGAAGACATTGGAATCACAATATCTTCTTCAAAATACTTCTCTAAATCTGGAATATACACAGCATTGCCTTTTACAAAACCGTTAAACAAACGAACAACACCATTCTGAAAATGACGGCCAAACTCCGCTTCCGCTAAAGTCTTAATACGATTATTGAAATACATTTGACCATCACCGGCTACTTGTTCAATAGGATGATCAGCCGCATCAAACACACGACTTTTCTTTGTATCTTTGCCAAAAGCTTTAAACTTACCTTGTGATACTTCTGAATAAACATCTTCGACAATACGAAGAGATACATTTCCGCCGAGAATAGAAATATCACCATTCTCGTGACGTACTACTTCTTTTCCAAAACGAATAAAGTTCGACTTAACACTATTCGAAAGCGTTAAGCCAAAACGTTTCATAGCTTTGACATAATCTAATTCATAAACAATCTCACCATTTTTATCTTGGCCCTTCACCTTCGCAAAGGCTAAAGGATTCATACCAAGAATATTCAATACATCCACAGGATGAATAATATGCTCTGCCACACCAACTACTTGGACTTGACGTTCTTGAGAAGGAGAACGCAAAGCATAACGAACCATACGTTCTACACCTTCATAATCAATATAACTCATTCCTAATCGAATAATATTCATCGCCTTTGTAATATCCTCTTCTTTTAACGGTTTTAAATCAATGAAGAAAACGTGAGGCAATACATATGCATACACCTCACGTTCTATAACTTCACCATCAACTATCTTTCTAACTGTCACCATACGTGGACCATCAAAAATAAATGGAGACAACATCTCTGCTGCATAAGAACCAGAAATCTCTTTATATCCTGATTTCTTATCTTCACCAACGAAGAAAGAATCAGAATAATTGCGAGTAGAAATATAACGACCATCAACAAATTCGATCGTATCTAAGTCTGCTTGTGCTACAATAACACGAATATTCTTGATACGACGAAGTTTCTTAGGAATTGGATGAGATTCCAAGAACTTCTTAAATACATGAGCTTGTTGTGGTGCAACACCTGCCAACTCTACAGGATTCTCTAATACCTCCACTACATTTGCACCACTCGCAACCGCTTCCACAACTTTAGAAAAGTTTTTCGTACCAATTGCCGTTAAAGGCGAAAAAGAAGCCAAGCGTTCAACCACTTGGCTCACAGACTGAATAGGATTTAATACATTTTTCACATTGTTCATAATGATTTCCTCCTGTTTTTATTTACTTATTAAAGAATCCTAAACCCACCCAACCACCCGCTTGCTGTCATAAGGCGCAAGTCAACCGGACATAAAAAATAAAAACTAAAAACATAAAAAATAAATAATAAAAAATAAAAGATTAAAAGATAAAAAACTGTTGAGAGACATAATTCGCTACATTAAACAATTCATAGCGAACAGGATACTTCGTTATGCATCTTCCCTTCTTCCAAGCTTCTAATTCTAAACGCATTCTCACTTCCTTTGTCATAGATTCGGCCGAAGAATAAGAACGAATCCCCTCTGTTAATGCATGACCAACCTCATGAGACATAACAACATCCACAAACTGTAGAACCGTCATGTGATTTAAAGAGGCAGTTAGTTTTGTAGTTTCTAAGTCAGCCAACCAATAAATAATATGGTGGGCAGGAGCATAAACAGCTACAGCACCACTTGGCACTAAAACAGTACGTGGTGAGCCATATATAAACTTCACATCACTACCACTACGTCTAATTACATCAAAACATAAAGATTTAATATCATCCTCTGTTACCTCCTTTACATAATTTAAGCAAGTATGAACACCAATAGATAACATATTCGCCACAAAAACACCCTTAAACATTTTTCTGATCATATAACCCCTCCTCATACACACTAAAGATAAAACGGTTTAACACATTACCTACAAGAACAAATAGATTCCCTTTTGAAAGTTTGTAAGTTGATAAATCGTTAGAATAAAAAAGTATTTTATAACCTTTCTTTACTAAAGAAGAAATCAACTCATACTTTATTTCTTCTCCAACTTCATCTAATAAAACCTGATCTAAACACAATCCTACAAAAAGCTCCATATCTAGTTCACCCATCGCTGCCTTATCCTTCGCTTCCTGTAATGTTACGGATATACACATATTACCTTTCCCCTTTCCCTATGTTTATAAATATAAGAAAGCAAAGTGAGGGAGTGGGAACGTGCTAACTCCCCCTCTAGGCATCCACATCAGCGCAAAGTAAACTGAGCAAAATTACCCCAAGTTTACAGAAAAATAAAAAGGCTTCTTTGGCACAAGGTACACCGCCAAAGCATTCCTTTTCTTTAGTGAGAAGCTGAGAAAGTAATCAATATCATAGTTTGATTATCCTTAACAGCTACAACAGAATAGAGTTTACAACCTTTTTTATCGTGTCCTCTAAATACGCTATAAATATAACCTTTCATTTCGCAGAACCCTAAGTATTCTCCTTGTTTTTTAATAGTCTCAAATGTCATATCTAAATACCTCCTAAATTATTCGTTTTTTATTCGATAAGTGTTTGATTCCCCTCTAGGGGGGAGAAGTATATATTCTAAATAAACACGGACGTTTTCATTAAAATAAAAAGGAAATGTTCGTCAATAGACATACCTCCTTTGTTTTTCCTGTGTATATCCCCCACAGGCAGGGTTGGCTTTGATTGAAGCATTCCACCTGCTTCTGCGTGTTGTGCATCACGCCTACCGGTACGTGGGGTGTCCACTAACCACATCCATGGCAATACCGGTAATTAAGATGATCTAGGTTTTCCTACGACCTTCGACCTTTATACACTTACCTGTGTATCGGCACTCCTAACGGTGCCTTTGCCTAACGGTAGGGTGAGCTAGGCTGCAACCCATTTGTGCCACGCCCACAAATGGCCCTGTCGGGTTGGGAAGTTGCCTTATCACCCTCCTGCACCTCTTCCTGCGGTGCAGTCGGGCTTGTCACTCCACTTAGAGACCCCTTTGCATACCCCCTAAGCTTCGTGACAAGGGCTATCACAGCCTAGCTCACTAGGCCACGATAATGGAATAAGGAAGCACAAATCCAAAAGCTGTAACAAAGATGCCAAGATAAGAAAGACCTAAAAGAACAAACGGAAAGATAGCGACTGTAACAAGAGAAGTAGTAGCCGCTACAACAAGCTGCTTCACACTTGGTTTCTTCTTTTTCTTCTTTGCTAATAAGTAAGAAACGGCTAAAGCAGCCAGAGAAATACCAGCACCTACTGCTACCGCAGAAACAGTAGAAGCTGTGACTGCACCGGCTACAAGAACAGAACCGGAAGCAAAAGCAATGGTATCACCCTGAGATACAAAGAAATCCTTCAATTTCTTAGCAGCACGTTTAATTAAAGACCAAAGACTAGTAGATGACTCCTTTACTGCTTGTTTAAAGCCCTTTTCCTTTGCCTTATTAAGAGCTTCTTTAGCTTTCTCCTTTGCAACCTTTGTTGCCTTACCTGCTTTCTCTTTCACATTTTTCATAACCATTTCCCCTTTCTTGCTAATTGTGTTTACAGTAGATTGATGGTTTTGGTGTTTAGAACAATAAAAAGCACCAGGTATCAATACTGGTGTGTCACATAAAGCGCATGTCACCCCCTTATTCTCCTTCTCATTTCCTACTTGGATGATGTTGTTTTGCATAATCCATTCCTCCTTTAGATTTTTAAAAATGTGTTGGTGGTGATGGTTGCTTGCGCCTCCGCTAATGCGGCAACCCCACGCCATTCAGCAGCCACGCCCTGCTCGGAGTGGGTGGGGCGACGAACGCCATCAGAGGCGCACAACCAACAACCACGTATCCCTCGCAATTTTTTTTTAAAATTTTTCCCTATATAGGCGTTTCCCTAAGTTTGTGGGCCTGCCTCAAAATTTTTTTATCCAATTTTCTGCCTATTTAGTGTTTCCCTATGTTATAATAGTTTCATGTAATGCATTACAATAAAGGGAGAGATGATTATGGCGGCAGAAACTATGGTTCAACGAATACTCAGAATGATTAATGAGGAATTGAAGTTCCTGTATGAAGAGATGAGGGATCTTGATCGTAGGTATATTGAATGTCAGAAGAAAGTACGTGAACTCAAAAAGACAAAGGAATTAATCGAAAAAGAACTGATGGGACAGACAAACACCCAAGCAATCGACAAGCCAACACCTCCCCCGATCCGCAGTATTACAGAAGAAATCAACTTCACAACAACTTACCCAAGCAATGAATAGAAAAGGAGGATAACCTTTCATGTCTGAAACAAAAAAGCATTTATTGTATGAAAAAGTACTTCCAATTGTAAACGAGTGTGAGTTTTTGCAATTAAAGCCAGAAGATGTTGCGGTAGTTGCTGTCATTAGAGAGTTCGTGAAATCATATCAAAGCGAACAATACCTGCAGCGGGAGATTAAAAAGCTAAATCAAAGAAAGCAAAAAATGGAGATAGAGGTTCTTGAAGAACTAGAAAACCAACAAGAACTATTAATGGTTTTAGAGAAAATCTCAAATCCTGAGCAACTAAAACGATTAAGGAAGCAGGCCGAGGAATTTCGGGTTATTAGTGAAAATAAAGAGGAAAAGGAGAAGTAGGTATGAGTGCAGTATATGCAAATGAACAGATAGCAACACCACTAGATATGTGGAGTGCTATCTCTCATCGATATTCGGATTTTACAGAGGAAAAGGTAATTGAAGAATGTCGCATATGTTTAGATATTCAAGAAGGTCAAGAGTCGTTTGTAGAGTTATCTTACTACGAACTAACAAATCCAGAAGTGATTTATGACGAGGAGCCAAAAATCAAACGATTCCGCTTACAACCTCATGAGGTCCAGGAAATGTTTAGAGAAATAAAAGAAATTATAGAGTTGCCATCTTGTGTATATAAGTTGTATACGGAGTTAAATTCTCATCGAATACCTGTCTTCCGAATCGAAATGACTCCTATTCTCAAAAGTGTATAGTTCATTGATTTAAACAAACTTGAGGAACAACCTTAGTAAAACATAGGGAAAAACCTTACGAAAAAATTTTCGGTCGGGCTTCGCCCAATTATTAGGGTTTGGGCATTAAGGGGGAGAATCAATGACCTATTTTGCAATACACCGCAGAATGCTCATTGAACGGTTTATTCGAGCGGAATTGTACTCTCGTATCAATCGGGAAATCTTGATGAAATGCCAAAAGAAGGGGAGTAGACAAAGTGGAACTCATAGCACAGTATATCGAAATTGATGAACCCAGAAGAGTAGATTTGCGGTTTTTAGATGTTCCTCCGATGTGGAGAGCCTTTCATGAAAGTACAGAACATAAAATCAGTATATTTGCAGGAAGGCAAATGGGGAAAACATATAACTTAGCTTTACGGGCTGTTCGCTCTATGTATGATTGTGTCGTGTATGTGCGTGATCATTATATGGTAAAGAGTATGGCCAACTTGATTGCTGATCTCAGTCCAGAATCTCCTGTCATAAGGATGTGTTCGAATTATGCTAGTGTTATATTGGGTACCGGGAGACACATTGACATTTATGCCTTTTCTGCACCTAACATCCGTGGAAAACGATTTATGATGAAAGAAGTTTTGATAGATGAGTTCGATTGCGAAAGGTTTGAAATATTGTTAGAAAGAGTAAAGTTTGAGCTCGATCGTGCGATACATGTAGTATGTGTAGGAACTCCAAGTATAAGTCCTGACACACCGGGAAAACGATGGTTTAAGGAATCAGGAACAAAATATTATATTGATATGATTCATGTTCCAGAAGATATGGAGCAATGGGCACATGTATATGAATATCGTCCGAGTGCTCTCCAGAATGTTATTGATCGTCTTCCACCATTAGAGTATGATTATTCTTTTTAATTTTTTCTATAAAACTATTGAAATGCATTACAAGAAATAGTATATTATAGATGGGTGGTTTATTCCGATTACGGCACATGGATATGTGCTTCTCCTCTCCCAATTGTCTGGCGGTTATCGCCGTTTCCGGAGGGCCCACTCATCAACCACATCCTCTTTAATTATATATTTTTGGAGTGGGCCTACTTAAATCTGATACATGGGTAGATCATGAATTGTAGCGGTAAGACACTCCTGCTTAGGAGACACCAGACAGGTGGCAAACATCATACATGAAAGGCTTTTCTTGTTTGAGCCTTATCAAGCAAGTGGTGAGCCATTTGAAATAACCCTTTCATATTTATAGCCATGAAGGAACACACTCCAGTAACCCACGGGTCTGGAGTCCCCATTGCCTAGTAGCTCAGTGGTAGAGCAATCGGCTGTTAACCGATCGGTCGCAGGTTCGAATCCTGCCTAGGCAGCCAACCTCTATTCTAAAAGATTGAAATAAATTATACAGTGGCTGAATAATGGATTGGCAGTCCATAAGGCAGTCATGATGCCTGGGATGAGAAACAGTTGTCTGAGATGGCAGAGATCATCCTTTGAGACTTGATGAAGTCGAATGGTATGTAGGTGTTCCATTTATATAAGAAGCTTAATGCACTCTAGCTGGCCGGCGTGATAGGGGAGGATAAAGAGTGGTTAATACGTAATCCCACGCCCCAACGGTAAAGCGTTATCGTGGTTGATGTGTTGAAAGGCACTATAAGGCACGCTAGAGGTGCTGTCGCATAAAACCACGAACTCGATGGACTAGTATACAGTATGTGACATTTGAATCTAATCCACGCCATGTGACAGTTATGGGTAATCAATCCCATCCAAGATAACGAGGTAATGTGGAGTAGGAGTAGCTAACCTACAAGAGCATTATTCTCCTTGGTGGCAGAAAGAAGTGCTTATATAAATGGTTGGAGGTGGAATCCTCCTTGTATAATTTATTTGAGTCTTTTAGTAAGAGGCTCAAGTGTTTTGATACTATGGGTTGTAAAGCCCACCACCTTTCTTTTTTGTATATAAGTCAACAACTCCTTTCGACATGGCAGGATTTTTTCCTCATTATTAAGGTATTATGAGTGAGGTTTTTGCCTGCCACACCATATTAATAGTTACACCAATTTAGGTGTTAACTATAGATTCATACCTTGTACGACGCATTAATAATACCTCCGGGGCATATAAGAGGGAGATTTTTACTGTTGGTCTGCACAGGTTTTTGCTCCCCGCCCTAAAGGGCATTCGAGGTTTTTATGACATCTCCTTTTTCCCTTGAGTGCCTTTTAGGGTGTGGGGTATATGCTCAATCCCAACTGCCCACCTCTAGGTATTGTTGTGTCTTACGAGTAACTTGTGCCAATTTGAATGGGAAAAAGCACTAGAACGTGTATAGATTCTAGTGCTTTTTCTTTTTTTATTTTTTAGATTTATTAATTTTATATTTTAATAATTTATTTTTTAAGTTTTTATTTTTTCTTGTAATGCTCGTCTATAGTATTGAAAACCTAGGGAAACTGTGGTAATATTATCATCAGTTAGACATATTAGACAAATTAGACAGGATAGACAAAAAATGGAGGTATGATAAATGATGCAAACTGAATATCGTGCTAAGCCAGGAAAAGCTTCCAAGAAGCAAGTAGAATCGATGCCTTTGTTGGTATCTATTGATGTAGGTTTTGGTGAATTGAAACGGTTATCCAATATCTTTCCGCACCCAGTAGCGATTCCAAGTGCAGTGGTTCCTGGGGCAAAACCAGCATCTAGTCGTTTATTTGAGCTTCAAACGATTGATGATGATAGTTTGATTGTCACAACAGAAGATGGAACATTCTTTGTTGGAAAGCAAGCCATGCATGTGCCAACAAGCGGAAGTAAGCGTACACAGGTGCGTGATCGTGCAAATGACATGATGAGTCGTGTACTATTCCAAACAGGCATTGCGTTAAGTGTTCCACATGAAGATGGAGAGTACAAGGTATTTGTTGTAACAGGGCTACCAAATGATGATTACGATTTATCCGTGAAAAAGAATCTAGAAGAATTCTTGCATCGCTCTTTTGTTGTGCAATTCCATCTTAGTGAAACACGCACGATTACAAAAACCATTCATGTGGTTGGAGTTGAAATTTTACGTCAGCCGGAAGGTTCGGTGACTTATAATCAGTTTGATTTTGATGTAGAACGCTTCCTAGTTCCAAGTCCAAATGCTCGTCGCACATTAGGTATTATTGATTTTGGTCATTTTACGACAGATTACGCTTTATTCCGTGATGGTATTTTGATTGAAGATGCAACCATCAATGGGTCTGCTGTAGGAGTGACGGAGGTTTATAATAAGCTGCGTCGTCGTCTTATTGTAAAATTTGATGAAATGGGATATGAATACCGTCCAACGGATGAAGATTTGGATATGGCGGTGCGTACGCATAAGATTCATTATATGAATCAGGAGTTTGATGTATCTAAGGAAGTCCAAGAAAGTGCTAAAGAAGTGGCAGCCATTATTGCAAAAGAAGTATTGGATGCATGGGGGAACGAGACAAATCGATTGGAATCTATTATCGTTTCCGGTGGCGGCTCTCACGTCTTTTCGAATTACTTGTTAGAGGAGTTTAAGATTCGTAAAAAACAAGGTTTCCATGTGATTGATGCACCACAATTTAGTAATGTCATTGGATTCTATATGTACGGTTGCATTGCGTTATCTGATGAATATTCATCTGAAGCACTCTTTAGTGAATATATTAATCCAGTATTTGTGGAGGCTTTATAATGGCAAAGGATAGATTATACGCTCGAATTCGGGAAGACGACGTAATCATTCGAGAGCATTTTGCCAATATTAAGCCGAGTGACCATCCATATGAAATTAGAAGATTATTAGAAAAAGCGATACTGATTGAAAGAAAAGAGAAGGAAATACTTGAAAAAGTGGAAATTCGCATAGGGCAGGACTCATAATCGGGTCCTGCCTTTTTGTATGAGCGGACACCCAATTACAGAAAAAATTCAAGACCTAGTAAAATAATGGTTAAGGAGATACTGCACCACCTCATATAGCACCGATGGGGATTAGGAGGATTGAGATGGGTATCTCCTTTTTGTGTACACAAAAGGGAGGAACAAACGATGAGTAAAACAGGACCAAAAACGGAGGCAGGATTGCAAGCTGTTTCAGAACACGCCCGTAATCTGGATCACTCTGCATGGACTCAAAATCCAGAAGCCGTTCAAGCTATTGAGATAGCTAAACGATTACGCCAAACCAAACATGGCATGTATGCTGCGGTGCCGATTATTTGTAAAGCGGAAGCTTGCCCGTATGCAGAAGCATGTGAATTGCAGCAAATGGGGCTTGCTCCATACGGAGAAAAATGTCCAATGGAGATTGCGGCTATTGAGGATTTATTTCAGCGATATTGTCATGATATGAAAATTGATCCGACAGACCCCGCTCAACAAGTAGACGCTATTATGGTCAAAGAAGTCGTAGACTTAGATATTGCCATGCTTCGATGTGATAAAAAAATTGCCATTAGTGCAGATTATATTATTGAGAACGTAGTCGGAGTTAACGAGGATGGAGAGGCCATTACTCGTCAAGAATTGCATCCGTTAACAGAGTATAAAGAAAAGCTACGAGCCCAAAAGTATAAAACATTGAGTTTATTGAACTCTACACGAAAAGATAAACAAGGTTCTAAAGTGCATGTGGTTCTTGACCCATCCGAACGAGCAGCTCAATTGATTAAATTGAAAGAGGACATGAAGCTGATTGAACAACAAGAGGAAGATGCGGAAAAAGCGTATTATGAAAAAATGCGTCGTTTACAAAAGACTGTGATTGATGTCGAACCGATTATCGAAGATGCGGAATAAAAAGGAGGGATAGTATGAGACAGGCATTTAGAAACGCCTTTTATCGTTCAGTCTTGAATCGGGCGACTCCCTATCAAAAAACCGACTTAAAAGAAAATGCGAAAGAGCTAAAAACGCACTTCAGAGAAATAGGAGAAACCGTCCGAAATCATGTCAGAGATAATTATAACCCCAAAGATCCTTTCTTTATGAAAGATCCTCAAGGACGCAACATTAATAACTTATGGACCGGATACAAGCTCGGTGGAAAAGGAAATTTACTAGCTGCAGGAAGCATCTTAGGTGGAGGTACAATTATCGCCACCAATCCACGTCATTATCAATCTTTGTATAATCAAGCATATTACATTCCAGCCATGAGCGAAGAATTGGATGTAGAATCATTGCCTTCTACACGAGCGGATGGAGTAGGATATCAAGCAGCAATAGGAAACAATCCTATGTTAACTACATCAGGTGATTTGGTGTTTGCGATGCACAAAACTCGTCATACCGGTCAATTTTAAAGGAGGTGTATAAATGGCAGGAGTTCAGCAATCACCTAACAATGCCGAAGGCCGTATTCATGAATTAAATAAAAAGGGGATTCGATTAGGTGGCGGTCTATTAAACTACGGTTTTATTGGTTTGGATACGGCTTTGCGAATGAAGGAAGGAGAATCCGCTCCTGTGGCAGTAGGGAAAGCTCTCTTAACCAATGCAGCTTTATCATTGCTTCCGGGTGGTTTACCGGCTGCACTAGGAGTTATGGCTGTTGCCTCTGCTCCGGAATTGATGAATCAACTGGACCAAGCTGCCGGAGCTATAAATGCAAAGAAACGTCAATTTGGTGGGAACTTTCAAGAATCGGAATCTCAATTACGGATGATGCAACAGGGGTTATCTCGCATGCAAAATGCTCGGATGCATGCCGTTCGAAAAATGGCCAATCATGCAAGAGGAGCACAAAAGGTGTATTAGAAGGAGAGGTGAAAAGAAATGGCAGTTGCAAGCAATGAGCCTTATCAGCGAGTGTCACGAGATAATGGTGTCTTTGATGGAATGTTTATTGGCATGGCGGTTGCAGCAGGTGGAGCTAGTGCAGGTGTCTTTGGTGCTCGTATGAATTATAACGGCATTGATAAATCTGTGCAAGCAGCACAAGGCCGAATTAATGCAGGGCTAGAGGCACTTAGTAGTCGGGAGCAAAAGGCATTAGAACGATATGATAATAAGATTGATCGCATCATTAACCGAGAGCGCACAGCAGGTGTGACCGGTAATGTAAATTCTCGTTTAGAGAGACGTAATCAAAAGAAATTAATGAACAATCCAAATATAGTAAATTTATATAATAAGTATTTTGTAGAGAAGCCTCTTAATCGATTAGAAAGAAATCATCAAAAGACAATGGAACGAATTCGAACGGATTTTAATCGACTGGTTGAACAAAATGCTCATTTTGAAGATCCTTCATATATCAATAATCAAAAAGCCAATCATATTTATCGCAAGCATATGGGCGGTTGGAAGAATGCCGCTATTATTGGAGCGAGTGCTGTGATTGGTGGTGGTATTGGCATGATTACAGACGCATTGATGGAATAATTTAAAGAGGGGTGAATGACAGTGTTAGCAAGTAACCAACCATATCAACGAGTAGATGATGGAGTTGGCGCAGGTCTTGTCACAGGAGCCATTCTTGGTAAGATGGCTCACGGAGCTGTAGGAATGGGACTTGGATATAAAGCTATTCAAGCATCTGGAGGGATTGATGCGCTTACTGAAAGAACAACAAGGGATATGGAGCGTTTTCAAAGGATGACCAAAACTCCAAAACAACAAATGTTTGCAGGAATAAGGGTGGCAGATAGAGCAGCAAGAAAAGCTATTGATAGCATGGATGACGGGCTTCTTAAAAATGTTGCAAGAACCGGATATGGAAGTACGAAACGTGCCATGATTTCCGGCGGTCTTAGTGTTTTAGCCGGAAGTATACTGGGAGCTAGTATTGATGCGATGAATGATTAAGGAGGGATCATATATGCCATTAGATAGTAATCGTCCAGTGCAAAGAGTAAATAATGGTGGAGATGGTATTTGGGATGGTGCTGGATGGGGGATAGTTGCTGGCACAGGAGCAACAGCCCTTGCTTATGGTGCCTCTGTTCACGGAGCTAAGCATCTCCGAGATTTGAATACTACGTTAACAGGCGTGAGACAAGGCAAATTGTATGAGAAGAATGCTCGATGGGCGGCATTTGGAAAACGCCATTATTCAGAAGCAGCATTACAAACCAAAGCTCTCAAAATGGAGCAACGAGCGGCACGAATGAATTCTATGTTAGGAAATGTACAAAAAGCTGGTGATTTTGCATTCGGTTCGTCCAAGCGAGCTATCATTTCAGGGGCTACAGGATTGCTAGGTGGTATGATAGCAGGAACTATTACAGACTCCATGAATTAGTGGGTGATTTGGATGTTAGTTTCTAATCAACCAATTCAACGTATTCATGCCCAAGAGGATAGTAATAGTACCTTGTACCGGAATATAGGGGTTCATGTAGGATTAGGTGTTGCTATGCAAGCTGGACAAGAAATGACTCTTCAAACCTTATATCGAAGCACCAAAAATCCCAAATTAAAAGAAAGTCTCCGAACGGCTTTATATGTGGATTCAAACATTCAAGAGTCAGGTATCGTGAATCCCATTACAGGTACGAATTATTACGCCAAAATGAAAGAGGGAAAATTGAAAAATCTTATCGGGAAAATTCCTGTGTATGGTCAAAGTACATTCAAAGGCCGTGCATTAGGTTATGGAATGGCAGTTGGAGGAGGAATACTGTCAGGAATATTACAGACCCAAATTACTAAGCAATAACGGGTGACAGTATGAGTGTACAAGCCATTGAACTAACAGAAAGACAAATGGACGAATTAGAATCGGAGATTCGAACGGATCCGGTAAAATGGGCATACTGGAAACTCAAAGATCCAAAAGGAAGACCGTGGAAAGCCCGTTGGTACCAAAAGAAAATCATTGACGGTATTATGAAAGGTGATCGTCGAATTGCCGCTCGTATGGGACGACGGGTAGGAAAAACAGAAACCATGGTTGTCTTTTGTTTATGGTATGCCTTTCATCATAAAAATGCTCGCTTGCTAATTGTTGCTCCGTATGAGCATCAAGTCCGATTAATATTCATGCGATTATCAGAATTGGTGCGAGATAGTGATGAACTGCATCATTCTGTAACCATTACCAAAAATCCGTTTATTGCTTCTTTTGGAAATGGTTCTAAGATTATGGGGTTTACAGCAGGGGCCAACTCTGGTACACAAGCGGGTGCGAGCTTGCGTGGTCAGCGTGCCGATTGGATTTTTATGGACGAAGTCGATTACATGAGCCGTGAAGCGATTGACGCTACCATTGCAATTTCTTATGAAGACCCAAAACGAATTGGAATTTGGGTATCTTCTACACCTACCGGAAAGCGAGATTTCTTCTATGAAGTTTGTACAAATCCTGATACGGGATACAAGGCTTATCATTTCCCATCTCATGTAAACCCGGATTTTGATGAACGCATGGAAGGCGAGCTTCGTGCAACGATGACCGTACAAGGTTATATTCACGAAGTTGAAGCGGAGTTTGGAGAAGAAACCATCGGAGTATTTAGCAAATCAGCGGTAGAGCGAGCAAAATCGCAATATCTTTACAGTTATCGAGAATTAAACGTGTGGGAGAAGGAACAGTACAAAAAACAGGGCTACAACATAGATGACATTATCTTCTTCCCGGAGTATACTAAAAGAAATCCAGCCCCTCCTGCGATTCGGGTTGTAGGGGTAGACTGGGATAAAAACGCAGCTTGCTAAGTAAATGGGTGGTATGATGCTCATATGCTAAGATTCCACTCAAAAGAGAATCTCATTAAGCTATATGAGTACATGTATGAAAATCAGACAGTATGCTTACCAAGAAAGTTAGAAAAATATCATGAAGCATTAGCAAGATGCAATTATTGTCCCCTTCAGGAGTAATCCTGTCGATATAAACCGGGTGAATTGCTGGAATCCCCTTAGAGCCAATTTGACCACAACGTAAGGATGAAATAAGCCTAAACGTGACGGTTTGAAAACAAATTGGATTGGGTAATCAGCAGCCAAGCTCCGAACAGGAGAAGGTTCAACGACTATCTCGTAAGAGAGTAGGGTTCAAGTGAACTCGAAGTGCCCGGCCCCTTTTACAAGAGGGTGATGATATAGTCTGAGCTTACATGAAAGTGTAAGAGGGTTGTCGGAAACGGGCAATCCGTAACACAACTGAAATATGCAGAAGCTACTCAAATTATTGTTACAGAATTTGATGAGTTATTAAAGAAATTCCGAGTAGCAAAGAGATATGAGATTCCTCGTGGAGATTTTACGTACGACAATGCCGTACAAAAATTAATTGAAATCAATGAAATTTGGAATCCAAAATTCTATTACATTGATGCGGGGCATGGTAATGTAGCATAATTTGTTTTCACCCTGTATAATCAAATTATTAACAAAAAAGGGTGAGAGATTATGTTTCCTGAATGGTATCAAGAAGCAGAAAGATTATATGTAGATGAAAAGCTTTCTTATACAAAGATTGGACAAATACTTGGTGTTGGAAGAAAAACAGTAAGCCACTATTTGCGAAAAGGTGGACATGAATCGAATTTAAAATTTTATCCTAATGTAGACCACAGCAAGTATAGAAAGTATCAAATTGACGAATCAGTTTTTGAAACCATAGATACAGAAGAAAAAGCATACTGGCTTGGAATGTTATATGCTGATGGCAATGTGTCTGATCGTTCAAATGATATAGAAGTCACTTTACAAGCAGAAGATTATAATCATCTGTTAAAGTTAAGGGATTTCTTTAAAACTGATAAACCCGTCTACAAAAAGGATAAAAAGAAATACGATAAAACCTATGAAGGTTACAGGCTTATTATTTGTAGTAAGAAAATCAAACAAGATTTGATTCGATTAGGTTGTTTACCTAGAAAATCACATATACTTCAATTTCCTACAACAGAACAAGTCCCAGAACATTTGATGTCTCACTTTGTGAGAGGATATTTCGATGGCGATGGTTGTATTACATTTGCTAATAAAGGAGTTACATTAGTCATTGAGTTATTAGGGACAGAAGATTTTCTTACTCAATATTTAATTTGGTCTGAAAGAAATCATCATCGCATTCATGATTTTAAACATTCGAAGGAAACCAAAAGAGTCCAACACTTTGGTGAAGAAGCTAGATTTATATTAAATCGCTTATATGTAAATGCCAATGTGTATCTTGAAAGGAAATATAATCTTTATAAAAATTATGCATTGCCGTCTAATGGGGAAACTCATTAGAGTATCAGAGCGGAATGAAGCGGGAAAGCTGAGATGCTAACCCGAACCGAAGGCTAGGCAAATCCTAGTCAGGGGCAGAGCATAGGAGCTGACCGGTAACAGGAATAACGCTCCCACGAGGCCGCTCCACCCAAACCGTCAAGGTCGGTGGGTGAAAAGGTATGCCGAGCTTGCGGGAAATGAACCGTAAGAAGTAGAGGATAAAAAGCCTTTACGATAACAATACTGGAGTATCAAATTGAAATGCTTCGAAAATATGGACGAGATAATCCAGAAAGCGGCATGCTTCAAAAGGTGAAACGAATCCATTTCTCTGAGAAAATTGAAATTCGTGATCCTGGTACAAGAGAAATTGACAAAAAAGATGTCAAAAACTTTATGGTTAATCAAACTAGTATTCTTCTTGAACGGGATCAATTGGTGTTATCACCGTTTGACGATATGGTGTGGAAGCAAATGATGGATTATCAAGTTGTTCGAATTTCTCAAAATGGTAAGCCAATTTATACATCGGAAAATGAGCATGCATTAGATGCGCTCATGTTAACGATTTTAGGATTTACAATTGAGTTTCCGAACATCACAAAAATTCTTGAAGAAATCAAAGTAGCACGAAAGGTGTTACCATTTCAAAATAAAATTCAAGAATCTCTTCAGGAAAAAGTGTTTGGCGGAGAACGGGATGTTTATCAACCTATTAAATCAAAACCGGAAAGAGAAGAGAAAGATAATCCTCGTTGGCACTGGCAAAAGGTTGCTTTAGGGTATTCAAAAAGAAAAGTTACCGCTAATCCGTGGGGACGGGGGCAAGCAAAAGGAATAGGTTTGTCACGGTCTAAGTTTTAAAAATGGATAAAAATATTTTTTATTTTTTATGAAAATCGGAAAGAAAAAATAATTTCATAAAAACTTTGGGAATGCCGGAAGTAATGCGTTGTCCCTGTTGCAACCTTTCACGTTGTAAACAGGTGGAAGGCATAAATACCCCCTGTATCCTTTTTTCTTTGGCTTGGCTCATCTTTCATCTCTTTCCCTTGCCCCTGCGGAAACGCAGGGGTTACATATTGTTTAGGGAGGTATAGTAATGTCAGAATCATTTGATCAGTTATACGGAAAAAAAGGAATTGATACGTCGTATGAGCGTGAAACATTTACATATCGTCCAACATGGAAATATGAAAAGAAAGATCTAGACCAACTATTAAGAGAAGAAATCAAGCAATCCATTGAACGGGCACGCACGTTTACCATTGCCCAAAACCTTTTAGAATATGATGAGCTAATTGCTGATATCGGACAAATGTTACGAGATTTAGAATCTCGAAATCCAAAAGAAAAAATAGAGAAACTTAAAGAACACTTATCTCAAAAAGATTACCGAGCCCTTTTTGCATTTGAACGAGAACATAGTAGCTATCAGGATACGGGTGATTACGAATTATATTCACTGCTTTTTCATATGAAAGAATCTCTTCAGGTTCGACGGGATTTTATAGATCGGCATTTTCGTACACAAATTACCCATGAAACTGAAATTAAAAAAATTGAAGAAGCAGAAAGAAAATCCATTGAAGAGTGGGAATATCTTGAGGCAAAGGTAATGGAAGGATATGCCCTGTTAGCTCAACAAGATGAAGACGAAATTCACCCAGCAGATGATACGTCTTTATTTATCAATACGCATGAGTTGAATTACGAAATATTAGAAGACTGGGAAAAACAAAAACGTAATCGAGAATTGTTGCACACATCTTTGGCAGATAGTTCCTATGTGCATCGAAATCGTTATTTTATGTTTTTAGAAATTGTAGAAAAAGCCAAAATCCTCGTTTATTACCCAACACAGTTAATCGATAAAAATCTCAAAGAATTCATTTTAAGCTTAGGTGATTTGTCAGATTTTTCATCCCCAAAAACTCATTTGATTTTACAGTTTCGAAAAATTCGAGAACGTCATGATTCCTTGAAAGGGAAAATGATGACGATTGATGATGAAAAAGAGACATTTGCTTCTGAGAAACATTATCTGTACCAACAAATTGAAACAAAAACGATTGAGCCTTTAAAGCAATGGTTACATGAACAGCAAGAGAATATTAGTGGAGCTTTAGATTTATTCTCGCAATATATGGTATCTTCCATGAAGGAAACTCGCCAGTCTTATGAGCAAATCCTAGCAGATTTATTGAATTTTTATAAATCAGAAGCTCACTATTATGAACAACAAATTTACTTTTTAAGAAAAAAAGAAGAAATCCGCAAATTTTACAGAATTCTTGAGGATTTAGAAGATGTAGAGAAAATTCATAAGGAATGGGTGGAAGAGTACCTCAAGGTGAACGGATATAGCGTGTGAGCGGGTGTGTAATGCATTACAAGAATCATGTATAATAACTGTGAATTACATTATTTGACGAAAAACAGATAAACAAGAAGGAAAAGGGGGTTTCATTCTTGGCGAAACTCTGGAATCGGTTGATTAAGAATTTTACGCTCAAGAATGCTCCCTCTGGCGGTAAGTCTAGTGGTGGGGTAGGAGCAATTAATCGTGATCCTAAAGCCATGCAGGTAAAGCGAGTGGGTTATCAGTTATCCAATGGAGCTAGTGGTGGTGGTCGAGAGAACTTTGAAGGACCAGAAGCAGATTTTAATCTGATCGATACCGCCATTAAAAGAGACTCCTATGTTATGCAAACGATGATGAAATATGGTGAGCTCATTTTTAAAAGTGGTTGGTATTTTAAAGGGAAGAATGAGCAAGCTTTGCAATATTTAAAGCTTCGTTTAGAAATGATGGCAGTAGCAACAGGAATACCAACGGAATCGTTATTCCAAGGTATTGCTGATGATATCGTACGTTATGCCAATGCATTTCTTGTGAAAGCTAGAGCTAAAGGAGGAAAAGGATTACCTCCTGGGCTTTCAGCTATACCGATTCCTCCCGCAAGAGAACCAATCGCCGGCTATTTTCGGCTTCCTCCGCATACGATTACGATTGCGAGAGATCAAAACGGCAATATTCTGAAATATAGACAAGAAGTGCAAGGTGCGGAAAAGCCGATTGATTTCCGACCGGAGGATATCATTCATATTACTGTTAACCAACCTGTAGGGCGACCATTTGGTGATCCGTGGATCGCTCCTGTGTTAGAAGATGTAAGGCTGCTGCGTAAAGTAGAAGAAAATGCAGCTCTCCTCTTGTATCGACATATCTTCCCACTTTTGGCTTACACAGTTGGTATTGATAAGCCGGGTTATGAAGCAACCGATGACGAACTTGAAGAACTTCGTAGTGTTATTGAGAATATACCGACAGATGGGGCGATTGTTCTTCCTGAGCGTCATAAAATCGAAGCAATCAAAATTGATACCATTGACGGAAAGCCATATTTAGAATATTTCGAACAGCGTGTATTTACGGGCTTAGGAATGAGTACGGTTGACATGGGTCGAGGTGATACGGCTAACCGAAATACTGCTGATGCAATGGGTGGTATCAAAGCTGATCGAGTAAAGGGATGGCAAAAGGCTCTCCAAATTCAAATTGATAAATACATTGTAGATGAGATTCTGGTGGAAGGCGGATTTGATCCGCTAGTGAATCCTGAATTTGATGTTAATTTTGTGTTTGAGGAAATCGAACAAGAACGCAAAATCGCCAAAGAAAATCATGCCATATTGAAATGGAACTCTAACCTTGCAACATGGGAAGAAACCCGTGTGGAATTAGGTTATGATCCAGTTGCTGATGAAAGTCGATTACATTATCAAATGATTGCAATGGCAACAGCAGAACATGCAAATCAATTAGCAATGCAGGCAACAACAGCAAAGGAAGTTGGCAATAAAAATGCACCAGAAAATCAAAATGGGAAGCGTTCAGGGCCTAAACGAAGTACAGAAGCTCTTGAAGAATCGGTTTTTAATCATTTGCCCGTTAAACAATATCAGAAATTGCAAGAATCACTTGCTATGTTTTACCGGGAATTAGAAGAAGATGCGATTCAAATCGTGCAGGCCTATGTAGAAAAGAAAGTCTTTCCGATGAAAGAGCCAAAAGAATGGCTATCTTCCTTTCATTTCAGCAAAGATAAAATGCTTCGAGTTATACAGCAAAGCACTCAATCCGCTTTGTCAGAGGGTGTTACAAAAGCACGAAGCGATATAGGACGTAACGATTATCCGGGAATAAATTCGAGAAAGGCATTGCAAGTTATTAGGCAATATGCTTCGGAGTCTTTAGAACAATTAGAGGCATTTTTAAAACAATCTTTATCAAAAAAACTGGAAAACTCTCAAAATACAGAGGATGCGTTATTAGCGATTAAAGGTATTTTTACTACAACTAAACATCGAATGACGTTCTTGAGTAAAACATTATTAGCCAAATCTTACAATTTCGGTTATGCCTTAGCATTGATGAAGTACGGGGAAGAGCAAGTGAAACCTGTATATGAGGGTACTTGTTTAACCTGTCAAGAAAAAGCGTCGCAACTCATTTCACTTCAACAATTTTCATCACTTGATGAAATTGCTATATTCTATCGCATTCCACCATGGCATCCAAACTGTGAATGTCCTTTAGAAGTCGTTAAGGGAGGTGAAACAGAATGAGGTATACATTGAAGGAACATCAAGAAAAAAAGTTGATTTCCGGTCAAGATTTAGTAGAAAGTATAGGGATTTTAGGAAAAATCAAACCGGATACAGTAACAAAGTTGACGGAATCTGCTAAAGGAAAGAAAAATCGAAAATTAATTGTTCAAATGGAAGCAATTCACGTAGGACGCACAGCTAACTATACGTTCTATACAGAAGAAGGATTGCGAGCGGGACTAGAATCCTGGACACACCCGTATAATAAGCCAGTTTTAACACATCACAATGCCTATAGTGGTGAGCCAATTGGTCGTATTCTCCGAGCAGAATTTGCGGAGTCTACCTTATCGGGTCGAAAAGGTTTGATTTTTACATGTGAAATCACAGACCCGGATGCGATTGAGAAAATTCTAGATGGTCGCTATCAAACAGTATCCATTGGTGCGACGACAGATAAAGTGACATGCAATATCTGTGGAACCGATCGCACAAAGGAATGGTGCGAGCATTGGCGTGGAGAAGAATACGAAGGTCAAACCTGTCATTTTATTATTGGTACCACATATGGTCGAGAAGTATCGTATGTCAATGTTCCTGCTGACGAAAATGCAGGAAATATTTCGGTGACGATTGAGGATGAAGATGATAATGGTACCAAAGAATCAGCCGTCCTTCAAATCTTCCAAATTGCCGAGGGCTTGATGCAAAACATCAACCTTCCGGATGTGAATTTGTATGAGAGTGCAAGTGATGATCTTAAAAAGTTAATTGATGGATTGCTAGATTTAGAAGAAGGGAGCGCACCAAAGATGGGTCAAGGAAATCAAACACCAGGTCAAACACCAATCAATGAGTCTGAATTACAGACAAAATTAACAGAAGCTAATAATCGTATTTCTGCTTTAGAAACAGAGCTTCAAGAAACAAAAAATGCTTTGGCCAATATAACAATTGAAAAGTCCAAAGTCGATACATTACTTACAGAATCTCAAGCAGAAGTAGAACGGTTAACAAACGAAAATGCTGAGCTTGCGGCAAAAGCGCATCGAGCTTTGGCTGAAAAGGTAGTAGATATGAAACTATTCCTTCGTAAATCTGATGTCATTGGTATGACACGAGAGCAAGCTATTGAAGACCATATTCAGCGAACAGAAGAATCATTAAACGACGCTGTAAAAGATCTACAGGCAGAAATGCAAAATACAAATGCGATGCGTGGAGTTGTGGTAAATCCAGGCTACGCAGGCGATGATAATAATCCAAATCAACCACAAGAACAACAAGAGTCAAAAATGACAGTGGATGAAGCTGTCAACATGTTTAAAGGCATGTTTGGCCGCAAAAGACGATAAGAAGGAGTGAAAATGAGATGGCATTATTCAAAGGTATTACTGGCCCTTTAAGAGATACGCCAGACCAAAAATTTAGAACAAACACAAAACTACAAGCAGGTACACACGACTCGCCAGGTGAGAAATTTTTAGTGGACCCACGTCTACCACGTTTATTCCGTTATCATTTTGGTGGCGATGGATGGGTAGTTATTCCAAAAGGTCGTGTTGTTGCTCCAGCAACTAATGGTGGCAAAAATGACGATGGACGTTTTGAAGACTTTGATTTAGGCGTGCCATACAATGCACTTACTCTTGCTAACGGTGGCGTTGATGTCACAGAAGTGGGACGTGATGGAAACGAATATGTGCGAACAGCTAACAAACCAATTGGTGTGGCATACGCTAACTTATACGAGCAATTCTTGGATGGTTTTAATGGATTCCAGCCAACAGTTGAAAATGAAATCTATATTGAACTGCCTTACATTCCGAATAAATCAGATGCGTATGAAATTCACTGGGGTGCTTTCTATGATGTTGATCCAACACGCCCAGTTAAAGCTGGCGATTTTGTAATGCCAGATGAGTACGGATATGTAATTAAAGCAGACTTTGAGAAAATCCGTGAGCAAATCGAGAGTGCGACCACATTAGAAGAATTAAAGGCAGCATTAAAAGAAGAATCTCGTATGCGTGAGCAAGTCATTGGACAAGTATGGGCTGTTGAGACAAACCTTCCACCGCATGGTTGGTTAAAATGGGTTGGATGGTCGCAAGAAGATATGAAAGAGGATGAATGGAGACTCGCAACGGGTGCTCGTACAGAAGATATTGGAGCTCAAGACGGATTCCCTGGATATCCATATGAAAGAACATATCGCAATTGGGATGTACGCTCTAATAAATATTATCCACAAGGTATTCCGGGATTAACAAATGGCTCTAATATTGAAGTGCCTTTCACGAATGAAGTAATTGGTCAAATTCAGCCAGGCGCATCTGGTCGTCATGACTTCTTCTTGCTGCATACTCCTGCAGTTGAAGGTACGGTAGAAATCTTTGTTGGTGGTCAAAAAATCACTCCAGACTATGTGGATGTCGTATCTGGTCGTGTGGTATTCAGTTATGACAACACGAACGGTACAACTCCGCTAGATGTTACAGCAACATACAAAGCAACTGGACAAATTCCGGGTGTACCAACTGGTTGGGACTTCAAAGGTTCTATCGGTGCTGTACGCATCCTGTTACAAAAGTAAGAAGGGAGACAAAACAAGATGAGATATATTAATGAACATGAGCTTTCTGAACAATCCCTTGACGTTCTAAGACGAATGAAACGTCAATTGGATTTAAGTGAAGACTGGACGCAGATTCCAAAATCTGAATTAGTAACAGTGAAAGAAGCATTAACTACACAAGATGCATCGATTTTAATTCCTCGTGTAATTACAGGGCTTATGCGTGAAGCAGCAGAGCCTTATTACATCGGTTCTGATTTATTACAAAAAGTTCGTTTAACAGAAGGTCGCTCTATTGAGTTTCCATCTATCGGTGCAATGCGTGCGCATGACATCGGGGAATCTCAAAGCTACTTAGAAGAAACTGTAGACTTCCAACTTCACAGAACACAAGAAGTGAAGGTTGGTAAGTCAGGTATGGTTGTCCGTGTAACAGATGAGATGATCAATGACTCTCAATGGGATGTTATTGGTATCTTAGTTCGCAAAGCGGGGGAAGCGATGGCTCGCTTAAAAGAAGAAAAAATCTTCAATAACTTCTCTAAACACGGCCATATTGTCTTTGATAATGATATTCGCCAAAAGTATCCAGAAGCAGGCACAACAGGTATGGATATTGAAGGCAACCTTAATAACACAATGTCTACAGAAGACATGATTGACCTGTTTATCGCTGTCATGGCAAATGGATACAATCCAACAGATGTGCTCATGCATCCATTAACATGGTCTGTTTTCTTTAAAAATGACATTATGCAATCTTTAACACATGCTGCTTTAGGTGGTTCTCAAATCACAAACTTACAAATTACACCGGAGCAAGTGCAAGGACGTATTCCATTCTCTATTAATATTAACTTTACACCATTTGCGCCGTTTAACTACGAAACAAAGAAATTTGATATGTACGTAGTGGATCGCAATAATATCGGTATCTTACTAGAAAAAGAGCCACTCACAACAGAACAATTTGACGATCCAATGCGTGATATCCAAACGATTAAAGTAAAAGAACGTTACGGTATCGGAATCTTAAATGAGGGTAAAGCGGTAGCAACTGCTCGCAACTTAGCGTTCGAGAAGTCTTACCCGGCTCCGGATCGCATCAAGATTGTATCTTAATAGTTTATTAGAAACGCTAAAAGCGGGGGAATGAAGTTTCGTTCGCCCGCTTTTGTATTAAATCATAAGGAGGAAATAGTATGCCTGAATTAACATTAGGTTTGGCACCAGGAAAGGTAAGTTATTACGATAAGCATACAAATTTGTATTTGACGTTAGAAAAGCCAGTACAAAAATTTGTATATCAAGATTATCGTCAATTAGAAGGAATTGCTCATGCATTATTAGCTTCAGTTCCCGCTCTTGTGCTGTATGAAGGAACATTGCCACAAGAAGCTATTGATACATGGAAGGCTAAATATAATAAAATTTTCTATTCTCCGAAAACACGCAATATTGTTGAAAACGGTAAAGTGATTGGTACAGTTCCATATGCGGATCCGGTTCGTAATAGTATGGATTACATAGGTCGTCCAATTACATCTAATCGTGCTTTTGACCGTGCTGATGAAGCTTCTAATAATGTATCAACAATGGCTGCAGAAGAAGCAGAAGAAGTAAAGGTGCTATCAGACGTTGTTGAGGAAGTGAAGGAAACAGAGCAACTAGAAAATGAGGAAACAATAGCAGAAGAAAAGAAAACGACTTCACGCAAAAGAGGCGCAAGCAGCAAATCTGAAAAGTAAATTAGGGAAAGGCGGTAGGGGTCATGCCACTGGAATCGCAGTTTTCTGTGCAAGTCACACAGCCTTACCTAAATAATACATTCCCAATTAGATCTAAAGAGCCACATGATGATCGAATTTTTAAACACATCACATTTCCCGATAACCATGATTCTCTTACACTTCGTTTACGCACCATTAATCGAAACTATATCACAGAATCTAGTGTGTTACAAAAACAAATTCGCACCAATATTTCATCTAGTGATTTAGAGAAGGATATTTTTCGAGTTAAAGCCGTGCTGTCTCAATCAGACCACGGCATCCTTGAATCACATTGGGTGACACAAAAAGAGATAAACGCCCTTTCCGTGTCTACACATAATCAATATCGAATTCGAGGAATTTCCCGTGAAAATTGGAAAAGTGATTGGGTTTATTCAGAATTAAGAGATGCTGAGAACGATTTAATTATTTATAACATGCTCTATGATATTCTCGATCTCCTGATGAGTGTTCATGATGATCAAATCGATTATGTAATGGATTATATTGTTCGTGACACATTCTTGCAGATCATCAAAGAGAATATCCCTCAATTTTCCACTAGTCTAGAGCAGGAGGAATTATTAGAGGCAAATATAGAGGAAATCGTTTCTTTCTTGGCTTCACATTTGCAAAATCATCCTAAAGAACAGATGGTTACTGAACTAGGAGAAGCATTTCTTATTTTATCACGAGAGTTAAAAAAAGAGTTCCAAGAAAGTGTAATGGCATCACCCCTAGAGTTTTCTGATCTATATCGCTCATACCGATTACTCGAGCAATATCAGCACAAGAAGAATGATGCCCTGTACCTTCTTGTAGACATCTTTCTTGAAGACCGGTTAGAAAAAATTCTTCAAAATGCCGATATTGAAGTATTATTGCAAAACCAAGAAGAAATGGGCATTTATTTGAATGGCAAGTATGATTTTAATATTAAAAACGAGTTAATCACATCTATGTACCATGCATCGCCTAACGAGAACTTTGTAACAAGTCTGAATGATGCAGTACAATTGTTATCAGAACCTATCGTGTACGAACATCTAGTGTATCAAAAGGATGAGTCAGTAGAGAAATTCATGCGTTTAGCACTTCGAGAGCTTTATGCACCTTTTGCCGCTATCGATATTCGATTGGCTGAACTTGAGCACGCTTTGGAAGACGCATATGGCTTGGATATAATTGGCAATGTCATTGAATATGCAACTAAGATAGATGACTATGAGCTTCGAAATTTGCTCTTAAACGATATAATCAGTTCTGTTATCCAAGGAGACTTGGATATGAAGAAAGATTATGAAATATGGATTTTGGACCATATGTTGAATTTATTCAAAGATTCAAGAAAAGCTTTATTAATAGAATATCGTTTTCCAGAATTTTTTGAAGTCATCATGGATATTGGTGAATCATTTCGGCATACTTATCGAACCACACTAGAACAAACGCATGAATCCATGACAAACGAGATAACGGAATCATCTCGAATACATGCGACTGCTTGGGGTTCTTTATTAAAGGAATCTTATACAATAGCCTTGCAATCTACACATCAACTTGCAAAAGTAAAAGACATCAAAGATTATCATGAAAATACTCATATAGGACTTCTTGACTATGCTGAAATGTATTGCAAGTGGTTAAAAAAGCAGATAGACGAAAGCTTTATAGCCATGATACGAAATCATGTCAAACATCATCTTACGGATATTGAACAAGATATTCAGGAAGATCTGTTGTCGAATCCGTTGGATATAGCATGGTTGCACGTTATTCAAACGCATTTTTCTATCCACGATGAGTCTTTAATATCGCTGAGGGGTTCTGTTGATCAAGAAGTAATCATCTCCAATTGGGAGCAAGATGAGTATAAGTCCATTCTTCCGAAAGAAGTGTATCACAACTTGTTTAAACACCATCTTCGAGATCCAAATAAATACCGAATCTTAGAGAAAAAACAAACAGAATTATCTCATGAATTGCGTGATGTGTTTAAAATGGATGGAACAGATATTGTGCAATATGCATTAGGAGATATAACAAAAGATTGGCCTTTAGGAGTCTTTAGACTGGGTACGAATACATTAAAAGGTGAGGTGTCAAATTTATGAATTTAAATGTTATTAATAAGCTTTTATCTGTTTTCCCAGAAGGAGAAAAGAAAGAATCCCTACGTCAAAAACTTCATGCGTTGACCATGAAATCTAAGAAGCGAGGTGGAGATGGATTGCAAGATACATTTGAACTTCAACCAAAAGGTCACATTAAAATCGAAGCGATTGATGAACACGGAAATGTTGTTGGCGTTTTAGCTGATCAATCCAATCTAGTTGTTCATGGAGCAGAAGAAATTCTCTTACGTGCATTCTCAGGTGATCCTAGCCGTATTCTTTACAAAAATCGTGTGGTGAAAGCTGCAAATGGTATAACACCAAAAATCTATATTTCCGAAAGCAAATTGAGTGGATCTCCAATTGTAAGTAATGGAAAAGTGATTCATTCGCCAAACGTTCTATGGGAAGTAGTTGATGATAGTTTATTTGATGTGTCTTACGGATATATTCCGAATACCGTTTATATTAAAGAAGAAGCATCTACAGAACCTGGAAAACGAGCATTTACGATTTCAAATGCACCTGATGTTAATCGTGTTCCTATGAGTGCAGAAATTTATTCAACTTATACAAATTTATTCATTGGAATCGGAGAAGGAAAGAATTATTCTGTTCCATTAACGGATTCACGCTTACAGTTTTCGGAAGAATTCACTGTAACAGAGAATCGAGCAGAAGCTACTCAAGAAGGAGCAAGTTTAGAAGTAACGGCAAAAATAAGTAATTTTAAAGTGGAGTTAGAAAAATCTAATACAGGTGCACAAGTCGATGTCTACGTGAATGGACTTCTCCGTGAAACGATTGAAACATTTGATAGTGAATTATCTGAGCCAGATGTATTCGTGTATGAATTAGAAGGACTCGACCATGAAACGGAGACAACCATCCGTTTGGTTCATTCGGGTTCTGATTCTGCTGTTACAACTCCGGTCATGGCAATTACGGGATTTTACTTTGATGCATTGGATAAAAAGATGAATGGCCTTATTAAAGAGTTTAAAAACTTTGAAACAGAATTTCATACACCAACATCTTTTAATACAACCCCAATGGCTCCGTATACCATCCAACTGCCATATTTCCCATTAAAACAAGGGACTATTCAAGTGCAGTATGAGGGGACACAATTTACAGAGGTATCCGATGCGACTCAATTAACTGATACATCATTTGCTGTAGATTATTTACATGGAACATTAATATTTAATCGTGCGTTAACAGGGGTTATGGTCACATATGCCATTACCGGTGAAATTTATGACGCTGAATTAGTTTCTACGATGACTGCAGGGACAGTGGCAGTGCCGACTCAGCAGGAAAAAACAGTAACGGGTGGAGCTGTAAATGGAGTTAAGGATGGGAGTAACCGAGTATTTACACTAGGACGCACCAATATCAAATCGAATACGGTTGTTGTATATAAGAATAACAATCCTTTACAAGTAGGACCAACAGGAGATATCGAATCTATTGATTATCAAACAGGAACCATTGTATTCCATAATGGTAAACAACCTATTTCAAGTGACGCACTAAAAGCAGACTACGTGTACTTTGAAACTGTCACCGTCAATGTGGCTGTTAATAAGTATCAAACCGCTCATGTAATTAAAGAAGGCACTGTTCGCATCCTTGATCAAAACGGCAATGAGTTACAAAGTGTGAATAATGCTGCTGACTTTGGAAATGGAAAGTTTATGGTAGATGCCACTAATAAAAAATTGATTCATATTGCCGCAAAAAACGCCCAAGGAGAAAACATTACGAAAGTAGAAGTCATCTATAAGTCAGATGAAAAACCAGGTGTTCCAACCCATTATACTCGTGCAGTTATTGAAAAACCAAAAACAGCTAACGAATACCCATGGTTTGAGTTAGATAAGGGTGCTGTTAAATTTGTAGCAGAATTTCCAGAATTAAAGCCGGTTCATAATATTACAATCCGAGAAATGGGATTATTTGATGGACCACGTGTAGAAGACAATATTGAAGGGTTCCGCAATTATCCTGTTAAAGCCTTTTCACTTGTTCGAGTGGGTGAAGCTCGTAAAGAATCCAGTACGGGAATTCGTGTAACGTGGACTATTACACTCTTAAACTCAGATGGTCAACCATTCCAAGGCGGTAGAAACTAATTTAAAGAGGTGAAAGAGGTATGTTGAAAGATGTTTCATCAATGAATCCGAAAGGTCATGTGAAATTAGAATTATACAATGATGAAGGCGTGTTTTATACAAAAGAAAAGAAAAACTTAGTTGTTCAATCTGCTAATGAGATTGTAGCTCATATGATGGCTGATCCAGCGAAAGTACTTCGGATTAATCAAGTGGATAAGGGCGATTCTGCCCTTACCGCTAATTCCAATTCCCTTTATCCGTTTTCTTTAACGGTGCAACACGAGGTAAAAGGGCGATTAGAGAACAACTGGGGAACAACCAATACCAAAACAGAATTTCAGTTAGAAGAATTGAAAGGTATTACAAGCTTAGATGCTGTCACAGTAGGAGACACTCAACTGGTGATTAATGAAGATGTTTTTGTAGTAGATGCAGAGGCTGGAAAAATTCAATTTGCACAAGCACCGACGGATAATGTGGTGATTCGATTTCACAAAGTTAAAAATCCGTATATGAAAATGATTGTGGGAACAGAAACGGTTACAGTAAATGGTGTTCCTTGGAAGCGTGCAACTGTTGCTAATAATGCCCAGAAAAAATACCAAGTGGACTATCGAACAGGAGAAATTTTATTCCAATCTCCGGTAAGTAATGTAGAAGTAAAATATGATTACCATATGAATTATTGCTTAGGATTTATGGCTTTAGGTGGAAAGCCAAATAGTTCCCACCCAAATTATCAGCCGGTAGAGTTTGGTCATTCCAACCGTTTGGATACATTTATGAAAAACGAACTGCCAGGTTCTCGTATGCCGATTATGTATCCAGCTTCTGTGTCTAATGGAGCAACCGAATTAGAACCGGCAATTCCGACTCAGCCAATTGCGTCTGTACAGAAAACAGCAACCGTTACTATTATAGACACTGGTGACGGTACAACGAAGCAATTGGTTTATGATCTGCCAAATATACATGATAGTGGTTCGGGTGCAGCTGGACGTACGCTTCTAGAATTAGTGACAGTGAAAAACGTGACATTAAATAATGCAGATATTTTAGCTGGAACTAAAATCAAAACCAATACCTTCTCTTCCGTTAAAATTGAGTTTGCTTCCTCTGATGTCAATATCGGTGATAGTGTACAAGTAATTTATCGACTCAAACTAGATAATCGTCATTTGACATATCAATTAGGTCAATCACCAGTAGTAAAGCTTATTAGTGTACGCCATATTGATGCCGTTGATAATACAAAGATTCGGGAATATAACATCGTTGATAGTGGATTACGTCCAAATCAAGGGGATGTATGGATTTCTAATCCGAATACAGGGCATATCACGTTCAGTGAAAATCCAACGGGTGGACCACAAGTGCACACACCAGGTCAATTGCAAGTGGAATATATGGTGAATTCGGGTACGGTAGTGAAATTTGTAGCAGACTTCCCTAAAGGAGTACCTGCACCGGTGCTTGAAGATACGACGAAAGTTGTCAATGTTGTATCTGGACAAACAACGATTACATTGGATTATCCGATTGCTAAGAATGAACAAGGTGTATTTATCGAACCAGAAGTGATTATTAATGGAACTAAGCTATCGTCTAGTGATTACACAATTTCAGTGGATGGAAAGTCTATTACTCCAAATAGCTTGAGCGCAGGGCAAACTGTAACCGTGAAACACAAATATGAGAAAACAACTCATGACATTTATCAGGTTGCCATGTTTGATGATAAAGTGGGCGGAAAAATGTTCAATATTTCCGGCATTGGGCCTGTAACCAAAGATAAGAATACAGGAATGCGTGTAACATGGTCCGTCACGTTCTAATAAGGAGGTCATGTTTATGACAACTCCCCTTTATTCTGCAGACTATATGAAACGAATTGCCTTTTTAGATGGACAAATTCTTCATGATTTCCATTTAAATATTATGCAAAAAAACATCGCCGAGGCGATTAAAGCAAAAACGACACGAGAAAAATATGATTTTTATCTTCTCGTGTCCCCTTACAATATGTACTTTCATGAACCGTTTATCAATACAAGTGAACGTGATCCGGCTAGTACTGCACAGTTAAATTCATTAAGTTTTTCTATTAATTCCGGATCATGGGAAACAACACTACTAGAGCTTCCTAAGGCAACAAATGAAATTTACTTAATTTCTAACTTTGAAGATTATCCATCAAAAGGGGCAACAGTGCATTTTTACTACAGAACTGCTATCGGGAATCAATGGATTCCCATCCAGCCAGATCGCCCAATTTATTTATCGGTTCCTAGCCGATATTTTCAAATCAAAGTAGAGTGTTTATATACAGGTACTATTCGTCCGGTCGTTTATGATTTTGCTTTTATGTGGAAATAGGAGGGATAATCAATGGCATATGTGCGCCAACATCCTGATTATCCAAGATTCCGGATGAAAGTCGGGTCGATGCCTGACTTCTCCGGTTCTAGATATGCAGATCAGGAGATTCCAATGGGTACAATGAATGGGGTGAATCGGGTTTTTAGGCTTGCTCACCTGCCTATTCGATTGAGTGAACGCATTTATAAAGATGGAATGATGATGGCCCGTGCTTCGAATCAAGCCATCACAGATGGAGATTATTATATAGACTATGAAACTGGTGAGATTATCTTTTCCGTAAATCAAACACCTCAGCCTAAATCAGTGATTCGAGTAAGTTACAAATATATGTGAAAGTGATGTGGAGTCGATGAATGTAATTTATAAAACTATTCCACGACACACAGAGGAAAATATACCTCTTGATCAGATTATTGAAATTTATTTCATGATTGATATTCATAAACATTCTTTGCGACAAGAGAATATTATTTTGTTTAATATCACAGAGCAAATTGTAGAGCCCATTTCATTTGAATATCAAAGACGAATTTTAAAGATTCGGCCTACACAAAAATTAAAACCGAACAATCACTATCAGCTTCAGATTGTAGGAGGAGAATCAGGGATTAAAGATATTACAGGGCGTATAATGGCTCAAACCTATGAAGTTGAGTTTTATACCAAGGATATAGAGAATATTAAGCCGCCAATACTCTTTTCTCCTACCGATGTCTCAGTGATTCGTGAGCCAGCAACCTTCCGATTTCAACCTATTGAAAAAGCGCATTATTACGAATTACAAATCTCTAAGAGTAATACATTTCATAATTTAGTGTGGCCAACGAACGGGGAAAAAATCTATCAGGCTTCTGAATTGTCTGTAACGCCTAATATGTCTTACGAGACGGGAACCTACTATGCTCGAATCCGGTCTGTTGATGAAAATGGAATAGCTAGTTCATGGTCTTCGGTTATTCAATTTTATTATGATGGTGCTCCGATTATTCAAGAGCCAGAAGATATTGTTATAGCATCTAAAGAGGAAGATATTCCTTCCAAAGATACTGGCGTTTCCCAGCGTCAAGTTATTTTAAAACCTATGACTCAATTACAATCCAAGCCAAGTCAATTATCTGCACTGCAAAAGGTGTTTTCAGCTGAAATGACAAACACATTTGCAAATCTCTATGTAAAATCTGTAACCCCAAAAGATAAATCCGTAAATAATGCTTTAGCAAATGCTAAACAAATTGTCATTGAGTTTACAGAGAATATCGATCCACAAACGATAAATCATACTACATGTTACGTTTTAGCAGAACGCAATTAACTGGGAAAGGGTAGTGAGAAGGATGGCTGAGATCATTAAACCAAAGACAACAGGGGAAGAAGTATTGGTCAAAATTGTAAACCAAATGGTCTTTGTTCGTAATGAGACACCTATCCTCGACCCAAATGGTGATGGTAGAACGTTTACGACCAATTACGAATATGTTCCCCATACGCTATGTGTAACTCTCAATGGATTAAGACAGCGAGAAGGTATTGATTATGATTATGAAGAATTGGGCGGAAACCGGTTTCGATTCACTCATAGCATCGAGGAAGAGGATAGTGTGATCGTTGATTATATCCGAGTCATGAGTATTCTAGGGTAACTCCCTATAATGCTCACCACACTATTCGAAACATCATAAGGAGAGTGACTTCATTTATGGCAATTTCACGTATTAGAGGAGAACAAATACGTCCGGGTGTGTTAGTGAATCAACACATCGCAGACAATGCAGGTATTCATGAGAGCAAGTTGGATATCAATTGGTTATCTCACTATGCTCAAGCCCTTGAAACAAAGAAAGTAATTGACTTTGTTCAAGTAGGCAATAAAGTGGTAGGCGGTTTATCGTCTTATAACCTTTCTACGCAAGGGATTCTTGCTGGAAATGCACCAAAGGCAACATCTGTCAGTACAGATGAAGGGGTTATTATTGATGCTCCTTATAACAAAGTCATTATTCGTGACTCTGTAACGGGAGATTCGATTCTTGATGTATCAGGTAATGAAGTATATGGTCGCATGGTGCATGATGGTGTAGATTTTATTGTCATGTTCTATACGAGCAATGATGAAACTGAAACACCTTTCACAATGCCAGAAAACCAAGAAATCGATTTCCAATACATGGAGCGTTTTAATCTACGCACAGTATCGGAATTGTTTGCTGCTAATGAAAAATTTGTAGCAGGGGCTGCAGATATTACAGCATTCCAAAACATCCATCAATTAGCAAAAGATATTTATGGTGCTGGCTACACATTAGATCGTGATGGTCAGGGCAATTTATCAGTGTCTCTTGTAGATCAAATCGCTAATGAAGTGCAAGAGCGTCAACAAGCAATTCAAGATTTCCGCAATGATTTGCTTGCACAAGCAACAGCCGGAAAGGGAGCCAACCTCATTGGTATTGAAGATGCAGGAAATCGCTTCCTTGGAGGGACAGTGGAAGCTGTTTTAGCAGAAATTAAAGATGCATTAGATGAATTAAAAAATGACCTTGCTTCTACAGCATTAGGAAAAGGCGCAAGCATGATTGGTCTTCATGATGCAGCTGGCAAGTTTAACGCTTCCGATGTAGAAGGGGCATTAGCAGAATTAGCGGATCGTGCTTCTAGCTTAGAGCAGGGTTCTAACTTAGAAGTAGATAATGCGAAATCTCGTGATGCGGCATCTGCCAATGGCTATTTTGCTCAAAAAACATTTGCTAGTTTAGAAAATCGCCTAGTAGAAATCGAAACCGTAGTCGATAGCGAAGTGAAAGGTCATGGAGACCGTTTAGACGCAATTGAGGCAGAAATTCAAGCAGCTCGTAATGGGCAAGTATCTTTAGATGCTCGTTTGGATGCTATGCAAGCAGAAATTGATGCAGAAGAAGATGCACGAGCACAAGGCGACCAAGAGATTCGAGATGACTTTGCATCTACAGACGCTGGAAAAGGTGCAAGCCTTATTGGGGTGCATGATGCTAACGGCAAGCTCACAGCCATAAATGTAGAAGGTGCATTAATTGAACTTGCAGACCGTTCGACTGCTGTTGAAGGTCGTGCGACAAATCTTGAAAATGAAGTGCAAGCAGCTCGTGGTTCAGCATCTTCTTTAGATGTTCGTTTAGATCGTGCATTAAATGAAGATGGTACGTTAAAAGCAGGTCGTGATATTCATAAGCATTACCGTGCCCGTTATCAAGCAACAGGCGGCGAATCCCAAGTTACATTGGATCAATTTAATAAAACTGACTTGCCAAATTTCCAAGTGGGCGATGATAGCTTAGAAGTTTACATTAATGGTCAATTGCAAGAAGTAGGTTTGAACTATCTTGAAGGAGCTGACGGACGTACAATCATTTTTGATATCGGTGATGGCACAGTCTTGCAATCAACAGATATTGTTCAAATCAAATACTATGTCAATAACCCTGAGTAATCAATTCAATATCCTCCTTCCATTACCGGAGGAGGATATGTTTTTTGAAAGAGGGTGTCACGATGAATTATATTGGAGAATTTCAAAAAGATTCAACGATTTTACTAGAATTATTAACTAAAGATGAAAAAAATCAACCAATTGTTACGGATTTTCCACCTACAGCATTGATTGAGCATTATGACCGAAATGGATTACAGGAGGTAGATAATGTTACACTGGAAACAATGGGAGATGGTTCTAGGCATATCAAGCTATATCACATCCCTATCGACTGGAAATATGGTGATTATTTAATCACGTATAAAGCTCAAATTGAGGGAGTTGAATATACTACTCAAGAACGTTTTTATATTTCTAAAACAGAGAAGTTAGTAGAAGAAAATAACCAAATCGGTTATGAAATTATGAATCTTATGACCTCTCATAGTTTTCCGGTCGATACAAAACCCGAAGAAGAGCCTGTTACAAGTGCGGATGGTTATATTATGCCACCGGATTTTCAAATCCCAAGCAATATTCAAGTGGTAGATAATCGAATTATTATCACGATTAATGAAAATATTAAGTTTAACCACACATATCGGGTGGTTTTAGATAAAGAGATTCGTTCTACAAGTGGGGCTCGATTAGGGGAAACCAAAACGATTACATTTACCTCAGCATATAAGCCTTTGTTGGCAACACCATTAGAAGTGCAATCCGTATTAAGAAGTCTTTACAAATATTTTACTCCGCATGATATTTACTCAGCCATTCGTGATGCAGGACAAAAAGCCATGCAATTATTAGGCCAAATTCCTGATCCTAATAATAGCCGTTATCGAGATATGCGAGAACGTGATGAAGCCTATTTTGCTACTACCAAGTATGTGCTGCATGAAGCGGCTCGAATCCTTATGACAGGCCTTATGGTTCGCATTTTAAATGGAACGGCGAGTGATGAAGAAGGATTAGGATTAATGACAGAAACAGGCGGTTCCATTACATTAGGGGATTTCTCTATTTCTAATAAATCATCCTCTTCCAGTGGTATGGGAAATGGAGAAAATGAAGAAACTCCTTTGCAAAAATTGCAGGCTATGATAGTTGAAAACGATAGGGATTTGAAATTCTGGCAAGATGCTATGATGGGTCGTAATCGAAGAGGATATGCTAGACCATTGTCAGGATCCTATAGAAGCGGAGCGGGATCGCCGGAAGGACGTGACTTCTAATGATTGATATTCGCAAAGAAATCGCCAAACTGTTTGACCAATATGCTCACAATATTGTTTATATCCGTCGAGATGAGCGATTTCGATGTGAGTGCTATGTGGAGCGAAGTGGCGAGCCACTCCCTCATTGTTTTAAATGCTTTGGAACGGGGCATATTGTTCAAATTGAGCGAGTGCGAGCCCGAAGAAAAATTGCCACAGTTCCTGAAACTTTGATTGGTGTTAATCAAATGCATCCAGCAGGAACCTTAGCTCCCAAATCCTATATATATTACTTTGAACACAATATTCACCCCAAAGTCAATGACTTGATCCTTGAGGTAATATGGGATGTTAAAGGTATACCACGATATATTAAAGAAAAGCACTTAATTAGCACCATTGAACCTAAACTTGGATATAAAGGTCGAGTGGAGTTTTATCAAGTATACTGTCGCTACGACCAGAAGGGAGTTAATGATGACAAAGCCCTCACCAAGTATTGAATATTTACAACATCCCCATATGTATTTAGAGCGTGAAGTAGCAATTGGAAAACGGTTGTTGATTCTCGCTGAGTCAGAAAATGGAGATTACTATAACCCTACATTGGTTTATAGCAAGGAAATGGCCATCGACTTTTTTGGAGGCGGTGCATTAGTACAAGCCTACGAGGATGCAAGTACTTATCAAAAAGGATTACACGCTTATTTAATGCGTATTGAACCATATGGATATGAAACGGCGTTTGCTGTTTTAGAATCATTTGATTTTGACCTTTTATTCTTAAAAGATGTGCATTTCAACAAAAACAATGAAGTTATTCATCAATTTCTGGAGTTTGCTAGAGTAAAAGAAGAAAAAGGGAATTTAGTTCATGGAATTACCACATTATCTTCTGGTTTGCGCTATCAGGATCTTACTTCCTTGTTTCCGCTGATTCAATCTTTAACAGAGGAAAGAGGAGATGAAACAATTGAAAGAGGAAAGTATCTTTCTTTAGTTGTTCATCAGATGGAATTTCAAGATGCCGGGGCAGTCTACGCTGGACTATTGACCTCTATTGAACCAGAAGTAAGTCCTATTAATAAAACCATTCCTAATGTATCGCTTTCTTTTGAATTTAGCAAGCCAGAAATCCATCAACTTCGTTCTGTAGGAATTGTATGTTTTCATCAAACATTCAAGAAAGGTATTACATGTACATCTTCGAGTTGTGCTGTAAGTACAGAAGGAAGTGTACATAAGCATATATCAAATTTTCGTATTGCTCAGCATTTGATTAATCAAGTATCTAATGAGCTTCATCCTTTAATCGGAATGCCAAATGTGCTCCATCAATCTCACAATGTTGAAGGTATTGTAGAGTCAATCTGCATGGAACACATTGAGTTAAAGCGAATTAGAGACTTCGGTTATTCCGTAGGAGTGGATGAGTTATATGGCTTGATTGATGTACAAATTGAATTGGTGCCGATTTTCTCGGTGCACAGTATGACTACACATAGTCGTGTGAGAATCTTTAAATAGCAAAGGGAGAAGTAAGCGTAATGAGTCGAGTCCATAGAGGTTTTAATCACACCATGAATCCAAATCCTTATTTTTATATTAAACACTCACAAGAAATGCCTTCTGAATTGAAGCAAGAGTTAGAGGGAACTGTACATCCAAGTTTAGATGCTCGACCTATCAGAGATAATCGAGCTCCTTTGTTGGATGCCTATATCGACAATCGCTTACGTTCTGATAAACCCATCACCTTTTTAGATTTCATCGATGATTTGCGACGCTTGTGGGAAGCGGCCGGAAAAGCAGGAAAGTTTGTTCGTCAATCACCTCTTAAAGAAGATGCAGAATTTCCGACTATTACGTATCGCATTTTGCGAAGAGAAATCAATAAAGAGTTTAAAGATATTAAACCTCGTTATCGTACGACCATTCGTCATCCTTATTTAGAAGAGGAATACATCGAATTGTATGGTCAAATTTTTGACGTATGGGTGGAATTCTGTATTTATACCCTTAGTGCAGAAGAAGCTGACGAGCTAGTGATGGAATTAGAAGAATTTTTGCAAACTTATGCAGGATTTTTCAAGCAAAAGGGTGTGCAAGAGATTCTTTTCCACGCACAAGGAGAAGATGAGGTACTTGAGGAGCAAAGAATCCATATATCCAAACGCAAGCTTCTTTACACAATGCGATTCGAAAAAATCATCGTCAGATTTCTTAATGAAATTGAACAAATTGCTGTTCAAGCCAACCTTCGACATGAAGGAGAAATTTAACAAGAGGAGGATTCCTAGATGGTACAGTTTGAACAATATGAAAACCTGCCAGGTGTTAAAGTTTCTTATGAAGATGGCAACCTCCACACAGGAAATCAAGTAGAACAAGCATCTACTCAATCGATTCTGATTATTGGAACTGCTATCGATGGTCCTGTTGGAGAACCGGTGTCTGTAAACGCTATTGGTGGTCCAAAAGTCGCTGAGCAAATGTTTGGCGGTTTATTGGAACGCAGAAAAGTTGTAGAGAATGGAGAAGAAAAAACAATTAAAGTGCCACATCAGGGAACATTAATCCGTGCAATGTGGGAGGCCATTCGTGCTGGAAATGAAGATGTACGTTTATTGCGTGTATCTGGTCGAGCAGCCAAAACAGAATTACCTGCAAAAGATCCAAATAGTGAAGTTGTACAACCATTAGCAGATGCAATGGGCAATAACTTAATTCCGGGAAATATCCCATTTCAAAAAGCATTGGGATTAACTTCGACTTTGCGCTTAGTAAAGATCGAAAAAATTGAAGAATTTGCAGGCACAGATACAACTGTTGCACCACTTCGCACATTCCCGGATTCAACAGGTTATGAGTCTGTGGATCCAACACCGGGTTCTGAAACTGTTTATTTCCGTAAGGATACATTCCGCCCGAAAAACACCATTAAAATTACGTATAAAGCAAAACAGCGTAATTACACAGAAGTGACCCGAAATGAAGATGGAGTAAATAATTCATCTACTAAAGGGGTATTAACACAAGATCCAACGATGACAAACTATTTCGCTGCAGAAGTTGGAAACTGGTCAGATGATCCAATGCACCAAGTAAACGTGTATGTAGTGGATTCTCAAGGAAACGTTCATACAATTCCAATGGTTAATTCATCTGGCGAACGCTTGTGGCGTATCGGTAAGGGAGATCCGACAGTAACCGATGAATTACGTGATGTCATTACAGCTGAAGAATTCAAGCAAGGTGGCATTCGTTTTACATCAGCTTATCAGGCAGAAGTAGCTAATGGCTTATATCCTGCATTAAATTCTGGTATTCGGGTTCTTGCAGATTACTTCTATTACAACGATGTAGAAGTGGTTGGTTCCGTGACACAACTTGTGCCAGGCGCAGAGAAAGTGACTTTCTTGAAATTTATGCCTGATTCTGGAACCCTTGAAGTGTATTACGAGAGAAATGGATTTAAGAGTGTACTTGTAGAAGGGACAGACTATACACTCGTATTTCCAAATGATTCACAAGGAAAAGTAGAAGTTCGCATTCAGGCAGGTGCAGGCCCTGTTGGTGCCAAACTATTCGCTCACTATAAAACAGGTGAAAATAACACACAAGGAGCTAAATTGATTGTTAATGCTCTATATGCGGGTAAATTGTACGGTGGTATTGAAGATGTAAAAGATCCGTCTACTCTATACGGGGTTAAAGTGGTCGTTGAGTATGAGGTAAATGAAAACGGCACATTAGATATGGAGAACCGTGTAATCCGCTTTATTAAGCCAGTCGATAAAAAGACAACATCTAATGATAATGAATTACGGTTCCGTACAAAAGAATTGAAAGGCATTCGAACACTTCGTGAGTTTGCTAACTATGTAAACGGTCTTCCTCAAAATAATATTGTTCACTTAGAAGTTCCATTAAATGCAGGGGATGTTCCGCTTACAGGATTGCTTGTTACGGATTATACAGTAAGCCCAATTGATGGTAGATATGATTATCGACCAATTAATCTTGGTGAAAAGTATGATGAGGAAACTATGTCATTCCGCTTGTTTGTAGATGACAGTAAACAAGACAATGACCCAGATCGCTTTCCGTGGTTAGGTACAGATGGTTTCTTTGATCCTAGCAACTTGTTAGATATGAAGAAGCTGTATGAAGCTCTCGGCGGTAAATATCAATTAGTAGAAGGAACGCTAGATGAATATGAGTTAGTTGAGCAAGGTATTTACTCTAAACTTGAAAACTATGCCGTTGACATCATTGTTCTTGAAGGCGTATATGCCAATACTGCGATTGGAGATATTGCCGAAGATGGGTCAATCGTAGTTTCTCAAAATAAAAACTTTGCTACACAGCTTGCTCAGCACTGTGCCATGGTCACAGCAAAAACATGGGAAACTATCGGTGTCATTGGAACTGCTCCAGCTCCATTTACGGGACTTCGTGAAGTTCAAGAATACATTGATTTACTGACAAAAGGTGTAGGATTGAACGAAGAAGCTGAACAATTCTACCTCAGTCGTGGAATCAATCCTAAGTATCAGAACTTCCATTACATGTACAACCTTGCAACACATGAGCAAATTTTCAATGATGAAGGCGATCCTATTGATATTGGCCGTTACATTAACGTTGTATATGGTCCGGAGGCTGGATTAGCTCATGAGAAGCTTGGAACTTATGTCGTAACTGGTTCTATGATTTATGCAACTCTTATCTCCCAATTAAATGCTGAAGTTTCAACAACGAATAAACCAGTGCCAGTACTTGGTTTGCGTTATCACTTGTCTGAGGCACAGCACAATCAATTAGCAGGTGGACGGTATGTAACTTTTGAGGGCAAATTAAATCTCAATGGTACTCGAACAGTAGTTGTGAAAGACGGTGTAACAGCTGCTGCTCCAAATAGTGATTATCAGCGTCTATCTACGGTTCGTATTGTTCATGCAACTGTTCAATTAATCCGTAAGAAAGCCGACCGTTTCATTGGTCTACCAAACGGTATTGCTCAACGAAATGCATTAGCTACTGAGATTCAAGCAGGACTCGATCGATTAAAAGAATTGGGTGTTCTCCAAAACTTTAAATTCTCTATTTTCTCTTCTTCACGTGACCGTGTACTTGGTAACGCCTTTATTACATTAGAGCTAGTACCTGCCTTTGAAACTCGCAAAATTTACACAAGCGTTGCACTGAGAGCAAGTTTATAAGAATTGATTCGTGGGGAAGGCCTTCCTTCCTCACTTAATTAGAAATAATTTTATAAAGAGGTGAACAAGCACTATGTTCAACGTTGAAGAATATACTCGCACATTTACGAGCTTCTCTGGTGCTGATATTGTAGCAACATTCAATGGTCGTGTGATTGGTGAACTCCAAGCAATTTCCTATTCTGTTGCTCGTGAAGTTGCTCCAGTATACACAATGGGTAGCCCAGATCCACGTTCATTCTCTCGAGGTAAGCGTGGTATTTCCGGTTCTCTTGTTTTTGTTCAATTTGACCGTGATGCCTTGCTGGAAGAAATGAAAAAACAATATGAAGGAGCTCCAGGGGCATTGCGTTTCCAACAATATATTACCAATGTTAGTGGTACTAATATTGGCAGCCGAACAGGAAGAGCAGGATTAGAGGATCAAATCCTAAGTGGATTAAAAGCTGTTTCAGCTACAGGCGGAAATTCCTACGGAATTAGTACATGGGACGAGCAAATGACACGTTTAGGATATGCTCGTACAGCAGGAAACGCACAACAAGGATTTAATGAGGACAATCTAGTGGATTTCTTCGTTCCAGAATATGCTGATCAGTTAATGCCTTTCAATATTTCTATCAGTATGGCCAATGAATATGGTCAGCGAGCAGGTATGGAAATTTACGGGGTTCAATTGCTAAATGAAGCATCCGGATTTTCTGTTGACGATGTGGTAACAGCTAAAGCTTATACATTTGTGGCTCGTAAAATTAAAGGAATCCAGCCAAAAGCAAACCTTCGTCAAGAAGGTGGCGCATCAGCCAATACCGCTATTGGCGATACATGGAATCCAGTCTTATAAGGATATTAATATATTCCATAATAGGACAGCACTTGTGGCTGTCCTATTTTTCAATAAGGAGGAAAAGAGATGTTCGAGCGTTATCAAAAAACGATTACTTCTTATTCCGGTACAGATATGGTCTGCAGCATTAATGTTCCTGGTAAGGGTCCTATTATCTTTGGAGAGTTATCTCAAATTTCATATTCCGTGTATCGAGAAAAAGTACCGGTGCGAGCATTAGGAAGGGTATCAATGAAAGGATACACAAGGGGGATGCGCACTATTACAGGGATTTTATCTTTTACAGTATTTGATGAATCCATTGTTTATCGCTGTATGGAAGAAATTCGTCAAGCAGGATATCGCATGTTAATGGATGAAATGCCTTTGTTTGATGTCACGATTTCCATGGCCAATGAATTTGGTGCTCGTTCCAAAATGAGTATTTACGGTATTTCTACCTATACCGAGGGAATGGTTATGAGTGTCGATGACATTGTTACGCATAATGCGTATGAATTTTATGCTTTAGATATTGACCCTATTCAACGAACCAATGAAGAAAAACCACCACATTATCCAAGAGGGGGAGGAATCGTTATATGACAACAAATCGAGTAATTTTAACCAAGAAAAACTTCTTTCAAGGAAATAAAATTCCGTCTATGCGAGATGCTTATCCAAGGAAAGATAATCGAGTGGAATACCAAATTTATCACTCGGATTATTTCTCAAGTGCCGATGTGAAATTGTATTTTGGAGATATCTGGGTAGATGATGCAGTAAGTATTAGTTTTCAAGTATCTGAAGAAGTCATGCCGATTTATGGTTATCATTCTTATACGTATGATGCGATTGCCCGAGGACGAAGACTGGTGCAAGGTCAATTTGCTATTAACTTTACTTCTGCGGGTTATCTTCATCAAGTTATTGAAAATGCTCATGCGATTTTCTATGCTTTGGAAGAAGGAAAGAAAAAAGGCTTGATTCAACCCCAGTATTATCAAAATATGAAGCTAAATGAAATTCTGATGAAGTTAGGGAAAGAGTCATTTGATCAAATTGCAGATGAATATGAAAAAGCCATTTGGGGTGTTCAGGAAGATAATGACCAATATTTAAGTTATGCAGACCGTCCTTTCTTCCGTCAAAATCAACTTGGTTTTGATATTCGTATCCAATACGGGGCTATAGCGGAATCCACTGGTTATGTGAATGGTCGATTCTATCAATCAACCAAAGCGGAAAAGCCTAATTCTACAGTTGATGTCATTAATGGAGTGCAGCTGAATGGCATGAGTAAACAAATTGCTACATCTGATCAAGGAGCTCCGATTTTGGAGTATTATTCGTTTATTGCTCGTGATATTAATGGGGTTTCCTTTGCCCATCTAAATCGAAAGCGAAGTCAAATTCAGCAAGTGAATGACATTCCTACCGTATATCGTAAGATGCAATATGGACCGATCGTATAAAAATGGCTTTCTCTTATTTGAAAAAGAGATTATAATATTATTGTAAAGCATTACAAGAAAGGGGAAAGAAAATGAGCAAAAGGTCAAAGCAAAAGCCACAAAATCAGGATGAAATCCTTCAGGCATTTGAAAATGCCAAAGAAGAACAATTAGATTTGCTTGAAGGTTTTTATAATCATGAAGATACTGAGATACAGGGCCATCATGAGGAAGTCATAGAAGAAACACAAGAAGAACAAGAGGAAACTTATTATATTGGAGCCGATGGAACTCGTTATACAGAAGAAGAATGGAATGCTCCGGTTGTTCGAAATGGTCCTACCCGACGAGAAGTAGAGGGTTGGAAAGAACGTTACGGACACGTATATTTCACTCCATTTGAAGGGGAAGTGTTTGTATGGCGTACACTTCAACGACCAGAATATCGTGAAATTATCCGTGATACTACACTAACAGCCCTCGATCGAGAAGAATTGTTTACAGAAAAATGCGTTCTTTATCCGTATGATTTTTCACTAGAAAAAATCAAAAAATCTAGAGCTGGAATTGCTAGCTTATTATCAGAAATGATTATGGATAAATCGGGATTCGTAGCACAAAGTGCTCCGATCAAACTCTAGCAGGACACTTCGTTCTGCTTCATTTTTTATAGGGGCGATTATCATGATAGGAATTGATGATATTCTGAAGTGGAAGCATATGTATGGTGAAATTTATCAAATGCAAATTCTAGATCAGCATTTCATTTTTCGTCCAGTCGGCCGAGAAGAATATAAACAGATTATTTTATATGATCTCGAGTTAGGAGAATTTCAAGAGGCGATTTGCCAGAAAGCAACCATTTATCCAGAAGACTATGACTACAGTAAAGGAATTGCTGGGATTGCCGAAGTTCTTTGTGACGCAATTTTAGATGCATCAGGTCTACACATAGGACAAGCCAAAGAACTTCTCGAACAATTTCGATTAGAAATGATGAATTATGATTATCAGGTTGATTGCCTAATCCATGAAGCGTTTCCGGAATACACTTTAGAAGAAATCTCAACATGGCCTGTGCGGAAAACCATGTATTATTTATCACGAGCAGAATGGATATTAACTCATCTAAAAGGAGTCCGACTTCAAACCATTGATGAAACAATGCTACAAGAACAACAAATTCATCCGTCACCAGATTCGCCACCTGTCCAACCGCCAATATCGAAAACTGTACCGTCTGCCTCACCACAAGAAGCTTCTTCTCATCAGATCCAAAGTGAAGAAGAAGTTTTGGCTATGTTAGCCCAAACAGGTGCGAAAATCGCCCGTCCTTCCACAAATATGGATGATGTAAAGCCGGAACTTACTTGGTTTAGTTATATTGATGAGCTTAAAGGGGAATTTGATTAATGTTTCCATTTTGGCAATGTATTCAGACCATTCGATTCGACCCACGAGTGAATCGGTCTTACGGAGATGGACAATGGTGCATTCAAGAATGTTGGGCTATTTATTTTCGTAGACGTATCGAATTGTTAGAGTTAGACAAGGAGGAGTTCTCTCATGGAAGAAGTACGATTTGAAGAATATATGGGACGAGAAAGGCAAACCACTCGCTTTTTCCATGATGAGAAGGAGCGGGAACAATTGCCTTTAATTGCAGAAGTGGGAATAGGTCTTGCAGCAGTTGCCGGACTCCTTGCAGCTGGGCATCGAACTGGTGTCATTCGTCGTATTGCTCAGTTTCTCGATATAGAAGCCAAAGCTACCGTTCGAGCGGTTCGGGAAACAATGGATCAGCAGGGAAGTTGGTTTCGGGGAACTGATAAACTAACCGCTAGACGGATGAAAATATTAAAAGAAAGTTTTATCAATCGGAGAAAAGAAATCCTTCAGGATCTTAAAAAAGGCTCCAAAGATATCCTCTTAAAAAGAGAAATGGATATGGAGCGGTATTTGAATCAACGCAGACAACTCATTGGAAAAATTCGAAATATGGGACAATACGAAGGGGAAGTACCTTATCATATTCAAGAAGGATTTCGTTTCGCAGCAGTAATGGATGATATTCGTCAGAACTCTCAATTGCCTACCGAGGCGATTCAAGAATTAGAAAAAGCATTAGCAAAAGGGCGTAATGGAATCCTTGATTATGGGTCAGATGATCAATTGCGTTTACTGTTGCAAAAACATGGAAAAGGCCTCAATACAGATGAGGTTTGGAAAGCATTAAAGACAGCTAGAGAGAAATACCGGGGCAAAGATTTTATTGCTGAAAATCCAGATGCTCGCCGACTCGTAGAAGGAATGCAAGAAAAATTAAGAGAGTTTACAGCCCTTCAAATGCAAAATATTACGAAAAAAGATCATCTACTTAAACAAATGCGAATTGGACATAAGCAAGCTACTGTCGGCGATATTTTGCGTTTAGAAGAAGCTGGTAAAATTCGAATGAATGCCGATTTAAAAGCACAAATTCAAGAAGTCTTGCGTTATAACAAGGATTTCAAAAAAGCAATTTTTGATGAGAATCTCTATATTTCTACTAAAAATGATGAACTAATAGATTATAAGGTATTTAGTGATATCCGAAGGAGAACAGCAGAATGGTGGGCTAATACAATCCCTGGTGGTCTGTTGCACTTGCGGGATATCTTAAATGTAAAAACCGCCCGAGAACAAGCAAGTTTTCGTATTTTTGAAAGAGGAACCATTCAAGCTTCTTTGAATGCCCATCGAGGATTTGAAATTACTGAACCTCTAAATGAAGAAGTTATCTTTGTGAATGGTAAATTTGTAAAGCTCTTTGACTATGATGCAATTAATAATAATGCTCCCTTAGAAATCTTGAATCCAAAGCGAGACATGTTCCTAACATCTTCTCAGTTTGGTTCAATGGGAAAAATGCATCGTCATATGTCAGGACTTATGACAGATAACGAATCTCCTCGGAATATTATATCTTCTTTCTTTGATATCGGACGACAAGATAAAGATAGTGTCTTTATCCAAGGTGTGAGTGTCTTTACGAAGTTTTTTAAAGACGATTGGGAACGAAATAAAATGAAATCATTCATTAAATACGGGATTAATACCCCAGAGGATTTTTTTGAATTGAACACATATTTCCGATTGAATACAAAAGGGTTTAGTGCACGGTTATTAAATAATTTAAGAGGACACTTGCCTCGATCTATAGAGGAATTTATTGAAAGGGAAAACGTTAATTTTTCAAGACAGGAAGATATCTTAAAACTATTTAGTCATATCGGTGAGAAGGAAATCAAGCGAAAGGGTAGCCCTTATACGGAGCTTGTCACATTGTATCGACAATATCGTCGCAATCCAGATGCCGTATTAAATCGAAAAACGCCTGTTGGAGAAAGTAATCCGATTTTAGGGCACCATACTCATATTCAGACTGGATATGATGTGATTCATCAGCAAACCAGCTTATATCTCTTGCAAGAAATGTTGATGGCTCGGCCGGGAAAAGGGATTTATATAGACCTTGCCAATCAGTTTCGAAGAGAACTGCAAGGATTGTATTACGACGGTAAAATTTTTAAAGATGAGTTACAAAAAGCAGAAGAACTATTAAATTACAGTATGTTTCGTTCTCAAGGGTTTGATTTTTTCGAGAATCGAAATGCAGCTTTAAATCGTGTTAGTTACTTATTCCAACATAATGAAGAATTCCAGGATGCAATGAGAAAAATGGTTCGGCGCACTAACCCAATGTGGGAACGCTTCTCGGAAATTCGTCCAATTAACCAAGTGGAAGATGAATATGTAGCTATTAGTAAATCAAATATAGGAGGCATTTTTAATCGTATTATCGGATTAAATTCAAGTCTTAAAGAGCGAGCACAAGCAGCAGGAGAATTGTTCCGTCAATGGAGTCCATTTACAGGACGACGCAATATGGAAGATGTCACTCCATTTACCCTGTTTGGTGTGTATTATCCAGTATATCGCTTACAAGATGCACTCGGTAATGCAGGATTAGGATTTTCCGATCAATCAATGGGAAATACCTTCCAAATGTTTTCTGCTCTTATGTGGAAGCGAATTTTCCCGGTGTATGGTACCGTAGAAGGCATAAAGTATATGGATTGGAAAATGGATCAATGGACAGGAGAAGGTCTTGATGAGCGATGGGAAAACTATAAAGCACAATATCGTTTAGAGAAAGCATTGGAGCGAACACCGGAAGAAATCTATCAACTTAAACGGGAGCGAATGCTTCGACCAGGTATTGAACATTGGGAAGCTATGCCGGATGTTCACATTCCGGGAATCGGCCCTGTTGGAGCAGGAGATTTCTTAAATTTATTGTTTGCTCCGTTGATGGGTTATGCTCCTCTTCGAGAAGAAGATATGATGACTTACGATGAAACTCTCCATGATTTGTATTACGGAACGGAAGAAATCCGAAAATCCCGTTGGTGGCTCTTTGGTTCCAAGTCAGCATATCGTGGAGATCGGATTATTGAATTTGCTCCAAATTCGTTCCGTTTAGCACATAGCGATTATGAATGGACAAATACAAATGCAACCGGAGAAGAATACTGGAGTCATCATTTATTACCGACACTCGAAAATCCATTAGGAGGATTATCTTATCTTTTCGGACTTCGTGACCCATATTGGTGGGAGCGAAAACATTACTATGATCGTCCGTATTTATTAACAGGCGAATTGTTCAACCCGAACACGATGGTGTTAGGAGATATCGGCAATGCAACAATCGGACGACTCATTAAACCAGTGCAGGAAATGCATCCGGAATATTGGAGTGATCCAATCCTTATTTATGAAAATGAAACACAGTATTTAGGGGATCGGCCAACAGAACCGGTTCGAACTCGAATTTCTCCCGGAGGTCGAATTGAACATGATGTTCTTGCCACTCCTGCACAGTATGGAGTAACAGAGGGGATTCAGAAAATCGAAGTCGTAGATGAGGATGGAGAAGAAATCAGAGTAATGAATCCTGAAATTCTAACAAGAGGATCAAACGCAAGATATGTGATGACTCTTGAACTGGACGATGAAGGAAAAACAACAGGAGGATATGTGGCCACTGATTTGGAAGCCAATGAAAGTATTTATGTCCCTGCTAATATTGCACAAGAATTGACACTGGAAGAAGCATTCCGATATGCCGAAACAGAAAACCCACAGGGAACTCAAGTCAAAGCGGTGACGATTTCTACTCATAATCCAAGCTATCAAACATTAGTTAGCACTCAGCCACGAGCCATGATGGATGAAGAATTTGCCTATCATCAAGACATTTTGTATCGAAAAATGGTGAACATTCAAGATCCACGAGATGGATCATGGAGATTGAGAGAAGGTTTTGAAAACTGGACAGAACCATTAGGTGTGTATAAATGGATTTTAGGAGACGAGTTGATTGGATACGACCCATATAAAGGTCAATCGGTTATTCAGCGAGCCGATGTAGCCTACAATGCATCCAATCGTTTCTGGGAATCCGAATTAGGTTCTCTTGGTTCTCAGTTGTCTGAGATTGGTCGTCGTTTTATTCGGCGGGATAGCTCACAATTAGAGAAATATAATCCTATTCGGAACACTATGCCAGACTGGTTGCCAGGAGATAACTATTTTATTAATTTCCAAGTAGGAGATCCATACTCAAAGATTCCAAATGGAGAACGACGTTTACCGGGAGAGGCATATGAAGCTTTGCATGAACTTCATCCAGATGAGACTGGTAAAATATTTGCCTGTCTATAAACATGGCACGAATTGCTGGAAACCCCTTAGAGCCTTGCGAGCTACAACGGAACCGGTAACGGTAAACGTGAATGCTTGAAAATCGCAAGGATTGGGCAATCAGCAGCCAAGCATCTCTGGAAACGGAGATGAAGGTTCAGAGACTATCGAAAGCTCCTACTATATCTCACCCTGACGAAACATGATATAATGGAGCAAGTAGAGTTATTTTACAGTGATGTAAAATAACGGCGTGCCATTAATTGCAAGGAGGATGTGTATAATGAAGTCATTGCATCAAAATAAAGAATGGTTAGAAGAACAGTATTCAAAGTATGGGACATCAACAATAGCAAAAATGGTCGGAAGAAATGATAAAACAATACAATATTGGTTGAAAAAGTTTAATATACCAATGCGAACAAGAAGTGAATCAATGAAAATAACCGAAAATCGCATTCATACTGTTGATGTCGATTATTTTAAAGAAATTGATACGGAAGAGAAAGCATACTTTTTAGGTTTTCTTATGGCTGATGCGAATTTATCAATCAGAACTGATAATAAACATGTAGAAACAAAAAGCATAGATTTGACCATTCATAAAAGTGATGTTGAAATATTGATCAAATTAAAAAATGCAATTAAATGTAGCAATGAAATTAAACCAAAAGGAAACAATATGAGATTAGCAATATATAATACACACTTTGCTGATAACTTGATTCATTGGGGTATTGCTGCAAATAAAACAGGGCATGAAGTTTTTCCAAATATATCCGAACATTTAAAGCACCATTTTTTAAGAGGATACTTTGATGGTGATGGATGTATTACTTGGAGTAAAAACGGGAGACTTCGAGGTAAAGTTCATTTTGTTAGCGGATATGAAATGATGAAAGGTATTAAAGATTTTATTGAGAGCAAAGGTGTACAGTATACAGATAAATCATTGCATCCTAAAAAGGGAGCAAATGCTTTTGAATTAGAAACAGCTACATTGCCAAATATAGCAAGAATATATGACATAATCTATAAAGATGCTACTGTTTTTTTAACCAGAAAGAAAAAACATTTTGATGCATTTATGGAGCAATATATTAATTCTCCTATTGCAATTAAAAGATATAGTCCGACCTTATACCGAAAGGTATAAGAGGCAAGCAGAAATGACTTGCCCCTCCTTTATTGGAGAGTAACAATGTGAAATACGGAGCTTTTGATAAATTTAAAATTTTGGCAGATGTGGCTCCGTGGAGTGATGAATATAAATTCTGGAGTCAATATCTCCTAGATAACTTAGAAGATCCGGAATTGCGACAAGAAGCAGCCGAAATCCGCAGACAAGTCTCCATGCGGAAACAAAAATATGATTTTCAACCATACCGATTTAAAGGACAAAATCTCGTATATGAAGAAGTAACTGTAAAAAAGTTTTTAGATGATTACACGTTTTTAACTGAAGAATTCGGAGATCAGCCAATCCGAATTGCCGGAGTAGAATATCGCAAAAAAGCATCAGGAGTACTGCAAAATTACTTCCAAGAAGGAGACAAAGTGGTTATTGGAGTTGCCGCTGATCCAACGCAACGAATTGCTAATGACACTTACGGAACGATGCGAGCCGTTATTTTTAATGAATTAGGAAATATCAATCAAGATATTATTCGTCGTGGTCGCATGGTCGAAAACCTGAATGATTTCTCTCCTGCGGGCGTGCATGCTCGTTTTACTCCGGAGGAAATTCGAAGAGGGGCACGATGGGAAACAGTAGCTCATGCAAGTACACCATTGAATACCAAGTTCTTGCAAGTGCGAACCGCTTTAGAGGAATACGAACGAGATCAGATTTATGGAAAAGACTGGGCAACATGGGAAAACTTCATGCTAAGTGACTATGTTATCCCAACCTTGCAAGGATTAGGACGTTTTGATAGTCCATTGTGGTCCATGGCAGCAGGAGCCGTAACCGGACTTGTTCTTGGTCGCTTCTTTTTACGAGGAGGCCGACCAACCAAAATTGCTGCAATATTAGGAGGATTGTATGGTTTAGGCTCTAATTTCTTCTTTAAATACTATGAAAATAAGCATGGTGAAGCGTGGATTCCAGAGCGTCGAAGAATTGAACATGAAATCAATGAGTATTTCGATATCTTAAAATACCTCAAATACGAGGGACTCTATCAAAAAGCAAGAGAAGAAATTGCTCATGCCACGGGATATGATATTGAAGATTTGGCTCAATTGATTCAAAACCAAAAAGAATTAAACAAGCAACGAAAAGAGGAACTGGAGGCAGAAAAGAAACGGCTTTATATTGAGCAGCCAAAAGGATGGGAAAAGCGCAGAGAAGAGATCAATCAAGAACTAGAAACAATTTCTTTAGATTGGGAAAATCTCTATTTGCCAGAAGCCTTCTTGCAAGCATTACAGTATCGACAAGAGCGTGATACCACATTATATGCGATAGATCCATATGGTGATCGTTTGCAAGTCATGAGAGCTTTTCCGTACAAAGACAAATGGTTCTTTAATGCGTTTGTTGAAGCGAATCAAGAAGAACGAGAACGTATTTTGGAACTAGTTCCTGAAAACCAACGCCGGATTTATAAGGCTATTTGGGGAATGGGGCTTGAACCTCAAAAGCCTCTAGAGTATTACATGCAAAAATACCGAATCCCTGATTGGACTTGGGAAGGCTGGCGACCGGAATATAATTTGGAAGACATTAAAGTCAAAGTAGTTCAAGAATATGGATTAGATTTGTCTGATTTCAATTTCTGGGAGGATGATGTAGAAGCCTCTCAATACGTTCCAGACTTGCATCCAGATGGAAATGAGTTTAAAGGTGAACCGGCTTCCAACTTTACTGGCTTTCAAGCATTGCGACAAAATCTGATTCATATTCTACAAGGATATGGCTTGCAAGATGTTCGTGTTACCGTATATCCATCCACTGGCTCTGAAACCAATGTTCATTTCACCTATACTGAAGACCGAAGTGAAGAGATTGAAGAACATCTCCGCAAGTATGGAAGCCGATATGTGTAAAAGGGAGTGGATTACATGAATGAACCATGGAACCAAACACCAGAAGATATCCGAGTGAATATTGTATTACCTAAATCAAAAGATTTAAAAGTCGTTGCCGTTTCCGATCCGGTCTATTATCAAGACCGGACGGATCCCGAATATGAAAAACGAATTACTCGTCATATTGATTTTCTGAATCGGCAATCGGCAATTTTAGAACGGGATAAAAACTCGTTGGCTCTTGAAATGCAAGAACTCATGCGTAAAAAAGAGACGATAATTTATGATGGACAACGAGTATATCGCTTGTTTCATTCCTTAAATCAACGACACAATCAACAAACTTTAGAGCTATTTGAAGAGTTTTATCGTAGCCTAAAAAATAATCAAAATCATTATATTTTTGATATCGAAACATTTGGAGATGTTCATGATCGACAAAAACCATACAGCATTTCCGAGATTTCAATTAATGAATTTGACCGACAAGGCAATTTGGTTCGCAAAGGCTATAACACCGTTTTGCGACAAGATCAAAAAACAGTAGATTATTTGCAGCAACTTATTGATGATATTCGAAAAGACAAATATGCTTACAATCGTTTAGAAGATTGGGAAAAACGGAGTCTAGTGGATTTAATGCGTTATGCAAGCTATATGAGTGAGTATGATGAACATGCGTTTTCTCATAACCTTAAAACTCAAGAAATCCAACATCATTCCATTATTAAATCGGTGTTTGACCACCAAGACCAAGTGCATCATGGAAAGGTATTACGTAATATTGACCAATATCTTTTGTATATGCAATCAGGACTTGATTATCTAAAAAAACATGGTACACCAGTGCAAACAGCATTAAAACAGATCGAAAAATTATTTCAAGAGAATGCGGATCGTTTTTTCCTTACTTATAACGGGTTAGTCTTTGACTGGCCAGTGTTAAAAGCTTTTGCAGAAAAACATGGGGTCACTTTGTCATCTATTAAACATCTTGACTACTTAAATGCCATTCGAACCGTATTTTCGGACTCTGATGTATTAAAACGAAGAATCAATCCAGATTTTCAGCGGAGTGCATACAGTAAAGATAAACTAGCTGCTATGCGTCAAGCATTAAATTTAGAAACACAAGATGAAGCGCACAACGCACAAATTGATACACATGACACAGCAAAAGTGATAGCTGCTACCTATGAACATCTTCATCAAGAAATCCAAAATTCGAAATTTCCGATTCGAGAAGGATTCAACTATCATCCTACGTATTTAACATGGAATGATGAGCCTCTTCGTCACGGACAAAAACTATTTGCCATTGGAGGAGCAATGGCCGTACAAGATGGAGACGAATCTTTCCGAGTGACCTTAGATGAAAATGGAAAATGGGTGCCTGTCACTAATGATTTCAATAAAACCGTCATTAATAGTAAAACCTTCTATGAATTTGCTGGTATGCAGAAATTAGAAGAAGGACAGCTGGCATTTCGATTTTTTGATCCAGACCGAAATGAATATGCCTATATTGTTCGTAGCGGAGAACATGCATTTCAGGAACTGCAAGACTTTGTACAAAGTCGTTTTTACAATTGGGATGGATTAGACCCTCAATATCAACGAGATATCTTGCACGCTGCTGAAGCAGACCGAGCCCGTCGTCGTTATCAGCGTTTCTTTAGTATGGATGGAGCCGGCAAAGGATTGGCAATTATAGATGGGGAAATCGTCGAAAAAGGGACAGCAGGTTTTTCTGGCTTAAAACGAATGATTGCCAATGCCGAAATCATGAAAACTCATTTAGAAAGTAAAGGAGCCCAGTATCGTGCCAAAGTAGAAGAACTCATAGCACAAGGAATGAGTCGAAATCAAGCCAAAAGAGAAGCACGAAAAATACGGGCACATCAATTGCCAAATCACCTAGATTTTGAAAGTTTATGGGATGAAAGTCGGCAGAAATACGTTATTAATGAAGCAGAAAGAAAGCAATTCTTTAAAATGTATAAGCGTTTAATCGATGAACTTCCATATCTAAAAGAGGTAGTAGAAACCATTGATCAAGAATTTGCAGAAGAAATTCAACAAGCAGCTGCTATCAAAGATAACCGAAAACGACGCAGGGCTCTTATGGAGATTAATCAAAAACGAGATCAAGCCCTTATGAATTACTATCGATACATGACAGATGCCGTGGGAGAACCTGAACAAGAAAGGACATTAAAAGAATTTGAAAATCGGCGTTTGGCTTTTTATGACCCGGAAGTAGACGATTATCGCACCTTGGATTTTACCACTGTCAAAAGTGCAAGAGATAGTTTATATCAATATGCTCGACGTGGCACAAAAGAAAGCCGTAATCAGCAAAAAGTGATGAAAGAGCGGTTAGATTTCCTTTTTCGTAATTTACAAACTCAGCATATCATTACTCCAGGTCAATACTCTTATTACTCCGATGTATTATGGAACACCGATTCGGTATGGCATGCAGCAGGAGAGATTGCTATCAATATGAGACAACGAAATAACGGAAAATATGAAACTACCTTAACAGAGCCATCCATGATTCAAAATCAAAATATTCAGCAGCTTACCAAAGAACAAAATCGACAGTTTATTCAAAGAGCTATCGAGGACACTCGTAATGCTCAATTGATTATCAATATGGACTCAGCAACAGGTAAGAAACTGATATTAGGTGAAGAAATAAGAAAAACATTAGAGATTTTGGATCAACAGCGTTTCTCACGACTAGAACCAAAAAACTATGAAGCATTAGAAGAATTGATTGCAAGTATTCGTAAAACTGATCGTACGAAACAAATTGCATTAGTAATGGATACTCATTCTAATGATGGATTAATGAAAGCCTATGTCTATAACGGAAAAGATAGTATAACAGTTCGCAATCAATTAGCTCGAGGAACAACTCCTACACAAGCGTTAGAAATCGTCATGCCTTTGATTAATCAGGCCGGCACACATAAAGTAGGAGGCTTGGTATTAAATGCACATAATATAGCTGTTCGAGAAGGAAAAAATATCGAGTTAATTTCAAGTGCCCAACATATTGCACGAGGATATGCTGATAGAATGGGATCTATTATGAAGGTATTCAATGAAGGAGATATAGAATGGGCCAATACACTCGCACGACGTACTCTTCGTAATCAAATTGAAAGCATGTCAGGAATCCAGAGAAATATGGAATTCGGAGAAAACGACACATATGTATGGGCGCAAAATCAGTCCGACATGTTAAAACAAGCACACGTCAAGCTAGGTAATGCTATGGTAGAAGATTTGTTTTACAACGGCTTTGAAGGTGTGCGACTAACAGAAAAAGATTTCTACGATCCGGATGATGTGTTTATAGATGACGGACATGGAAACCGAATCTTGCGCAAGGGTGTAACTTTAGAAGATGTAAAAATGGAAACCAGCCACAAGATGCTGATGCTCATGCCTAAATGGGCAGAGGAACGGTTAAAGATTCCTTTATTTACATCTTCTGTGAAAGCTGAGCACGTATCCAAAGCGATTTTATCAATGGAGGACATTCGCCAACTGATTCCTTATGGTACATTTTACAATCACGGCCGTGATAACGCTGTACAATATATGAATGCTTATCTAATTAACTCTCAAACAGAAGAACGTTTAAGAAATATTAAAGGAGTCAGTCGGGATAGTTTATTGAAAACTCCTCGCCAACTAGAATATGAGTCTATTCAGCCTAACAAAGTCAGCATGAATATGAGAATTGCTTATATGACGCAAGATGAACTACGTAAACGTGTAGAACAAATGATAAAAGATTCAAGAGGGCAACAACTTCTTTCCGAATTAGGATTTTTAGATGAGACAGGAAAACTTCAGTATGAAAAACTACCACGACTGTATGAGCAGCAGGGCATTATTGCTAAAGATTTAATGGATGCGTTAGAAGTCAATAATGAAAAGCGATATGACAAAGGAAAACGATTTGAATTAGAAAAAGGGTTGCAAATAGGTAGCACTATTCAACCAGGTCAGTTATTAGGATACCGAATCCATGATAATGGATACCGAGAAGCTATACGTTATGAAGGCACCAAAGTAGCCCAGCTTATTGATGGTGTGGAAGAAGGACGAGATTTAATTGTACGTTGGCAAACCCAACCATTTAAATTTATGCTTGACGGCGAAAAAATGACCGATTCCCCCGTAGATCGTCGATTTATTGAATATCTTACTGGTCGAAATGACATTGTAGGGATTATTAACCCAGATGTGGCGAAACACCACGACTTTGGAATGTTAATGTCGGGGGAAGCTAGATTGCTAGCTGAAGAAATTAAAAAACTAAGCCCATCCAAACAAAAAACCGCTAGAAAAATTATTGAAAATGGTGGTATTGGGCTCAAGTGGAATCAAGAAATGGGCGGGTTCATTGATCATAGTTTTGATTTGCAAATTGCTCGGGAACAATTTGATAAAGTATTTGAGCAACTCAACAAAGCCAAAATTCGTATTTCTCCAATAACTCCAACAGGATTGCGTATGGGTATTTTAGAAGGCCGTATGTCCAAAGTAGCCAATTATAGTAAAGTGATCGACCACAACGGAAGGCAAGTGATTGGCTATGAAGAAGGATATAATGCTGAAACTGGCGAATACGAAGTTCGTAAAGTATATGCAGATGGCAGAGATGGAGTACAATGGGGACACCGAGAGATGGGGGTACTAAAGAGCTATGGGTTAGAGAAAACCTATCAACATGTTCATCAAATTATGTTGGAACAAGCTCAGCAAACTCATCGTCTCCAAGAAACTAGAGCCGTTGCTGAATCATTGCGATATCTGACACATGAGGATCGTATTCAAACAGAGGCATTGAACATAGAAGACTTTGACTCTCTTCCAGAAATGTATCGTAGTGAGAATACGTACAAAGGAACGATTTTTGATCGTGAAAAAGTAAAAAGTTTAGTAAGCCAGTATAAAAATCATAATGCCATGAATGAGCATGGTTTCTGGCTAGAATTGCCTTCAGTAAAACGTCCTGATGGTAAGCTCGATAAAGTTACGATCCGCATGGACGAGACAGGGACATTAAAAGAAATTGATAAAATCTTTATTCCATTTACGAAACTGGAAGGGGCACATGGCGATATCCATTTGCGGGATTTGCAAAAACAAATTGCTCGTATTTATGAAAAAGCGGAAGAAGTGCAACGAGCAACCAGTCTTCAAGATGCACGAATGGCCCATCAAGAATTGCAGCAAGCGGTTCGAGGATATGTCAAACAATCATTTAAAGAACTCACCTCTTCTAAAGGTATGCTATTTGGAGATGTCTTTAAAACCCATATGAATAATTCGGCTTCAGGACTTTTTAAACTCATGGATTATCATACGTCTCAAAAAGTGATGGAAAAATGGGGAGAAGGAGAGTACACGATTATTTCTGAAGATACTGCCAAGAAGATGGGCATTTACGATCGATTAAAAGCCGGAAACGAATTGTATGTAGCAAATGTCCGTTACCCAACATTCCATGATGGAGCCATGCAGTTTACAAAACTCAAAATGGCCGACTGGGTAAAAGAGGGAGAGTTTCATACTACATCCTTTGCATCCATGCTTCAAAATGCAGACTCTGACGGAGACTACTCGCATATTGTCTTTGTTGATGATAAAGACATTCAAGAAGAATGGAGAAGGGCACATGATCAAACACGACAAAAATTTGAAGAACGATGGAGAGCACATTTAGAAAAAACGGACCCAACACACCCATCATATCAAGAAGCAAAACCGGTAAGTATTCGAGATACGGAAGCAAAGGGAGTAGCTGATGAGCAATGGAAACAGTTTGTTTTGAAGCGAATCGGAAACAATGATCAAGAAACAGCATCTAAAATCGGTAAGATGACCATCGGACGAGCTTCCAACTTAAACTTATTTATTCGTCAAGTGGCAGACCGGTACTATGCCGATAACCCGGAAATTAACAATAAAATAAAAGAATTTGGTCGGGGACTCGAACAAAAGCTCATCGACGCAAAGCACGGAGCTGAACCAGCGGGCTTAAAAATGATTGATGCCATTTATGCAGGAAATTGGGAGAAAGCCTTTGAAATTGATAAGCAATATTTTGATGGCATGTTCCAAAAGGACTATTATATGAACGTGGTTGCTCAGGAAATGCCAATGGCACTTACTCGAATGAGAGAGGGACTTCGCACAGCAGGCTTTAAATTTGGAACAAGTACCGGAATCAATGCCAACTATGGAGTTCAGAAGTTAATCGATTTATTATACGGACAAGCAGATCCACAAGAGTATGGGGGAGATAATAAAGCATTAGCCATGTGGCATAAATATCTTCAAAGCGAAGGCATGAACATAGATCTTCATGGAGAACAACAAGCTCCTATGCCTATTCAACGATTAACAACAACTCCAATGAAAGAGCGAATAGATGAAGGAAAAGGAATATTAAATCGAGCTCGCAATACGTTGAGTGATGCTATTGGAGGAAGTATTTCGGGTGTCAAAGGGAAGATTAGTCAACTCTTTGATAGTATCCAAAACATGAATCCAAAAACCGCTGCCCTCTTGGGAGCAGGTCTTGCAGTAACGGGTATTGCAGGGTACAATATTCTTAACAGTGATAAACCTGTAATGCATTACAATAATGAAAGTCAAGAAAGAAAACGAGAACCTCGTCCGGCTTTGCAAGTAGATATGAATGATTACCATTCAACACAAAATGCATCCATTCATATTGAGGCTTCCGGAAGGAAAGTAGGTTCTGATCAAATGTCTCATATGGTGGCTCAAGGAATGAGAGAGTCCGGCATGAATGCAGGACCAACCCGCATTTCTGTGACCCATCGGGATAATACTCAACAATTAAACCGAGTTTGGTATCGGGATAAAGTACGAGAGAATATTTAGGGGGTATGCTCATGTCATTCCAGCAATATATTCCCTATGGGGGATTGCTTGAGCATCACTTACGCATAGGGGACACGATTTTTTACGTGCCCCCTACTGCTATTAGTGTGCATCGTCAAATGAAAAATCAACGAATATCTATTTTACGGGCACGCAATAGTTTGCCAGTAGAATCCGGTTATTTTGACCGGGTCATTGAATTTACTTTGTTCTTTCCGGATATTGAATCCATTAATAACGAGCTCCGTCCTTTATTGGCTCAGGTAAAGAAATGCCCGTTTCTTCCGATTGAAAATACGTATTTGAATGATATTCATAAAATTGAAGCCGTTACGATTGTAGGAGTTACTGTACAAACCACTCCAGGATTCCCTAATACGCTTCAAGCTCAAATTCAATGTTATGCCTTTGAGCCGGCAAGTTATATTGCGGATGAGGATGACCGAACGTTTGACGAAATGTTTGACTGGCCACTATTCCGTTGGTATTACAGTCGAAATTTAGATCCTCAAATCGGAAATATGTTTCACACGTATTTTGAACCTTTGTATGGAGAGTTGGATCATTCTTTTAAATTTCGGATTGCCGCTATGGATGATTTAGATGCGATTGCCGCATGGAGAAAAGAAAAGAAAAAACTCATTCGAGATTTTCTAAGAGAAACCCGGGAAAACTTTTGGGGAAATGAAAAACGAGAAGAAGAATTTCATCAAAAATATGACAAGCTATATCAAAAAGCCATGTTTGAGTACCAGCTTCATTATGAAGATTGGAATCTTCCGGGACTTGTTTTAACAGACCTATCTATTGGTTTTGAAAATAATATCGCATCCTTACAACTGCAAGAAGATGCTTCTCCAACTCATCAATACTTAGGTTCACAAGATACGATTTTAGTAGCCCGTTTTCAAACCGATAACATAGAAACCATTGCCGAATTAGAAGCTCTTGTCAATCGAGCCACGTATATGACTCGCACTTATCATAAAGAGGTATCGAATGGATTTTTAGAGTTTGATCACCCGTTGGCTCGATTATTTGGTGTGCGAAATGTTACGATCGAGGATATGCAAACTAATACGATTGAAGGGTATCCCGGAGCACATGAAGTTGTTTTAACGATGATTGCCTATAACCGAGCAGAACGAAAATTAAATGAGGTACAATGGCTGTCAGAAACGGCTCAATGGGATATTAGCAAATATGAGGAGCTTTCTTTATTAGGGATTTTTACAGATTTTGACCTTGGAATTTCAGAAGATTATCAAGGTTCGGATATCATCATGGACATGCCTCTTATTAGTCCATTTGCACGTTTTGTACGGTTTATGTGGGATCGCCCAATGTTTGAACAGATGTTTTTAGGTTTGAAAAACTTTTTAGCCGGGCATCACAAAACACCTGCTGATTTAGATCAAGAAGGAGTTAAACGTATCATTTATGATGAATCCATTAAACAATTTTTCCGAGCAGCTGAAGTGTATCCCGATTTAGAGCTTCCGACATATGCAGAAGTAGCTATGGCAGGATTTCATGTGGAAAACACAAACGATGGCGTGTTTGTTGATCCAGACTTTTTCATTAAATATAAAAAAGGAACTCTATTTTGGGAAAATTTATTAAAATCCATTGAGCAAAATTATCAGGTTGTGTTACGAGATGCTTTAGGCGGAGAAGCAGTCGTTCATGGTGGTGAAATTAAAAATATCAATAAAGTAACCAGTGAGCAAATTCAAAAAGGAAAAAAGGACTTCCAAGAAGCTTCTGGTCAACAGCAAATGGATGCTTCTCCAATTGCAAAAGATCTCATCGATACGGGCAATTTAAAAAAGGAACAAATGGAAGCTTTGATTCGTCAGAAAGCTCAACAGTTTGGTTTAAATCAGAACTTCCCTTTGGCTTTTGCTCGTGCTATGGATGAGGAATTAAAGCAGTTTTATGATAAAGGAATGAATGCGAAACAAGGAAAAGTTGTTAATCGTAACAGTAGTGCACCTGTTATGATGAACAATCACTTTGAGTTTTACACGAATCCTGATGGAACCATTGACGGTGAGTATATTGGAGTGATGAAAGTTCGACGTTTATATGGCTCCAATGTGAATTTGCTAGGAAAAAACATCGAGTACAATGTGGAAACTGGTATCCGAAAAATGGCCGACTTTTATGCTGAATTAGCTCGTATTCATGCGAATTCTGCCAATGGAGGCAAGAAAATTTATAACGAACAATACGTTTACGATTTGTTTGGTCTAAAAAATAAAAGAGGCACATTTGATGTAGAAAAAGCACGGTTTGCCGGAGTTGTCATGTTGTATCTTGGATTTGACCGAGAATATATGGCACTTGTTAAAGATAATAAACGACCACCACGGCAAATTGTGCAATTGGTGCAAAAAGTTTTGGATAACGTAAAAAATGAAGAACAATGGACTAATCAGCAAATTCACAATCGGGTAAAGAATTTACCAATCAAAGATTTTAAATCTGTAGGAACTCAGGCAAGTGCAGTTACTTCTACCACGAGTGCTTCTTATGTAGATGATAATAATCAAATTTATAAAGGCATGCTTCATGATATGCTGCGTTATGATAAACGAGGTCGATTGGTTCGAGCATTCCCAACATTTTTCCTTACTTTTATTGATGAGGGTCAATATATCGGAACTATCAAACTGTCCGATCAATTTTTTCAGTATAAAGCAGTCATGGATATCATGTACACCAATAATCGAAAAGAAGCATCAAGTACATTAGTCTTAGAAATGTCTAATATTTATGGGACTTTAGATGATGCCGAAAAAGGAATGGATTTAACTCACACAGGTTACTCAGAAGTCTTTAAAGCCATGACACTTCCGGGAGCTGTAACACGGGAAGCAGAGCGTTCCCGTCACCGAAATCCAAATTACTATAAATCGATTATGCTTCGCACTGGGACTCGTATTCATTTTCGAATGGGATATGGCTCTAATCCAATGGAAATGCCAACAATTATGAATGGTACCATTACCTCAATTACAAATAATAAAGAATCCATTACGGTCATTGCACAGGATGACGGAATCGAATTAACGAATAAAATCCGGGCTGATGTGAACGAAACAACAGACGGAGGATTTCTTTTTTCTAAGAAAGAGCCTACCGAAATTGTTGATGAATTATTGACGGATTCCCAGGGATTCTTTAGGAACTTGTGGGCCGGATTATCAAACAAAGAATTTGAGAATCACAGTCTTGGAATTATGCATTTTGGTAGTCAACAGCAGCCACAAGGATGGGCACAATTACAATCCTTCTTGGGTGGTATCCCGGTAGGAGCTGCAGCTGGGATTATGGGAGGAGTGATCGGTGCTATTGCTGGATCTCTTTCCGGAGGACTCTTTGGTGGTGTACTCGCTGGAAAAGATAGTCGTACCATTGGGGAAATCAATATGAATGTCTATCAAACGACAGGGCTTACTAATGAAGAACATGATCAGTGGTGGACGAAAATCAAAGATGCTTTTGGTATTGGGAAAGCGGATGAACCCGGCATTAATATCAATCTATTTGATAAAAGTGTATGGGATGTCTTAAATATTTGTGCTTCTGTTGGAGATGATCATATCGTAGCGGTGCATCCATTTGGATTCCGTAACACTATCTTTTCTGGAAAACCTTATTTTCCGCTTCATTATGACTATATCGTGGATGCTAAACAAGAAAAAGTGCTAGGAACAGCGGTCAAACCGTTTCGACAGTTTCATGTGTATGATAGTGCTACCTCGATTTTAGATAACAGTATTGAAGCAACAGAAGAATATATACGAACAGTAGCTGTAGGTGTATACATGAATGAAGGGGAAATGGATACCACCTCTCCTATTTTCGTGGACACAAACATTTGGCCAGAAAAACAACGAGTTGTTAATATTGATACGACAATGAATGCGCAAGGAGTGCGGTTGATTCAGCATATTCCTCTCATTGGAGGACTATTAAATAAGCCATTGAAATGGTACTTCGATGAAGGAGTAGCAATTAAAATAGCAGCCGCTGGTTTACGAGATTATGTCAAAGACATGTATGATGGATACTTAACCGTTATGGGGGATCCAAGTGTTAAGCCTTATGATCAAATGTGGGTTTTTGATACGTATAACGATATCGTCGGTCTTGCAGAAGTAAAAGAAGTTACCCAAATCATGAATCACCAAATGGGATACATCACAATGATCAAACCGGATGCAGTGGTTGTTAATAGTGACCGGCGAGCTATGGGATTTGCCATGACACTCCAAGCCATTGCCGGAAGTGCCCTAATCACATATGCTCTGCGTAAAAAATTGAAAACATCTAAATATGCAGGACATCTTCCTATTTTAAATGCAGCGTGGGCAGCGACTCAGAATCAATTTGATCGATTGAAAGAGCGTTTTCAAACCAATCGGGTAACTAAAAAGTTGTATGATACTCTAACAGGAAAACGACCATCTAATGAGAACGATATTTTACAAAAGGAATCTAAACGAAAAAGTGTGCGAGCAAAAGCAGAAGATGTAGCTCGATGGGCCAAAAACGGAATGTTGAATCAACTAGAAAAATGGACCGGAGAAAAAGCTCGCAACAATCTTGAGGAAATTTTGAGAAACAGTCGGGAATTTGGCTATAACACCTTTAATCATCTTCGATTAAAAGAAAAAATCACTCCTCTTTTAACAAGTGGAAGTCGAAAGCTTCGAAAACTCAAAGGAGTCGGGGAATATGCACGTATGGCGTGGGCAGGAACTCATGCTGCAGCAGGACCAATTGGATGGATTGCTTTTGCCATTGAAGCTTTAGTGATTCATTTAATTACTGCCACTGTAGCAGAATTTATTGAGCGATGGCTCTTTACAAGGCAAGCTGTCATGATTGCTCCTCTTATCAAAGGAGGATTGGAGTTCACCGCAGGAATTAATGGTCATAAAGGATCAGTGATTGGAGATCCCCCGGACTTTTGGCAAAGATTTATGACCAACGAATTTTCCGCTGTTTTACTAGGATTTTTTGGAGTGGATGCATGGAAGTATCGCCAAGATTATGTAATGGAAAATGATCTTCAAATGCAAACAAATTCCTCTGTTTCTCGTATCAATGTCAATAGTATGGCACAAGATTTATTGCAGCATTTTCGGAAACAACCACGGAACGTACCAGAATTGCAACACTTGTATGAAGAGGATCGCAAAGCAGCATTAGAACAAGTCAACCGGCGTTTGGCATTACTAAATTCTCGATACACCAAAGCTGTTCACCCAGAAGAAGAAAAGAGTTGGGAGGAATGGAAAAAACAAATCGGGGATTGGTTTTCAGACCTTTGGGAGCAAATCAAATTACTTTTTGGTGGAAAAGATGATGGACAAGTTTGTATTCCAAAGGGAGATGTGCCAACCAACGGAAAAGCCGTGAATCTATCCAAATACTTTAGTGTGATCGGACCAAAAATTGAAGAAGAATGTAAACGTCAGGGATTAAGTCCTTACGCAGAAATTCTAAAAGCAAAATGTATGCAAGAATCAGGAGGAAACTACCTCAAATATCCGGATGTTATGCAAGCATCAGAATCATTAGGAAAACCAATCGGATGGATTAAAGATGTAGATTTATCCATTCGTCAAGGTGTGAAATATTTTGGTGAGATTATTAAGAAATGTAATGGAGATATTAAACTTGCCCTGCAATCATACAACTACGGAAAAGGCTTTATTGATTACGCCATGAAACGAGGAGGCAAATATACACCGGAATTGGCATGGTCGTTTGCTGAAGAAATGGTGAAGAAATATGGAAGAATTTCACGTATTCCTCCGGGATATGGAGACTCAAAATATGTTGAACGAGTACTTCGTTATTATCAAGGGGATCTTCCAAGTGGGGAATGTGAAAATGCAGTAGGCAATGGTCCGGGTGGAGCAAGTTCATGTCCATCTGTAACCGGAAGAGAGGGAAAGAGAAAATATCAAACAAGTGGAGAAGGATTAACAGATTTGCGCACAATTCCGCAGCGACCATTTGGCCTTGCTATTGTAGGTGGAACAAGTAAAGTACGACCTGGAACCGCAGAAGCTTTAGTTAATATGGCTCTTCTTTACAAGAAAGCAACAGGCAAAACGTTTAAAGTTACCAGTGGAAATCGACCAGGAGATCCTAATTGGCATGGAACCGGATGGGCGGTGGATATTGATACACCTAATACCATGCGAATTATTAATGGCAAAATGCGATTCCCAAATGGAACGGATAAAAACGATGCCCGTGCTTTATGTCAAGCTGCTATTGAAGCAGGTTTTCGTGGTCTATATTTTGGTGATTGGGATATCGTGCAAGAGATGAATCAGAAATACGGGGCAGGAACAATGACATATGATCCGGGTGGTCACTGGAATCATCTCCATTGCTCTTATCCAATTTGTAAGAAAAAATAGGGAGGAATATAAATGACTGTTGAACAAAGCAGCTTTAAGAAAGGGTTGTATGAGCAAAGTGCCGATAGAGCGTCTGAGCGACGCTCTTATGGCCTTATTGGAAAAGTGGCGTATTATCATCCCAATACCACATATTGTTCTTGTGGAGCAACTGACCAATTTGGAAATGAACGTCACCCAAAAGGCAGAAAAACACCACTTGCCAAACACGAACGACATACCATAGATGTGGATGTTCTATTAGGAAATAAAATTCAGCGATTATACTCTGTCCCATGCTTTGTTTATTCGCAGGGTTTGATTGATAAAGGTTTTCAAAAAAATGATCGGGTATGGATTGAATTTGTCAATGGAGATCCGAATATGCCTGTGGCCACTGCTTATTATCGAGAGCCCGATCAATTAGATTTATTCTTTAATAATCTTAAATACCGGGTAGCGGAATTCTTCGATGAATTGCTTCCGGGATAAGAGGTGATAAGATGAGCTGGAAAGAGGATTTATATGAATTAGACTTATATGAATCACTAGATTTAGATGTAATCGCAGACCAGAGTACAGAAGCCAAAGAAAATGATATTGGAATGATTAATCCCATCAGCGGAGCCGGTATCCTTGCGAGAGAGAATGGAACTCTAGAAGGATTTGCTGATTACGGGTTAGGATTTCGGTTTAGTCGAGATAGTCAAAGTCTTTTAATTTTTGCACCAAATATTCATGTATTTTCACTTCATATTGAAAAGCATGACAAAATCATACGAAATACGTATTTAAAAGATGAATACGGGGATATCGAAAACTTGTTAAATGAAATCAAACTCGTTGAAGGAGATCATAACCATGAGAAACTATAACGAAAAAGATTTGGCATTTTATAATTTAGATAGCCATATTGAAGGAGATTTGATTGTCGATGAAACTGGGGATCTTGCTTTAACAGTAAATTATGATTCAGCCCGGCAAGATATCACCAATCGACTTCGCACACAAAAAGGAGATTGGCGTTCTCATCCGCAATTAGGAGCGGATTTAGAATTATTAGAGGGAGAACCAAATACTCGAGAAACCGGAATGAAAGGTGTAGCTCAAATTTATGAAGCTCTCACATATGACCATCGTTTTCACTTAGAAGATCTTCATGTACGGGCTGTGCCTACTAGTATTGAGGAAATTCAGTTCTTCGTATTATTAGATTCCGATTCTAATGAACCCGTTGTGGTACAACAATCCCTAGAATTATAAAGCAGGTGATATCATGTTTTTAAAACGCAGTAAGCAGGAAATTTTACGAGATGCGGCTATCATACTTGCTCGAAATACGCCTATTACCAACTTTTCAGCAGGAAGTATTGCCCGCTCTATTGTAGAAGCAATAGCTTCAGAAATTGGAACTAGTGAGGATCCCAATCGTGTATCTTTATATGAATTTGCTCAGCAGGTATTGGATCTCGGTTTTTTAAGTCGTGCGAAAAAGACAGAACTTGATTTAATCGGAGGATTATTTAGTTATCCACGACGCAAAGAACAGATCCGAAAAGAAGATGGAAGTCTAGTAGAAGAGCCCATTAGTGATGATATGTATCGCTATGAAATATCACAAGTGGTTCCATCTATGGCTACAGCAAATTATACCTCCCTGCGTTTGGCACTCCTTACGATACAAGGCATCAAAGATATTATTGGGAAAGAGTATAGTCATGGAACAGGTAGCTTTTCTTTTATTATTATCCCCCAATATGGATTTGATGAAAAAGAGATAAGGGCGAAAGTACAAGAAGCGGTTGAAAAGGTTAAAGGTTTTGGGATTCGCCCTCATATTCTATTTCCGGTATCTGTGCCAGTAGATATTACGGTAAAACTTCTTTTTCATGAAACAACAAGTGAACCTCAAAAAGCACATATCCGTCTGGAAACCGAACAAAAATTAAAGTCTTATATTGGTCAACACGAAATGGGAAAAGGAATTATTTACAATGATTTAGTACAGGAAATCATGAATACTCATGAAAAAATTGTAGATTTTGAGATACTGAAATTTTACATGAACAATGAGCCTGTACTCTTAACGAATCAGTCAATATTAGAAGATGAGCGTCTTACACCGCAGTATATTCAGGCTATTTAATGCAGAGCGAAAAAGACTTGTAATGCATGACATGTTATTATAAAGAAAGATGAACTGAGCGAAAAAAGGAGAAAGGGTCATATTATACTTCTTTGTATGACATAAATAAGGAGGAATCAGTAATATGGCCATTAACCGAATACGACTGAGTCAAATTAAGGCGCAAAGTCCGGATCTCAATCATTTTGAGGAGCAATTAAATGGACAAGGACAACCCTACTATGAGAAAATCGTGGCTTCTGAAGGGCAGCAACGATTTACATTAGCGGTCCCATACCAAGCAGGAAATGGAGATTTATTGGTCTTTTTGAATGGACAGAAAGTGACAGCTACTTCAGATCCATCTCAAGCCGATGGGGAATATCGGGAAATCGATCCAACCACTATCGAATTTGTAAATCCTTTATTCCAAGATGATATTGTAGAGTTCTTTATGAGTGGAAAAGGCCAAGGGGTGGCTATGGTCGTAGACCACTTTCATGTGTATCGAGAAAAGCCAAGTGGAACGATTGATGGGATCAATCGAGTCTTTTTTCTAGCACGCACTCCAAAGGTCAATTCGGAAATGGTGTTCCGAAATGGAATACTATTGAACATGGGAGTAGAAGAAGATTATGTCATGGATGGCAATAAAATCATTTTTAATGAGGCTCCACCTATAGGTTCGAAAATTCTTGTTAATTATGATGTATCCTATGTCTAATAAGGAGGAATAGGCATGTCAAATCCTACAAAAATCTTAATGTATGATTTAGAATCTTCTATTCGAAAACTTCTTGAAGATTTAAACACCTTTCAAGGAAGCTATTCGTCTTTATATGAGCGTTTAAACAAACTTGATGTCAGTGTGTTTGATGGAGATACCAAATCTGTAATCCAAGATTTGATTGATGCATATCGAAACGATAATAAAGGATTGACTAGGGAACGGATAAACAGCTTGGAATCCCAATTAGCAAGTACCCAAGACGATGTGGTCATTCTTGAAAATAAATTAAACAGCACTGAGAAGCAGATCCTTTTAAGCTCCATTATCGAAACATCAAAGTACGAAGAATATCAATATGACTCTGGAGGCAATGTCATTCATCATCGTGTTTATGCAGACAATACCAAAGCCAAAAAGATATATGAAATCTCTTTCACGTATGATTCGCCAGAAAGTGGAGTATTGCAAAGTTCTCAAAAGAAAGTATACGAAGAAGATGGTGTTACCTTAAAACAAACCGTAAATAAGGTATACAATTATGATTCTCAAACAGGGGATATTATCTCCATTGCAACTACAGTAGTGTAGCGGGGGGAGGGGAGCTGTATGGATATTGTTTCATTTTCTAAAGCCAGTAAAACACTCAAAAAGATTCAAGAACTTGATCAATCTGTAGTGTCTCCTTTAGCCGAAGACCGGTTTTCAACTGTCGATGCACGGTTGGATTGGCTAGAGGGGCAAGCTAATAAGGCCATCACCGAAAATAGCAAACAGTTGGATTTAAGTCAAGGTGTATTTGATAATACCGAGTTTGTGAATGGAAAGTTGAAGTTGAAGGCAGTAAGACAAATAGAAACAATGGAGTCAAATGTGCAAATCCACTACTACCCTTCCGGCACTTATGAATCTCCGGTTATTGATTTAGGAGAGGAATGGAAAGAAACAAAATTAGTGGATATTATCAAGCAAATTAAAACAGGAACAACAGATTGTATTTTAGAAATATCCACTTCTTCAGATGGAGTCACATTTTCATCTTATTTGACACTCGATTTATCCTCTTTACCTCAAGGTCGATATATAAAAATACGTGCTACTTTATCGGCTCTAGTACAACCGGGAGAAGTTAAAACCCTGCAATATAGTCAGTCTCCTGAAAATCACGTCACGTTAAATGAATTTACAGAAGCCAATGGGGATCTCAAATTAAAAAATCAATACACATATGCGATGAATATGGACGGAACACTGGGACAGGGAAATCAATTTAGTGTTTCCATTCCAAAAACATCTTTTAAATCGATTCAATCGATAGAGGTGAAATAACATGCAGTCCACAATAAAATATTTAGTTGAAGATAATGGAGAAGTAAAGAAATTTAATGGAACCTCTTGGGTTTCAGTTGGTTCGATGCCTGCCACGGAATCCATGTTCTTAACGGATGGCATGACTGATTTAAGTGTGATTGATAATGCTGCCATTCAAGCATTGGTGTCAGATACACCGAAACTATTAATGTATCATGATAATCCATCTAAGACTTCAGCTTTGGCTACCTTAATAGCCGTACCACATGGACAGTTAATCCTTCAAGAAGGGGATATGGATGTAAGCGGAGGAGTGCAAAGTCTTTCTATTGCGGCAACCTCTACAGGTGTAAGTATGTTAAAAATAATCATTAGTACAGATAGCGGAGTGACATGGAAAACTTTTGACGGGAATGCATGGAGCGCCATTGTTCCAAATGCATCATCGGTAAAATCCAATGGCATGACACCATCTGTTATCAATGGTCTTACGAAAGACCAAATTGATGTACTCTTAAATGGAAGTAACACTTTGCGATTTGCCTATTATTTAGAGCAAGATCAAATAGTCGATGTTGTAAATGTCGATTCTATTACGATTACAGCCAATCCTGTAGCAACAGAAACTCCATCCCTTGACAGTATTAAAATCACATATGACGAATTAACCATTGAAGGGCGCATGCAAGATCTAGAAAGAGTGAATGCAATCAATATGCAAAAACTTCAATTTAAAGCAAATACCATTATGAAATCACATGCTTATAAACTTCATGATTTGGTAATAGACACATTTGAGGTAGACAGTATGGAAACATTAGATTCGTCAATAAATGACACACAAATTAAAGACATGTCTACACCTGAGATACTGGGAAATGGATATATTTCAAAAGTAAGTCTATCTGAGTTTAAGAGTATCAATGGAGTCACTCTTTCTTAGTGACTCCTTCAAGGAGGGAAATAAATGGGACAACCAATTAGAAATTTGCCAGTTGGATCATGGGTAAAAGATACTGCTACTCTAATTAACGGGAAAATAGTTAAATGGAAAATTCTAGATCATAATCATTCTGGTTATCCAACCAATACCACTACTTTAATGGGTGTTCCCGATCAAACTGATCCTGTCCTAGTGTCTCCACAACCATCTTGGAACAACAGTGCCAAAAGCACATTTCGTGATTTTTCTACTACTTATAAAGGGATGACCAAAACCATCGGTGAAATCCTGGATGAATTATACCAAGGATTCAGTCAAGGATTAAAAAATAAAATTGTGGATACGCCATTGGATATTGGTTATTCAGGAAGCTATACAGGATCTAGTGCACGGACAAGAAAAGAAACTCATCGTATCTTTTTATTTGGTGCAAAAGAAATGAATCATGGAAGTTCTACTTATTTAAATGGAGCCAATAGTCAAGTGTACTTTCCACAATTAAGTGCATTTAATAATTCTGGTATTAATATTTATATGAACATTGATTCTTCAATAAAAGTCATGAGTCGTGATATCGCAATTAGTTCATCTGACTATTATACTATGTTTCCAGGATACCTAAATATTCAACAAGGATATAGCGCTAGTTCTACAATTCAAATGCAGATTCTTCCAATGATTAATATATCATCTGATACAATGGTTAAAGACCAACAGGATGGTGATACTTATATTTTAGATCTTAGTCAACGTTTAGGTTTAATAGAAAAAGATGGAGAAATTCTTAAATGGGATGCAAGTATCTCTAATTGGGTGAGTGTGGGCAATAGTCCGGCAACAGAAGATATGTTTTTAAATCATGGAATAGCTGATTTTTCTGTTATTCCAAAAGAAAAATGGAAGAAGCTAAATAATCAATTTGATATCCTTTGTTATAGTGATGTATCAGATTTGCAAAAAATTATTATTAAAAAACCCAAAAGTGTGTATAATCCTACGGAGTTTTGTTATAAGGGATATGGTGTAATTGCAACAAAAACAGAAATCTTGCCAAAATCAAGAAGAAAATTGCTGATTAGTGCAGAGCATGCAAATTGTCTATTTGAATATTCCTTAGATGACGGTATAACATGGCATAGTTGCAATGTAGAAGAATTGATAGATGTTACAGCCATTTCTGGAAATCAATTAAAAATAAAAATTACTCTTCCTGATGTAACAGCAACTATTAGTTCATTATCATTTTCGTGGATATAAATAACAGGAAATATGGGTATATAAATTGAGGTGAAGTTAAAAATTAAAGATTTTAACAGACAGAGAATAGTTTTCCTCTTATACTTCCCCTTATAATAAAATCATGTAATGCTTTTCATGACAAGAGGTGAAATACATGGATGTTCTTTCGTTAGCAAAAGCCATGAAAGCAAAACGAAGCATTCAACAATTGCAACATCGATTAGGAATGAATGGAACCGAACAAGGAGAAGATGTGCGAGGCACTTATGCAAATGTCAAAAGCAGATTAGAAGAATTGGAAAAGAAAAATCCCAAAGTGACTTTGTATAATCGAGTCAGCGATTTGGAGCAGCATACAGTTATCAACTTAAACAAACACAATTTGCATATCAACTCGATTTTAAATCAATCCAAATTTAATTTAGCTGAATTGGCCTTTGATGATTTTGGTGACGATAGCGGCATTGATGCCTCAAAGTCAATCGGTCATGTATTTGATGCAGCCGGCCGCCGAGTAAAAATTGCAAATGGACAAACGCAAGCAGAAATTGTCACTACTGCTGAAAATACAAATACGATCCCACAAATGATCACAGTTTCCCAATCCTTTAATGGACAGTTAACATCAAACAAATTAGTGGATATGACTAATGGAACATTGATGAATACTGAAATCGTGAATGGGAAAATTCAACTAAAAACAATAGGCACTATAAAAGCAGGAATATATAAATCCAATGCCATACCAATTATGAATAGTAATATGAGTAAAGGAATTACAGTATCTGCTTCTTCTGAATATAGTGCAACTTATCAAGCCTGGAAAGCTTTTAATGGTACTACATTAGACAGCACTGATGCATGGATTACTGCCAATGGTCAAACAGTGGGATGGTTAAAACTTGATTTGGGTGCAGGAAATGAAAAAGCGATTGCCAAATACACGATTACACCTAGAAATCATACGAGCTCACTAGATGCTTCTCCTAAAAACTGGACATTTGAAGCTTCTCATACAGGGGCTTTCGCTGGAGAGCAAATTATTTTGGATCAGCAAACCGATATCACGGGATGGTCAATAAACACTAAAAAAGAGTTTACTTTTACTAATACAATGCCTTATCGTTATTATCGCATTCATATTACAGCAAACAATGGAAATGGATCTTATACAGCTATTGGTGAAATGGAATTAATGGAAGAAGATATTCAAAATCTCTATGTGCCAAGTGGATCCTATGAATCTCCTGTATTAGATTTAGGAGAAAACTTCAAATCATTGAGAAAAATTGAGAAAAATGGATCTGTTTTAGTGGAATATGTAAGTCTAATTCCAGCCATGACATCCAACGATAACGGTAATATACAAATATCTGCTTCCACTCAATATAGTAGCACTTATGCACCATTTAAGGCTTTTGATGGGATTATATCAGGAAGTGCAAATCGTTGGGTTACGGCTTACAACTATAGGACAGGATGGCTTCAAGTGCAATTTAAGTCAGGTGCGAAGGTTGTAAAAAAGTATTCGATTCGATGTATAGATGGTAGCAATATAGGTCAAGCACCTAAAGATTGGACCTTTGAGGGGTCACACGACAGAATAAATTGGACCATTTTAGATCAACAAGCCAATCAAATCAATTGGTCGTCGGCTGAAAAAAGAGAATTTGAAATTAGCAATACAAATGCTTATCCATATTATCGCATCAATATTACTGCAAATAATGGAGAAACGGCCGTATCAATTACAGAAATGGAGTTGTTTGAGAAAATTGAATATGGAGATGTGAAAGTTTATACTGCCACGTCCTCTGATAACCTCACGTTTTCTGACTGGCAATCTATTAATCCAGATGGAACGATTGCCTCTCCATCGGCTCGGTATATAAAAATAAAAGTGGAGCTAATCGGTGGTGCAGAAGTGCAAGAAAAAACAGTATATGATTTTACTTTAACGGATGCAGTTAATTTTGAGGCAAATAAGCAGATAGTGTTTGATGGTTCATTAAGACTGAAAGTAAACCATACTGAAAGCATGGATCTTGACCCCTCATTCTCAGAATCAGGAACATTATTAAGAAAAGTTATTAATAAGAATCAATTTAAAACAATCGAAAAGCTAGAGGTGAAATAAGAAGTGCCTGTTGTTGTTTTGCATCCTAGTAAAGACACTTATATATTGAGTTACAATAGCAACAATAACTATGGAACTAATACAACCCTACAGATAGGAGTCAACGGAACCTTATCAAACGCACAAGGGAACATCTTAATTCAATTTGATCTCAGTTCAATTCCTCAAGGAGCCATCATTATTAGTGCAGTTTTAGAATTGTATTGCTACTCAAGATATACTACTAATAACGATGCTATTATCTCTGCCCCTTTAAATACCATAAAAACAGATTGGAGTGAAACAGAAGTCAATTGGTCAACCAGGCCTTCTGTTAATAGTGAGAATATTGAACCTTACACGGGGCTATGGACAGTGAATGCATGGTGGAAATGGAATGTTACAGACTTGATTAGAAAGTTTGTTTCAGGTACTCAAACGAATTATGGGTTTGAAGTTAGTCGAATATCTAGTGGAACTTATAAATATAGTGGAGCTCAGTTTTATTCTTCAAACTATACAACCAATCCATCGCTACGTCCAAGACTTGTTGTTGAGTACTTAAACGAAAAGTATCTCTTCCAAGATGGAACAGATATAAAGAAGTATGTAAAAAAAATAAATGACACAGTTCCATTAATGTCTTCTGGAATAAATGGAAATATAGTTATTTCATGTTCAAGTGTTTACAATAGTAATTATGCAGATTGGAAAATGTTTAATAAAACATTACAAGGTGCGTATGATGCATGGTTAACAGGAAGCGGGAAAACAGTGGGAGAATGGATTCAAGTGGATTTTGGCGAAGGAAATGAAAAGAAAATTACTAAGTATACATTAACCACAAGAAATCATTCATCTCCGAATCCAGCATATGGCTGGGTGATAGAAGCTAGTAATAATGCATCATCATGGATTCAAATCGATTCACAAAATAATCAAAATACACCATCTTGGCCTGGAAATACAAAAAAAGAATATACTTGTGCTACACCTCCAACGGTTCCATATCGCTATTATAGATTACGAATCACAAATGCAGGTTCACAGAGCTACTGTGGCTTTGGTGAAATGGAATTATTGGAGGAGGAAAAAGGGTGGAGAGTTGTAGGAGCTGCTCCAGTAACCAAAACCATGTTTGATCAGGATGGCATGACTGATCTCTCCATTATAGACCACGTGGTAATTCAAGATTTAACTTCCGATAATCCTGAAATATTATGCTGGACTGATGAAACAGGATCTTCTGTTGCTCGTACCATTCATTTAGTGGCTGTTCCAAAGCCTCAACTTCTCTTACCTGTAGAAGATTTAACTATAGGAGAAGTAGAGAGCATGAATCTCGCAACTACTTTATCCGAAGTAGGAGATATCAAGGTGATTATTAGCGGAGATAGTGGGGCAACATGGAAAGGGAAAAATGGAACAGTAGAAATATCTGATTTAACACAAGTAAAAACAAATGGATATACACCAAGTGAATTTAACACTCTAACTAAACAGGAATTGACTTATTTGTTCCCAAACAGAAAAGCACGATTTGCTTTCTATTTAGAACAAACAGCATCAGCTGATGTTGTTACAATCAATAAACTGACTATTAATGAAAATGTTTATAAATTTACACCGGATTTGAATTCTTTAAAAGTCATCTATGATTTATTAAAAAATGAAAATCCTAAACTCTATGTCTCCCGAGATGATGGAATCACTTGGAAAGAAGTCCAACCAGATACTCTTACTCGATTGGATGATCTACCAGAGGGAACTAGGCTACGTGTTAAAGCCGTTCTTTCCAACGGACAAGAATTACACGGACTTTCGTATTCATGGATTTAAGGGGTGTGACAGATGGATGTGGTATCCTATGCTAAATCAATTAAAGCAAAAAAACGTATTCAACAATTGCAAAATCGGCTAGGAATGAATGGCACTGAACAAGGAAATGATGTGCGAGATGTATATGAGAGTGTAAAGCAACGCTTAGAGACTCTTGAACAAAAGAGTCCTAAGATGGCTTTATACAACCGTGTTTCAGAATTAGAAACAAATACTATTATTAACTTAAACAAACATAATTTGCATGTAAACTCTGTTCTAAATCAAAATAAATATCAATTCATGGAGTTAATGTTTGATGATTTTGCCGATGATAGCGGCATTGATGCTACGAAATCTATTTCTTATGTTTTTGATTCTGTAAATCGTCGAATTCAAATTGCCAATGGTCAAACCCAGGCGATTGTTGTAACAACTGCTGAAAATACAGTAAATATTCCACGCATGATTACGGTATCTCAAGTCTTTAATAAACAGGCAGTAGTGCAAAAACCTATTGATCTAAACAATGGAACACATGTTAATACTGAAATAATCAATGGGAAAATTCAATTGCAATTTCGTCACACAGAAGATCAATATGTTCCGTCAGGAATTTATGAAACTCCCGTCATTGATTTTGGAGAAAACACAAAACAAATTTTAAAGCTTCAAACTTCTATTTATATCCCAACAGCATCAGCTAATCAAAACAAAGCGGAAGTATATATTTACACATCTACTTCTCCTGATAACCAAACTTTTTCTGATTGGCAATTACTGAATCCAGATGGAACCATCGCATCACCTGCAGGAAGATATCTTAGAATCAAAATTGAATTGAAAGCAGAAAGAGAACAAGAACTTAATCAAGTCAATACATCTGTAGAATACGATCCCTCCAAGGTCATTGTGGTCACTGATAACTATACTTTAAAGGATCAAGATCGACTATTAAAATTGGTATATAACATTCTTGATACCATGCCAATCGAATATGATGCTACTAAAATTCAAAAAGGTCTGGATTACTATGTATTGCAAGGTAATGTTCAATAAGGAGTGATGAAAAATGATAGCACAACATATTTTATTTATTAATAAGTATCAAGAGTTATGGGGGATGGGGCGAAACGCCAGTGGACAATTAGGGGATGGAACGACTACTAATAAACTTATCCCTACTCGAATTGGAACAGATACAGATTGGAAACAGGTAGCAGTAGGAGAGTTTCATACAGTTGCTATCAAAAATGATGGAAGTCTGTGGGCATGGGGGCATAACGCCAATGGACAAGTAGGGGATGGAACGACTACTAGTAGAACCACTCCTACTCGAATTGGAGCAGATACAGATTGGAAACAAGTAGCAGCAGGAAACCATCATACAGTTGCTATTAAAAATGATGGAAGTCTGTGGGCATGGGGGTATAACGCCAATGGACAAGTAGGGGATGGAACGACTGCTAATAAAAACACCCCTACTCGAATTGGAACAGATACAGATTGGAAACAGGTAGCAGCAGGAAGCAATCATACAGTTGCTATCAAAAATAATGGAAGTCTGTGGGCATGGGGGCATAATAACTATGGACAAGTAGGGGATGGAACGACTGCTAATAAAAACACCCCTACTCGAATTGGAGCAGATACAGATTGGAAACAAGTAGCAGCAGGAAACCATCATACAGTTGCTATTAAAAATGATGGAAGTCTGTGGGCATGGGGGTATAACGCCCAAGGACAATTAGGGGATGGAACGATTACTAGTAGAACCACTCCTACTCGAATTGGAGCAGATACAGATTGGAAACAAGTAGAGGTAGGATACCAACATGCAGTTGCTATTAAAAATAATGGAAGTCTGTGGGCATGGGGGTATAACAACGTTGGACAATTAGGGGATGGAACGACTGCTACTAGAACCACTCCTACTCGAATTGGAGCAGATACAGATTGGAAACAAGTGATAATAGCGGGATCTACCTCTTACGGAATCAAATTAACACTCGATTTATATGGTTGGGGGTATAACAACGTTGGACAATTAGGGGATGGAACGACTAACAATAGGCTAACTCCAATCAAAATTTCCATTACAGATCCTATCGGAGTGTCTATCCAAAAAATTTTCCCAACAAATGTTCCTACAAATTTGATTGTAGCTTGTCGTTCTCTTGATCTATATAAGTTAATTTTAAAGGTTCAAATTCCTTCTCAAACCGGTATGAGATTTTTATTCTCAACCGATAAAACCAACTGGAAATCTTATAACTTGACTACACGTTCATGGGAAGTGGTTTCTCTTGAAAATATTCGTAATCAAGGAATGACCAAAGAACAAGTCGAGTCGTTAAATGAAATCGATCTAGCTCCATATCGCAATGTTCCATTTTATATTGCTGTATGTATGTGGACTGAAAATCAAAATGAAACTCCTGTATTTAGGGGAATCGATGGGTATATTGATGCCTATACTAATACTCCAAGTATTCAATCGATTTCTGCTGAATGTGAATTGCTAAAAAGCGAACAACCAAAACTCTATGTTTCTCGAGATGATGGAGCCACTTGGAAAGAAATCCGGCCAGATACTCTCACTCAATTAGATGACTTACCAGAAGGAACCAAATTACGTGTAAAAGCAGTTCTTTCAAATGGTCAAGAACTGCATGGACTGTCATATTCTTGGGTTTAAGAGGTGAGACAAATGGATATCATTTCATACGGTATAGCATCCAAAGCCGCTAAACAAGAATCTTACACCCGAAAAGAGGTATTAGGATTGGGTGTACAAGGTACTTCGTCACATCTTAAAGGACGTATCGATCATATCGAAAAAGAGATTCAATCGGTTGTTGCACAAGCTGATAAACTTATTATCAATAACACTATTAATATCATGAAAGCTCATGCAAAACTTAATGCCGTAGCCAAAAGTATGAAGTATAAAATGCATAATATGATGTTTGATGATTTGTTAGATTTAAGCGGTATTGACACGGCCAAAAGCTCTGGATATACACATGATGCAATCAACGGGTTATTAAAAGCTAGTAAAGCTAGTTCCTATATGATTACGACAAAAATAGAACCAACCGATACTGTGCCTAACAAAGTGGTATTAACTGTTGAAGAAAGAAGTGAAGGAGCAAATATTGCCAATCAAGCTGTCATCACCGGAATTGGAGGAACATTTGTATCCGGTCGTTCCTTGGTAGACGGGGATAAAACCAACTATGCTTGGGATGATGGTTCCCAAACTAATCAAGGAGTAGTGTTTACCTATGCATCTCCTAGGAAAATACAAAAAGTAGTAGTATACAGCAATAACACTTACTATTTAAGGGGAGCCGAATTATGGGTAAATGGGACAAAAATAGCTTCAACAACTAATAACATTAGTTCAAGTAATCCGTGGATAATTGATCTGACACCTATGGATGCCACAGAAATTAAAATTATTCGACCTTCTGGGGCATATGATCAAGCCATTAGTGAAATTGAAATTTATGAATCTGTGACAGACATTAAAGGCTCTTATTTTTTGTCCCGGGATGGCGGGAATACGTTTGAACCCATTCAGCCGGAAACGCTCTTTTATTTCACGGCAAAGTCACCGGCTGATAAACAACTAGTATTAAAAGCAGAACTTCCTGCGAACGTTCAGCTATTAAACTATGGATTGACATGGTCATAAGGAGGAAAAAGAAAATGGCAAGACAACGTATTAACTTAGTATCTGATGAAGTAAAACAAGAATGGATATTGGAGTCCCAAATTCGCTTTGGTGAAATTAATGCAGAAAACTTTCATGAATTGTCTCCAGAAGAACAAGCCAAAGTCAATGCCATTTTATTTAGAATGGCTTCTGATAAAGTGAATCCAAATCAGGGAGCTTCCGTGTTAGAGTTTATTCTACTTGGTCATCTTCGTTTAATGGAGAAAAAGCTCAATGGACTTGCACTATCAGAGGACGAAAAAGCCATTGAAGCAAGCATCAAACGGATTATGGACATGCATGAGCTTGCAAATCCATCTATTCCAAAAGAAGAATGGATGTTTAATTATATGGAATACGCAGAAGCAAAGGCAAGTGAAATCTTGCAAAATCGAAAGGAACATATTGAAAGAAAGAAAAAAGTCATGGGACAAGTGTAATGTCCTTCTAGAATCATAGTTGAAAAATTTAAAAATCATCCATAAGATAAAAAAATAGAAAGGAGAATGTCATACGAAGGGAGTCTTTTAGAGTGATTCAACTTGGTGATATTCTTCTATTCAAAGGAAATACTCCTGTGATTTCTTCTTTGATTCGATGGTTCACAAATTCGGAATATACACATGTCGCTATGGCTATGAATCATCAAGAAATGATCGAAATTGATATTCATCGACGTTTAGCCATTCGTCCAATCCGGAGTGAAACGTTTGATGTATTTCGATATAAACGGGGCTTAACGTTACAGCAACAATTGGATTTAAAGAATTATATAGAGAACCGTATTCACACTAATCAAGGATATGATTGGCTTCGAATTCTTTCATTTGTTACACAAAAATTCATTCGATTTGCACCTATATGGGAGCAAGCAAATCGAGTGATTTGCTCAGAAATTATTGATCATATTTACACACATATAGGAATTGACTTGGTTCCTGAACGAGAAGATGGGCATATTGCTCCGTCTCATTTGGCTTCATCTCCCTATTTAGTAAAAGTACAAAGCCATTTGGCTTGTATATAAAATATTCTTTTCATAAGGGGTGAAAATATGGCACGATTAGAATCTATGTATTCTACACAGGTATCTGCTATGGCTAGTGATGTCCTAGTTCCTGCACAAGTGCAAAACTTGCAGTATACCTTAGCACAAGGACAAGTTCTTTTAACATGGGATGCAGTGACAACCAATAGTGATGGTTCTACGCTCACAGATCTTGGTGGCTACAGAATCTATCGCAAGAAAAATGCAGGAGATACCTTTGTGCAAATTGGTGAAGTAAATGCCAATACAACATCATTTACTGATAATACTATGAAAGACGGGGCTTCTTATATCTATGCCGTATCTGCCTTTGATGATGAAGAAACAGCCAATGAAGGAGTCAAATCGAATGAATTGGCTGTTAAAACGATTCCATCTATTCCTCAAGGATTGGTTGCAGCCGCATTTGACAGAAAGATTGTTCTTTCTTGGAGCTCCGTACAAAATGAGCTGGATCCGGAGTTAAACGAAAACTTAGCCGGATATAACATTTATCGTTCTGAAGTTGATGGAGGTCCATACACATTGATTGGTGCAGCTGCTGCAACAGAAACTTCCTTTGAAGATACCACTGTAGCTAATGGAGTCACATACTACTATGTAATTACAGCTTATGATAATTCTCTGTAATTTTTAAAAAAGAAGCACTTAGAGAAATGATACTCTAGGTGCTTCTTTTATGTTATACTGTTGATATATAAATTGGTAATGCATTACATGATAAGGGGCGAGTAAGATGGCCTATGTCATTCAACATGAAGATATATGGATTGAAAGTACAGAGCCGTTAAGTTGGAGACAATTTTTCGATGAATCTTTAAATTACGAGAATCTATCTATTAATATTCAAGACTATGCAGATTATCAGCCAACTCGATTGCAGTTTCATTTGTCTTCTGTTGCAACGAATCAAAACATTCGGATACGGATTCCCTATGCCAATCGGTTAACACGAACTCATGCTAAACATGCAATGGTTTGTCGATATCACGAAACACAAAAACAATGGACGAAAGTGTCTCATATATTAAATGAAAAGGACAAAACCATCGAGTTTACCGTAAACAGCACGGGGATTTACTGTGTATTTGTAAATCATTATTGGTATACATCGTTTACGCAACGAATGGCTCATGAGTATCCAAATTGGACATTGATTCGGCAATCTGCTCAAAGTATCGGTCAACAATTTTTAAACTATTTTGGAATAGAATTAGAAACAGTTCAAGATTATTTAGAATGGATTTCGGAACAAAAGTACATTAGTACAGTTGATATCCATGTGTATGATTGGATTTATATGTATACATTACCGGATCTGCAAATGTCCGATCATATAGAAGTGTATCGAGTGCTTAGTGGAGGAACAACGATTCCTGTTATAGTGTTAGACACCATTAAAGAATTTTTCTATAATGACCGAAATGAAGGCGGTATTTTTGATTACGAGGAAAAACGATTTTACACCTCTCGACGTTATGGTACACTTCGATTTGATATTATACGAAACGGAGTTCGTATCTCATATACCGTTGAGCCTGTCGATTATCATGTGTGGAATGCGTTAGACGAATTTGGTCTTTTGGTAGGATTGCAGCGACTGCATTTAGAGAAAAATGCCACATTCAAAGAACGAATTCTTGATGTCTTTCGTTATCCATCTGGAACTCATGATATTGGATTGACACACGGAATTGCGAGAGATTTAAATTTAATTCAGCGAAAAGATCGATTCGGAAAACCTTTAATCTGGAAAGATGACACCAAAGATTTTTATTTAAAAAATGTCACAGGGAAGCGGATCGATGTTCGTACACTTCGTGTGGATCATCAGCCGCTTGAAGAACATGAATATGAAATTGATGAGATCGGAAATATTCGGATTTTTGCTACAGGAACAGGAGAATCACACGAAATCAGTTTTATTTATGGAATTGAAAAATATCAGCTGTATGATAAGGCTCATCCTTCTTTATATAAAATGATGTTTACCTCTGATGGGCAGGCGACTCCTACACTAATCAATTGGGTGGAATACATTAATACCATCGCTCCGGTGATGTGGGACCACTTCAACTGGGATGAAGGGTTTTGGGATACGATTGATCAACAATTAACCGGATTGGGGTATGTGCCAAATATTTGGGATTCCAATATTGATGTATGGAGAGAGTATGTATTTGAGTCTGAAAGATAGGAGGCCAATGAATGAGCAAGAAACGAAAGCGAAATGCCATTCATTCAGGGATTGGCGATAATGATGACCTACTAGTTAAACGTCCTAAAGAAGAAAACGGAGAAGAAACGTTTCAATACGCTGTGCGTCTTCGAGGAAAAAAACGTCATGAAACCATGATTTATCCTGAAATCCCTTTTGAATATGGCATTCACTACACAGGACAAACGTTAGAAACCTATAATGAAAAACCATATAAATTTGGAATTCATGCTCATCCAGAGAAAACCATCGCTTATCGAATTCAAGAAGATAAGGAGCTTCCTGTAAAACGTATGTGGGAGGCACGTGCTTGTTTTGAAGCTACAGTCTGGCGAATGAACATGAAATATGCATTAAAATGGTCAGGTAAAAAAGCCTACCAAGCAAGAAATACAGTAGAATATGCGGTTTCATGGAAAGCCTCAGTAGTAAGTAAATCTATTTCTGATGCTCGAAGTTTTTTTACCTCGCAAAATGGTCAATTTATTGGTTATGGGGATAGTACTACATGGAAACGGCATAGCAGCGGATATGTTTATGATTATTCCAATGTCGGCCGCTTCTCAGGTATTATCGCTAAGCATTATTATGATTTGACTGATTATGAAGCTGAATTCGATTTCAAAACAGTTCTTGCAACCAATGACCAACATGTAGGTGGAAATGATGACGATATTGTGGGATTGATTTTCAAAGCGAAAGATAATAAAAATTTCTATATGATGTTATGGGAACGACATAATCGTGTAAAAGGATCATGGCGAGCACCGGATAATCTAGAAGGATTTAATATGTTGACTAGTGGAGAAAGTGCATGGGAAAACCGAGTAGAAGCCGATAACTGTAAATCTTCTATTTATATGAGTGATTCTCAATGGGATGATTATGTCAATAATCGTGGATGGCGATTAAAGCATCGCCGAATTTATAAAGTGACAAATGGTGTCATGAGGCGAGTAGACACAACTCCAAGCTCAGGAACACCAGGGTATGATTCCAGTGTTAAAGATTTAGGAAACGGAAAAGGATGGGACCTAAATGAACTTCATACCATTAAAGTTAACTCGATAGGAAAACGGGTGCAAATTTTTATTCGTGATAATGGGGTTTGGAGTAAAATTTTTGATTTTGAAACCGATTGGGAAAAAGGATCATTTGGGATGGTCAATGTATCTCAAGCGGTGCAATTCCATCGTATTGAAGTAAAGGAGAAAAAGATTATCCAAGGTAGAATTCCGGAAACCGGATGGCATACATCTAATCAAGCAACCAAAACACTTGGAACAGGATATAACTACTGTATCACGCAGGCCAAACAAAAGGCCAATGCCTTAAAAGCTAGTATTCCAACAGTGGATACTAACACCATTGATTTTATTTGGATTGCTGGGTCTTTAAAAGATTCCACTAAAGGATCAATAACGAATCCGATTGGAGAAAGTACCAATATCGTAGTCACAGCTGGAACACATACGGCATATGAAAATATAAGCGGTCGAGTTCCGCAAACAGGATGGTTTGAATTTGATGGAATTGGTAGTCGTATTCATGCTCAAAATGCTATGGAATATATTAAAAGCAAAGACTCGGTGGCTGCTCAGTCTAATGTTACGATTACATCGATTGTTGGAGAAGTATGGGATGATCCGCAATATCCTGTGCCTACAGGTACTGTCATTGTGACTTCATTAGCCGGTCAAATTATTGCTAAAAATAATAATCCGACTGATGCTGGAAAAACCTATAGCAAATGTTACGTACGATGTGGAATTGTAGAAGTCACCCCAGATCATCGCAATTATGAAACAGGTCTAATGGTGTGGTCAGATATTGCCAATGTATTTAAAAAAGATTATGCGGAATTTTTTAATCGAATTGAATACATCAATAAAAAAGCTACTTATGAATTGTTAAAACCTATCAAAAAGGACCCGCCTAAGCCGCCACCAAAAGAAGAATCAGAGGCTGGATGCGTAATTGAAGAACCAAAACCTCCTGCTCCTGATGAACCAATCATTGAGTGTTGGGATGACTTTCATTTTGATGGAAAAAAGCTGATTATGTGGTCTTGTGAATTTCCCGTAGAAACTACAACGAAGTTATTCGAAGACCAGGTGTATGCCTATCGGGGATGGATGACCTTTAATCCTTTGGCTTCTTTTACGCCGAATAAATGGACCAAATATACACTTATTCCGATTGAGGCAGCCATTGATCCGACATATGATGAAATCAAATGGGCTGGATGGGAGACTTACAAAAATGCACCTCCCGGAACCAAAGTCTTAATACGTACAAAAGAATGGTATAAAGCCATTTTTCCGGCAGATATCATTAATAGTGGTATTGTGAATAGCGAGGAAAATATAATAGCTAATATTCCACCAGCTCCTGAGCATTATGTGCATCCGGAAAAGACAGATGAAAGAATGCCAGATCGATATGAAGTCATTCATTATTTGTTATATGCTTGGGACAATCATCCAGATGTGGTGATGTGGTTTGCTGCTAATCCTAACTTGACAACAGAGAATGTTCATCGAAATCCAGAATCTCTAGCAAAGGAAGGTCTTATGGGGATGCCAATCATCTTGACTTCCAATCATAATGATCAGATTGTCATCCATTGTAAAGAAGACCCTCGCTATATACCATGGTCATCAGGAAAATATATTGGATACGGAAAAGTCAATGGAAAACGGCCGTTTTTTGGCGATGGTGCCGGAAAAGCGGATATGGTGAATGTTTCTACAGAGGTAGTCTTTTTCCCTAATAATCTTGTAAGGGAAACTTTGCAAGGGCCATTTATTGATATTTATGATCCTGAGTTTCCGGAGGAGCCACGGGTGAAATATCGACTGCATAGTGATAATAAGCTAGTTGATTTTTATTCTGATTATATGGATGCCTATATATGGTATACCGATTGGTATTCCAAGTGGGTAGAAGATATAACCACATATACCGCTACGATGAAAGAAATTATTCATATTGCAAATCCATTGGAACTAGATCCAACGGATCCAACCGTTAGTGAGGATTATCAGCCGGATAACACGATGATCGAAAAAATAGAAGTTACTAGCAGTAACCCATTTGTAAAGCTGTGGATTGAAGAAGATCGAGGAAAAATGCGAGGTCTTCTTGGAACCTATTATCATCGTGACAAATATGACCCTACACAAAAATACTATTTAGGAGAGAAAAAATATTCACAATTGGATTTCCAAGAAGATACACCAAGCCAATCTTCCAATCCAAACTACAATGATCCTTATTATGAAGGCTCTCTTTGCTTTAATTGGGGATACAATAGTCCAAAAGATTTGCCTTCTTCCAACGATTTTGCTGTTTCATGGAACGGTTATTTGTATGCACCAGAATCCGGAATTTACCGGTTTAAAGCAACAGTCAATGATGGATTTCGATTATGGGTGCGTGATAAGCAAATCATTGATAAGTGGCATGTAACTGGAAACCCTGATTACTTCCCAGACTATGAAGCTAGTATTTATTTGGAAGGAGGAAAATGGCATCCAATTCGTATTCATTATTTTGATCATATTGGTCAAGCCCTTATGCGGTTGCATTGGTCGATTCCAGGAAAAGGGTATCAACGTATTTCACCACATTACTTAACTCCATATTTGGGGTATCGTCTGTTTGCACAAGTCAAACAAGCTCGGCCGCTACCGTGGAATCCAATGATTCATAATGGTTACTATTATCACGAAGACCGAGAATATTATCTGTATGCGCAAAAAGTGGTTCATAAAAAGACCCCGGATGTCTTTCATGAAATTCAGATTAGCCCTCGTCCTCAACAGGGAAGTGCAATTATTGTAAGAGATAACGAAGGAAATAATCTTCGCAAAGTGACGTTTTATGATGAAAACTGGAATCTGACATTAGAAAATAAAGAAGAATTTCATGGAAACGGGTATGCAAAATATTATCTTCAGTATAAGGGTGTTGACAAGCAAACCCTAAAAGTCAAAGTCAATGGAAAAACACTGATGAATCATGATTATATTTTCCATGAAGAGGAATCAGCCATTGAATTCATGGAAGAATTGCATATGACCGACCAAATCGAGATTCGTTATAAGCTCTTATACAGTTATTGCATTGATATGAATGCTGATATCGTTGATGGTTTTGTTAATAAAGATGTTGCTAAGATTAGGCTGCATAATAATTATGATCCAAAGAAAATGGTGAATATGGAGATTATTTATGAAGCTGCCAAGGATACTCCATTTTATCGAGCTACTGAAGTGGTATTTAATCCGCTTTTAAATCATAACCATTCAGGGTTTTTGTATATTACGGAACAACAAGAGCAGGCAGTAAAAGAAATCATGGTTCATCTTTCAGATAAAACCTTATCCAATTCTGGGCTGGAAAAGGTGCTTGTAACGGTAAAAGTGATTGACTCATATGGTAATCCTTGTCCAAATAAACGAGTTCAAATTTTCCGTGATGATGTCCTAGTATTTGAAGGAAACACGAACATGGCAGGAGAGGTATATCTATATGACCAACCTGTTCCAACAGATGAATTGGTCAGCGTTTACCGAATCCATTGTGAGGATATCATCCAAGAAGTTCTATTAAATTACTATGTAGACCAACAATTAAAACGGTATTACCTAGATATTATGGCCGAAAAACTTACTGTCATGGCTGGAGTAGAAGATGATGCTACCATTCAAGTCACACTCAGAGATCATCATTGGAATCCAGTAGGAACTGGGTATACAGTAAAAGTCGAGTATCGAAATACACATGGAGAAAAGAAAACAGAAACTTTGGTCACAGATGCGTATGGTCAAGTTCACTTGCGGATTTCTGGTTTAGAAGAACGTCACGGAAATATCATGGTGAAAGTTTCCTATGATATGGGATTTGAAGAAACAGCTAACTATGTATATATCAAAGTCATTGGGGGTTAATTCCCCTTTGACTTTTTCATCAATATGAAAAGGAGGTCATCTTATGCCTCTTGAAAGAGAAAAACAGGGGCTAAAAATACAAGAATATAAGTCAACATTACCCAATCAAACCTTTGCTCTCCGAGTAGGAAAAGAGGTTCCAGAAGGCGGCGTAAATCTCGCCTATATCCATACTCCACGAGTTCAATCAGATGAAAATATTTCACTTATTGATACTTCCTATGTATCGGATAATGTCATTCCTCAAGACCAGTTGGAATCCATTGTCGTTGCTAACAGTCAAGGGGAATTAGAATATGTTGATATGATTGGAAATGGTGAAGTGCGTCCTCGACCGCCGAAGAATACATTTCCAAGTAATAAGGTCAGCGTGACACGGAAATTTAAAAAGAATGAAATCCGAACAGAAAATGCGCTCTATTATAAATTTGAAATTGATTATCACTATGATAGTAAAATGGCAATTCCGAATGAAAAAGGTGAATATGTCGTTGAAAAATACAATGGCCAACAAATTGAATTAACTGATGAAAACGGAAATGCCTTAGATGATTCCTATAAGTATGATATCTATGTTCAAGCTCATGCATTAAATCCTCGCATTTATTCGGTTCGCATCTATTTGCATAAAACCACTAACAAAACCGACACAATTAAAGTAAGATACAATCATATTGACAGGGTGGTAAAAGATGAGCATGTGCAAAGCGTGAAACGAAGTATTGAACTGTACACCAATAAAGACAATACTATTGTTGTTGATCAACAAAGCAAACAAATGCTTGAAGGTGGAAAGCTTCGTATTATTAACGGAGTGAGTGCCTTTGAAAAACGACCAGAAGAAGAAGTTCGACAAGCCATGATAGAACACCATGAAAAAGAGATTTTTGCGGTGGTACCTAAAGAAAATGGGGAAGGGTATAAGCTCATTGTTCCGCAACGTTCCGAACATGATCCACGGATTCCACGTATTTTTTCACACCGAGTAGTAGCTGAATATAAGGGAGTCGATAATCAGACTGTAAAAGTCACAGTAGGTCATATCACAGATTGGTGCATTAATCCAGAGGCTCTTTTAAAGAATGAACGAGAAGAATATTCGGGAGAATGGAAAAATATCGGTATCCCCATAGGAGGAGCTAAGCTGAATGCAAAAGAAATGATTGAACTATCTCTTCCATTTGGGACACCAAGTATTCCATCAGAGGCGAAATTCTATATTGAAGATGACCAGGGAAATCTCATGTATCACATTACTGCTTTAACGGATAATTCAAATGTAGATACAAAGGTCAATGAAATTATGTCTTATACGATTGAAGCAAAGGCTAACGGACTTAATCAAACTCCATGGATAAATGCCTTACAAGAAAATACAGTTATCAAGAATAATCCTATTCTGCATCGCTGTTCGATTATTCCAGAGCGTCAAAAAACAAAATGGTCATTTACATGGGAGGCAAATGGACAAGGATATACAGAGCGCACTACTACTTATACAACCAATTGGCAAGTGTGTGCCAATGTAGGATTTAAGAAAAGCCTTCATCCTAATACTCTTGATGTACTTGATAAAACCAAATGGGCGACTATTGGCAATGATGCAGATGTAAGCAAATGGCGGTATTCTTATGTTGCAGAAATGGGAAAAAACGTCATAGAGTATTTAGAAAATGCCGATGATGTCATTGGATTCTACCAAAGAAAAGAAATGATTAATGGAACACTAACAGATTTAATGGGGAAACAAGATTACCAGTTTAGTGTGAAGGTTCGCTTAACAGATCCTATTGACGATGATGCTATCGGTCTTTTGTTCCGGGTAAAAGATGCTCAGAATTATTACATGTTTATTTGGGAGAAAGATGAGATTTCAACGGTCAATAAAACGTATACCTTTGACCATGGGGAAGGGATTGTTGGTACTGTTCATGGTTGCGGGCGAGTGTATTTGGATCAATACGGGTATACCACGCATCGTTATAGTCCTGATGGGGCAGCAACAGAATCTTGGAGATGGACCAATAATAAAGACCGTTATCTCTATAATATGGGATTTGGGACAAGGCATAAACGAATTTTGCGAGCAACGCCAAGTACTAAATCACCTCATCCAAACCCAAATTCACAAAGCAATGTATGGGATGGAACAACACGTTATCCACAAGATAAAACCAATTGCCAATTCACAGACATCACGGACTTTTCTATAAACTACAATGCAAAAGGTTGGGAATACGGAAAAGACTATAAAATTACCGTGGTTGTAACCGGAAATCTGTTTCGAATTTACATTAGTGAAAATGTCCATTCTGATGATTTAGGAGAGCTGGTATGTCAGGCTATTGATAATACACACACTCAAGGGACATACGGTATCTTCTGTATTTCACAGCGTTGGACATATTGGTATGATTTAAAAATGACAGAAATTCAAATGGATACCGTATGCACGGAAAAGAAAGAAATTGTGTTAATGGACACAAATGAGAAAAAATTATCAAATTATACTGCCCCCGATTTATTGGAGCCTTTAATCAAAGAAAGAGCCAATACCGTGTTCAATGGGGCTCCTTATGAAATCTTTGGCTATTATGGTCGTTCAGATGGAGACTTTACCGTTCGAATCGATTCACGAACTAACTTTATCTATGGTAAGACTAATAACTCCGCTGCAGGAGGAGTTGTCCGAACACCGTGGACAACAGATGCTAATGGATTAAGTGTAAAAGGCACCGGCACCGTAGAGTATCATTCGGATGGACACTTTACAATATTGTTTTCTCCGAGTATATTGCCAACAGAACAGATACCAAGTAATGTATTAGGGTTTACATGGAATACTCCACGAATTACATCAGGAGAAAATGTTAGTATCTCCTTAGTTCCACCTAATCGAATTCAAGTTACAGCTACGGTTCCATCTATTCACATTGTTGGACAACCGTATGTTCTTGATGACGATGCAATTGTTAAATCTGATGGCATTAAGCATTTGGCTTACGTGTTTGATACAGATGGGGTGGAAGGATTTTACAAAAAACTCAACATCCCAAATAATATTCCTCCAGAAGAAATTATGCTTCGAATCGAAAGAGGAAAAGTGAAAGCCATTCATGCTAATGGTGTGGCAACAGTCGAAAATGCTGAACATCGAGTAAATTACCGATTCCGTTGTCAAAAGGAAGGGTATGTTCGTTTACCGGTAGACCAATTCCAAGATCAGTTAGGAGTTAATCGTTTGCGGTTGAAAAGTCTTTTGCAATCCGATGGCACATTAGATCCTGCAATTAAAGTAGATGTAGTGGCATGGACAACCTTCCAAGAACTTGAAGCTGTTCCGTTGTTTGCAATTAAAATTGAAGAAGAGCGAAAAATCGAAATTGAAAAACCGAAAGTCGAACACCGACATATGGAATATGAAAATTGGTATCTACGAGTGAAGAACGGACGATTCTTAAAACGGATTCAGTTACCATATCACGAAGTGGGTTCGGGGGAAAAGCCACCTGAGATTTATATAGCGTATCCGCAATTGCTGGGAATGGTTCAACACCCGAATCAAGTAGTAGAAGTGGATCTAGAATATAGCTTGCCAGAATATACAAATCAAGAATTCCATAACCGACCTTATGTATTGATTGATAAAGAATTGCCAATCATTTTAAACGAATATGCCATTCAAACACGATATGCACCAATAGTATTAAAATCTGAGCATGGTCATAGTTTTCTTGATGTTTATTCGATTCGTAACAACCAGCGAAGAATACTTCGAGTATCCGATGTCGATGCAGTAAAAGGGATTATTTATCTCCATGATCGAATCAGGGAGCAGGATGAAGTGTATGTAAGATATGCCTATCAAGAAGACTGGTATACGTACCGGGGATTTGAAAAAGATCAGACCTTCTTTCATCTAGATTTAAATCCAACACCGGGACATCGACATACCATTGCCACAAACGGATTTCATAGATGGATTCCTATAGACCGAGATCAAGAAACCTATACATCTAAAGATGTAGACAATACAGAATTGTTGGTTAAGCCAATTCATCTTTATTTACGACCGTCTTGTATACGATATGTGAACTATAATCAAGAGTCAAATCAGAGTATAGGGGATATTATACCGGGAACCGCTCGAAACCGAGTCTTGTTGCACACGGATGAAGAATGGTGGTTTAATCCGAAAGATTATCGATATGATCCGACTATGCTGCGTTTAGGAAAAGTAGTGTTGCAGGCTAACTCCATCATATCCGACCATATGACCATCCTGGATACTCGAACGAGGGGTGGAGGACTGGATGAATCTTTATCAAAAGAGATTATCCGACAAGTCAATAAGGAATCCTTATATCATTGGGATATTGGATACTTTGACGGTGAAGCGTATCAAGAAAATGGAGTCATCATCGTTCGTTTGCCACGGAGTATTTTAAAGTCAGATACTAATCCAAATGGATTCCATGAATCAATGATTCAACAAGCCATTGCTAAGCACAAGGCTTATGGTATCTTGCCAATTATAGAATATTATGATGAAGTCACTGATGAATCCCGATTCAATCTTCTTCCCAACCCAGAATTTCTACACGGTCATCACATTGGATATTATGATCCTGCACGCAGTAAAGGAAATTATGAAATTCGCTATATCATGCTAGGCTCAGGAGATAATCACGTTCTGCAAATTACAGACGATGCTGAATATGCCATCACTGTGCCAGGATATAAGTTTAAAAATGGGGGCTATCAGTTAGATATCAAAGCCTTAAAAGAGCAAACAGCTTCCATTCGAAGTGCCGGAACTGTCAATATTTATTACAAAAATGGAGAAAGTAAACAAATCCAACTTCCTCCTGTCAATCGGGATCAATGGATGGTTTATAAGGCTGATGTAGAAATTACGTCTTCTGTGCATCATGTAACCATCACATTAAACAAAACCACAGAAGAACGAAAAGGGCGCATCATTTATGATTATGTAATGTTGCGACCTAATCCACGTGTTTCAGAAGAAAATACAGAAATTCACGAAATTTAGTAGTTTATGTAATGCATTTCATGATAAAATAAACCAGAGGAGGAATGTTTATGCCTGTTTATTCGACACGGGATTTGATTCCTTTTGTTAACCAGCTAGAGCAAAAAATTTTGGAAATGAATGAAGCATTTAAAGATTGGGATCTTAATAAATACCGAGTCCTGCAATCTGTTAACCGAATAGATGCTACCTTCACTACAGCAATGACGGCTTTAGTACGTGCTGACGAGGCGTTAGCAGAGATTGGGACAGCCACTTTCCGAAGCGCAGCTAGCCGTGGTAAACGCTTAGAAGATACATTAAACAAACTGAAAAACGAAATCTATGAAATTGCTGCTACCGTTCCTGCAAACGGTGGCGGCGCTTTAACCGAAGGAATTTTTTATGATGAACTCAATAATGCCATTGCTTCTGTTGATGCCACGATTGAGGATGGATTAAAACTGGATTATCGATTAAGAGAAATCCAGGAAATGGCGGCTTATGGAAATGTGGCGATACAAAAAGAACTGTATATGCCTTATAAATACAGTGTGACAAATCCATCCTCTTTAACAATTGAGATTCCTTCACAAGATGAGATCGTTTTTGTGGACGGGGAAGTAACGGTATTAAATCAAGAAGGAACCCCTTTTTTAGATGAGAATCAACAACTGATTACAGGAACGATTAACACAAATGGAATAGTTACGTTAACAGCGATTCCTTCAGATATGTGTTATTTATATTTTCCGGTTCAAATGAAATTTAAAGACATTCCAAAAGAATTTCTGTATTTATTTATGCAGCAAATGATTCAGAAAAACAGTCGTATTATGGAATTTATATTGACTTTTGAAAAGCAACTTCTTGATATTTTACAAGATATCGATTATATGAAAGGAACTCAATGGACTCCCGATTTTTCAATTATGAGAAATCATCAGGAGATTGTAAAAGAAGGTATTACTCCAAAAGGACTGAATGTAGAAGTCGTCGATGGAAAGGCTCATGTGACATTTAGCTATAATGACCATCCTCATTTAAGTCATTTCATACTAGAAATATGGGATGAAGCTCAACAGCGGTTTGTTCCTTATGATGGGGTTAACGGTATTGTTCAGAAATAAGACAGCTTCGGCTGTCTTGTTTTACATCTTACAGAAAGGAGTAGCCCTATAAAATGAGTAAGTTCCTAGAAGATTTCCTAATTACCATGCCCACTACTCAACGAAAAAAACTCATGGAACTTTTAGAGTTAAAAAGACAAAAAGGTTATATTCGCTCAAATCATGAATTGCAAGCTGAACTAGAACGATTATTAGCTGATATTGAAAGTCGTCAAGGTGGTCCAACTTTTCAAGCTCGACCACAATCCCATAAAATCAATTCCCAGTCCTATAATGCCAATATGGAAGAAATTGCTTTCGATTTGGCAACCTTATTTGAAGCATCTACTACTGTTGATCGATTGATGACTGATAATCAGCAGTTGTCACGATCTCTTTTATCCGGTATTAAAAAACAAATTTATGCTCTCCGCTCAAAGTTAGAGCGATATAAGATGCTCATGAAAAACACGGATGGATTTATTGATGGAATTTATGAACAATTTACATCTCCAGAGTTAACAGAAACCGATGAAAAAATTTTGCAATCTCTTCGAAAAGATCGGTTTGATAAATACCTAGATACTTCCTATAATGCTGAACATGTTGGAGATGCTTTACAGCTGTCCGGTATTGAAACCATAGATCAGTTAAAAACGAACTACGGCCGACGACTAGCACGGATTGAAATACTGAATCGAACAGGACATGCTAGTGAAAATCCGGATCATGGTATTGATAAAGCGGTAGATGGTTCTCTTCACACTTATTGGGCAGAAAGTATTTTGGTCGATCAGCCTATTGTGCAAAATATTCACGATCTTTGGAGTAATGACTATAAGGATATTCCAAAAGACGGGGCCATCTGTGAAATTCAAATTACATTGAACGGTATTACAACGGTATCTGATATTCATTTCGATCCTTTTTGTGCCTATCCGCTTGAAGTGGTATCCATCTATGGATACGAGACAGAAGATATGGGCGGAAAAGTTTATGAATTGATTTCACCGAATCATCGAAATCCGCACCAACGAAGCAAAAAATCAGTTAATCTAATGACATTTCAGTTTCCATCCGTAGCGGTATCTAAACTGCGTATTTTAATTCGGCAAGAAAATTATGTAAAAGAAAACTATATTGTCAATCATAATGAGGCGCAAAATATGGAGCTGTGGCGTAAGCTTTCTTCTTCTCCGGAACTTATTGAGGATTACAAACAACCTAATGAAACCATTGCCGAGTTTGATAAGAAAAATGAAATCACAGGATGGTCGGTGTATTTAGAAAAATTAAAAGAATGGGCTTCTTCCCTTAATCAAGTTGGTGTACTTGAAGCAGCCAAGCGAGCGATGGAGACTATTCGGATGGGAGATTATAAAAATCCACTTCTATTAAAATTACGGGCTTTATCGACAGATAAACAAAAAGAAATCGATAAACATTCTATATTGTCTCAAGAATGGAAAGCGGTTAATAAGTTATCTTACTTGTATGGTGCTTATAATATTTCCGTATTTGGACGCAAATATCGAAATCAATCCATTTACATTTCTAAACCGCTTCCTTTATCCAGTAATGCTACCCGTATCAGCTTAGATACAATCGAGAAGCATCATGATATGGAAATTGGCCCTGAAGTTGTTGATCCGTTGACAGGCCAAGCCCAACAGCAAGATGTCGCACGGATTACCGATATTGAATTTTATATTACCCATAAGAAAAACCCGACTGCAAAAGACTGGCAACCAATTTTACCTATTCATAAGAAATATGTGCAAGGAGAATTATTATTTGGAGACTTAATAGAAGGGTATTATCCTGAGTTTGAAGAACATGAGAGAAGTGGGAATCCGCTTGTCGTGTACAGTTTTCGTTTTCCAGTTGTCTCAGACAAAACAGTGGTATTAAGGCGTAATGGAATCCCAATGAACCCTAATACGTATGTAATCTCGCATGATGGAAAAAAGATTGGGATTTTTGCAAAGTTCTATACGGCTTCCAGTATTTATACAGTTGATTATAAGCCAGCAGATAGCGCATACTTTGTCCATTTAGATGAATCAGTGGGAGTTACGCCTACTCAGTACATCAATAAAAATGGTGAAACAGGAGAATTCTTTTCTGAAGTTGATCAAGATAACTCCGTGACTTTAAAACATAAACCATATGTCTTTCGAAAGGATTTATTTTCTTATCACGAAAAAGAAAACGTCTATGAACAAAACTCAGAAAAATTGACTTCCGTTTCACCGGAGTTTCCGATTATTGTCCGAGTTGGAGGAGTAGAATTTAAAAATATTACTAATTATGCCAATAACACTTATGATGTAGAACGACTGCTTGAAAACGATGGAAAGACCTTTGCTCAAATTGGAAACCGTATTGTTTTCGGCAGACCGACTGATGGAACAAAACTTGAAAACATTAATATTGATTATTACTATATTGCCACTGATATTCGCCTAAAAGCCATTTTGCGAAGAAATAGTGTAGAAGATGAATCGGTAACTCCTGCATTATATAGCTACAGTATTCGATGTCAGTCTTACGATCAGGAGGTAGGAGCATGAGCCAAGAAGAATTGAAAAAGCGAGAAAAGAGAATCCTCTATAACTTTACTTCTATTTTTCTGCTAATTACTGCTATTACAATTGGAGCAATCACTGGAATTATCTATATCGCAAAGCTATTAATATAGGAGGGTATTATGAGTAAACCGATCAAAAATCATTCCAAGTTGCTATATTTGCAAGCTCGTCAATTATTCGAACGTGCCAAAGCCAAATTTGAAAATGGCACTATACAATCCGAACCTAGATTGATTGAAGCGGTCTTTCAGGCCTTCCAAGAATTTTTTACCACAATGGGAAAGCCAAATATGATTCCCCGCTATGCTCCCGAAGAGGGTCCACCCTGGAGCGAAGATTACAATCAAATGATGCAAGAAATTCGTCAAGATTTAGAGTTGCTATTCCAGGAAATAGACATTCTAGGAAAAACACTTTATACAGATTTTAATCACAACATGATTCAACACGAAATGATCCAGAAACAATTTGAGCAAGTGTTGGATAAAATGAGGGATTTAGAACTCTACTCAGGTTTGCATCAAAGTGGAATCGAACTAGGCCGTGATGATTTTCTTAATAAAGATAAAATTGATTACTCTCGAATTTCCGGCAATCCACTAGAAATCATTGACGGTGCTGTTACACTGCCTCAAATCAATCGTGTTAATGTAGCAAAAGATGCTCAAATTACAATTATTACAGGGAATCAACAACAAAATAAATTTATTTTGGGTACAGAATCGAACGGATTTCCGGGAAACAATACAGAGATTCATAGTGTTACCGATGAAGTGTTAACAAGTCGAAATTATATTCCTACTTTTTTAGGAATTGAGAATAACCACGGGGATTATTCTGTTGTGCTTGATGGCTCTCCTCATACATGGTTTGAATATGAAAAGGTCAATGTACGAGAACATGATAAAGTACGTGTAGCCAAAAATCTCGGATGGGATTATCAAGTCTATAAAAATCAAACCATCACATGGGCAGAGGATCCGGATGGTGGAATACTAAAATTACATTTGCAAATCACGTTACCGAAAGAAACGATCATCAATCAAATTAATTGCAATATGTATACACCACCTAATTACGGTGCTAAAACAGCGATTGTTAAAAATATTCTGGTATCGGATGGAAAGGAAGCTCCTCGCTCGATTATGCCAAAAAATCGAAAAGATGACCAATATCAATTTCATTTTCCACCAGTAAAAGCAAAGGTCATTTCGATACTGTTTGAACAACCGCACAAATATATTACAGATATTGGTCACATTTTCTATGAAAAGAAAATGCAAGTAGAAGATCATTCGGAATATGCAATGGATATGGCAACCAAGAAGTATAAGTATGCGCCTCGTATAGAAGGTCCTTTGATTTCATTAGAAGATCTAGGAATACAAGTAAAGGTGAGTGAAAATAACGTAGAGGCCTCTTATCCATTATTAAGAACAAGTAGGAATAATCACACTACAAATATTGCCGAAATCATTGATCGACTAATGAATCAAATAGACATGGATACTGCAGAAATGGGAATTGAGAAATTTGAGGGGTTTCGTTGGTGTATTGGTATACGGGATATTGAAATCTGGTCATGTGAATATGCAACAGAAGGGGAACTAGTAACACACCCATTTTACTTTGACAAGCCATTGGATAAAATCATGTTAAATGTCAATGAGAATATCCCGCCTATTTTTGCTGCTAATCCCGCTTTAAAATATGACTGGTTGAAATATTATATTTCCATCGATGATGGAGCTACATGGTATCCAATTACACCAATGAGTCATGAGCATGTAACAAAGGATCAGCCACCTAAAATTTATACCATTCGTATGATTGAAAGTGCGGAACAGCAACTAAATCATAAAGAGGCATATATTGAATCCGAATATCCCGTGTACAGTTTACGTCTTAAAATTGTAGCAAGACGACCAGACGATTATACGGCTGAAGGATTCATGATAAAAGATCAAACCGGTTCAACCAATGCGTCATTTGCGCAAACCAGTCCGATTATTAACCACTATTCTTTTGAAGTAGTTACTATGGATGAAATTACAAATAGTGAAGAAAGTGACCGAATGGTTGCTGATTTATCAGAATTGATTGAAGCACAAAAACCAAATACCGGATTCCCAGATCATTCAACTCCTCAGCCACCTTATACGGGAAGGGACCCGTGGGGGGATGATGACGGAGACGGAATTCCCAACTGGGATGATCCTGATCACCCAGATTATATTCCACCACATACTCGGCCACCAGGATGGGAACCACCAGGGCGACCACCGGAAAGTACATACCCACCGGGAGGAAATCCACCATCCATCGGAGGCCCAAATGAAGACGATGACAGAGATGGAATTCCAAACGAGCGTGATCCCGATTGGAAGCCACCTCTTACGATTCAAATCAATCGCAAAACAGAATGGTGTGTTGATAAAGATCTTACAATAGCGGGAATCTTATATAGTTATCACGAACTCCGAAAAGTAGAGCTCTATCTGAATGGAGAGAAAAAGGAAACCAAAACCATCACTGGAAAATATCAATCCTTTTCTTTCACAATACCGACTTCTGATCTTAAAGAGGGTGTATTAACTGTTCTGGTTAAAGGGTATGACACAAAGTATGAAGTGATGACCACAGATGTAATCACTATTATAAATTGCGAAGGTCTTCCACCAGAAGATCGCCCAGATGAAAATTATGTAGACGAATTAAAAGTCATCATTGATAAAAAAGTTTCTAAACTTTGTGAATGTGATCAACTTGTATTCTATGGAAGTGTGCAAGGACCTAACCCTATTCAAGAAGTTGTATTTCGTGTTAATGGAACTGTAATCGATCCAAATGATTTGGGAGCTTCCCCTGTTTATCATCCTTGCGCAAACAGTAAAGGGATTTCCATGCAAGAAGTCAAAGCAGCATCTCTTAAAACTGAAGAAGAAATTTTAAAAATCAAGGACTTTGGTGAGTGGTTAGATGCTTTTGAAGAGCTTCATGATTGTGGATGCAAAAACAAAAATAAAAGTCAGAAGCCAGTGCTTCATTCACAAAGTCATCCATTTCATATTATGAACTTAAATGAACAATCGTTTTATGTAGAAATTCCTTATTGGAAACTGTACGCAATGGGGATCAATGCAGGACAAACTATAACAGTTTCCGTGACAGCGTATGATTCAACAAATCAAGAAAGAACGGAAAGCTTTCAGGTTCTCATTGAGAATTGTAAAAAGCCGCCTACAGATGAAAATGGAAATCCACGAGTTCGAGAATGTTATTTGCTAGAAAGTATTGAAGTGCATTACTATAGTCATGAAACCCAACAAATCGAATCAACAACTATTCCTGCTAATGCTCTGCCATATAGCAGCATCACCAATGGAGCCGGTTCTGGTATTACAGTTGGATGGAGAAAAGAAGAAAAAGCTCCTATCCTGATGATGACATCGGGATACGATGATTCAGGATATGCTTTCCAAATTCATGCAGTAGGAGTTCATTATCTGAACGAATACGATCAACCTCAAACGGTATGGGCTACTTCTATTGGAGGAAAAACAGAAGGGGTTAAAAATAGTGAAAAAATGCTCGGAGCGGCAAACCGCACTGCAGAATGGATGCAAGATATTGCCAATGGAGATTATTCTGCAACACCAAGTTTGGGTGGTATTAACGATTATGCTATCTTCATTATGAATAACGATTGGATCATTAAAGCATGTGATGTTAATCTACCAAACTTTCTGCCAAGCGAACATGAACAGCCAACGGAATCGCAACCAGATCCTAACCGTCCGAAGCTTTATGACTGTAATCTATTAACACACGTTGTCTTTCAGGTTTATGATGAACTGGCTCGTGAACTAAAAATGTACAAAATTGATGTTCGCTCCACAGGGAAGGATACTTATCAATTAACAACCAAAAATGGAGTTATTACCATTTCTGTGGGATGGGTCAATTATTTTAAAGGTCCTGCTATTCAGATTAAATCAGGTAATGGCACCGATAATATTCTGTTAACAGCTATAGGGGCTTCCTATCGAGATATGTATGGGGATTCTCAAACTGCCTGGTCTACACGATTGCGTTACAAAACCAATGGAGTTCGTTACCCGGAATTTGTTGTAGGAGAAAAGAAAACATTATCAGATATTTATTGGGTCAACAACGGAGTAGTGAATTATACTCAAGCTACATATATCGGAAAACAAGGCGATATGGTAGCGTATGTAATTGACGAACTAATTACAGATCACTTGTGTCAACCCGAAAAGCCAATTGACAACGAAATCGGCATTGACCCAAGCAATCCACCAGATTTACCAACAGTCGAATTTATTAACCCGTCTTCAAGCATATGCCTAGAAGATAAAAGTGTAACAATTTCTGCTACAGTCAAAGACCCAGTAGAATTAAAATCCGTAACATATGGAATTTTGTTAAATGGTATAGAGATTTATGGACCATATACGGATTCTCTCAGCCGTCCTGAGCACAGAATTGATTACTTTATTGATGTTGAACGATTGCAAGCCGGCGATACTATTCAGCTTCATATAACAGCTGTAAATGCTTTTAATGTGTCTGTAACCCAAACTATTGATCTCCTTGTAGAAAGTTGCGCACCAATAGCAAGGGCAACAGGCTCCATTTCTACTGAAGCAACTATTACGTACTCAATAGGAGCAGATATTAATTTAGGCAACTTTATGACCGAGTGGACACAATGGCATCATGATCAGGCTGGAAACTGGATGACGGTTAATAATGCCGGACGAATAGAATTAACCAACACCATTAACCAAAATGGTTATTCTGGTTGGTATAATGTCAATCACATGAATGAATCAGATTATTACTTTGAATTTAAATGTCAAGCACGGGGAGCCGATAATGATACGCTTGGTGCTTTCTTCCGAATTCAACGGGATAGTACAGGAAAAGTGACTGGATTTTATTCAGTAGAGCATGATGGATATGGGTCATGGGTAAATCCGGGAGGTTTCCGTATTATTCGTCATGTAGTCAACGGAGCAGTAACAACAAAAACAGTTCTTGCGGAAGACGTAAATGCTGGATGGACAGAAGGAAATCACCGAGCCTATCGCATTGTAGTAACAGTAGAAGGAAGTCGAATTACAGCAGAATTATATGGTGAACAAACATTAACTCGGCCGGCCAATCAACCAGCTGTTGAACCTTACGGATGGCAACATATCACTACGCTTGTAGCAGAAGATAGCACCTTTACAAAAGGGGCTTGGGGCCCAATGACTAACTCGAATCCAGATTCTTTCTTCTGGGATTTAAAAATGAAAAATGTACAACAAATTTCTCATCAGGAAGAACCGACATTATCGCAAACATTCTCTGTCAATGTGCTTGAAAAATATGAGCCTAGCGATGCAGGGACCTATAAAGAGGTATTGTTGGTTGAAACACCAATTGGGCAACATTACAGTAATATCGTTTCACAGATTCTGAATAAACGTGGAATCACATCAGAGCAATTGCTAAAGGTGGGATATAAAATCTCATCAAGCAATGTAACAGATATAAAAAATAATCTTGTTCCTGTAAGTCAACTAAAATTTGTTCCTTCGAATGGATTCACCCCTCAAGATACTTATGATGAAAACGCCGTAATTTGGGGGAATATTTTGGTTGACAGGCCGTAGAAAGGAGCTTCTTTATGAGTATTCGTAAAATGCAAGTCACTAGAAAGATTGAAGAAATCATAAAAAGTTACCTCTTTCGTGGAAGATATCCAACGTTTCAAACCATTACACATCACTTAGGACAGTGGCTTCGGGATCATCGTCCCGGAGCACCTTCCTTTCAACCATTAAAGGTCTTTCGTAAAGAAAAGTCTAGTTCGGAAAAATATAATCAGCACATTCACGCTATCTACCAAGATATTTCGGATGCATATACAGCCACCATTCAACAAACCACACAAATCATGAATGATTTTCAGTTTATTGAAACAGAGCGGCAAAAAATTCTCCATGAACTTGCTAATATTTCAAAATCAATTGATGAAATGCTATTAATCTCTCACCACGGGGAATACCGATATTTTGATGGATATACGATCAGTTTTGAAAATGCTTCAGACGTAAATAAAGAAAAAAGTACCGCTTTTGTAGATGTGAAAAATCGGGAAGTGACGCTTGCAGAAAACCTTAATCAGAGCAACCGAATTGTTGTCGATCCTAACAAAGTTGCGTTCCAGCCATTACAACCAATTCATAAGCACGCAGCATTAGAAAGTATTCGTCATGCATTTGATGACAATATTAATACAGCTTGGTGGCATGTCGTAAAAACCAAAGAACTAGGTGCTAATAATATTATGCGAGCAGAATTAATCGTTATGTTTGATCAATCAGAAGAAATCAACCATATTGAGTATCTGCCACATCATGTTAAACCTGTTAATATAAAAATTGAATACACTCAAGATGGAATTGTTTTTACACCTATTCATCAGCAAGCAGAAACTGATAAAGTAACGGGTATGAAAATTTGGAGTTTTCCACGTACTAACGCAAGAGGAGTTAAGTTCATCTTTGAAAAATCAGATTATGATGAGCGTTCCGGGGAATGGTATCAATATTATTTTGGAGCGAAAAACATTGGATTTTTTAAGAAAAATTATCTCAGTGAAGGAGTTATGTACACGAACGTCATCGAGTTTCGGGAAAACGTACAACAAGTGTCTTTGTTAGCGAAACATGATATTCCTTTTAATACCGAAGTGCATTACGAAATCGCTTTATACGAGCCGGAAAAGAATTTAGAAGAACTTATCTGGCATCCGATTTCATCTTTTGATGAAACAAAACCGAAATATGCTAAAATTGTCAATTTAAATGTTAAAGAACATAAAAAGATTGAAGCCAGCAAAGCAGAAGCAACAGGTCAAATCATTAACGGCATGCAAGTATTTCGCCTCATGAAAGATAATGGGGATGGGATTATGTCAGAAATCATTTTGGATACTCAAACAGGGGAAACAAAAGAAACATTTGACATATTTCAAAATCCCAAACTTTTTCGAGGCATTAACCAGTGGAAAAGAGAAAGAACCTATGTCCCGTTTGATGGAAGTGTGCCTTTAAATAATAAATGGGATGAGCAATATCAAAATCGTCCGGAAACCGTTCGAATAGACTATCTCCCAAAAGGAAACGAATTAAGCCTTAAACGGGAACATGGCGGTTTTGACGACAACTTTTATCGTTTCACCATATGTATTTATTCAGACGAACCACGCAGCGAACCTTTGAGTTTGTCTGTAATGACTACTCTTCCTTCAGGAGTGCGAAAACGATTAGGTGCTTATTCTGTATATGTCAACCGACAACGATTAGCTCCCGTTAATGATGAAGTTACTATGAATTTTGTAAAGGGATGGAATGAGATTCAAATCTTATACCATTGGGGAGATATGCAAGAACGAAAAGATACTGCACGGGAAAACCTCCCCAATAAAACGATTGTAGGGAAATTCAATTTCTTAAAAGAGAAACGAGTACGTGGCGATTTAGAACACATGAAATTTGTTAATGTGCATAGTTTGTTTCATAATATCTCTCCTAATAATCGAAACTATTTTTCTATTCATGAGCGTCAAGTGGTTCTTAATTATTTGCCGAAGAACTGTATATTTCAACTCATGTACGAAACAAGCAAACAAATTAAACAACACCATCAAGTAATCGTTCGTGCTCATATGAAACGGGACATGAATGTCCCTCACATCACTCCGAAAATTTATCAAATTCGATTACGGGCGAAGTAGGTGAATACATGTTAAACATTACGAATGTTACATTTTATTTTGCCAATCCAAAGCAAGATGCCAATGGAAATCCCTTAATGAATCAACCTCCAGAATCTCATACTCTTTCATGGGAAGAAGTCGCCAATAATGCAGGTTTTTCTTTATCAACAGGTGAATCGATGTTTACAGAATTGCCAGAGCCTAACAATAAGCATGTCATTCGAATCATTAACGGATTTTATTTTGGTACGGGCTTATGCGGGAGTCTACTGGCCATTCAATATCATTATGAAGACGGCTCAGAAGGTTGGATTGCGTCTATACGATCTCAATCTTCACACGCTCAACATTTAAACACAATTATCGGCAACTGGATAAAGGGGCTGACCTATGAGCAAATTACACAGCATCCAAACTGGAGTGGAAAGCCCTATATTGGGCATGAAAATGATTTTGTAGAAGTCGAGGTAGTACGAATTACCCCTTCTCCAGAACCAGAGCCGGATCCTGATCCTAACCCAGAACCGGAGCCAGAACCTTGTGATTTATTGCTAACACCATTGTCATTAACCATTCCTTTAGGAAGTGCAGCTACATTTGAAGTGACCCATTCTTTCACTGAGTCCGGACAATGGATATATGATCTGACTCTACTAGTCATAGAGAAAAACAGTCAACGCCTTGTTGTCCAGCCTCAAGCATTAGGCTCTTATTCAATTCAATACACTGTAAAACATTGCAATGCCTCGGCACTTTTAACGGTAATAGAACCGGATTCGAATCCAGGAAATGAAACAGACCCTGTAGAGCCGCCTCCACCGCCATTGCCAAATACGCCACCTGATCCTATTGAAACATCGGATTGGGTGATTAAACTGGTGGATGCGTCCAAACCGATTCCACCTCTTTATAAACTTCCGAATATCATGAAGAGGAATGCCCGGTATCGGGGACATCGTGAATCTGAAAAATTTCTCAGCGACCACCAAGAACAAATCTATGAAATCCGACAAATCTATAAAGATTTATCATCTCTTGAGCAAATGAAAGACGTTACAGTCCGTTCTTGGTTTTACGGCGTAGAAACCGGGAGTATTTCTATGAAATTAGAAGAAAATGACAAGGAAACGAAAAAAAGACAGGAAGACTTTACCGACAAGGGCATTGACAGTATAAGAGCTTTTACTAACGATGTGATACAATTAAGTGGGAACTCTTTTGAAGAACGTATTGTAGGTATCTATGGATTAAGACAAAAAATGCGGGAATTAGATGAAAGAATTGCAGAAGCCGAAAGGAGATACAGGGAATATGAGAATGCCTACAAGTAAAGGTGGTGGGGCACGATTTCGTGGTCCCACTTCTTCGCATGAATATAACATGAATGAAGATCAAAAATATCTGGAACTTATAGAATTGTATCAACAAGCTAATGCTACACAACTCAATCTAAAAGAGGCACATCAAATTGTACTTATTGAAAATGCTGCTTTACATGATTACGTTAAAATGTTAGAAGACCGAGTAGCACATCTAGAATCTCAACTCGACTCTTTAGGAGGAGCTTCTTGGATGAACGGTCATTTTTTTAAAACATCCTTTGTACAAGATATGACAACCCGATATCCAAAAGATTTTCAAGATCAGCAAGTATCTATTCCTCGATGCCAAGTTGATTTGCAGCATCGTTACGTAACTATTCCTCAAATCCATCAGATACCAAAAACACATATCGTGGATGATAAAGGAAATCACATTATCCCCTCGCAGCTAAAAATCAAAGTAGGACGAAGCAACACTAAAGGAACGGTTTCTGAAAATGATATTCTAAATGCTTTTAATGGGGATCCTTTATCATTCTGGCGAAGAAGTGTTACATACGATTCTTTATCTGATGTTCCTAAAGATGGCGAAGATGTCATAATCGAAATCGAACTCCCAAGCCATCTTGTAAATAATTTAAATGTCAATACAATCGTGATACATCCACATCCAGAACGAGGAATCCAGATTAAGAATATTGAAATCCATTACAATAATGGGTGGCAAACAATCAAGGGATTTAAGCAAGAGGACATTACAAGTGTTCGTGGTGATGACCATTCGCCAAGAAGAAAGTGGTACTTTCCAAGCGTTCCAGTTCAGAAGGTGCGAATCACATTGATTCAAAAGCATCCGGTGAACATTGGGGGTAAAACTGTATTCATTTTAGGAGCCCAGGAAATAGGAATTTATTTATCAATGTTTGAGCCGAGTGGAGGAATGATTCTCACTCCATTTGAGATGGATGGTATCTACAATATTGAATCTGTAGAACATGTATTTTTAAACCGAAAAGCGTTGAGTTATCCAGAGAATATGGACTACATGTTAAATGGAAATATCTTTGAATATGAATTATACGCAGAGGAACCTGATCTTACTTTGCGTCCGATTACTCGTTCTGAATGGACAAGTCAAACAGCTCGACGCATATGGGTAAAAACACATTTATATCCAGATCCTCACAATGGAGTAAATCCTTGCCTTCATGCCGTGCGATTACACTACACCAAGGAATAATGTAAGGAGGCAAGCAATATGGCAAACTTTTATCAAAAAGAAATTGATATCGACTCCCTTATTCGTCGTCAAGATGAACTAGAACGTGAGATTAGTAAACTCAAAGAAATGTACAAAGACATGAAAGAACATAATGACCAATCGATCGGGCGAATCAACCAGCGAATTGATGAATTAGAAGAAGAAGTCGCTGAAGTTCGTCAAACACTAAATGAATTAAAAGTATCACTTGATGTGATTCAAACAGGAGTCAATACCGTACAACAACATGTCAGCGATATTAATGCCAAACAAGATGTGGCCATCACCGCTCAAGATAAATTTATTGAGCAACTGTGGAAAGCATTCTTTGCTTTACTTGGTGTCATTACTGCCGCAGGAGCAGGTATCGTAACATTACTAAAGTAAAAAATTAAGAAAAATGCAGAATTCTTGCGTAAATACAAGAAATTCTGCATTTTTTCATTGACAATACTTGTGCATAGAAATATATCATGTTAGAATATAATTGTAATGCATTACAATAGATATACATTACAACTTATGCAATCAAAAAAAGGAGGTATAAAACGATGCATAAATTGACAGCCGAAGAAATGAAAACGGTCAAAGAGCGTTTAAAAGAATGTAAGCCAGAATGGTTAGAGAAAAATGCAAAAGGACAAGATTCATTAGGCGTGTGGACAGTTCAACAAATCTTAGACCATGCCACAGAAGGAATTACAACATGGGATTTTAAACCTATAAAAGAATGGCGAGAAGAAGTACATAAATTTGATAAACAACGAAATCAATGGGTGTTTGATGGATATGTTTATCATGTTCGAGGAACACTGACCATTCACGGGATCGGTAGCCGTTCGCAATACGGAAGTAAGGTTGCCGTAGGGGGAAAAGATAATCAAAATTCATCTTATAAATCTGCAGCGAGTGATTGTTTAAAGAAATGCGCTTCTTTGTTTGGTGTAGGTTCAAGTATTTATTCAAGGATTAAAATTGATTTTGATGATCAGGATCAATACCATTACTTGCAAAACCACTCAAATTATCATGTTGGCTCCATGCAAGCAAATATGTCAGGAATGCAACAAGCAATGCATACAGACACCCTTGTTCAGCAAGGAGAATGGATCTGGGACTCACAAAGAAATCAGTGGGTGCATCAAAATGAATACTATGCGTCTTCTCCTACAACACTCAATGGAGGTTATCCCAGTCAATCCAACGTAGCATCACAGCAAAATTGGTATGAGCAAACTATGAAGCAATTTGACCCGCAAGGGTATCAGCAAATAAGGCAAGAAGAACAAAAAATGCAAGAAGCAATGCAATTTGCCGACCAAAACTTTCAAAATTCTCAAATAGATTTTCCGTTTGAAAATACACCAAATACAGAAACACCTAAGTCATCACAAGAATTTCAAGCTATCCCACAGGGAAATATAGAGGCACAACCACAACCAGAAGCACAGCAACAAAACTTTCAAGCGATTCAATACGGTGTACCTGTAGATTCGAAAGAGCAAATTCAAGAACCATCCAAAGAATCTGCTTCGTCTGCTAGAAATGAAAACCCATTAGAACATGTAGTACCTAATAATCCGTGGGATACACCTGAAAATCGGGAGCAAATCGAAATCTTTCGTCAGCATAAAGAACGATTAGGCATTAAACAAGATAGTCAATTGCTACCGTATGTGCGAGATTATTTTAAAGATGAAAAAGCAACAATTGCAAGCATTACTCCTGAAACATTGAAAGGATTTAACACATATTTAGAAAACATTCATGTATAAGGGTGAGGAAACATGGGAAGTGTGGAAGAATTAGCCCACTACTTTGTTTACGAAATTACAAAAGCCAGAATCGGAATTGAAGGCCGATTGCAAAGTGCCTATCATGCCATTACGAAATTATTGGAAAAAGGATGGACACTACAAGAAATTAAAGAAGAGCTTGATCAATTTGCACGAGATTATCCGCAAATTATCCTTAATGTCTATCACGTAGAAGAAATCATGGCGAAGAAAGAACCACCCAACAATTTACTTCAAGCAGATATCTTTTATTATCACAATATATTAAGGGAAGTATCGCCTCCTGTAAAAATTGCAAAGGATCCAAAAACCGGTCAATTAATTCGCCAATCGCATCCGTTCTTTCTTGAAATGAAGAGACGGTTTACTATGAAGGATTTGCTGAATTATTGGTATGAGCAAATGGATATTGCACCAAGCGAGCATCTAATTCGTCAAGATGAAGGAAAATTCAAGTATATGCTTTCCAATTATACACTTGATGAAATTTTATTTGCCATCGATGTTGCTAAAACCATCCGGAAAGAACAGCAATTACGACCGCTTCGTAATGCTTTCGATCTTGAAAAATATATAGAAGACGCACGTGAGTTTATTCGTGCCAAAGAAAATATTCATCGGCTGCAGGGGATCAATCGTGAATTCAAACGACATGACACAAACTGCTACCACTAATGCTGTGTGGGTAGAATGTGGAGCTGACTTAATCGGTCAGAAAATCCCCTTTACTCGAAAGCATTATATGTTTCCGGAATATACGTGGCAATTTCGACAGGCTTACAACAATCAAGGGGTTTATCAAACAGCCATGCAATACATTAACCCTATATGGTATCAAGATCATAAAGGAAAATGGCTGATTAATGCTGCCGAGAGTTTAAAGTGGGGCGACTTTTACTTAGACTTTGATACAGTTATTGAAAGTGAAACAGACTATCAGAAATTAAAAGAAGATGTTCGTATTGCTTTACGATACATTACAGTCATTATGAGTATTGACATTAATCAAGTTCGTTTCTTTTATTCGGGGGGCAAGGGAATCCACCTTACCATTCCAGCAATCACTTTAGGACTAGAACCTCATGTGGCTTTAAATCAAATCTATAAAATGATTGCCGAAGATATCAAAACATACTGCAAACACAACACATTGGATACTAAAGTATACGATGATAAACGAATGTTTCGGATGGTCAACTCATGGCATATAAAAGGAAAAGCATATAAAATTCCGATTACTTACGAGGAATTTATTCGTTTGTCATATGCAGAAATTCATCAACTAGCCCAACAACCAAGAACTATTACGGTTGCTGATCCCATTCCCTCAAACCGGGCTCGCCTTGTTATTAAACAACATATTGAAGAATGGACACAGAAAATTAATCGTCGTCAGGAGTTTAGTGGCAGGTTACGAAAACTCGAAACCGAACCCCCATGTATTCAAGCAATGTGGCAAAAAGTATTCCGAGAAACCATTGACGAGCGAAACAATAGTGGAACAGCATTGGCTAGTTTTTATCTGCAGCAGGGAATCGAACTTGAAGAAACATTGGCTCGTTTACATAAATGGAATGAAGAACGTTGTTCACCGCCTTTAAAACCGAGGGAAATTGAAATTATTGTTCATTCTGTTTATAACGGTCAATACAAGTACGGATGTGAAACCTTTAAGCGAGTCAGTGGGGTGTGTGAAAAAGAACAATGTCCATTGTTTAAAAAAGGATCATAAATGAATGTAAGGGGAGTTATGATCTGCTCCCTTATGCAAAGTTTATTAGTCTTTGTGATTAATAAGTTTTGCATAGGGGAGAGAATAGAAAGGAGATAAATTGCCCATGTCGGAGATCAACTTTCAAGCTATTTTTCATCAAATGGAACAACAAATCCAAAAGGATGAATCCATTTTTACAACAGATTCTATTAATCCATATCATGTAAAGTTGCTTGATCCACAGCGTTTATATAATCGTCCTTTAAATCCTATTGAAGCAAAAATGATTCAAAACGTGGCAAGCATTGACCAATATTCTTGGAATCGTGATGCCCGAGGTGGTTTGACAACGGGGTTTCCACTCTTTGATGAAGCATTAGATGGTGGAGTTCAGCCAGGATTGTTTCTGTTTGCTTCTCAACCCAATGTAGGTAAATCAGCCTTATTATTGCAACTTGCCCAACAGATTTCCGATTTAAATGAAAATGTGCATGTTGCCTACCATTCTCTTGATGATAGTGCAAATGAACTCGCTCCACGCTATATTGCTTGCAAGCAACAAATTACGATTTCTCAAGCTAAAAATCCTGCTAAATATGCTGATCAGCCAGAGATTTTAGAAAAGCGAAATCAGGGAATTAAGCATTTATACCGAAATGCTCACAGGTTTTCTTTATGGGATTCCAATGATGGAACCAGTGTGGAAGTCATTGAAAACCGTATCAAAGAAATGAAAATGCATTTCCCGGAAGACACAAAACTAGTCATTATGATTGATAGTATCTACGACCTTACTGTAGATTCCAAACAACTTCAAGAGAAAGCCTTATATGAGCATGTCGCAAAAGTCGTTAAAAATTGGTGTGTAGCCTATGATGTCCCTGTTCTTTGTACGGCCCATTTGCGCAAATTAAATGGAGGCCGTCGCCCAATGACAGACGACTTAAAAGAAAATAACCGACTGGAATATGAAGCTAACTTTATTGCTCTTCTTTACAATGAAGTCGGGATTAAAGAAGAAGGGGCACAAATCTATTGGATTAGCGAGGAGAAAGAACAAAAAATGCCTGTTATCGAGATGAAGGTAGGTAAAAATAAATTTGGCAGCTTCAAGGGGACTCGTTTCTACGAATTTATTCCGGATATGTCTTATCTAATGGAAGCACCTATTGAAGATTGCCGCAGATATGCTTCATTGATTTATCAAAGCTAATTCAAGGGGGAGAGTATAAAGATGGAGAAAAGCATGCTAAAAACAATTAAACATGTGAAAGGCAGAGTAGAAGCTATTTTGCGTGAGTATCCCGAAACTCGAAATTGTGACAAATTGCTTTGTATCACTTATTGGAAGTTAATTGATGAAGTGAAAGATTTAGATGGAATTCAATTCGCTACATGTCCAGAAGCCATTCGACGAGCCCGACAATGGCTTAATGAAAGAGGACAGTATTTGGCGACAGATCCAGAAGTGCTGAAAAAAAGACGATACAATGCCAGAGAAATGAGGATTGGAGTTGCAAAGATATAAAAGGAGTGATTCAGATGTCCTCGCAAATGCATCAACACTTACGCAAATATGTAGAAGATGGAGTTCAGCAAAAAATACGGCTTCACAATTTGATTGAAGATTACAAATCGCAAGAACACAAAACTAAAGAACGTATTATTGATGAAAAAACATTAGAAGCAAAACTCAAACAAACCGGAGTCAGTCAGGAAAAAATTAACCTGGTCATTGAACGATGCAAGCGTGACGAATCCATCTTAGAAAAGGTAAAGAAATTTATTGATGATACACAAAAAGATATGGATGGACTGACTCTACGCTTAAATGCTCATCTGGAAGAGCTTGCAGAAATTGAAATCCAGTCAGGTGGCTTTATTGCCCACGCCATTGGAGTCGATAGTGGTGCTCAGTTGGATAAAGAAAAAATGATTGTAAAAATGAAACCACAAAGCCGGATTGAAATTCCAATTGCCGCTCGACTCAACAAATGGAAAGACAATTCCCAGTTAACTATTAAGAAAATCAAAAAATAAGGCAGGTGTGTATGTTTGTTATTCTCCTATTATTTTGATACCAAAAAGACTCACTTGTTAAATTGTCATTTTAAAATCCTGCAATTTATTGAAAAAGCAAATGGAATTATTGAAATTATGTTTTCCGCAGAAATTGCTGAGTGGCAGAATGGTGCCGTTAAAAAGAAAGAAACAAAGGTGGCCACATTCACCTTCCCACCTGCACAACAAGGACAAACCAAACACGATATTGATTTTATCCGGCTTCGCTACGGAGATCAGAAGAAATGGATTTTTACAGTAATCAATAATAAAAACAGTAATCAAAAAGTAGAAGTCGGATTGATTTCTGATACAGCCAATAAAAATCCATTAGGACTGGATGTGTATCATGATGATGAAGGGTTTGAAATGGAGTTAAAAGCTAATACACTATCCATTTTAGAACCAACTTATCAACCTCCAATCCTAACACAGACACTAGTAAATACAAAATTTGAACAAGCTGGGTATCCAGAGCGATTTGGATCTTATACTGCTATATATGATTCTACTTATCAAAATTACCGACTCAGTGATTTTATCCAGTATTTTTCAGAACCTATTCCACCGGAAGCGGCATTTAAAATCCAAATGGATATCGCACCAACAGAAGTGCAAACCGTTTCAGGCATTGAAATATTCCGTGTTATCGTTCCCCAGTTAGGCCGGGTCAGCCTATTAAAAAATGGATTTGAATTTCAAATTCATAACGGATTAACCTCCGATATTGTTCGAGCTCTATTGAATAAAGAGGTTGCGCCTATGGATTTTTGGAATCACGGAATGACTAGTAAAGCAAAATTATCCATTGAGGGGGACGGAAAAGGTAAGTTGTTTATCCGTTATTATGACACCACATTGGAGGCTACCTATGATCCTACTTGCTCATTCGTGGAATTAGAATTCCGTGGTGTACAAGCAAAAGACGGGGATGCTAATGATCCTAACAATTGGGTATTCTCCCGGGTTGACAATATTAGTGTTATTTATCAAAAATAATAGTATAATAAGCATATTGAAATGTATTACAAGATTAGGAGGAATTGAGATGTTAATAGGGCCAAGTATTACACTCGAAAAACTAGAAGAACATATGAAAAATCGTGTATATGAAATTAAAATGGATCTACCTAAGCTAGAAAAGGAATTTCGACGTTTAGGTGAAGAATTTAAAATGATTCCACGTACTATCATCAATGAAGAAGGAGAAGAAATTACCAACCCTGATTTTATTGCTATTCCCAAACGCATGAGAGAGATTGAGGAAGCTATTCAAGAATTACAAGATCAGCAAGAATTTATGGAAGCCAAGCTGATGGAGTTAGAAGATATTGAGGAACGCTCTAAAGGACGAGGTAATGTTATCAAATCTAGAGATAAAATTATACTAAGTCTTAATGACTGCATTAAGCTAGGAATTACCTTGAATGAAGAAACCAAAGCATAAGTCATAAGGGGAAGATAAAAATGATCACGGTAGAAAAGCAGCGTATGCTAAAAAAATATGAAGAACGCTTGCAACTTCGTGAAGAATATGAACGAGAGAGAATAAAAGAAGTTCATATCAAAGCCAAAAAGAGTGACCGATACGGCAAAGAAGATATGTTGAATCTTCCTCGTCATCGGATGTATGGTAAATGTTTGGATTTTGAAGAATGTCCAATCGATTATAAGTGCCGAAATTACAATTCCACTTATATGAAATGTGTGAACTGTGAATTAGTCAAAACCGGTGACATCTGTCAGAAAAAACACATTCATAATCCAGAAACCTTCAATATGATGATTAGTCGTGAAAGGATTGACCTAGATGACAAAAATTCGTAAATGGCTTGCATTATGAATCAGACCAATTGTTTGAAAAAGACATTTATCTTGATTTGATAGTGAATAAAGATGGGAATATTGTGGTTGCTACATTATCGGAAAAGGAATGAGTTGGTATGGCAAGAAAAAATCAATCAGCTTGGTCAGGAATGAATTTTCAACAAATCATGATGCAGCAATCCTATCAAGCCGCTTCATCACCTGCATATTGCCGATATTGTGGACATGACATTAAACAGCCTACACAAAACAGCACACAAACTGATACAGGTCGTTGGTATGATAGCTGGGAACTGCAAAACAATGCTCATTATAAGTGTTATGATCGACATCGATATCAAATGATGCAAACATACAGGAGGTAACAATAATGACAACAGTAAACATTGAAGCAAAAGCAATTTCCTATTTTAATCGTGAACTTTCCTTAATTAAAGATGCTAGTATTCATGCACTCTTTCATAATGCACTAGCGGTAGCTCCACAGTCTTTTCATGATGATGAGGAGTTATTAGAATATGTGAAAACCGCCTTTCATATTCTAAGAGGCATGTTGGAACAGCGAAACGTAACGGGACTAATACGAGATGCACTATTAGGAACAACATTAATCTGCGATATTATGTATAACGAATTTAATGATGATATGAGACATTTACATACTGTAGCAGTACGAAAATACCTAGAAAAACATCAAGTGCACAAAGATGTGCAACAAGGATTATGGGAAAATATTATGCGTGCAGTTGAAGCGCATAATGGCGACAAAGGAGCTTCTCCGATTCTAGAAGCCAAACCAGGAACAGCAGAATATGAAGTAGCTCAAGCTTTTGCGGTTGCTCGATTAGGATTTGTAAAATTAGACTGGGAGGAAGTTTATCGTGACATCGAAAGCAAAACAACGAATTAAAACCACGGTTTTCTGGAGTGGAATCGCTTCTTCAATTATTCTATTTTCCCAATCAGTAACTACATTACTAGGATATGATATTCCAGAAGAAACCATTGCAACCATTATGGCTGCTGTGAATAGCTTGCTTTCTGTTTTAACCCTTAGCGGTGTATTGGTAAATCCAGAAGAAGTCGATTCGTTTCAGGCATTTAAAGTAAAAATAAAAAAATAAAATAGGGGGAACTACTCATGGACTTTAGCCAAGCTTTGCAATTATTAAAAGAGGGCAAAAAATTAAGACGTAAAGGATGGAATGGAAAAGGAATGTGGATCGTTCTTATGCCAGCTCTTTATCTAGAACCGGGCATGGTGAATGGTCGAACACGAAAACATATTGGAGAAAATACACCACTTGATTCTCAGCCGTATTTCGCTATGTGGACCGCTCAAGGGAAATGGCAACCAGGATGGTTGGCTTCTCAAGCAGATTTACTCGCTGAAGATTGGGAAGTTGTAGAATAAAAGATAGAAAAATATCCCTCACTGCAACAACATATAGTGAGGGATATTTTTTTACATACTATATCTTGTATTTAAGAATACAACATTATATAATAAGACTTGCACGCATGGAGTAATGCATTACAAAAAATAAAGAAAATTACTAAAAAGTTAGGAGAGAAGAAGCAATGTTTACAAAAAGTTATATTGACAAGCTAAACAAGGATATTGAAAAATATACGACCAAATATCCAGAACGAAAAATCTTTCCAATCACTGAAAACATGACTCGCACATTTGAAGGCGTATCTCAAACTGTCATGCTTGACCGGTATTCTCATAATGATATGCTTCATGAAACATTGGAATCCGGAGATTTTGTTGTATTAACAATCAAAGATGATCCAAAATGGCCAACCCAAGGATTTGGATGGGTGCAATCCATTGATTGGAAACACCGAAAAGCCCTTGTTAAAGTGGATGAGCAATTTGCAGGAGCGTTAGAAGGAGAAGAAGCAGATACTCTTTTGGTAGAACGAAATTTAGATGTGGTCCAAAAACCATTAGAAATTTTCTATGAGCAAATTGCTAAACGAAACGCATGGGCACTTTCCCAAGTAGAGAAAACTGAAGAGAAAAGACAGGAATGGTTTGAAAAGTTCTATCACGAATTAAAAGAACTTCATTTTGTGCCTGCAGGACGTGTGTTGCATGGAGCAGGATCGGGAACAGACGTTACATATTTCAACTGCTATGTAATGCCATTTGTCAAAGACTCCCGTGAAGGCATTTCTGAGCATCGTGGTAAGGTCATGGAAATTATGTCTAGAGGCGGCGGAGTTGGAACAAACGGCTCTACCTTGCGTCCTCGAAATGAAGTGGCCCGTGGAGTCAATGGAAAATCATCGGGTTCAGTGTCATGGTTAAATGATATCTCAAATCTAACTAACTTAGTTGAACAAGGTGGAAGCCGCCGTGGTGCACAAATGATTATGCTTGCTGATTGGCATCCGGATATTGTAGAATTTATCATTTCAAAAATGCAAAATCCAAAGATTTTGAAATTCATCATCGAGAATACCCATGATGAACATATCAAAGAAGTCGCAAAAGCCAAGTTAAAATTTGTACCATTGACCGAAAGAGAAAAAAGAGCTTATGAAGCTTTAGTTAGATCTCATGTCACAGAAGATATAGATCCTATTGTAGAAGAAGCAAAGTCTATTCTAGCCGATGGTGGTACATGGTCTGTTCATAACCCAGAATTTTTAACAGGTGCCAATATATCTGTCTGCTTAACTCATGAGTTCATGAAAGCTGTAGAGAACGATGGAGAATATAAACTTCGTTTCCCTGATGTCGCTAATTATACAGAAGAAGAAATGAAAGATTATAACGAAAAATGGCATGAAATAGGCGATGTACGTGAATGGGAAAAGATGGGGTATGATGTCCGTATACATCGTAAGATTCGTGCAAGAGAATTATGGAAACTGATTAATATTTGTGCAACGTATTCAGCGGAGCCAGGCATTTTCTTCATTGATAATGCCAATGATATGACAAACGCCAAAGCATACGGACAAAAAGTTGTAGCAACCAATCCATGCGGAGAACAGCCATTAGCCCCGTACTCTGTTTGTAATCTTGCAGCTATTAACTTAGCAAAAATGGCAAGTTTTGAAACTGGTACAGTAGATTTTGAAAAATTAAAACGTACAGTAGAAATAGGTGTACGTATGCAAGATAATGTCATTGATGCAACTCCTTATTTCTTACCGGAAAACACAAAACAAGCTAAAGGAGAACGACGGGTCGGATTAGGGGTCATGGGATTGCATGATTTGCTGATTAAATGTGGCTTGGAATACGGAAGTAAAGAGGGAAATCAATTAATAGATAAAGTATTTGAAACAATTGCCTGCACCGCTTATCGAACCAGTATTGAATTAGCAAAGGAAAAAGGAAGCTTCCCATTCCTTACTACAGAAGACAAGTTAGATGAAATTGATTTACGAATGAAATTTGTCAATACCGGTTACATGAAAAACATGCCAGAAGATATTCGAAAAAGTATTTTAAAACACGGTATCCGAAATAGTCACTTGCTGACGGTAGCTCCAACTGGAAGTACAGGCACCATGGTAGGAGGAAGCACAGGCCTAGAACCATATTTTAGTTTCGTTTATTATCGTTCCGGCCGATTAGGTAAATTCATTGAAGTCAAAGCACCGATCGTTCAAGAATATTTAGAATTTAAAGGGTTGCCACTTGATACACCACTAAGTGAATTGCCATCATACTTTAAAGGGGCAATGGACCTTACACCGGAACAACACGCTGATGTTCAATGCATCATTCAACGTTGGGTTGATTCCAGTCTTTCTAAAACCGTTAACGCTCCAAAAGGATATACGATTCAACAAGTACAAGAAGTATATGAACGACTGTGGAAAGGCGGAGCAAAAGGGGGTACCGTTTATGTCGATGGAAGTCGAGATGCACAGGTATTATCGTTGACCCCAGAAGAAAACGATGTAGAGGAATTGGATATTCAAGACACAAAAGAAGAACTTGCAAATGAATATCTCCAAACTCAAGAAACCATCGTTTACGGTAGTGAAGTTGGAAACATCTGCCCTATTTGTAAGGCAGGAGAAGTCAAAGACTTTGGAGGTTGCAATAGCTGCTCTAATTGCGGAGCTCAGTTAAAATGCGGCTTATAAGGAGGAACATAAATGATCTTCCGAGCACCACCTGGACACTGGTTATTAAGCAAACAAGAACTCCAAAAAATGATGGATTGCATTGCACAGGGAGAAGTACAAAAAGTTACAGAATACCTTCGATTTTGCTTAGAGGAAATTCAATTTTACGATGACATTCGTCGGCAAATCGAACAAAAGAAAATGCTCAAAGAAGATGGCGAACACTTTAAAGCGTTGTCCCTAGAAAATAAAATTCGTCAAAAAGTGCGGCAACAAACTGAACGAAGCCAACTAATACAATCTCAATTTCTATCTTGATCTTTTGTAACATATTACAAAAAAGTGGGCGACAAACCCACTTTTTTTATATATAATAAAGATATTCGAAGAAAAATCAAGAAAAACAAAGAAAGGAGAACATTATGGAATTAGTGCGTTCCTATCTTCAGAATTATGGAATCGTGGACTACATTATTATTTTCAAATTCACATTCAAATAAGCGAATCTGGAAAACTACTCATTAAACCTTGTTGTATCAACTCATATCATCCTCCAAAGGAGAGTGTTATCGTATGGAATTAGTTCAACAATTATTGACAAAAAAGCAAGAAACAAAAAACAAAATTCAGCGATTAAAAGAAGAAGGGCTTTTGGTTCCTAAATCCATTACCATGAATGGAATTTATTCATCAGATAACTTAACATATGTTGGCCCCCTTGTAACTGGATCATTCTCAAGTCAATTAATAATTAATGATCAAGTGATTGGCAACGTCACTGTTACAGGAATGTCCCGGGAGGCGGAATACCAAACATGGAGATGATCAATAAATATATCGAGCTTCACCGACCAGAAACATGGTATGAAAAAATGCTAAAGAACTTTTTCCGTTATCAATGGCAAACTCCTTCATACAAAAGAATTCTTTTACAGAAAATATATGAAGAAACAAAAGAACTAAAAGCAGAACTAGATGATTTCTATAATCGAACTAGATCTATGCCTAGAAGATCTGGGAAATCTTATTACTATAATTCCATTTTATATGAGATTGCACAGAAAGAATTTGTGTGGCGCACAATCAAGTTACGATGGAACAATTTACGTAATGATCTTTTCATGGAGGAGAATGAAGATGGAACTATGCCTTCAATATTTACTAATCCAATCTTCTCACAAACGACAAAAAGAATACGAGACCATCAAACAATTGGACCATATTAAAAAACATATTACAAAGAAAGCGGAACGAGATTGGGATTTATTATTTAGGAGGTTGACAAGATCTGATGGAACTGACCGTGAATGATTTATATGATTTTAAATCCTGTCCCTTACGTTTTAAATTGACTCGCATCGATAAAGTCTGCAAAGAAATCACCACCAATGATGGCATTCGAGAAGCATTGCAATCCGTGATAAATTATTATTATTTTCATCTGCAGCAAGGAAAACAGCTTTCAATTACAGATTTAAAAGAAAAGTTTAGCAGCATTTGGTATGGGAAACTTAATATCTATGACATTTACACAAATAGTAAAACCGAACAACGAAAAAAGGAATTAGAAGCCATTGGTATGCTACATACGTTTTATCGTCAACAGCAATATGCACCTGATTATGTGATTGCTTCCAATGTGGATTTCCGAGTTCCCTTTGGAAATGATTTTTATGTAAGAGGTAATCTTCCTGTCATTCGAGATACTCCAAGAGGCATTGAATTAGCGGTTTTTAAAATGGGAAAGCACAAATACAATGAGTTTTGGCAAAAAACCGATATGGGGCTTACTTTGATGGCCATGGCCTATCAATCCATGTTTAAGCAAGAACTCGACAGTATCGCAGTCCATGTCTTGCGAGATGGTAGTACACTTTATGTGCAACGCAAAAAACAAGATTACAAGAGATTAATCAAAACCATCAATATGGTCAAAGAATCCATCGAAAAAGGGTGGTTGTATCCACGAGAAACTTATGCTTGTGATAAATGTCCTGCACAACATTTATGTATGGAATGGAGATGATATCACATGAGAAAATCTTGGAATCAATATTTCATGGAAATAGCAGAAATGGCTGCAACAAGAGCTACCTGTGACCGACTACATGTAGGGTGTGTTCTTGTTAAAAATCATCGAATCATTGCAACAGGCTATAATGGAAGTATTAGTGGGCATGATCACTGTGAGGATATAGGTCACTTAATGCACGAAAACGGGTGTAAAAGAACCATTCATGCCGAAATGAATGCTCTTTTACAGTGTGCTAAGCATGGAATTGCAACAGAAGGGGCTACGGCTTATGTCACTCATTATCCATGTCCAGATTGCATGAAATCACTAAATCAAGCAGGAATTCAAACCATTTATTATAAGCATTACTATCCTCATCGCTACGAAAATAACTTTCATGAAGGAATGGAGGTGATTTCATATGATGCTATTTCGGAAACTAATTTGTAAATTCAAAGGACTTCATCATCCTGAATTTACAGGAAGCTATCATGTATTTGACTATGACTTCAAATATCCAAGGAAAATTCATGTTCATCGCTGTCCAAACTGTGGAGATTACAAAAAAATTATGGTGGATTAAGTATGGAGATCGTATGTGAATAAACTGTATATCGTATGTTTGGAAAGAGATGATAAATGCATTATAAAAAGATTGTGGTGTGATATAAATGGAATTGATTAAAGCATATCTTAATCTTCAATTTCAAAATGGGCGAATCAACACATATGAATATATCAAAGACCACATTGGAAAGACACAATCCTTGTTACCGTCACATAATCAATTTGACCTTCGCCATTCAATTGATCCTTTTTTACCTGAAGGGTTTGAATGGATGCATGAATTGCAAGGCGGATTGATCATCCCTATTGAACAACCAAAAACAATGGAAAAATTACAACAAGAATCTGATATTCTAGAAAAAATGGCACATATGATAAAATGTGTATGGATGTTTATGGCCATTTTACTGATTATAACCAATCTTCTTGTATGGTTTTCAGGCACGAAATCACCAATTGGGTTGATTATGTGGATCCCTTTTACTGCTGCTTATTATATCTACAGGTATTTTGAAAACAAGAAAGCAAAGATACAACAAACACTGGAAGTAAAAGAAATACAACGAATACTAGAAAAAGCGACAGCAGAAATCCTGGGAGAAACGACAGTAGAAATCCGAAGAACTGCACCAAGAGGTGTTAGACCTAGTTTGCATTCTCCATCAAGAAGACATGAATAACCTTATGAAGAATAAAATATTGTAATGTGTTACAATGAATTTAAAGGATACAGGGGAATCTAAAGGAGGATTCCCATGGAATTTAAGTTAGCAAACTTTCAAGTTAAAGAAGTCATCCCCGCTTCTGCCTATCGTGATGATTATGTTGATTGGGGATTAAAAGCAGTTGGTGCAGAAATTGCTTGGCAAAAATCCAAAGGAAGAGGCATTAAAGTAGCGGTTTTAGATACAGGCATTGACCGTGACCATCGTGATTTAATTCAAAATGTGAGAGAAACGATTGATTTTACAGGATCTCCATACGGAGCTGAAGATGTACAGGGTCATGGTACCCATTGTGCAGGTATTATCGCCGGTGTAGATAATCAGATAGGCATGATCGGGGTAGCACCGGAAGTGGAAATTTATTCAGCTAAAGTATTGGGAGATAACGGTTCCGGTAGTTTTGAATCTATTATCAAAGGAATTCGATGGGCAATGACACATAATGTAGATGTCATTTCCATGAGCTTGGGAACTGCGACTCGACCACCACAAATATTGCATGATACGATTAAGCAAGCTGTTGCACAAGGCATTATCCTAGTTGCCGCTACAGGGAATGAAAATAGTGCAGTATGTTATCCAGCAGCCTATGATGAAGTCATTGCCGTTTCTGCTGTAGACCAAAAACTAGAACGTGCTAAATTCTCTAACTTTGGTATTCAAAATGCGATTTCTGCACCAGGAGTGGATATTGTATCGACTTACAAAAATGGAACCTATGCCCGATTATCTGGCACTTCAATGGCCACTCCACTTGTAGCCGGTGCATGTGCCCTGATTATTGATCGATACAAGCAGCTTCATAACGGACTAAAGCCAAGCGTAGAGTATGTGCATCAAACACTACTCACCATGGTCAAAGACTTAGGGGAAATAGGAAAAGATGAGCTATACGGAGCAGGAATGCTAAATTTGGCACTTCTTCCGTAAAAATGAAGGTAGGGTGTAAAAAACCCTATCTTTTTTCTTTATCTATGTTATAATGTAGAATATGAAAGACATTACAAGGAAAAATGAGAGAGGTGGAGAAAATGCAAGGAAAAATGGTGGATATCATTGAAGATATCGGAAAAGGAATTAAACAAGAGCAATTAGCACCAAAGACTGTAAAGGAGGAAAATCATAATGATCGAACAGCTGCAGCAGAAAAGCCGAAGAATCGGAGCTAAGAAGAATTTTATGCGAGAAAGTCAAGCGGCCGAAATGGAGCAAAATAATAAAATTGTTATTATACAAACCAAAAGCGATAAAGGTATTCAAAATGTGGACTTGATATTAGAGCCCGATAAATTCGATGAATTATCCAGTAAATGTCGATTAACATTCGAAGAATACTGTGATGTTATCAACGAATTAATTGATGAGGAGGAACAAGAATGGCATGAGCTTCGTATGAAGGATCAAGTCAACATGACTCGTGATGCCATCATTCAGGCCACTATTCTCAAGTATGCCAAAGAGGAATACAATATTGACAAGAGCCAGTACGCTGGTATTGACATTAACTATACAAAGCGATACGATACGGAGGGTCGCTTCTTAGGAGAAGCAGTCATTGTAACCCTGACGGCCATCCCAATGATGGGAGTCAAAATTAAATAAGAAGGGTGAATCATCCATGAGAAAATCTTTGATTTTACCTATGATGATGTTTGGCAAATTCCAAAGCCGACGTGCTAAGCGAGATGAAAACGGAAAAGCAATTATTAAAGGATATTACAAAAATGGAAAACCAAAATACGAAACGGAAAAATGTTGGGTCATTCATAATGAAAGCAAAGGAGACAAAGGGGTTTATCCAAGCGTCAATCATATTTACACTCGAATTGCTAAAGGAAGACAAAAGCTAACTGCAGCAGCAGAACGTTTGAAAGAAAGATGGGAAATAGAAGCACGTATGTGGGCAGAAGAAGTCGGCTGGCAACTTACTCAACAACAAAAAGTCGTAATAGAATTAACGGCTTATTTTCCGCCAGATAATATCAACCGGGACACAAACAATGTATTCAAACTCATGATGGATGCCTTTAATGGTATTATTTACGATGATGATGAATATGCATTGCCTCGAGTCATGGATTTTCATAAAGTAAAAGAAGGGGAAAAACCTTACTTTCAATTAGATATTTACTTAAAAAGCGAAGAACCGGACATTATGATGCAGCGAGTTATGGAGAAAGAATAACAATGAGTTACATTCATGCGCACGATCGTTACGTCATAGAATTTCAAAAAACAGGAGACTCTAGTAAACTCATTCTTCAATACAAAAATTTTCTTAATAAATATGCCACTTTGTTGTATCATGATTTGATTGATTTTCGAAACCATGATATCCGTTGTTTCTTAGCTTGCTATATTTCCGATAAAGAAATCAATCAAAATCTTCGTAGAGGGAAATATCATTCTTCCGAGGCAATGGCTTCTGCGTATCGTGCATTACAATACTTGCGTTCAAAATTACGAAACCATACTTATCAAGAAATAGAGCACGAATTATTAATTCCATTTCTTCGATGTGCTCAAATTTATGAACCTAAAGGAAAAGGGTTTCAAAGCTATTTGTATAAAACTTACCGCTACGCCCTAAAACGACACTTGGATCGTATTCCAGTTGATATGTTGGATTATCATCGATGGGTGTATCAAAATTTGTGGGTGGAAGAAGAGGAAAAAGAAGAAGAACTTCCTAGCGAACTTATCATCGAAATGGATCAATTTTTTGAATTAAGTGATCCTCGTTGGATTCATGGCAAAAGGGCAGGGGAACCCTTTAACCATCTGAAACCTCATGAACGTTACATACTAGTAAAATACTATTATGAAGGGTACACCGATAAAGAAATTGCAAGAATGCTCCCCTACCACCCAAAATCTATTCATCGAATTCGTATGCGACTAATAAAATATTTTAAGCAGTTGTATGAGAAAGGGGAACTCAAATGTCTCAGGCTCTAACAGGATTAGATGAACCAATTGTTGCTATTGCATGTCAAGACCGAGAGGGTGCATTCCACTTTTATTACTGTGATACACCTATCCAACTGAAGCATATCGATTTCCAGGATGATTTAATGCGAATCAACAATTTATGTATTGCATTTCACTGGTTTAATTCGATTGTAATTTGCACAAGAGAAACGTTAGAGGAACTCAAGCGAAAGCTTGCAAATGCTTGAGATTTCTCACATATTCTCTTGTTTTCTTTCATATTCTGTAATATAATGATATTGTAATGCATTACATTATAAGGGATTGAGCGAATGTGGGAGTATTAACAAATTTAGTGAATCATCACTATCGTGAACAATACAAAAAACAAACTCGTCCGATGCGAAAATTGCATCCTTCGACCATTGGCATGTGTCAGCGAAAAATTGTTTTTGATATGCTGATGGTTCCTAAAAACATGCCAGAAGATCGGGCATTGCGTATTTTTGAAAACGGACACAGTATGCATCACCGCTATGAGACTTTATTTTCAGATATGGGAATTTTAGTGCAAAGAGAAATGAAGTTGGAATTTGAAGATATTAGCGGTCATACAGATGCTTGGATTCGCATTTACAGTATTGAAAATCCAGTAGGAACAAACTATTTAATTGAATTAAAAAGTGCTTCCTCTAAAAGTTTTGAATGGATGGTAAAAAACAATACTCCTAAAAAAGAACATCGGGATCAGTTGATGTTCTATCTACATCTTGTTCAAAAGATGGGGCTACCCATCCAAAAAGGTATTATCTTTGTGGAAAACAAAGACACACAAGAAGTATGGGAGTATGAGTTGGAGTATGATCCAGCCTATGCAAAAACTTTAGAAGAGAAAGCCAATTGGTGTATCGCATTGGCCAAAGAAAGAAAACTTCCACCTATCCCACCAAAACACACACCAAGTTATTATAAATGCGCTACCTGCGAGTACAATTTCTACTGTCATGCAGGAACCCTCAATAAAGATGGGTATGAGCGTTATCCAATCCCATTCAAATTTGGCAGTAAGGCATACGCAGATGTATTTAGTATTATTGCAGCAATGCAACATGAACAACCGATCCCCAATGTCATTATCGGAGATACCAATGGGGCACTTGCTACAGAAGTGGAAATGTATAATAATATGCCACCAACTGCTCAACCAAATGAATTAATCAATCAGTATATTCAAAATCATACTCAATAAAGGATGGGATTTTATATGTACAATACTCAATTTGTGGATATCGGATTTTCTAATTATGTGGAAGTAAGCAAAATTTTGACAGTGAATCGTCCGGATTCTTCTCCAATCAAAAGAGTTATTCAACACGCAAAAGAAACAGGAAACTTTCTTGATTTAACACAAGGAAAAAAGACAAGAAGTATTATTACACAAAAAGGGGAAAATGGCATTGTCGTCACTGCTTCCGCCGTACAAACAACTACCATTATTGATCGTATTCGTCGCTCGCAGCAAGCTAAAGAAGTAGTCGAAAAAGTATCCGACGAAATCGTAGAAACTACAGTCGAATAACATAAAGAGGAGGACATACCATGTGCCAAGGCATACACGTTCATGTACATAGTGAAGAAAGTTTGCTTGACGGATTATCAACTGTCAAACAGCTTGTTGCTAAAGCCAAAGCACTTGGACATATTGCTTTAGGGCTTACCGATCATGGTGTGTGTGGAGCTATACCGGATTTTATTTCTGAGTGTCAGAAACAGGGTATTAAACCTATTCCGGGATGCGAGGTATACATGACCAAAAATCGTTTAATCAAAGGAAAAGAACTAGAAGAAATGCGTATCAAACTTTGCACCAAATACAAAATTACAGATCATAAAGGCAAGCCTAAGATGAAATTACTCCAAGATTTTCTTCGAAAAGTAGAAAAGAATTATGCTTGCTTTGAAGAAGAGGCTCGCATCCTATTAAAAGACTATCTCATGTCAAGTGACCCTGAACCCAAGGAGGAGTCACTTGATTTATTTTCCATCTATGAAATAGATTTTAATGAACCTCTAGAAGCGAAAAAAGCTCCCGATACTGTTGAAGAAAAAATAGAAGCTTTTAAAAAAGAAGTGTTTCACTACCTTGACTATGGTAATTTTCACATGGTGTTACTTGCCATGAATAATCAAGGACTGGAGGATTTATATGAGATTGTTTCTGATGCTCATATTAATGGCTTCTATTCTGATCCTCGTACCGACCTTGATTTTATTCGAGAAAGAGGTCTGGGCAGGAATCTTATTGCTACTTCAGCCTGTCTTGGGAGTTATTTTAGTCAGCTCTGTTTGGCAGGAAGAATTGAAGAAGCGAAACAACATATTTTAGAATGCAAAGAAACCTTTGCACATTTTTATTTAGAAAAACAGGCTACCTCTATCCCCGAACAACTTTATATTAACCAAATCATTGATCAATTAGCCGTTGAAACCAATACACCGAAAATTCTCACCACAGACGTACACTATGCCAATAAAGAAGACAATCACATTCATGATATCCTTGTTACATCTTCTATTGGTAAGTGTATCTCTGATGAAAACCGTATGAAATACGCCCATGAATTCTGGATGAAAAATGACGAAGAAATGATGGAAAAATGTTACGATCCAGAAGCATGGGGGAATACACTAAAAATTGCTGAAATGGTCAATGTTTCCTTACCGAAGGAGCCATTATTTCCAAAATTCTTGATTGAAGGAAATGAAACGGCTGATGAACTATTGAGAAAGAAAGCATGGAACGGTTTATTCGAAATGGCATTAACCGAAGATATTGATATTCAAGAATACTCTCGAAGACTCCAATATGAACTGGATGTTATTTGTACAGAAGGATTTTCAGATTATTTCTTGATTACCGAAGATAAAATGAGAGCCACAAATGAAGCCGGCTTTTTAACAGGTCCGGGGCGTGGTTCGGGTGCAGGCTCACTCGTATGTCGATGCCTCAAAATTACTGCACTGGATCCGATTAAAGAAAACCTACTATTTGAGCGTTTCCTAAATCCAGAACGTGCTGGATATCCTGATTGGCTAACAAAATTTGTAGCGTAATGCATTTCATTTTCCTATCAATAATGATACAATAGATATAGATTATTGATAGGAGGAAGCAATAATGGGGAAACTTTATACGTATGATATTATCTGTGAAACATGTGGAGAAACTGTAACTGTTACACGTTCAAGAAAAAATTCGAGATATTGCTCTAAATCGTGTGCATCCAAAGCGCCTCGAAAATACAAAAACATCAACGAACAAGAAATTATTGATATGTATCAAAACGGATTATCCTTACAAAAGATTGAACAACAAACAAGCATCAAGATAGAGAAAATAAGAAAGATCATTCATCAAATAGGAATTATGAGAAGCAATAAAGAAAACTCTCGCAAATATCATATTAATCATGATTATTTTGAAACGATTGATACTGAACACAAAGCATATTGGCTTGGATTTATATATGCTGATGGATATATTGCAAAAAGAAAGGGTAATCAAAAATGCATCGGTATTGCATTATCAAGAAAAGATGAAGATCATATAAAAAATTTCTTGTTCGACGTTGATTCTAATTATGTAATTAGACAGTATACAGGAACAACTCCAGATGGAAAAGATTTTGAATATTCAAGAGTGATTATTACATCTGATAAAATGTTCGATGATTTATTGAATAAAGGAGTTGTCGAACACAAAACATTGGTTCTTCAATTTCCTTCATTCGAAATTGTCCCAAAAACTTTAATGCATCATTTTATCAGAGGATACTTTGATGGTGATGGATCATTCTCAAAATGCATAGAAGGATATACTCTTCCATATAAAGTGAGAATCTGTGGAACAAAAGAGTTTCTTCAAGGCATTGAGAATTTTATTGGAATCAAAGGGAATTACAGTAAACGTCATAAAGATGATAAGAATAATTGGACATTAGAATACTCCAATAAAGAAGATATCCTTCAATTTGCTAATACCATTTACGAATATTGCACAATCTGCTTAAACAGAAAATATCAACGCTACAAAGAAATGTTGGATCAGTCGTCCTAATAAGAAACTATTAGGATTATCACTCGGTGAATTGCTGGAAACTCCTTAGAGCCTTATACACCACAACGTAGTTGGAAACGACAAGCGTGATGGTTTGAAAAGTATAAGGATTGGACAATCAGCAGCCAAGCTCCTAAGTCACAAGATATGGAGAAGGTTCAACGACCATCCCGTGGGAGGGAGTAGGGCAAATGCCCGAAGTGCCGAGCACCCAAACCGTTAAGGTCGGTGGGTGAAGATATGGTCTATTCCCTATACAAATATGTCGAAAGACAGGGTATCAAAGCTCGATATTGATTACTCATATGATGGAGCACGATGGGTACAAATGTACTTAAAAGAAAAATACGGGCATGATAAAGTTGCACAAATTGGAACCAAAGGAACGTTAGCAGCAAGAGCCGTCATCCGTCGTGTCGGAAAAACATTAGGATTAGAAAACGCCACAGTGGATGCTTTTGCAAAATCGATTCCTTCCCGTCCTGGTATTACATTAAATGAGGCTTATGCTGAAGAACCAATGGTACAGCAATATGCACAAACTTATCCGCAGTGGTGGGAAGCGGCAAAAGCATTAGAAGGTCATATTAGTCAAGTCGGAGTTCATGCCGGAGGAATTGTCTTATCTCCTGTTCCTCTCACCAAAGTCACTCCACTTCGCTTGGATAGTGAAGGACTTGAAACAACCCAATATGATATGAAGTGGATTGAAAAATTCCTCGTCAAATTTGATATTTTAAAACTCGATACGCTGGACTTGATTAAAAAGACGATGGAGTTTGCAGGTATTTGGGGAACGATGGATCCGTATCGAGATATTGATGTTAATGATCCAAACATCTATAAAAATGTGTATAATCAACTCAATTTATCTGGTATCTTCCAGTGTGAATCCGATCTGTTTCGAAAAATTATTAATGATATGAAACCCAACTCTTTTGCTGATATTTCGGTTATTGTTGCCCTTAACTAATCCGGTCAATCGGGGGCAACATTAAAAAAGCGGGTTATATGCTGGAACACCCTAAAGCCTACGGTACGCATAGCGTAACAATCCGTATGGATGTAACAATGGGCAACCAGCAGGGAAGGGTAGCTCGAAACCCACCCTCAGAGACTGGGAGAATATCTCCGCTTATGGAAGGTAACGACCATAAGCAACCCCGCTAGGATTGCTGTGAAGCAAACCGAATGATACAGTCCGACCTCTAGTGAAAGCTAGAGAGCTAGGCAGAAATGACCTAGCCATTATGACAAACAGGTTGACAACATATGAATTAATTCAAGGCGCTTATAAGGAGTCCAATATGGAATAGCAAGGTATTTGTAACCATGTTGCAGCAACAATTCCTTTTTAATCTGATCACGTTGTTGAATTTTTAACAAGTCATCTTCACCGTTAGGATGATATTTCTCATACAAGTGGTAATGTTGCTCACCATGGTATTCAACACAAAGCTTATATTCTTCATAAAAAGCATCCACATAAAGATGTTTACCAGTTGCAGAATTAATCAAGAAATCAAAAGTCTTTTCAGTAACCATTGGTGTATCTAAAATAGATGAAATCATTTTAAAGTAATATTGAGCAGTTCGATTTTCCTTTGTATAGTTTGCAGGAACACCGGCAAGCTCACACGCTTTGACAAATCCGAATCGGCGTTTATAAGTTTCACTAGAAAACTTCGATTCAGCATCCACTAATGATTGAGATACAAAACCAAAATCGTTGTAAAGATTTCTTAATTCTTGCAGCAATTCCTCATCTGGTATGTTTTGTGGATTTGCAATTGAACAACCTGCTTTTTCAAAAGCATTGTTCCATGATTTGAATAAACGATAAATAACATTTTGCGAATATTTACCTTGCTTTAAATAAAGCTCCTTAGTAATGCGACCATTAGTTTGAAAGACTGATTGAATATCAGCAATTACTTCATCTTCTGTGTAAATCGTTTTTTTACAAGCACTTGCAGGATTTTGTTGATCACTAATTGGAACACCGGCTTCACTATAAGCTAAATACACAGAAGCAAATTCTCTTTTAAAAGTATCGTATTTCCATTTTCCATAAGTATTAATAATAGCTTGAGTGACCTTGCCATGTTCCTTATATAATCGTTGAATTTCAGTAATCAATGATTCACGAGTAGGTTTAATATCTTCTCCTGTAAGAGCTTTAGTAAAATGAGAAATGCCACCAAACTTTTTAAGTTGATAATACGTGTAACGAGAATGATTCATATAAATCTGTTTGGTGACTTTCCCGTATTCTTTGTAAAGTCTTTCAAAATCATTTAATAATTGCTCATATGTTACGTCCATATATAATTCCTCCTTAAAAGAACCTGTTTGTTATATTGTAACATAAAAGCGGTAGACCAGGACCTTTAGATCTAATTCCTACATATGTTGCTCGCAAATGGGGAAGAGAAAAAGTCACTTATCCATTTCTAGAGTTAGCACCAGTACTTGAAGAAACATATGGAGTTTGGGTATATCAGGAGCAGCTTATGAGAGCTTCACAGATTTTAGGTGGACTGACACTAGGACAAGCTGACATGATTCGTAAGGGAGTTGCTAAGAAAAAATTTGATTTAATGAACCGATGGATTGATCTCATGATTTACGGCAGCGAGGAGTATAAACGTCGTCATGCTCAATTAGTCAATCAATATCCGTTAGATGCGGAAGGAAAATCCACCGTACCACTTAACGAAGAAGGAAAACCTGCCTTATGGGTCGATTATGAGTACGAGCAAGTTCCTGATGTAGAAGGGGCCATTGCTCGTGGATTTGATGAACCAACCTTGCTCAAAATTAAAGCCGACTGGATTAAGTTCGGTAATTACTGTTTCAATAAAGCCCACTCAGCGGCATATGCCTTTTTATCATGCATTACCGCATGGTTAAAATGCTACTATCCTGTTGAATTTATGGCTGCTTTATTAACCATGGCAGAAGGAAAGAAAGATAAAAACGGAAATCCAAAAACCATTCACTACATGAAAGAATGTGAAGAAATGGGAATCCGTATTTTGTCTCCTGATATTAATCAATCCATGTCTGGCTGGACTCCAATTTCCTATAATGAGATCCAATACGATAATCAGAATCGACCATGTATCGGTGAAATTCGCTATGGTCTAGCAAGTATTGGCGGTGTAAGTGAAGAATCTGTTGTAGAAATTATTTTGCGTCGTTCGTATTCTTCCTTAGAAGATTTTATTGCCAAAGTCAACAGCACAAAAGTGAATAAAACCAAAGTAATAGCCTTAATTAAAGCGGGTTGTTTTGATTCCTTCACTCCTAATCGTAATCTTCTTCTTCGTAACTATTATCGATCCCGTGGTGAAGAGTATGAGCATATCCCAACAACTACAAACAAAGCTACTATTCTTTCTTACGAGCGAGAAGTTTTCGGGACAGCCATTAGTATTCGTTCTCGATGGGAAAAAATCGAAGAAGGAGCTCAAACTCAACTCACCGGTCATATTAATGAAATCGAATCCTGGAGAGCGAAAACAGGAAAAACCCATTTTACATTGGTGGTTGAAACACAGGAAGAACCAATCTTCGTTACGGTATGGGGTTATTTAATGGAAAAATATAAAAATGAACTTCAAATTGGAAACAAAGTCACCATTAAAGGGGAAAAATCGAAAAACAAGCTGATTGCAAAAACCGTCCAACAACACGCCAATATGTATGAAGTAGATTTGCCTTCAGCATAGGGAATGGATGCCGTCACTAAAAGAGGACGGTATCTGCACCTGTCTCCTTTACCTAAGCTCGTCTATTACTACTATATGTACCTCCCAAGACAAGTAGTACAAAAAAGAAAAAAACAGGAGGTCAAAATGGAGCTCGTTCAACAATACTTACGGATGCACTGGGCCTATTATTTTTGGATAGCCGACCAAGAACATACCATTTGGTATATTGTTCATCAAGGGATTACATTAGAACCTTGTCCTATTTATCTTAATACTTATAATGCTTCGATTCGAATGTTGAAGGAGCATTATGAAGAAATCACAGAACAAGCATATGGATGGCAAAATCGATACCCTAAAATTGTTCGTATGAATCAATTAAAAGAAGTGGAGGCCTTTGAAATGATTTGGAAAGGTGTCTCTTATGAAGATGATATCGTTATTATTCACTGTAAGGCGAAATGGATGACGGAGTGAAAAAGTTATATGGATTTAGTAAAAATGTATTTAGAACAAACCGATAAAGAACAAAAATATAACCCATTAGGAAACCAACAAGGAATACTATCTTTTCAGGATACGCACGTTTTATTCCATTGAAATTCAGATGCACCATATACCAATGAGGAAAGAAGCATAGTAAACGTCATTTTTCGTTTAAAAGATGGATTTTTCATCTAACCATGTTATAATATGTAATGCATTACAAGAAACAGAAAGAGGGAATATTATGGAGCTGACAATAGAATATCTAAAATATTATATCAAAGTGAATCAAGCCTTAAAAAATCAAAATCAATTATTTGTAAAGCTAATGAATACAGATGATCCTATTTTTATTCCATCAAAAAAATATCCAAGCGATGCCGGATATGATTGTCGGGCTCGAATTGAAGAATCCATTACTTTGCAACCGGGAGAACGAGTTCGTATTCCACTTGGATTTGCTATAAATATTCCATTACACTATACAGGCGATTTACGTCCACGAAGCGGATTAACCTGGAATCACGGTATTATGGTAGGATATGGTACAATTGATCCGGGTTATACAGGAGAAGTGATGGCTACGATTTTTAATTTCAGCCAAGAACCTTTTACCATTCAACCAAAAGACCGTATTGCTCAATTAGTTATTTTGCCAACAATCCATAGCAATGATGAATTCATTACATTACAACCAGTCAATGAATTAGTAGAACTAGACCGTGGAGACAAAGGACACGGAAGCACAGGAATCCAATAAGAAAGAAGTGAGCATCATGAGTTTTGCGGATTGGATCATAACTATTCTATGGTCTATATGTTTCATAAGAATCTGTATATACATTCAAAATCAAAAAACACCAAAGGAGTGAAAGAATATGGGTTTTCAAATGAAATACCAAATTCAAAAACAATATCTTACTGCACCAAGTAAACGTCGCCCGGGAGTAGCAGTACCAGAAGTTCGATTTATTGTTGCGCACGACACCGGAAATCCGGGATCAACAGCAAAAGGAAATATTGGCTATTATGAACGCACTCACAACAGCATAAGTGCATCCGCTCATATCTTTGTTGATGACAAAGAAATTATCGAATGTATTCCTTTCCTTACGGGGAAACCGGAGAAGGCATGGCATGTGCTCTATAATGTAACAACCGATAATCAAATGTATGGAGAAGATGCCAATGATGTAGCACTAGGTGTAGAGCTTTGTTGGGGTCCTGGCATTAACTCTGAGGAAGCTTATAAACGTTACATCTGGGTATTAGCCTATGCTTGTTATAAGTTTCAATTAGATCCAACAAAAGCCATTGTTGGTCATGACGTACTGGATCCGGGTAGAAAGATTGACCCATCTAATGCACTAAAATATATGGGCAAAACGTATCAGCAATTCCTAAAAGATGTAGTAAATGAGTATAACCGTTGTGTTGAGAAAACAGTCATCCAACCAGCTAAACCCCTTCAGGAAGATACGTATACCATTCAACCCGGGGATACATTCTGGAATATTGCTCAACGCATGAAAGATATTACAGTACAAGATTTAATTCGATGGAATCCAACTATTGATCCGTCTAATTTACAAGTAGGACAAGTCATTTCCCTAAAGCCACCAAAAGAAAAAACGACGAAATCTACAACAAAAACGGATTCAAAAACCAATTCCAAGAAAACAGAAACTAAGAAAAATGAAACAAAAAAGAAAATCACACTCCCAAATAAAACCTTAAAACGAGGAGATCGTGGTAACGATGTACTAGCTGTCCAAAAAGCATTAGCTTCTCTTTCTTTCTATCCAGATAAAAATGCACCGAACTACGGGTGTGACGGCATATATGGTCCAAAAACAGAAAATGCTGTTTCCCGATTCCAATCTGTATACGTTGGAGATGTAGACGGCATTTACGGACCAAAAACAAAAGCAGCTTTAGAGAAGTTGCTCAATAAATAATACATTAGAAGGAGAAGTGAATCATGGCACTTACTACCCAGGACATTTATATTTCTATCCCCCAAAAACCAAAAGGGGGACGAAAAGGAAAATAGATATGGAGGGGAAACCACCCAAATTTCATATAAGGTGGATATGAGATGAAAAAAGTCAGAGGAAAAATTAATTGGGAAGCCTATCCTGAAGCTGTTCAGGAAATTTTGCAACTTCGAGAAAAAGGGGAGAGCTATCCCATTATTGCTAAAATCATCAACAAGAAATTTCAACTCAATGCAAACCATCATATCATTAAACGAGTCTATAACAAGTACATGTTGCAATCCTTAAAATCTAAGACTCACTCCGCTTCAGAAAGGATTGCCCATGAAAAAGATGAATGGAATGTTTCATACAAAGAAAGTGTAGAAATCAGCGGTGATGGAACGCATAGAAGTGATAAATTATTACGCATGTCAGCAGAACAATCAAAAGATGTGAATTACTTATTAGAAGCACATGGATATGATAAAGAAGAATGGGAGCTTGTATCTGCTCGAAATAATATTTGGAACACATACAGTAAACAAGATGGCATTATGGTGTTATATGCAAGTAAAATCACCGTAAAACCAAAGAATACAAAATTCTCGATGGAAAAACTACTTGATTCAATTAAAGAAGTGCCATCTGTATGGATTCCAACCGAACCAGTAGTTTTAGAAGAAAAACGACTTCTAGAGATTCCTTTCTTTGATGCTCACTTTGGTATTTCTGATTACGAATATTACCGTCAAACACAATATGATACACTGCATATTATCCGATCTCGAAAATGGGAAGAAATCTTATTCGTTATTGGACAAGATATGCTGCATAATGATAATTTCCGAGGTCAAACAGCAAACGGAACTCTCATACAAGAAGTCGATATGATTCAGGCATGGGAAGACTGTAAAAAATTTTATTATCCTCTTATTGAAGAAGCTATCCGACAGGCTCATTCTGTCAAACTTATTTTCTCTAAAGGAAATCATGATGAATCTATGGGGTGGGCCTTTGTTCAGTTATTAAAAGAACGATACCCACAAGTAAGTGTAGACGATAGCTTTATAGAGCGAAAAGCCCATGTATTTGGAAAAGTGTTTATTGGAATCACTCACGGAGATAAAGCACGAAAAAACTTGCATAATTTGTTTCCTGTTGAGTTTCCGGACTTATGGAGTCAAGCTAAAACACGAGAGATTCATACCGGACACATCCATAAAGAAGATGGCCAAGATATATTCGGCATGATGGTTCGCACTTTATCTACTCGAAATAAAACGGATAAATGGCACAAAGATAACGGATTTGTCGGTGCTCATAAACGGTTTATGTTATTTGAATACAATGAGGAAGAATTAAAAAGCATTCACTACGTCTAAGGAGGAAGCTATATGCAATGCCCTGACTGCTATGAATACTTTACTAAATGTCCATGCTGTGATACGTGGTTTTGTCCAAAATGTGAAATGACAGAAGAAGAATTAGAAGAGAGGGAATTAGATGAAATTTGAAATCAACATAGGTTGGTCATGGGTTCTTCACAAGGTTCGCCTGGCTTTCCTTGTGGGCATCTTTTATATCCTCTATGTCTATGTCGCACCGGTATGGGCGTTTATGTGGATTGCTTACTTTATTCTCAATGACTTATGGGAAATTGTACTAGACCTTGAAACATTAAGAGAGGAGAAAACACAAATATGGAAAAATATCTCGCACAGACGCAAGGACTTTTAGGACTCTTTGAAGCAACCATGAGTGAAAGCGAACATAAACGAGCCAAAGAAGTAGCTGAAGAAATTTGGGATGCAATGCGCCCAGTTATTGAGAAGCATAAATTAAACTTGCATGAAACCATGACAGCTGTCCTTACTTGTCATTTAGCCATCATGCAAATAGCGTGGGAACAAATCAATGAATACAAAAAGGAGATGGAATAATCAAAATGACATCAACTTTACTAACCCATTTGAATAAAATCTTTTGTTTAATGGGACCATCTGGAGCCGGAAAAGATACTATTGTTCACAGTCTTCCTCTTCCAAGAGTCATCTCTTACCGCACTCGCCCCATTCGAAAAGGCGAAATCGATGGTGTGCATGGACATTTTATTGATCGTGAAACATTCTTATCCATGGATGAACAACATTTATGGATTGCAAAAACAAAGTATGCCGATCATTTTTATGGCATTACTCAAGGGGAATTATTAGAGCTAGAAGAAAAGCCAATGATGTATGTCGTTGATTGGGAAGGGGTTGTAACCCTAAAAGAATCCTTTTCCAAAATGGAAGGATATGATCCTTCTCAAATTGTAAGCATCTTTATTCATACTCCAAGAGAAGAATTAGAGGCTCGCATGTATAAACAAGGAAGAGGCAAGCAAGAGATTCGTGCCCGACTAGATCGAGCAGATCGAGATTATGCTGTCAGCAAAAAATGTGATTATGTGGTAGAAAATCTGAATGGAGAACTACATAAAACCCTATATGAAATTATGAAAATCATTTTAAAAGAAAGCTTTAAAACCACATAAAGAGGAGTTTCTGATGAAAATAATGAAGCATTTTAAACAGCATCGTAAACATTACCTTATAATGGAATTGACCTTTTTTCTCTTCATGATTATTCTAGAGTGGTATCGGCAACAAGAGTACACACTGGTCGCATGGATATGTAGCGTCATTGGAATATTATGCTTACTGGATTTGGCCTTACTATATTGGTTATATCCTTGCAAAGAAAATAAGGATAATTAAGAAACCCCCCACCTTAATTGGTAGGGGGTTTCTTTTTTAGTTTTAGGGTTGTCATTACTGTCACAATATATTATATTTATCTAATTTTTCCAATATGTCAATAACATCTTCTTTTTTTATCCCTATTTCTTCTAATTCTTCAAATAAAAGTGGGTCACAAGTCTCCAGTTTTTGTTTCCACTCAGGTTCTGGCGTAAACAGCCATGATGAGAAACCCATAAAAGTTTCACCTCCATTGTCATAAGACGGGCTACACCTCTCTATATATATAATACACAACTGTAATGCATTTCATACGACAAAAACGGAGGAATACAAAAATGGAAGGCATCGTTCTCTTGGTAGGTCAGATTGGTGTTGTTTTAGCTGGTTTTATAGGCACAGCTTCCGCCATCAGCTGGTATCACAACGTAGGAGGGAAGAAAAATGACAGATCTAGTAGTCCGTTGTCAAGCAAGAACGTACGATAATCGACTGATTCAAGTTGTTGTATCAGAATCAAAGAAATCTGCAACCATCGATAAGGATGATTATTATACACCTTTTATTCAAGCAGCGGCAAAGGAGGTGAAACAGTACCCCCTCATTACGCAAAGAAAAATATTTCAACTATTGACAGCCGCACAAATCGGACTCAGTTCTCTCGTTGTTACCACCGAAGCCCACGCCGAGGAGAGAATCCAATTTCCGATTCTCGAGAAGGCATACGAATTAGATATTCTTCCAAGCGAGATTGTGAATCTTCTTATTCAGATGATTATCGGGTGCGGGATTCTCGCAGTCGCTTTCGCCATGCTATGCTTCATGATCGCAGGAACGTATGCCATGATCGGACAAGTGGACAAAGCACGAACATGGTCTGTCAACATCATCAAAGGACTCGGGCAAGTATTAGTGGGTCCAGCCATTATTCTACTGTTAACAACTTTAGCCGGACTCATATTCCGCAATGTTCCCGGCTTAGACATCTTCTTTTAAGAGTGGGAGTACCGTTTTCTGTCTTATCTCTAAATGCCGTTCCACAAACTGCATCGGCACATACATGGTTCAATCCTATTCATTTTATTCCGGGAGCTGAAGAAACACTAAACAAATGGGACATCATCGCCAACCATGTTGTGAATGTCATTGAATGGTTCAAACATTTCCGTGAAAATATCTTACAAGTTTCAGTGGATTTCATGACATGGAGTTTTGAAGCAATTACAAACGTGGTCTTGTTTACACCTGTTATCTTTTTTAAATCAGAGTGGTTTTCCAATAACATTCTTATGTTTACTGGACTGTCAGTGGCAATGTCATCTGTTCTTACCATGTTTGAGGGCATAAAACGAATCCTAAACAAAAATCACACCAAAATGGATCGCATCTCATGGCGATTTCCACTTGTAATTTTAGGAGCCGGACTTGCACCTTTAGGATTTCAAACCATCTTTTCGATCTTAAATGAATTGACAGAAATGATTATCAGCATCACCAGAGCCCAAATGAATGAGGGTTTAAAATCAATGGAATTTAGTGAAGCTGCCTTTTATGAGTTTCTTGCTTTTATTGGTTTTGATATTGCTTTAATTGGTATGATGATTCCTATTTTTCTGCAAAACTTTCGACGGTGGTTTGATATTTTAGCATTAGGGGCTATAACTCCAATTGCACTATCTTGTTGGATGTTTAAATCTTATGAGCATTATTTTCGCATATGGTGGGAGCATTTAAAAAAATGTTCACTTGTTCAATTAGTGTATGCGGTTTTTCTTTTACTTATTGGAGGGTTAATGTTTGGAGCTAAGCCGCCCGATGATGAAGGAGAACTTTTGATTAAAATGGGAATTGTCATAGGAGGATTATGGCGCATGAGCCAACCACCTGCCATTTTACGCCGCTACTTGGATACAGGAACGGACATTAAAGGAATGTGGAAAGGAGCTGGAGATGCTATCACACCACATCCACTTCTACGAAAAGGATTCCAATTATTTAAAAAATCATCTACTTCAAGAGGAGGCACAAAATAGAATGGAAGTATTATTAGTGGCTGGAACCATTATGATTATGACCAACACTATGGTGCTGTTAATGTTAGCACCTACTATTTTAAAAGAGGTGAAGCATGGTGCCACTCGGAAATTTTAAACGACTCTTTCAACCTAGTTTAATTCAAAACGAAAAAGACGTATCTTATCATTTGCCTTCTTTATCACGAGCAGAAGCAAAAGCCCTTCTCTCCGCTCCCTTAGCGGGGGGAGGGGTCTTTGGCCTAGAAGCCCACCAAACAAAAGACCATGAAAGTCTTATTTTTTTTGCTCCGCCTTACTATAAAGTGGAATGGAACCTCGCAGACCGAGACGCTGTTTTTGAAAATCTTGAAACCTATAAAAAACAAATCACCATCATGCAACTATATACGAGTAAATCCTCATTGTTTCCTCTCTCCATTGAATATACTCAGTCTTTTTGGGAACAGGTTCGGCAATTTGCAGCTGATGATATCGGAATTATTTATCAAATTGTACTTGCATACCGACAAGACCGATGGAAAGAACGAATCAAGGAGCAATATCAACTGTATCTAAGTGGAATCCAATCTCCCGCTGATCAAAAATGGGTACGCAGTATTCAAAATCGAATTAATCACTCCTTAGATCATCTCTTGCAATGGGAGTTCAAATATGCCCCTATTCCTGAAGTGGAACAGAAACTAAAAGAAAATGGATTTCGATATAGTATTCGGCTCATTCTTTATGGCGGTAATCGAGCGAGGCGAAGAAAACTAATACATGAAATACAACAAATTTTACGAACCATGGAGTATATCAATGAATGGAAAGTGAATACCTTTTTTGCGTTTGACGATATTATTCAGAATATCCAAAAACGCAAGCTCGATAATGTAGGAAAGCAACAAGTCTTATGTGTATCCGAATTGCTGCCATTTCTGATGTCCGAACATGTAGTGTACATTGAAAAACCGGCCATAAAAAAGGTAACAAAAACAAAGGTAAAAAATCCATTCGATCTCCTGCCGATAGGCAAGAAAATTCAACAAGTCGATGGGAGTCAAATAGCTCAAAAATTTGTTTACGCTCTCCAAGAGTTAAAGGTAATTAAAGAAGAAATTGTTGCTAAACGAGTTCAATGTGGGCCAATCATGATGAAAATCACCTTTGATTTACCGAAGGGGATGCGTCTTTCGGATATAACAAAGAAAAATATGATTGAGGATATTCAGACTCATATGGGAGTCAAACATCTACAGATCTTACAAGGGGAGGATACGGGAGAATTCGATATTATGTTGCCACAAGAAAAAAGGCAAAAAATCTTTTTACGAGATTATGTGGATACCTCTGAATTTATGGAGTTTGCCGGACAACATCCACTTCCATTCTTTGTAGGGGTGGACGAAATAGGACGCTCCATTTTTCGTTGTCTAAGTGAAATTCGTCATATTCTTGTAGCAGGAACAACCGGATCCGGCAAAAGCGTGTGGATGAATCAACTTATTCTTACCTTGTTATTAATTCGCAAACCCGATGAACTTCAATTTTATATGATTGATCTAAAACAAGTGGAACTCACCTGCTTTCAAGATTTCCCTCATGTGCGAGAAGTCATCACAGATGCGAACAAAGCTATTCACCTACTTAGGAAAATCCAAAAAGAGATGGACAGACGTTATCAATTATTTAGTGAAACAGGAGTAAAAAACATTGCCTTGTATAATAGAAAACATCCTCATCAAAAGCTCCCTTATATTGTGTGCATTATTGATGAATATGCGGAATTAGCATTACGAACGGATAGTATACATGAACTCGTTCAAAGTATGGCACAACTCGCAAGGGCTGCTGGCATCCACTTGATTATTGCAACCCAAGATCCACGAGTTGAAGTAATCCCAGGAATTATTAAGTCCAACATGCCGGGGAAAATCGGTTTCCGTTGCTCTAATGGAAACAGTTATCTAACATTTTTAAATACGAAACCACCTTTTAACCTATTAGGAAACGGGGATGGGGTCATGAGCTTTGAGGGGCAAATAGAGGAGCATATTCGCTTTCAGGGATGTCTGATTATCGATGATCCCAAAAACGAAGGGCTTGAAAGTCAGTTGATTGCACAAATCGCAAGTCATATGGACGACTATGAAGGAGTAGATTTACCAGAATTAGAGGAAACAGAAGAAGTGCATATAGAAGAAACAGAGACAGAAATAGACCGACTTAAACGCATTATTGCTCAAACAGGGGAAACAAGGGTATCACAACTAAGGGAAATGATGAAAATTAACATCAATCGATTGAATGATTTGATGAGGGAACTCGCAGAAGAAGGGTGGCTGCAAAAGCCAGAATCCAAACAGCAAGGATACCAATTAATTGCACCAGAAGAGGAATTGGAAAAGTGGAGACAATAATCTCCACTTTTTTGTGGTATTTTACAGAATAGCAAAACTATGATACTATGAAAAGAGAGAGAAAAAACAAAATTCTACAAAAATAGACAGGAAAAAACCCTTTACTTAGGGGGTAAAGGGTTCGAAAGGTAATATGCGCATATACAATATTCAACTATCTTTATTATAATGCGTATTCCTTTCCCTGTCAAAAAGGAAAGGAGATTTTTTTCGAATGGAACACGAAAAACTGAATATCTTTGATCCGAATGTCATTTACTACGTGCAACTGCCAACAGGAAAGACTCGGAGATTGAGTGAAGAAGAACTAGAAAAAATAACACTCAATTCCCCCAACAACATTCCTGAGTTAAACGGTAAAAAGACATGGATCAGTAACTACGTTGCTACGTTCTGGATGCCGTTTATGAAGCCAGGGCCATTTGCGGTTTACGTTCAATTGCAGAAAATGGCATATGGGGATAAAGATCATGCATTTCCATCTGTTCCGTATTTAGCCATGATTCTGGGTATTAGTGAACGAACTGTACAAAATTACATTGATCATTTGGTGGATCTGGGATTCGTAATTGTATTAGAACGGTTTGAAGCACAAAGCAACCGGCAGCTAAGTAATTTATATTTGCTATCAACAACGACTCCGTTTCTTCCTAGGGAGAAGTATGAGAAGTTGCCGAAGAAGTTACAAAGAGAACATGACCGATTTATGGATTACATAAAGTTTAAAAAGATTTTACACGAAGAACGAATTCCTGACTATGAGTGATTAGCCCGCATTAGCGGGCTATTTTTTTATGCTATTTTCTATCCACAAAAATCTGTGGATATGTGTATAAAAGGGGATGAAAATTTTACAGGGGGGAAACCGGGTGAAAAAATTGCAGGGGGATATCTAGGGGGTGAAAATTTTACAGGGGGATATTTAGGGGGTGAAAAATTTGCAGGGGGATTTATACACAAGAGGGGAGGGTGAAAATTTTACGGGGGTGTAATTTTTTCAGGGAAAGGATGAAAAATCTGCGGGGAACGACTGAAAAATCTGCATCCGAATAAATACTAAGAAGAAGAAAGTCAATTTGAAGAAGTTTTTTAATGAATATCCCTTGTCTACCTTTTCTCTGATAAAAGACATTGCAGTTAGAACTATGTTCTAAATGCACAGTCGAAATGAGAGTGCAAGGGAAATTCATAAGAAGAAGAAATGGAGACAAAAAAAGCAAATGCGACAATGCATCTGCTTCGTGATTGGATACTTATTTTTTTAACATGAATCGTGGAATGGCATAGAAAAGAGCTGAAAGGGCTAAACCGACCAAAAAACTACCTAATGTAGCATTCGGATCAAAAAATGAACCAATGGCTGAGCACAAAAACATAGTGCCCAGAATATTTGGAATCAAACCTTTCCACCCATGCATCATATGTAACTTCCAAAAAGCTATGACTAAGATAAAGAATAAAATTGTGCTGAGACTCATCTTATTCCTCCTACTAAATCAAGTAAAAAGAAGACCTATGCCTTAAAAGCAAAGGTCTCAAAGTTTGGTGAATACAAAGTTATAAAATAACTAGGTTGGAAGATAATAAAAGAGACAGCATCATTATATCCAATCCTAAGCGATTCGTCTAGAAAAATTAGAACAGCGAAAATTCCATTTGCCCTTCAATTACTTTACGACTTTTGAATTCTGCCATTTTGAGTTCCACCTCATACACTGCTGTTTCGCATACATGATGAGACGAAATACGATAAGAGGCTAATCGCTGCTGTCGTTCTTCTAAAAATTTTTGATTGCTTTCTACAAGCTGACGAATGATTTCAGCTTCAGAGCGACTTAATTTCGCATTAAACGGTGGATTGGTTGTAATACATTCAAACTTGATCTCTCTAGCATGGGCTTTTATAATTTGAATTTTTCGATCATCCGAAAGAGAATTCCACGGTTGATGCAAATCCTCCTCATATTGAAAAATCTCACGTTTTCGCAAATCTACTGGATGAACAAAAATATCTATTTGTTTACTTTCTTCTTCGAAAATCCGGATAGGTGCTCGGTATTCTCCCAATAGTGAATTTCCCCAATAAATACGAGTATCCGTATTAAACTCAAAATATCGGTGAATGGTTTTTGTTTCTGGGTTAATATGCAATCCCATAATCGGTTTTGGCACATATAAAAGAGAAGGCAAAAATAAAAAGGCTTGAATACAAGCCACTTTTACCATCGTTAAACTTAAATCAGCACCTACTAAATTTAAGCAATTGGATGGCAGCACCATAGCAGCACCACCAATACAAGGTTCAAACTGACTATCCGTAGGAGAAGAATTTAGCATCATATTGATAGCTTCTGTTACTTGAATAGGAGTTGGAAAATAATCCAAATGTCCCTTTTGGCCATGTTCAGCCACAAAAGTAGACAATACATCCGTGGGCTCTAAAAATAATAAATCCAAACTGAATTCCCGATACAACTCTTCCCAAAGAGAATCTGGAATCGAAGGACGTTTGCAATAGCTAATGCCTAATGCATAACCAATCCATTCAATAAAATCCGTAATCCGATATCCCCGATGATATACTCGATCCATGCATTTGGTTAACATTTTATAAGCAGGAGTATTCATGATGGGCGAAGACCGAACCGGATTTTTCGGCATATCTCCATCTTGGTAAGATCCTTTGGCCAAGATAGAAAGCCACGCATACCAACGACCATACAGCATGGTTTCAATCATCAAGCCCATTCCACGCATCCAGCCAAACCGGTACGAATCTTTCACATCTTGGGGTGGTTCTGTCCAAAGAGGAGAGTATTGAAGTTCTAATAATTTTCGTTGAATCTCCAGCCATTGTTCTGGGGAAAGGGAAGCACAGAACTCTTGGCCACGACGTTCCGATTCCAATCGACCATATGATTTTTTCATGATTACACCTCAGATAGATGTTTGGTAATACAAATCTCTAAATCTGTTTCATTCATATCAGGGGAGGAGAGCCACGATTTTCGAACCCATTTATAGCTTTCCAATTCTTCCTTACGATAAACAGCTTTCCAATACTGACCATGAACACTATCTAGAAATATCGAACCGTGATGATCTAAATAAAAGACAAGGTGAGCTTTTCGTTTTGCCACAGTAAATCCTCCTGTATGCCGGATTTCATTGTTAGTTAACATAAGATAAATTATCGGAAGTTAATGATTAAAAAGATTTATTGTCTCATTTTATTAAGTATTCTTGTGTTTTTGAGACAGAAAAGAAAAAGTGAAAGCCATTAATTAGCTTTCACCAATTCATACTCATCTTTATTTAATACTATGTCACCGCCAAATGATTCTTCATAAACCGTAACCGATTGATCTTCTTTATCATAGTATTTTACTTCATAGATCTTTCCGATTAAATGTTCAATCGACAATTGTGCGACAGCAATACGTTGTGTGTCAGGTTTACTTGCGATGACTCTAACCTTCATCATTTTACTCCTTTATCCTTTTTGTATCCTTTTTGCATATCGTCCAATAATTTTTGGAGTTCTTTTCGTTCTTCCATTTCTTTTTCTGTTAAAATTTCCTGAATCTCTAATTCATTTAACAAGTCTATGTATTCTTTATACAATGGTATCAAGGTTTCCTTGCTTGGTTCCATTCCTTCTATATATTGAGATTCAGGAACGCTGTTTCTTTCTAACCAATCAGCCAATTTTTCCAGACTCCACTTTTTATTTGCAACCAATTTTGAAACAAAGTATAATTCCCAATCTGATATTACGACCACATATCCGTTAAATTCCAAAAAAGTGGCTGCAGTAATATATGCTGTACGTTTGTTTCCATCCACAAAGTACTGACTTGTGGCTAGAGTATGCATATATACTGCAGCTTTGGTAAATAAACCTGGATATGGTTCATACGTATGCCCACCAAAATCATAAGTTTGAAACGGTTTATATGCCAGACTATCAATAAGACCTGGTTCATACTCACCAGGCAACCCACCAAACTCTTGTAGAGCCATGTCATGAAACATTCGAATATGTTTGGGCTCTAAAGATTCAATGTTCAATTTTTACTCAACCTCTTTAACCCTTTGTAATTTCTGCGGATGACTTTGGCGGCAATTTTTTGGAGTTTCGCATCCTTTTCATTGGATTTGCTAGTTCCTTTTTTCATTTCATCCTCCAATATTAAAACTTGTTGGAACATATATATTCCCCCTTTATCCGCATTATTACTTATCATATTATATATTTTTTCTAAATTATACAAGCCTTTTCCTGCTTGTTAGGTGATATCACCAATGCCACCAAAGTAGCCCTTATTATTGGCTTCCTCATCATTGTATTCAATCATAATTCGTTCGATTGTCTTTTCTGTTACTCCTTTAGCTCGAAGATCATCAAAGGATATACCTATTAAATTGTAATGCTCTAGAATACCATCTGGGCCAACAAGCTCATAGTCTCCATCTAAAAGCTTATTGATGGCTTCATCGACCGAATCAGCCTCTACTTCTGCTGAATCATATGAAATATAATATTTAGTGATGTAATATTTCCCCATAGTTAATCCTCCTTTATGGTTTTAAGTAATTAGCAATATATTGACAGGCTTCCTGAAATTCTTTTTCTGTTTCAAATGCAGCAAATGCATGAATCTCGCCGCTTTCATGATAATACACACAATATGGCTTATCTTTAGGATTCAGCTCTAAAACAATATTGCCATATAAATGATAAGCTGATTTCGTTGTTGTACATTCTGTAAGCCACAAGTCCTCTTTCGGACAACCATATTTCAAAAGCGTTTCCACTTTTCTTTCTTCAAACTCATGAATGGCAAGCATCCAAATTCACTCCTTTATGTTCGCTTGTTGTTTTTCTATACTTGTGTTCTAAATCCATCATCCAAGTATCTAGCCATTGTTGAAATTCACCTTGATAAACTTGTTGAAGTTGTTCATATTCTTTCTGATACACCTCTTTTAAAGGTCTTCTTGTGTAATGGAAATAAGGAACACTTTTCATAGACTTATTGCCGGAACGCTGTGCTTTCCGGAGTTCTTCATCAAAATAGCAAGCTTTTAAAAACGACAAGGGTTCTTGTTCTATGATTTCTGTCCAACTCATTCCTTCTATATCACAATTAAACGGGCACAAGTAACATCGAGAACGTTTAGATGGCATGTTATGTGCCAATAAAAAATCAATACTTTCTTGTGTAGAAACATGTTGCTCCACTAATGGATAGGATAGATACATATATTTATATTGTGGAGATCGGTACGTACTAATCCGATGAATTTCATCATAACTAAATCCAATATCGATAATAAAAGCAATATGAGATGGCATTCTTTGATGAGGAGATAATCCGTGTTTTTCCATCACCAATCGTCTTGCTGTTTGTTTTACAGGAATGATTTTAAAATCCACCGTACATTGTCTTGGCATTATGCCGGCTTTTTGTTCATGACCATATTCATCAATTCGATTAAAATACAAAGGCATTTGGAAACGCTGATAGTCGGTATGAATATACCGCATCAGCATTTCCTCTAATCCTTTTTCCATACTTTGATGGTGAGTAATAATAAAAGGAGTCGTGTTTTGATATTGAGTTTGTCGGCGTTTCCACCATTCAATTTGATCATGAATAAATTGAGGTTCTGCTCCAGTATCTGAGAAAATAATAAAATCATAGTGACGTTTTCCTTGCAAATGTTCTTCTAATAGATGAGCGGATTGTGTGCCGCCTCCAAAAGAAAGAACATAATAAATATGCTCAATGCCTTTTTGATGTAACTCTTGTTCGATTTCTTGCTTTGTTTTAAAAACGCCATCTTTGTATTTCTTGTGTGTTCGAAAATCCTTCACGCTTCTTCTCCTTTAGTATGGTGTTCTTGAGAATGATGCTCTTGTTTTAGAGCGTGAATCAATCCGGCCACAATCAATAAAGTCGCTACAACAGCAAATAATGTAGCCAATGTAAAATACGCCGCTGCATAGTTTGCATTGATAATGTAGTTATAGGCATCGCCACCTACATACGCATTCACAGGGTCAGCGAAAGTATCTTCTGGGTTTTCATAATTATGAATCTTATCAAATCCAAAGAAGATAAAAATCACGGAAACAACATACAACAATGCACTTGATACTTTAAAACGAATATCCATATCAAAATCCCCTCTCCATTAAGAATAAATAAAAGTTAATTGTCTTTCTTCAATTGAAGGTTCATACCCTTCTTGCTTCAAAACATCATATGCTTTTTCTACACGTTCAGTTACTACCGAGCGGCAATAGCCTCGCTGCAATAATTCATAAAACAGTTCTTTGACGGATTGACCAAACTGATACTTATTGGACCATTGTTCCACTCGGTTAATACATGAATCCCATAATTGTGTATCTCCATTTAAAAAAGAAGGAGTTTGAAATTCCCAGCAAACCAGCGTCTTCACTATAATCACCTCATTTATCTCACTTTTTGATTAGAAATCAAACAAAGTCCCTTGATAGTTTTCCATAATTATATTATGTTCACTAGTTTCTGCCTCTGCAGCGGATTCTTTAGGCTGAGAAATTTCTTTTAAATTGATTCGAAAGATACAATGATCGTCTTTGAATTTTTTGTGTATACAATCTTCCGGCTGAATTTCTACTTGAATCGGATACATATGATGCACATAAAGCAACGGGTAATCAATATAAGTAACCGTGGCATATCCGGTATAGTAATCGGAAGAAACATACACCACATCTCCCGTTTGGGGTATATTATAAGAATTCAATACTAACCGCTCCTTTAGAATTTGCAAACTCAAAAACAGACATCACGTTTTTAATATCGTCTGTTTCATCGGTAACAAATGCTAGGATCCGATGCAATTTCGGATCTTCTGCAAAAACCGGCTCAACAAATACAAAATAAAACGAATGTTGCACATATACCGATAAATTATATTGTGTCGTATCTATATCCCGAAATAACGATACACTTCGAAACAAGTCATAGCTTTGTATAAGCTCCATAGACTCACCTATTCTTCAATCTCCGCATAATCTTCAATGCTTCGATCATACCAAGTATGTTCAGAAGGATCCATCTCTTGTAATTTGGCTTTTGCTTCTTCAAGATTAGAAGCTTCAATGACTTGTTCTGATACAGCTGTCAAAGAAAAAACATAAAGCGGCATGAATCTCCCTCCTTTATCGTCTTTTCACAAAATTCATGCATGATCTTGTGTGTATGATTAATTCACTTCCCGCCATACAGGGGAATATCCATCATCCGCTAATGCTTGCATTTTCGTGTTTCTCTCTGCTTCGGTTTCTGCATAATCCACTTGTTCTTCTCCCATTTCGTTTAACCAAATGATTTTGTATTGGTATTCAGCCATTGTTTGCCCTCCTAACCATAGATAAATTTTTTATTTTTTATGAAAATCGTTTATAAAAAATCAGATTGACGCAAGCCATGATACCCCAATGGATTTCGTTCATAAGAGCGTCTGTCTTTGGCATGTTCGATAATTTCTTGAAACAAGTTTCGCCATTGTGAGGAAAACCAATTGACTCGATCATACAATAAGCTAAACAATGCTTCATGTACATCGGTTCGTGTTCCATATTCTTGTGCTAAAATATCATAGTATTCAACTTCTTCTTGCGTCATATAGACTGCATATAACGTGTCTACCACTTTTCTCATCGTATCCATATCATCAATAGGATTCCATGGCTCTCCATGTTCATCAATATAACGGTCCAATTGATTGGATGCTTCTTCGTAGAACAATTCCTCAAACTGAGTTTGATATGTGTTTGCCAATTGTTCTAATAGTGAAGTCATGCTGTTGCATCCTCCAACCATTTTGAATAAATAACAGCGTCACCTTTCCAATATTGATACCCTCGACCAAAAGAGCGTTCTTGGATTACATCCAGATCATCTGGATATTCATAAGTTTTAAAATTTTTCTTTTCATGTTGCATATAGTAAGCAATTAAAGCCTGTTTCGGTTCTAATGTATATCGGGCCAATTCGTGAAATTCTCCATCTTCATCAAGCATCATAACCACAGAGACTGCCATTCTTTTTCCTCCTTATACTCGGTATAATTTTGTTTTACTTAGGGAAAAGTAAAACCAATCCTTATATATAAAGGTGGTGAAAGAAATGTCACGCAATACAAATCAAATTCTCGTACCTACAGCTCAACAAGCATTAGAGCAAATGAAGTATGAAATTGCTCAAGAGTTTGGTGTTCAACTTGGAGCAGATGTCACTTCTCGCATCAATGGTTCTGTCGGCGGCGAAATCACTAAGCGTTTGGTGGCTTTAGCGCAAAGTCAATTGCGCTAACATAGCAAAAGCCACTTAGGTGGCTTTTGGATGGTGATTCCATTCAACAAGAAAGCACATCTTACTATTGGAATTAGTATCGGAATATTGCTTGCATTGGTGTTCGAACATATTTTTCTTCATGATGTGTTTTACATCATCATAGGGTCTTTACTCCCTGATATTGATCATCCACGTTCAACATTTGGAAAATACAATCCATTTGTTCGTTTTATGAAACATCGTGGAAAATCACATACCATTGTAGGTAGCCTTCTCCTGTCTTTGCCTATGGTTATTATAGGGGTAGACCCTTTTGTTTTTACCTTTTTAGGATGTTTGATTCACATTTTGTCTGATAAATGCTACTCATTTCTACCAGGAAAGCGCAAGTTTTCTATTCGATTTTGGTAGAAGTTACTTATAGCAAATTTCCCGTAAATCTTTTAAAGCTTCAACCAATCCCGGCAGTTTCTTAGCGTTACTGTCATCAGGATGTTTCGTTAAGTAATTGATTTTAGCTTGCAAAAGAGCGTGCAATTCTTCAATTTGCGAACGCTCTTTGCTTGTGTTTATTTCCATTTTCAAACACTTTTCTTGATAATATCTTCGCTAAGAAACTTTAAGACTACAGGATTCTTCTGTTTTTTCAGCCATCGAATATAAGCGACATTATCTGCTCCATAAGTCCCGCTTCGCTGACTAAATGGCACCTCTTGTTCAAATTGCTTCCACAAACGAAGATGTTCTTCCGGATATGCTGCTGCAAAAGTATTAGTAATAAAAATGGAACTTGCAATTGTATCAAGACTCATATTACGCACTCCTCAAATAAATTCATTTGGTTTTGATCAGAAATTCCCCAATAGTTCATAACAATCCCATCTTTTACGGCATATTCTTTCTCATCAACTACATATATACCGTCTGGAAATAAGACAAATTCGTCATCCATATTTCTAAATTGAATCAAATCTCCAATTGCGGCACCCTTTAACATAGAGAGGCCTATCTGCCCATCTTCAGTTTGCATAAGCTGACCTAATGGTGTTAATTTTCGAAACGAAGTGACAACTGTTTTCTCCACAACGATTTCCAATTGAAACTGCATACGACAAGAAGGACATGCATACAGTTCTTCATCCGATAACTCATGGTCATATGATTCCCATAACCGTTCTGCTAGTCGATCTTCTAATCCTACATAAAACGAATCTCCACAAGAGCAAAAAATATGACCATTAGAATATTGAATGCTCACAATCTTCATCTCCTTTTTTAAAGGGTGTGTAATGCATTACACACTTGGTTTATTCGACTTCTTGAAAATCGGATTCAAACGGATTAAACTCAAATTCTGGAATGCCTTGGAAATCTTCAATTTCCACTGGCGCATTATAATTAATTTGAACGCTTCGTACTGGAACATAAAGCTGCACACAATCTGGGTTTCCATTATTTAGTAAGCCTTTAAATGGTTGAATACCTGACGGTTTATTTGGCGCAGACGGCAAAAACTCAAAACGAATATAATCGTCATTGTTGTAGCGAGAAAGAGCTTCTTGTAAATAACGAACATTGACCGCTACAATCACATCAGCCCCTTTTCCTTCCGTAGTAGAAATATCTTGCTGGAATGAACCAACTTCTTGTTCACGAGTATTGACTCGCATTTGATTAAGTTCTGGTTTGATACGAATAATAATCGGCTCATCCGTATTATAAACCGTAGAGTTATTGAGCAATTCCTTAAATGAACCAGCATGAATTACTACTGAACTTGCAGATTGTGATGAGTCAAAAATCAAACGATCTGTATCTGGATAATTTCCTTCTAATAATCGAGCATATAATGTAACATCTTCAAACTCATAAACCACTTGAGTTGGATAAAAGTGAAGAATGACTTCTACTTCAGTTGCATCTAAGTGTTTTTTCACTTCTTGTAATACCGCTGCTGGCACAGTCATTTCCACATTTGTATGTTCTTCATCCAATTCGTAAACGTACTGACTTAATCGATGAGAGTCAGTGGCAACACATTTAATAACACTGCCAGAAATCTTATGAAAGACTCCTGTTAAAATCGGGCGTGTTTCTTTAGTGGATACCGCATAAACCGTATGATCATAAATACGACTTAATACATCTGGATGAATAGAAACAGAAGTAATCTTTTCACCTAAATCCGGTGTACGTGGAAATTCATGTCCATCTAATCCGTGTAAATCAAAAGTTGGGCGACCCGATTTGATAACAGCCACTTTATCATGAATACGTATCTCAGTATTTTTGTGATTCAGTTTCTTGACAATTTGAATAAATTTATCGCCCGGAAAACAAATGGAACCCGGCTTTCCTTCTGTAATTTTAAAATTCGTTCCTTCTTTATTTTGAGTTGCTACAGCTTCTGTTAAGTAATCGTTATTAATGCCACGGAAAATCAAACGATCTTCTTGAATTTCCATGTAAATGAATTTATAAATTTCCTGTACGGCCTTTTTCGCTACAGAACGTTCTACTTTGCTTACCAGTTTCTTGAGCAAATCTGTTTGAATTGCTAATGCCACATGAGTTTTTAATTCCTCTTCAATTTCTTGATCAATTTTTTCTACATCAATACCTTGTAATTCTAACATTCTAGTATCCTCCCTTTATATGTTTCTTTTTTTCACCCAATAACCCGGAGGGTTTGTAATACATTACAATAATAACAGAATAAACATGATCTTACAACATCTGATGCTATTTGCAAGAGATTTCTTGCTGTTTTCTCTTGCGTTCTTCTAACCACTCTTTTGCGCTTTGTAATCCTCGGAAATGACATCCTCTTTTTGTCCATTCGTATATATACTCATGGGAAGTAATGTCATAAAGGAGAATCAAATTGTAACTGCAGTATAATGCTAAAATGTCATGTCCTTCACAATTCGTAGTAATAATCCCCTTCCATTTTTTACTCGGAAGGGGAAGTTTACCTTCAAAAGCTCGAGTTAAACATTCATAAATTTGCTTCATAATAGCCATCTCACACCCTTCATGATTTTCATATTTACGGTTTTAATGTATATTCCTATTCCCATGAATCTAAATCATCATCATCGTGTTGGATGGAGTGTGGCTTAGTTTGTTGTATGTAGAGATATAAATCGAATAATTCTTCTGCTTCTGGTTCAGGTTTCTCCAACAACTGTTTTTTATGCTTTAAAAATTCCCGCAAAGGAACAAAAGGATACACTTTTAAATCTGTGTCTACATCACCTTCGGTTCCTTCTGGGGTGGAATATGTGTAACAACCTGTTTCAAATAAAAGATAGTAAATACCATTGGGGAGTTCTTCGATTTGATCAAGATCATCACAAAGAACTACTTCCCGAAACACTTCCTCAGCATAATTTATATCCCTCCCGTAAGCTCTTGAATCCGGCTAGTTGCATAATAATAAAGAGAACGAGCTTCATCAATATCTTTAGCCAACCACAATTTTTCTTCCATTTCTTCTTTTAGCTGTTTTAGTTCATTTTTTATCTCATCAATATTTAAAATTCGGGATTTAATGTATTCATCAGCCGGTGAACCTTCAGATATTCTCTGATATTGAAAAATTCGGGATTTAATGTATTCATCAGCCGGTGAACCTTCAGATATTCTCTGATATTGAAAAGTATCTTCACAGCCTCTAAAGAGTTTAGAAATAGCGATTTTATGAGGTTCTTTTTGATTTTCAAGATGTCTGATTTGTTTTTCTAATTCCCTGATTTGTTGGTCAATATCTTTAATGGCATTAAAATGAGGCTGCAAATTATTTTGAACAATAAACTCTTGTTTGAGCTCTTCCTTTCGCTGTGCTAATACATCTCGTCGGTCATAGAGAATATCATTGATTTTACCCTCAATCATATCAATCAGTTTCTCAATACGTTTTGCATCTAATCCTCGGTCATGACGAATAATTTGTGTAGTCATGATTATCCCTCCCAATGTCCATGACGTTTTAATATTTCAATGACTTCATTGATATAAGGCTCATCCATGTTAATTACAATATAGCTATTCAGTTTTTTTCCTTCTTCTATGCGACCTTTGTTGATTTCCTCGCATAAATCACGTAAATACATCTTCTGTGTTTCCCAACCGTATTTCTCTACATCTTCTGTTTTTAATACAATGTATTTTGGGTGTTGTTTGATTTCTTGAATGGTTGAATCAATCATACTTTCCTTCCTTTCGAATCACCAGTTGATGGTACAGCTGCTATCACTCTCAAAATATGGCTGAATAACTTCTTCCACTCGATAAAATACATCATTGTAATAAAAAACATTGCGATTTTGGAAATCACGTAGCTCTGGATACCCTTCGATTTTTTCCACTTTTAAAATGATGAGGTGTTCATCAATATTTTCTAGATTTTCATAGTCCCAATCACTTGAAATTTCGTCTAACTCTTGTTCCAATTCATGTTTGTCTGCATAAAACTCTATCTCATCACTATAATTATTGATGACAATATAGTGCATCGCTTCCTCTCGATCCATCTCAGCGTAAAAGGCATCTCGACAGGAACGGCATTCATAATAATTCCCTGTTTGAAAAGAACCATAATCATGTTTTTCATGATAACATAATTCCTCGGTAGAACCGCATTTTCTGCATTTTTGTTCAATTTCAAAAGCTTCTAACGGCAGTGAATTAATGTAACGATGTGAGTCCAGGTAGGCATATTTATCACTGGCTCCGCAATACAGACATTCTGTTCCTTCAAAGTTTTCTGGTAATACACGACCGCAACGGTATTTTGAACAGTATTTCATCATAATCCTCCTTACCATTTATTCCATTTCTGTTTCCTATTGCCTACTTCAAATAGAAGGAGCGACCTCTTATAAAGCAAAGAGGTCTAGCTCCTGTTGCCCCTCAATAACTTGCTTCCGCTTTGGTACACCCTTATTGTATTCTCTAACGTTTTCTACTTTCTTGATGACAGAATCAAACATGGATAAATAATCGTCAATGGCTTTACGAGTCCGACGAACATCTTCTTTTGTTGCACGACCGACCTTTGCTTCTTCTTCTACAAAGCGAATCAATCCTTGAGCAATCTTACGTACTGTATCAATACCGCCTTCAATTGGATTCATGATATAACCTTCATAATCCTGAAACTCCACAGCTTGCATTTCCTCAAAGGACTGATTTTTGCGGGCAAAGATATCATGTACCGTTTCAATATCTTCAAAGACATTATCATTAAGGAGCTGTTTGGCTAATGCATTCATGCCGTCAGAACTATCTGCCATGGCACGCAATCCTTCTTCAGAGAATTTTCCTTGCATAGCCATAGCTGCATCAATTTTGCGAGCAATATGTTTGAGAGCTTTCTCTTGAATCGTATCACGATACACATAGGTGTATACTTTTACATCTTTCGTTTGTTTGAGTCGCCATGAACGACGAGAGGCCTGCATGTAATCATATGTGGAATAATCCAATTGGAAAAAGTGGATATTTGGAAAAGCAAGTAAATCTAATCCAACTTTCACCAATCGTGGATTGGTAATAAGAATGTCCCAATCGTGTTTCTCCATCATTCCATGAAGCCATTGTTCCCGTTGTTGAGAATTCTTTGGCATTCGAATCCCGTCATAGCTTCCACCATTTCGAAGAATTCCTACATTATAACCTCGACGTTTGAATTCTTCATACAAGTAAATATCCACTTGATTCCATGCTTCTTTTCCGGTGTATTTGACATAAATCAGATTCTTGCGACCATGCTGATAAATTTCATCATCAATAATGCGGATCAATTGTTCTACTTTTCTTGGCACAAAATTTACTGGATCAAAAGTACGAGGAACTCCAAGAATATGACGATGTCCATCTTTATCATATGTGACAATTTCTTCTACATTAAATGGTGTATCCGCATACTGATACATGGCATTGATAAAGGTAGAAATACTATTCATGCCACCTAACCCTTCTGTTGAACGCATGGTTACGGCGACATCATGTGCAATTTGTCGATAAGCATCATGGTGTTCAGAACTCATATCTACCACTACCGGGATTTCTCGATATGGCGGTAATGCATATCCCATGTCATTTAGTTCTAAGAAGGCACAATTATTCATCAGATGCATCGGGAATAAATGTGGTGAAATACCTGGTTTTTGTGAAGTCGTACGACGAATGCGACCATCTCGTGCACGAGTACTTCGCTCATTAATTCCATATCGACGATTAAAGAGTGATTCATCTTGATACGTAATGCCTTCCCGAAGAAGTCCTTTTGGATTTAAGCGAGCTAGTAAATAAAAAATATCTCGAGCCATTCCACCCATTAATGTCCCCGTTAGCAAAATTTGTTTTTCAGTATGGTTCACTAATTGGCCAAATGCAGTACCTGTTGTAGAATCTCCACTTTTGTACTCATGAACTTCATCAGCAATTAGGTATTTAAAGAATCCTCTTGGTAATTTCTTATTGATATACCAAGCTGGAGATACTTTTCGATATCCAGAATCCAGTGGAAGTTTTTCTGGCTGCCATAATACATATCCGCATTCTTGTTCCTCATCTGCCGGCACCCAACGATTACTATTGTAATCCAACTTCCATTCCTTAATTTCCTCTTTTGGTAAAAGAGAAGTTGGAACTTTGTTTCGGCAGCGATAATTTTCTTTGGTCATATTCTTTACCCAGTTCTTTGATGACTTGTTGTAAGTTTCAAAGAAATGTTCTTCTGCATATTCACCGCCACGTTCGAATAATGGATTCCCACACTTTGGACAATAAAAACTGGTTTCGCCTACCGAATAAAACACATCAGGTCTTCCGCTCTCATAATTCCAGACTTCGTTTCGAATCATGCGAACACGATACTCAGGATGAACAACTTGATGCATGCCATCTCCTCGTCGAACATGTCGAATTTGTTCAGGTTCTACGTCCTCTACAGAACGGAATGTAATATCAGATTTATGAACACGCCAATCTTTGATAGGCTCCATCGGATAAGTAAACTTGGACAACTCAGAGCTCATGATGTAATATTCCCATTTCTCCGGTTTCTTGTATTTTATTTTTCCTTTTGCATCCATGTATTGGTTTTGTTCCTGGATTCGTTTTACGTCTAACCAATGTTGAATAATATGTGTTTCTACATTCGGTATTCGTTCTTTAATTTCCCGTGCCCATTTTTCTACCATAATGGAAGGACACAGGACAATAACCCGCTGTGGTTGAGGATTGGTTTCTACGTTTTGCAGCATTGCTTCTGTGATGTATGGAACTACTTCACCCATTGTGGTTTTACCTGTCGATACCTTCTAGGTCGGGAATTTAACCCAACCACTCCCCTTTCGGAGAGGACGAGACTATATCATCACTCAGGCTCGGAGACAGCCTTCATCGTGTCGGGCGCTCGTGTCGGGTTTATTGGTCGGCATCCTCACCCGTTAGTCGTTGAACCTTCCTAGCTACTCAAGTGCCATTCGCTAGGCTTGGCTGCTGATTGCCATATCCTTTCGGACTTAGGTTTCCAGCAATTCACCCGATTTTACATGGGCTACAGGATAATGTTTTCGTTCCAGATAAATCGTTGCATTGTTGTAGAGGAAATTTACAAATTTCGCATACAATCCATTTCCACCGAATCGATAACCAAATGCTCTTCCATTCTCTTTGTATTTTTCTCTTAGTGGCAATCCGTGTTCATGTAGAACTTTGGAATAAGCATCTAGGAATTCTTTTGTACCAATCACTTCTATATTCACTTGAGGTCTGGAATTATCTCTCGGATCATAGAAGTAATGAATGCTTCCATCTCCATCGAAATATCCTCTCATAAAATGATGCAATAAATGATGTGGCACTTGCTCTTCTGTTGGGAATTGCAAGGTCAATGATTTGGCAGGCGTACAGCCTTTATCAATTAAATCCTGTACAATTTCCATCGATACGAGTTGTAATCGATAGCATAGATGACCATTCACGTTTCTTGGTTTGATGTCCATTTCAGGAGAGATAAAATCTCGAAATCGCTCAAGATGATTAACATCTTTTTCAGATAAGCTTAGTTCCAATGTTCCCCGTGGTTCATAAACTGAGCCATCGGCATATAAGAAGCCTAACCAATATGCTTTTTCCTCGGTATCGATTACTTTAAACGCATCGGTGTTGTGATTGTATTTACTTCTTCCTGTTGTCATCCCTCTGGATTTTATCTGTATCCCATCTGCTTTTAACATTTGGGATAATTTCTTGCGGTCAAAACCTGTGAGCTCTGAAATCTTTCTCAACGATTTACCTTCCAAAAACATTTGCTTTGCCATTTCATACATGTTATCACTCCCATAGGTATATTTCCTATACCCATAATAACATGCTATGAAATGCATTACGACCTGTTTGTTAACCCATTTCTCCAACGATAAAACAAAAATCATCTTCCACCAATGTTTTAGAAACACCCATAACAGTATTGGCTTGCGGTGGATATAGACCTGTAATTCCTTGCTGATTGGCACATAAATTCACATCACGAAAAGCGGGATGATGTCGTTCTTTCTCCGGATCAAAACGAACAGCAATATTCTCTTGGATACGTTTTCCTAGCTCTGGTGCAAAGTGAGTTAAATAATCATCAATCGTCTGACAATGAGGTAATATGGATTGACTTTCATCTCGGCCATCTTCTTCAATTGCAAAGTTTAACTCATATCCTTGAACTCCTTCTGAGATAATGTTTTCTAGCTGTTCTTCTGTAATCATAAGAAGTCCTGCTTCTAGAGAATAATTGGAACCAAAACACTTCACGGTAAGAGGTGTATAATAACCTTCCTCTTCTAGTCGTTCGACAATATAATCAGTCCATTCCTCTAGCATTGGTGTATTATATCGGTCATTCAGAACATGAAACACTTGTTTTTTGTAATTACCATCCCATGCCAAAATGAGTTCAGCTAAATGGCTTGGAATAGATTCTGGATCTAGACCTTGATTGATTCGTTCTCTTTGTTCTGCTAACCATTGATTACGTGCTTTTAAATCTGGTTTTGCATTTTTGGCCACCATCAAAATATGAGTTAAATCATCAACTTTTAATACCTCTTCATCATACGGCTTTTTAGACGTAGGAATAGCAAAAACACTATGACGAATAAATCCTGTTTCGTATCGATTTCCTTCAGCACGATAAATTTGTCCCGTTTTTCCATCTTGCATAAGCCATGCGGCTTGCTTTACTTTGGAATCCACACCAATCAAATTGGCTAAATAGATGACATTATCGCTATCTGTCACAAGTAGATCACAATAGGCTATGCCGCTTGAAGAATGACGGTTATACATTTCTAATGTATATATTTCCGGCATATAAAGGCGTGGCATTTCTTTCACCTCTTTGTTTGTATTTTTTAGGCTTCCCATATTTTGATTTCATTTCTTATCCATCGTTTTTCAATATTTCGTTGATGTTTATTACGGCGACGCTTATCTTTCCCTTTTACTCGTGGTGTTGGGTATTGCCCATCTTTTGTCCAATCCCAGTTACCATATGTTTTATTGGTTTCAATTTTAATTTGACGGTACATGTAATCACCTACATGATTTTTCGGAATTGTCCTTTGGCATCTAAGATTTTTACGCCAATATTGTAAAATTCTCGTTCTACAACTTTGGTTAAGCCATCATCATCGGTTTCTGTAAATTCACGAACATCTTTAATGGCACTTCCTTTTACAAGATGCTGATCGGGTCCAGTGCCAATATATCCATTCAAAAATCCGGATGTGAGTAATAACATGATATGTCCTTTATGAAGTGGAGATGGTGTCACAGGATTATAGTTATTAAAAACTTGAGAATTCTTCTCTTGATATACTTGCAATAACTTGGATTTTTGAAGGGATAATAAAGCTTCGCTTCCCGTAACCGGACCTACTCGGAATGATTGAATTTCATCTGGATGACAAGCCGGAACCTCATAAATAGGCTCCAATTGTGGTTCAATTACTCCATACATAGCATCCACTTTAGCTCGGAAGACTTGCTTTTCATATTGTTCATGTCCTTCAGGAACTGTAATTTCACGAATCTTTCCAAAAGACTTATAAGGTCGTTCTTTGGTTCGAGCAATGGCCTTTCCTAATTCATAATGTTCTCGAGTCGCTTTCTTTCGTTTTTTGGCTAAGATAATGCATTTTCGATATTCAAGATATTCATCATCATCCAAACGGAGGATTCTAATATCTTCGTACTGATTCACCAATTTAAAAGCAATCGTATCGTCAATAAATTCTTTTGGAGTAATCATGATTAAAATACCACCTGGGCGCAGGTATGTAGTTGCTCGTTGCAGCAGAAACGCATCCCATCGCATGCTAGACATTTTCTTTTGTTGCTCTTTCATGGCCATGCGCCATGCTTTCACACGTTTTTCTAATTCGGCACGAATTTTTCTTTCAATCCGCTCTTGACGCTGCTCTTCTGTTTCTTGGTCTTTCCGTTCGGTGTTATCTTCATTTAGTGCGCCAAAATCAATTTGCTTAGAAATTTGAGCTTGCAGTCGCTTCTTTTCTTCTTCTTGACGCAAGACTTGTTCTCGAATTTCTTTTTCAAAATTTGGCATATTATATGGATCAATCTGCTCAAACACTTCATGAATCAATCGATCATCAACATAAGGATGAACCACCATAAGAGAGAAAACATCATTGGTGATCTTAGCTTCAGAGCGATAATCGGATTGGGAAACACGATAATAGGAATAAGTGTTTCTCATAGAATCACAATCCGCTGGTAATTCATCTACTCCATATAAAAAACGTTGGTCATGTTTTGAAGTTAACTGATGAAGAAAAGACCCATTGAAAGCTCTCCAGTCCATAGCAGTAATAGGTTGACCTTCCGGAAATTTTAAATACATTTGCAGCAATTTGGTTGTATATTGACTAAGCGGATGATTAATTTTCCATGGTTGTGACATATTCTCATCTCCTTTTTAATGATGATAATCAACACATGTATACAAGTCTTCATAAACTTGATCAATGACTTCCATTGGTACACCTGCATTCAGTAAACCTGTCACATTTTTTAAAGTCGGACCATGATATGTTTTTACATCTTTCCAAGAATCTGTACCATCAAGGGTTTCGATGGCTTCGCATTCAGTCACTATAAATGGACAGGGCGAACTTAATGTATATACCATAGATTCATCTGCATTTACTCCCTTGTATTCAAATCGAATCAAAGCTCGATACCATTGACCCTCTACTTGAATACGTTTGTTTAGCATATAGAATTTCTGATTAGAACGACTATCCGTGTACCATCCTTTTCGTTTTAAGAAATGAAAGGTTCGATTGCTAATATTATTGGTTTCAATGGAAATACGATTACAGAGGTAAAGACGAATTAATTCCATGATCTTCTCTCCTTATTGTAATGCATTACAAATTATATCATAAAAGTTAGGGAAAAGCAAAAAAGTTGAGGAAAATCCTCAACTTTTCATTCCCTTGATTCGCATTTGAATATCTTCTCGCAATGCTTGCTGTGACTCATATCCAATCGGGTTAATGCCCAAGTCATAGTATATAACATCTAACACGATTTCAATTAACTGAGACTTGGTAATGGCACAGCCTCCATTAAACTGATTGTTCGAGGAAAAGGTTCGCAACCACTCGAAGAGTTCCTTGTTGTAGCAATTAAAATTGGTCGCAACAGGTTTCACTCCATATGATGTCACGGACACATCATCACGAGCGATTTGAAGGACTCCTGTTGGCAAGGAAGAATCCTTTTGAACTGCTACCATTGTATGTCGCACTTCTTTAACGGATTTTGCAACAGGTGTTTTTGGTTTTTCTGCCGTCATAACAGGTTCCACTGGTACATCTTCTACTATCATTTCCTCTTTTCTTGGCTCCTCTTCGATTTCTGGAATCGAAAATTTGACTTTCGCACTTGGTTGCACAAATGGTGCTGAAGATGGACCTGAATTAGCATGAACTTGCTTCATCAACGCTTTAATTTTGTTCATAATGGTACCCCCTGCACATATTTCCATAGGTTTAGTATATCGCAGGAAATAATGAGGGGGCAATTATTTATTATTTATTTTTTATGTTTTTATTAACGTGGTGCAGGAGCACCAGGAACAGGAATGTTCACGGAACCATTTTGTTGCACTTGTTGTTGATACGCACTTTGGCCTCCTACAGCTTGTAATGCATTTAGAAGCTTTTCTAATTCATCTACAGAAAGCTCATGAAGATGATTGAAATGTTTTACCGTTTGTGAAATCACTTGTGATAAATATTGCGGATTATGGCCTTGAGCCATGAGTTGCCCATACATAGCGTTAATTTGATTTTCAAGACGAACTCGGTCTTGTTGTACTTGTTGCATATGTTGCACCTTCTTCATTTCTTCCTGAGAAGCCGATCCGGAATGATATCCCATGTTGTCTAATGCACGACCTACTGCCGATTCTTCTGCATTCTCGACCCAAGCATTTTTATCGGCTCCTTTACCGCCGGCCATCGATAACGAATAACCTGCTCCATCGGCTTTGGCTAAGACCGCTAAAGAAGCCAACGCAAGACCTGCATTTTGTGGAGTCACTGTATTAGCAATATTCGCAATCTTTTCATGAATACTTGAGTCTAATTCATCAAATGTCTTTTTGTCTTTCCAAATCAATGCTCCCATTACAATATAATTGGCAGCATAGTTCAAATCAGACATAGGAAACGGTAAAATATGTGCATTTGGATGATCATTACGAAGACGCACTTTTCGAGATTTCACTGTTTCGTAGTTGTTTAAATCAAAGTTATTATAGTTTCCGTTATTGTAATTCCCTTTATTGTAAGACATAACTAATCGTTCCTTTCCCATTATATTGAGATTATTTTTTAAGTCAAAATCAATTTGTCACCTGAAATCCCTTTTTGGTGGCAAGATGGACAACAAAACCAATACTCATCCAATTTCTTGATTTCATGAGCTTCTTCAATCGTAATAGAGCTATTACCATACTGGTAAGAAGTTTCCTTATTCCAGTTTTCAGAATCCGAAGTGTGTAAACATCGTGGACATTGAATGAGCATTCTTGATCACCTCTTATATATCTTGGGTATATCGTTCATGAATGTTAATAGAGATTCCATGGCGTTCTTCTAATTCGTTCAGAATTTCTTCTAAACGATCAATGGCTTCTTGTTCTTGGATTTTAGATGAATCAAACTCCATATACGCATGAAGATGTAGTACCGCTTCTTTAGACATGAGTATCCCCCTTTTGTTTGTAATAGGCTACTTTATCTCTTAGAGATTCGTAAGACATTACAAAAAGCTCTGCATATTGTCTTGTTAAGATATCCAGTTGAATCGGATCTTGTTCTTCAGCCAATAATTTAACGACTCTTTCTATGCGATCTCCTTGAATTTCTCCAATACGGGCATAATGATATAGGATTTCATCTTGCTGTTCTCGGTAAACTTTTTCTACTCGCCATTGAGTTAATGTGCGAGTTCTCTTTTGAATGCATTTGGAAAGAGCATCGTCTAATAAGCCATATGTGCGACAAAGTGTGTCTGGATCATGTCCATCAGGAAGCGGGCATACTTGAACAGATAATCCATGTTTCATTAAAATTAGGGCATCTTTTTCCATAGCCCGTAATCCAGCATCATCTCCATCTCTCATAAGTAATACATGCATAGCTCCAGCTCGTTTTAAAAGTTGCACATGCTGTTCACTTAAATTGATTCCCATGGTAGAAACGGCATTACGAATACCATGTCGATGAAGCTGAATAACATCGGTAAAGCCTTCAACAAGAGTAGCTCTTTTCCATTGAGAAATGTAGCTTTTGGCTTGGTAGATACCATACAAATAATAATTTCGATCGAACTCGGGATAGGGATGATTTCGAAGATATTCTTTATTGACGTATTTTTCTGTTAATGGCCATCGATGATCATACTTAGGAGTGATTCGTTTTCCTTCTGCTTTTTGTTTTTCATTTAACTCCGCTAAGGCAGTAGCACCAAACGGCACACGTCCCGTAAATGAAATAATATCTCCATAATAGTCATGAATCGGAAACGTGATTTTCCCTTTGGTATTTAAAAATTCTTGGTCTTCTCCATCACCGAAACCTAATCCCCAAATGTGAATGTCTAAATCTTCAATGCCACGGTTTCGAAGATACTTATAGGCATCCGGGTGTTGAAGCAAATTCTGTTGAAATCGTTGTTGAGCACGAAGACATTTTTCTACCCACCATTGATGTTGATTTAAACGATATTGCTGCTGTGGGTCAAGAGCGGGAAGGGGTACATTGAGATATTTGGCCAACCATTCGATAGCTTGACCTAAATTGCAGTTAAAATACCCTTTAATAAAGCCGTACACATCCGAAGATGTAGCACGGCTATGGGTTGCACTTCCCGCACCACACCCATTACATGACCACGTATTGGTTTCAGGTTTAATCATCAAACTAGGCCGATCATCATCATGAAATGGACAATGAGCGACATAGTTAATGCCAGATGATTTTACCCCACCAATAATGGTATTGATGACTTCATGTACAGGTGCAATCGATTTAAGATACTCCTTAAAGTCATCTGGGTACTTTGGCACGGTGTTCTCCTCCTTATATTCAGTTTTCCCCAAATGCCCCGGAGGGGCCATCAAAGCATTCGTGTAATAAAAATCTTTGTGCTTACTTTTCTAAATGCAATACATATTTCACTAAGTCGCTAATCTCTTTTGAAACCTTTTCACGAAATTCTGTTCGACCCAATGCTAATGCATGGTTAGGACGATTAATATAATCATCAATGGTATCAATAATCAATTGATGCATAAACCGAATTCGATTCGGATCCAACTCATATTGTTTGACGGTTTGATTTAGTTGCATACGAGTTTCATCCAATTCTTGCTCCAAACGCTGAACCTTTTGTTGCATGCGATTTCGATCATCAATTAAATGTTGAATTAATTCTTTATTCTGTACAGTGGATAATTGTTCAGATAAATCTTTAAGATATACAACTGTTTGATGAATGGTTTCATTCATAACAGATAAAATTTCTCGATCTTCATGTCGCAGCAATTCTTGAGCATCATGAACTTGGTTAGCCTGTTGCAAGAAACGTTCAATTTTTTCATCTAATGTTAGTTCTTTAACTTGAATTGGTTCTTCAATTTTGTTTTTTGTTAATGAAAATCCTGCATCTATAGAATGAATCTCTTTAGAAGAAATATCTTCGTTCTTATTCTCCTCTCTTGTTTCTATTTCTTCTGCCACCGTCTGATTTCCTTTTTCCTCTTTTTTGTCTTTCTTGATATGTTTTTCCAAAAACTCACGAAATCTTTCTGCACTTTCTGGTGTAAATGTATCATGAAGTTCAATTTTTGGTTTTTCTTTCTTTTCTTTTATGTTTTCTGTTATATGTTCGTGCGCCTGATGTGGAAGACGATAAATTTTCCGTTTATATCTTCCTCGCTTTGGAGACAGTGAAAGATATCCTTCTTCGACTAATTTATTAAGATGATAATCCATTGTTGGTGCTTGTACGCCAAATTGATCTGCTAAATCTGAAGAAGAAATCTCTACTTCTCTTTCTGGGCTTTGTTCAATCATTTTGACAATTTCTCTATAAATTTGTTCTCGATTTACCTTTCGAAATGGCATGGCCACCATGTAATATGCATCTCCTTTTTTCATTAGCTTCTCACATCTATAATACCATAATATCCAAGAAAAAAATAAAAAATGCAAGAAACTTAATGAATTTTTATTTAAGAAAAAGAAATTACGGTAGATTCTACCACTTCAGAAGGCAATTCGTCTAAAAATCGAGAAGGTTTATAGATACGAGATTTTCCGTCTTGTTGTGATCTTTGTTCTGCCCATGTGATCAATAATTCTTTTTCTGCACGGGTAATACCAACATAAGCCAAACGACGTTCTTCTTCGATATCTTTTTCACTTTGACTTCTCCAAGAAGGAAATATGCCTTCATTCCAACCGATGAGAAATACTACTGGGAATTCTAATCCTTTTGAAGCATGCATCGTCATCAAACGAACAGAGTCTGTTTTCTTATTGTTTTCAGAATCTGTCACTAATGAAATGTCTTGTAAGAAATCTTCTAAGGTTTTATCTGGATTTTCTGTTTCATATTTATCGACAAGAATAAGAAACTCTTTTAGATTGTCAATTTTCTCATCTGCTTTCTTGTCGTTTTCATAATACGCCCAAAGACCTGATTGTTCTAATACATAACGAACATAAGTGGACATTAGTAAGCCGCTTTCTAATTTCTTTTCAAAGTGATCGAGCAAATCGATAAATGCTGTAATTTTGCTAAGTGAACGTTTATTGATACTTGGAATGTCACTAGCATTTTTTAAAGCTCGATACACACTGACTTTATGAATATGTGCGTATTCTTCAATTTTATCTTGAGAGGTCTTACCAATTCCACGAGATGGCTTATTCAGAATACGCAAAATAGCTGTATCATCTTTTCGATTAAAAATCGATCTTAGATACGCAATGGCATCTTTAATCTCTTCCCGATCATAAAAACCGTGACCACCAATGACTTGATATGGAATAAATTGATTACGGAAGAAGTCTTCAATGACTCGAGACTGGGCATTTCCACGATATAAAATGGCAAAATCCTCATATTTGTATCCATCTTGAAGAACCTTCTTTTTAATCATGGCTGCAATATAAGCGGCTTCTTGATATTCATTTCCACAACCAATGACTTTAATGGTTTCTCCTGGCTCTCTTGGTGTTCGTAATGTCTTTTCTTTTTGGTGTTTATTGTATTTTACTATTTCATTTCCTGCATGAACAATATTGCGAACAGAACGATAATTTTGTTCTAGTTTCACAACAGTAGCTTGTGGAAAATACCGCTCAAAATTCAGAATAATATTAATATCAGAACCACGGAAACCATAAATGGCTTGATAATCGTCCGTAAATCTTGGAATTTCATCGCATATACACTTTGACCATAATTACCAACTACATTGTAATAACCATAACAGGCTATTACAGGAAGGAAGTTGATAAATATGGGTTGGTTATCCACCAAACAAGAAGCAATGAAACGCCATTACATTGCGGTATGGCGGTAAACAACAGGTAAAGCGCATCTTTGAATACATATACAAGGATGTAACCATTTACCTTCAAAGGAAATACGAGAAATTCTCTCTGCTATTCTCATAGCAGACGAGACCATATCTTCACTCTCTTTCAAGAGGTCCGGCGCTTCGGTTGTAGGAGTTTCACCTGCACCCTACTCCCTTTCGGGATGGTCGTTACACCTTCCTCATATGAGGCTTGGCACGGGATTGTCTCTCGTTACCGAGTCACTTCCCCCGTTAGCAACGTGTCCTTCTCACGTCACACCCTGCAAGTACAGGTTCACCGGATTTAACGTGAGCTAACAATTAACCCACGACAAACAAATTGTATTGCGGCGCAGCAAGTAATAATAATAATTGAAATTGTGCATAGTTGGCATCTTGATACTCATCACTCATGACATATTGAAATTTTCCTTGCCAATAATCACGAGCTTCCGGATAATCACGAAGCAAAATCACTGTATTCATAATGAGATCGCCAAAATCCATTGCGTTCATTTGCTTCATTTGGAATTGATAATGCATATACACTTGTGCCATGACTTGCTCATCAGCTGTTTCAGCTACGTGGTATGTACAGTATTCTGGATCCCATAGATTGTTTTTGGCATTATCTATATAGCTGAGTGCATACCCAGGCTTGTATTTGTCTTGAATCCCCATTTGCTTATAAATACGCTCAATGACTTGCAAAACATCGCCTGTATCATAAATAACAAACTTGCATCGTTTGTTTTTTTCATCTTGCTCATATCCTAATAAATGACCGTGTTTGCGTAAAATGCGTACACATAAGCTATGAAATGTACCCATCCAAATGTGCTTCATCGGTTCTTCGCCCACTACTTTTTCTAAACGTTCTTTCATTTCCCGAGCAGCTTTATTGGTAAATGTAGCACAAAAGATATTTTTTGCTTGAATTCCTTGCGATAGCATATTAGCAATTCGAACTGTTAAGGTTTTTGTTTTACCGGACCCGGCTCCCGCTAAAACAAGAACCTGACCATTAATCGTCGTAGCCGCTTCTCGTTGTTCTGGATTAAGTTCATTAAGCATATTTGATACTTCCCATAAATTTAATGTAGACATATCCGATTTCTCCTCCCTTTTTATTGATCTTCTGGTGCTTCTCCATAAGGAATTTCAAGATCTTCAGTAATTTCTGTAATATTTTCTGGATAAGGGTAATCAGGAGTTTCATACACAGCACTACGAATATTTTCAATGGCTGCTTTAGATACTACATCAAAGGCCTCATCACTATCAGGCTCTACTCCTTCTGGAAGATCAACCACTACTCGGACCATGGTTTCAAGTGTAACCAACACCGCTTTTTTAGGCATTTGGAGTCCCCCCTTTAGATTGAATTCCATAATACACAATATCTCTATTGCTCAACTGAACTATCTGCGCTTGATCAATAACCAATAAGATTTGATGAATTTCTTGTATTTCTTCTTCCAAATGACGCTTTTTCAAATGATGAAAATCATAATCAGTGAAAAGGCCTTCCCCCGGATGTTGAGGTTTTGATTTAAACAATCTCAATAACCAATTAGTGTTTTGATACTGTTTTAATCGGTCTTCATAACGATTTATAATATTTTGGATTTGATTTTCATGATATTCCAATTCTTCTTGTAGCTGACGCATTTTCTTCAATGCAAAAGGATAGAAATCCTTAGCAGGAATATCCACTTTCATCATAATCCCTCCTTTTTTGTGCATAAAAAAGCAGACATGAGAAACATGTCTGCTTTTATCAGAGTGATCCTATGAATTTACTATTTCATTCATAGCATCTTCAAAACGCTTTTTAAAGCTCTTGATTTCTTGTTCACGAGCTTTCAGGTTTTCTGTTAAATTGACATGTCGAGCAGCATTGTTCCACTCTCGAACCATAGAAGCAGATTCATATTTCTTTAGAAGCTCATTAAATACTTTTTGCATTTTTGTTATATTAGCCATTTTTATCACCTCCCTTCAAGGAGGTGGTTTATTATCCGATTACGATAAACGACGTTTCGCCTGACTAATTAATAATGGATGTACTTGGGATAATTGACGATACAACTCTTCAAACGTTTCCCGAATATCCCATTGTGCTTCTTCGGATGTGCGAAGATTGATCAAATGATAAGCTTCCCATAAATCAAAACTAGCAAATATATGACGACGATGTGCATTTAACACCACATATTCGGCTTCATTAGAAAAACCTGCTTCCACTAGTAAATTATACAATTCTTTAGATTGTTCAGCAATGTCTTTCAAGAGATTCTCTAATCCAGCTTCTTTAATTCTTGGTGGAATGGTAATTCCGAAATGTGGTGTTGGATTGGAAAAGACAAAATCTGTTTTCCGATTATGTCTTAATAACTGATGCCAGTTAGCTTCAGATACAAAAAATTCGACCTGATATTGGACATGTTTAAATTCTTCTGGTGCCATATCAAAGTGCTGCATTTCAAACAACAAATCTTTGATGATTTGTTCTTGTTTTTCTTTTCCTAAACACTTGGCTTTGTAATAAGCTGCCTTATACGGCAAATCTTCATGTTTCATCAACAATAAAGCAATAATATGCGCAATGATTTCACTTTCCATTTTGACACTGCTTAAAACCGCTGATTTAGATGAAGCGGTTATTGTGTTTCTTTCTGTAAAATGAGTTTCCATTCGTTTTTTGGAATTTCGCTGATATTGCGAAGGTGTAGCGTATTTCAATAATACTGGTAACACCTTTGAAATCTCAGTTCGAATATCTTCAGCTAGTTTTTGAGATTCCTTGTGTTTTGAATTACCTAATACTGCGAGTGCATCTCGCCATGCTCGACCATTGGCCGTCATACCAAGTTGAGTATACATTGAAAGCGGCAAAACATAACGAGCATCTTCAAAAGCCAATTTTTCTAATACTGAATCCTTTTCTTCTGGATATGTTTTCTTGAGATACTCAAATACTCCCTTAATTAACTGCTCAAATGCATCAAACGCTTTATGAAAAAATTCTTCTACTGTTATACGAATATTTTCACTTTCTTTATCAATAGGATTATGCCATTGACCACGTTCAGGTTTTTGGTAACGCTGACTATATTCCGTAATAGATAAGAAAGAATTGGCGAGCTCTAGTTCTGCAGAAGCCAATCGAGAAATGCTTTCAATCCCCACATGAGCCACAGCATGTTCAGCAACAGAAGAATGACCATAGCCCACAGTCCACTTTTCGTGAAACTTTCTTGCCTTTTCATCGAGTTCTTTGAAGGATTCAATGCGTCCTCTAATGTCGTGGTCCTTGAGGGCGATTTGAAGATGTTGTTTAAACGACTTGGGAGAACGTGATACCCAGGCAAATAGGGTTGCAATGAACTCTTCTGGCAATCCGACAATTGCATAAACAGGTCCATCCACGTTAGTGACATAGGGAGAAATATCAACTTCTTTTATTTGGTGTTCGTTCGGGGAAACCCCTTCACCACTTTGGCCAGTTTCGGATTCTTTTTCAGACCCTTCAAGGCGGTCTTGCTTCCGATTCCTATTCTTTTTGGAGTTTGTTTGATTTTCTTCATGGAAATCATCCTTTATTTCTTTTATTAGCTTAGACATATTGCTTCCTCCTTGTTCTTAGAATGGCAACGCCATCACCTGAAACCGAGAAAAGGTGGTCGAGGTGTGTCTACCCTCCTTTTTATAGATTTGTTGTATTACGCATATCAAACCTCGGTTTCACATGATGACGGGCGAGCGACTCCCTCCTGCACTCGCCAGTGTTTTATGATATGAAAGCGATGAAAACAAAATTACTGTACGGAAATTGCTTTCCCGTATACAAATTCTTCTACCGGAAGTTGCTCACCAGCTACAAACCAGTTTTTAAAACGATCTGGCTGAATACCTTGTGTTCCTGGTGTAGCTTTCTTTACAAGCATGGTAGTTTGACATTCATGGCAATCTACCATTTTTACTCCTTCTGGAATGTAATGGTTTCCTGTATTATTGCATTTAGGACAACGATAACGGCATCTGTAATGATTAATGCCATTTTTCACTTTAATGCCCGTGTTATAATAAGAAGGAATCTCTTGTTCTTTTTTCTCTATCTCCTCCAATGCTTCTTCCATTGAAGAAGGTTCCTTCGTAATAACAACATTGTTGGTTACATGAGTTACAGTTGGCGTTTTTTCTTCTGATATGGCATGTTCAATTTTCATTTCTTTCGGTGTTACTGAAATTGAAAAGAAATGAAATAGGCCATCAATCATTCTGTCAATCTGTGGAGAGGTGGCTTGTTCTACTTCTAATAATGCTTGTTGATGCTTATTTTGAACTTGTAATAATACTTTAGGCATATCTTTTTTCTCCTCCCTTTACTTGTATTCTTCACTTGTATCGGGAATGGCTCCCTAGTAAGCGGAGGGAAAATGAGGTATATCTATATAAAAAGGGGCATAGGACATGAACAATGGATCCTCCGCTTACTAGGAAGCAGGAGAACATCTCCTACCTCCGACTGTATATTACCAAGTGGTTTTCGTAGATTGAATCCGGTCTGTGACTTCATCAATATCCGTCATCATTTGTTTTAATCGTACTAACCCATCTTGCACTTGGTTTTGGCATGCATCAATTCGATATGCAAATGCACGCAATGTTTCACGAGATGGTGGATTTGTAGATTGAGAGGCTTCCATAATTTCTTTTTCAATAGAATCAAAGCCTCTTAATGCAGACTCAAGCATTTCAATAGCAAATTTCGCTTTATCTGCAATATGGTCAATTTTTAATGCGGTTTCTTTCGTTTTTGCATTTCCCCAATCAGAAGACATATAGTTTGGAGATGAATTGGATGTATAAGACATTGCTTTCACCTCATTACTTTTGATATTTGTCTGTAATTTCATCAATTTTATTAGTTAGTGCATCAATTTCATCCGTTAAGCGGTCAATTTCATCTGTGTATTTGTCTACATCTTTAATATTTTTTTGCACTTCCTGTAGATTGCTCATGGCTCCTGTCACCTTGGACATAATTTCTGTTGCAATCGAGCTAACCAATACTTGCACATGATCCGGCGCATTGGTTCCAATTTGTTGTACCAATCGGTCCACAAGCGGCTTGATCTGACCTAATGTATTTTGAGCATTCGTTAATTCACGGCCACAAGAGTTCAACTCCGCATCAATTTTGTCAGATGTACGGTCAATCTTGGATTGCGTGATCTGGTCAATTTCACGAATCACTTTATCAATTTCATTACATAATTCTCGTACAGCACTTTTACCTACAATCATTTTCCGATTCCTCCTTAATGATATATGTAATAAGGGGAGTCACATCTCCCCCATCAACAGAAGAGGGAAAAATAAGCGGAAATCTAAGCACATGACATAAAGGGGGAATCCCTCCTCTGCTGATGGGGAAGGGTGACAACATCTCCTTCCCTTTTCTGTGCTACAATGTTTCTAATACATCACAAAACGTTTCTTCAATATATTGTTCTTGTTCTTGATCTGACATGTTATAGACTTCTTCAGAAACTTCCGTTGAAAAATGAACATGTCCTTGATCGTTATAAATGATTAAACGATAGCTGTCTCCAGCTTCTACTATTTCATACTGGTAGCGAACCATCAGTTTAATAGCCTCCTGTTAAATCACTAAAGACTGTTGTGTTGCCGCCATCATAATATTCTGGTTTCTTACCTTCATCAGTCTTCTTAGACCCGGCATTGGCTAAAGATACCTCTAATTCTTGAGTAGCTACTACACAAGATTCACCCTGGCCATTTAATACATCAAGCTTAATTTCGCCACCTGGTTTAATCGTGAATTTAACCTCTGTCTTTTGCATTATAATTCCTCCCATTTAACATGTTCTCCAATTGGTAAGAAAAACTGAGTATGCGGAAATACTGTCGCATCGTTTCTGTGTTCTACCCAACCAATTTCATTGTTCCAATAGCCATCATTTGAAGAAATAATCCACATTTTATGAACGACGGACTCCATCTTGCGTTAACACTCCTTCATCAATGGCTTGTTGAATCACTTGAAGTATATATTCATCTTGTTCCTCATATGAAACATTTAAAAATATTTCATTATTCCATTGAGGTAAGTCTCTAACATCAAATGAATAATCTCCGTTATCAGAACATTTCACATGATATCCAAACCAGAAAGTACGATAACCTTCTTCCATGTAATCATTTTTGTAGATATGGTAAATGGTGACATCATTATGAACTAAGGCGATTTCAGGTTCTACCCATTGATATTGGTATGGCATTCATTCTACCTCCTTACAAGCGGGAGTTTTACTCCCGCTTTGATTTTTACGCAAATGAAGAAGCTAAAATTTCGATTTCGCCTTTTTCATTAATGCTGATATCATCAATGCTCCAACGATTTTCTTCACATGCATCCATGACTTGATATTTGGAATGCAACTGAGAAATCTTGTTCGTAAATTCTTTTTCAGACCAAGGAAGCACATACCAATCGGCTTGCAATTGCAATTCATTAGTTTCTGTATCACGAACCCAACCAAGAGGTAGTACTTTGCCATTTTTGACAACAGCCAGTTCCGCTTTTCTTGTTTGACCATACCAGTCGGTAATCGTTGCATTTTCTTTGTAATCAAGTCCCATTTCTTGGAGTCCTCGTTTTACATACTCCATATTAGATACATTACATGTGTAGACTGCAAAATGTGACATCTGTACATCGTTCCTTTCTTTCTAAGATTGATTTATTTTAAAGAGCTTTGGCTCTTTAATCCTGTTTAGGGCGTGAAAGATATTTTTGAGCCACCTTTTTTAGCAATTCAATACGTCGCTCTTGAGAAGCTTTCACTTGTCGATAAACTTCTTCTGGCATTTTTTCTGTTTCTTCTTTGGTGTAATTTTTTTCAATCAAGTACTTCAGATTTTGAATCTTTTTTTGCATATCTTTCATAAAGGATTCTTTGATAAATTGAAAGACTTCTAAATGCTCAATTCGTTGAATAAATTGACGGAACTCATTTTCTAACTCCTGAGTTTCGTCCAATGCCAACATAACAGCACGTTCAAAATTTTGTTGTTTATTGTATTGAACTTCATAATGAGAAAACTGTTGTAATATTTCCTGTACTTTTTTCCTTTGTTGATCTTTGTCATGCATGATAGCACCCCTTATCCTAAATCAAGGTCCGGAAAATCTACCTCAACCAATTTTGCTTTGGTATCAGCAGCGGCATGCAACAATTTATGTTCTTCACTAGAAGCACATTTAGCAGAATGTTTTGCCCAATTACGAAGATTAGTTAACAATTCCGGATTTCGCTTAGATAATGGAACAATCTTCGAAATTTGTCCTAGTAAATCCTCTTGACGAATATAATGAGTAGCTCGATTGCCTTTTCGATAATCGGCATATGCTCGTCTACCTGCCTCCGATACAACTTGTTCGATTTCAGCACCAGTAAAATCCTCAGAGTTTTTAGCCAATTCTACAATTTGCGCCTCACTAAAGCAGTTTTCTTCTTGAGAGACATTACAAATTTTATATCCACGTTTTGTTAAATGAATTTTATAGATTTCTTCCCGTTCAGTCTGAGCAGGAAGTGAGACGAAGAAAATATCATCAAAACGACCTGCACGAGTTAGTTCTGCAGGAAGCTTTGTAATATCGTTCGCTGTTGCAATAACGAATACTGGAGCCTCTTTATCAGAAAGCCATGTCAATAACGTCTGAATGACACGAGAAGTCGTGCCTCCATCCGATTTATCCGAAGAAGACATACCGGCTAATGCCTTTTCAAATTCATCTATCCATAACACGCAAGGCGATACACTTTCCGCTAATTTCAATGCACGGTCAATATTCTTTTCTGATTGACCTACTTTAGAATCCATAATATCGCTCATGTTCATTTTCAAAAGCGGTAAATTCCACATATGAGCAACTGATTTGGCTGTTAAAGATTTTCCGACACCCGGAAATCCAGCTACAACAACTCCACGAACCGGATCAATGCCATATTCTTTTGCTTCATGTTCAAATGCATATTGAGCATCAGCAAACCAGTCTTTTAATATATCCATACCACCAACATGGTCCATGTTTCCTAATTTTGTAACATACTCTAATAGACCAGTCTTTTTAATGACTTGTTCTTTTTCAGCGACAATTTCGTCTAGTACAATCTTTTTATGTTTAGCAACGGACTTTTTTAGTACATTGATAATTTCTGATTTCGTCATTCCAATTAATGCATTAATAATCGCTACACGATCACGGCCTTCTGGAACTGGTAAATCTTTTGAAAGAAGAAAGGTTTCCATGCCACGAAGCTGTTCTTCTACTTGCTCACGAGTTGGTAATTCATAAGTAACAACTGTAATAAGTTTTTCTAGTTCCATCGGAATATTAATTTGCGGAGATACCAAAAGAATCGGCTTATAGATATTATCCTGTTTTTCCAAAATATCACGAAGACGACGCTTTGCTTGGAAATTTGTCCAGATGTCATGAAAATCCTTGATAACAAATGCAGCTGGCTTATCGTAATTCTCAATAAAATCCAACAATTTTACAGGATCATATAGTTTTTGAAATAGATCATTTGTAATTAAATCTTTTAATCCAGATGTAATACTCCATGTATAAGATTCAATACCTTTTGCCTCAATAATGGTTTTTAAGTCCTCTTGAAACCGTTCTTCCTCGAATGTATGGACTAAAATAGAACGACGACGGGAATTCATTAATGTTGAAATTTCCTCAATACCAGTCATTTTCTTAACAATTGCCTGCGACATCATTAATTCCTCCTTAATAAGTGCTTTTTCCGATAAATGTCCCGGAGGGACGCTTTCCTTACAAATCTAAATCAATATCCGAGAATTGCTGCACCAATTTTTCTTCTTTCTGTTTGTTTTTGCTTTCTTCTAAAATAAGTAAACGACTAGAACGGTAACGTTCATTATTCGTTTCGTATAAAGGGCTTGACTTATCAAGGCCTTCTAATAATGATTTTGTTTCCTGAGCAGATACAACCATTGAATAAGAAGGATGTTGTTCATTAAAAATATCAATGGCTAATTGATACTTTTCGATATCTATTGATGCCTGTTCTGCATTTAACGCCACAGTTGTTTTTTCTCCTGCAACTAATGAATAAATAGATTGTTGCTCTAAAGAATAATAACGAAATTCAAAACGATTACTGTCGGCTAAATCCTCAAACATACGACCTACCAAAAGAATACCGTAAATGTGAACAATAGAACGATTTCTTTCGTAGGTGTACTCCAAAGATTCGAAAGTTCCTACATCTTGATTTGTTTTTGTATCCCGAATGATTCCAATTCCTTGGTTCCATTGATACGATTTGTTAATATGGGCGTAATACTTTCCTTCATTCCATGAACGATTAATAAATTGTTCAAGAAGCATATAGACGGTATCCCGAAATTCCGGCACCTCTTCAAGACGTTGGCTTTTAATTTCATGAATCGCTTTAAAGAGCATTTCCTCAAATGATTGCAAAGAAAGAGTCGCTATCTCCTCCATATTTAATTTGTCATTTCGAGCCTTTACATAAATCTCATTTTTCTCAGCATCCCCATGCAGCGATATATCTATCTTAAATTTTTCAGATCCAATCATATCTTCCAGGTACTCAGCATCCACTACAATTTTATTAACCAAATTAATATCAACATAATCGTTTTCGCCGGTTTTTGGATTATACACTGGCATTCGCAAACCCTCCCATACTTCTTTGATTATATTTTTAGACGATAATGCTGATGCTTTAGAAAGAATTTCATATACCCCTTGTGGTATAGCTGAATCGATGCATATAGCAGAATCATGTATTACAGAATTAAAAGGAATTTCTTCAATTTCAAGAGAATCGTTTTCATATTTATCTTGAATATACCTCTGAAAATATTCCTCCAAAGAATGATTTAAATTTCTTCCTAGTCTACCCCAAGAATCAGAAGAAAAATACATGTTAGACTTCTCCTATTAAAGTCATCTCTTTTTGTCGCTGTTCATAGCGAATGGAGCAAGTCTTGTTGCAAAACGATAAATCTGAAGTAAGAATATGTCCACAACATTTGCAGGTACGAGCATTCTGCATCTGTTGATTGTATTCATCTGCATATAAAAATTTAAGTTCTCCCATACGGATACTTGCAGGACCGAAGATGACACGCTGATTGGAAGAACCAATAAACCAACCTTCATGCATATATGCATTGGTTGTTAAACGCTTATCTTGCTGATAATCACCGTCTACAATCATATCTATATAAAGCATGAGCTCCTTTACATCTTCTGGTGTTAAAATGGTAAATTCTGCTTTCTTAGCAGTAAGTGTCCAATTTGTTGTTATTGCCCGATCAAAGCACTGATAGGAATGAGAATACCTTAATAAAGCGTCAAACATGGCCTTTCCATGCTTTTCACGAATCCATGTGAATTTCAACCCATACTTCATCAGAGTATCTAATTTATAAGCAGTGTACATTACAAAATGAAACGTAGGATCGATGTCTTTTAACCGTTTCGCTACTTTTGCAATAGCTCTGGCTTGAAGTATCGGTTCACCTCCACAGAATGTGACTTGCCGATTCCAAGCCGTTTTTACACATATATCGACTACTTCATCAATAGTCATTTCTCGATATAATCCTTCAAAAGTCCATGTACTCTCATTAAAGCAACCTTGACAGGGAGAAATGACTCCACGAATACAGCCTTTCGTGAAAAACTCTAACCGTTTTCCCGGCCCAGCTGTCGTTGTATCACGATTTACACCAATAAAACGTAAAATATCAGACATATTTATTCACCTCATGTAAGGCATTACAATGTAACGCCTTTCATAATGTTAGTATAGTCAAAAACTTGGGGAAATACAAGGGAAAAGCCACGAATTTTTGAGAAAAATTTTATTCGTGGCAAAAAAACTTAGAGATTTATCATTCTTCTTCAAGTATTTCTTCTATTTGCTCTAAAATAAAATCATACAATTGTGTATCACTCATATGATTAATGTGACGAAATTTAGTTTGGTACCCTGTTTTTTGATCAATTAAAATTAGTTCTACATTTTCTCCATATTCTTCAATGTCATCGTATGAGATTCCCTTGTGCGGAGGATGCTGCAGTAAAGAACAATTCACAGTGGTTTTGGCTACAATTTGAATAGAAAAGCGTTCATTGATGACTTCCCATAATTCATTCATTGTAGCAATGTCACCTTACCTAAACGAAATGACAATTCTTTTTGAACTTCTTTCGCTTTTTCTATTTGAGATTGAACATAATCCCAATTTCGAAGTTTCACTCCATCTTTCGCTCGTGTTAAGCAATCATCTAAAAGAGTCAACAAGTGTTCATTATTAAGATTTTGAAATTTTTTATGCATACAAACTCCCTCCTAGAATCTCTTTATATGACATCAATACAATGTATGAAAAGAAAAAGGCTCACATGACTGCGAGCCTTTTTATTATATATGATGATAAATCATCTCTTTTTCTTCTTCAGTAATTTCTATGGATTGAAACCCAAATTCGGTTGAAAAAGTCAGCGGCTTTGTTGTGACCATTGTGCCAAAATGATTCACAAGTACCCCAGGCTCTACAGTAACTGGTTCACACCAATCTTCTTCATCATGACGAATATCATAGTAAAACAACCCTTCTTGTCGTTCATCTGAAGGAATCCGCAACGATGTTACATGCACAACCGGAACACCACGAAAATAAAATAATATTGTACGATCGGTGGCAATCATGTTATACCTGCTGATTATTTCATGGTAATGGACAGCTTTTGTTCTTCCGGGATATATTCGAGGAAATCCGGAAGTCGATTAAAGTATGAATCCGCTAACTCTCGTTCGACTTCTAATCGAATTTCGCCTTCTCGCTTTTTAGTGATCTTTCCTTTTGGACTTGCGGCAATTTCTTCTTGAATCCGTTTTTGAGCTTCCTGTTCTACTCGATTATGAAAATCATTGAGATAAGCATTTTGCAACAGTGTCGTATCTAATTCTGGTGCTTTAAGGAATTTTTCTAATTGACCGTGTTCTTGCAAGAAAGCACGAGCTTTATCTTTATCAATGACTTTTACTCTTGGTGCAGAACGACGTAAAGCAGCTGTTCCAATATCCAATGACAATTTTTCACCGTTATTGACTTCCTTTAAATACTTTTCAATAAAACGGTTGATATTCTCAATTTCCTTTTCCTTATTTTTAATTTTTGTATTCCAGTCATCAATGATTGCATCCCGAAGAATGATTAAACGTTCAGCTTCTTTTTCAAGATGTTTCCGGGCTAACATCATTTTTCGGATACGAATTTCATCCATTGGTGTTGGTGTATATCCTTTTTCTTGATTAAACGCCTCCATCATCTGTTGCATCAGTTCTGCAACATTAATATCTTTTGCTTCTTCTGCAAAGGCTTCATATAACTTTGGATTGGCTGCTGTCATTTTAAATTCCCCCTTGATTAAGATTCAATGATTTCAGTAGAAACAATATAAGTATTGTCTTCATCAAAGAAAAATTCATCCGTGTGATCATAACCATTCACAATATCCCGGCTAATGACCACACCGTCACAAACTATGTCACCATGAACTGTTAATTTATCCACTAAGTCTTCTGGTTGAACTTCTGCATCTTTTAAATTGTAGTACCGTAAAGCGATGTCTAACACGACACGAAGTTTTTTCTCAGCCATTTGATTCCACTCCTTCTTCTTCGTTTTCCTCTTGATTTTCCGCTAAATCCCCCGGAGGGGTAGAAGAAAAAGCTCCTTCTGATTTTAAAATACCAATAATGTCGTCAATGATTTCCCATCCTGTCTGAACAGAACTATCTTTAATCCAATCACTACGTTTTTTGACAGCATCAATATGAGATTCTGTTGGTTCAATTCCATTTTGCTGTAACATAGAGGCAATATCTTCACGATGCCATCTGATAACAGCCACTGTATCTGGATCATTAGAAATAATTTCATAAGAATGAGATTCTAAGATATTTTCCACTTTACGTAACATTTCACCCCATAATTCCTGATCATCTATTGGAATCCCATAAGAAGATAGAGCACTTAAAACTTGAATAGCTACTTGTTGACTCATCATAAAACCTCCTTTAGAATTCACCATTAAAAATAAATTCAATCTGCCCAGAAGACTCATATCTTTCTTCCATAAAGCGCACCATTGTATCAATCATTTCTAAAAAGTAAAAATCATGAGTTTGTTGAAATTCTCTTTGTGCTTCATCTAATGGTGAACCGAAACTTATGGCTTCGCCAATTACATTTCCTTCACTATCATGGTATAAAGTCTGACCTTCATACTGTTGTGGAAGTTCTATAAATTCTTTGAATAACTGATCAAAATTGCGGCTTTTCAAATATTCTTTTAACGCCGGTACATCATCCATAGTTAATGTCAATGAATCACCATAATCATCATAACTATAAGATCCTAATCCTAGCTCTTCATAAATTCGACCCTGTTCACTACTTTGACGTGCAAATACATACTTCCATACGTATTCACCATCGCAATAAATATAACGACCCATTTGATTTCCTCCTTAATTAAGTAATGCATTACTTTATTTCTCTTTCGTGTATTGTAAAATACACATACGTTCCGTAATATATTGATTTATCCTCATGGACTTTCACATGAGGATATTGTTTTTGAAAGTGTTCTACATCTTGAATGCTCAATATACAAAGAGGTACGCCTGTTACAGACACACGAGTATTTCCAGACCATCCTTCTTTTTGTAGTTTTCGAATATTTTCATGCATTTCTTCCACATCATTGTGAAACACTTCAATGACTTCCTTATGACGTTTCTGAACAATCTGCATATTCCTTCTCCTTGTTTAACTGAATTATCCATTTTCCACTTCTTTTTGGGTATATTTATCCTTTTTTCGCTCCCTTAACGACGGGTACAATATGTTTTTTATCTTTATCAATGGTCATTTCAGTGCGTTCACTAGAAAGTTCTGGGAAATCTCCTTCTAGAAATTCCCGTACTTCTTCTAATGTCATGTTATCTTTTGGAACAGGAATTTTGTGTCCTGCATAATACACTGTAAATTCTGCGCCAACCGTTTCTATTGTTTTTGCTTTAGATGTTGTTTTTTTGATTTCTGCTTTTGTTTCTTTTTTCTCTTTTTTACTTGATGATGATTTTTCAGTCTTTTTTGTGGAAACTGGTTGTATATCCCCAAACAAGTCCAATTGTTGATCTTCTTCAGGAACTTCAATATCATCATCAATGTCATCTAAATCAGGAGCTTTGGTTTCTTGTGATTCATCCTCCGGCTCTGTTTGATATACCTGGATGTTTTGGTTTTGTTGTTCTTGTTCTTTTTCAAATTCCATGTTCATAGTAATACCTCCTAATGATTTACTAATTTATAATTGACTCTGCCCATTCGTGAAAAGTCAAATTCTGAGGGGCAGGACGTAAAATACTGTAATCAAAAGGTTTTCCTTGTGATTCCTCAAGCAATTGTCGAAGTGGCTTACTGGTTAAATTTACTTGTCTCGGAAAATACAAGTGATCATTAAATGGCGTATGAAGCCATCGGTGTGGAAAGGTCTGTAGCTGAACTAAATCTTTAACAGTTTCATCACTGTAATAGCACATACGACCATTTTCGTATACGTTGGAATACGGATAGCGATAAAGCTTAGTATCATCTCGTAAAAAACGGTCTTTGTAAGCAAACACTTGGCGATTAGAAACTCGCTGATTTTTTACCGCAAAGAAAAACACCAAATTAGGAAACGGAACGTCTTGAAACACGCTTTGATGGTATTGAACAGTCGCTGTTGTTTCCGGATACGAAAGAAATACTAAATGGGATTCATCGCTTTTCTTTGCATATTTGACAGTATTTAGAGGCAATGATGGACTAATTAAAATCGGTTTTGCCGGTTCCTCTTTTGGTTCATTGTAATCCTCTACCAATGAAGATAATAAAAGTTCTGCTAATTGCTGCAAAGTAAGATGTAACGTTCTTTGTATTCCATTTTCCTCAAGCTCTACTTTAGCTAATTCCAGATTATCAAGTGTAATCACTGCTTTCATAATAATCCCTCCTGCATAGAGGATGATAATGATTCTTGAGTGTTTTGTGTGGCTTTTTGAATATCCTGTTGAATTTGACTTAAAGCCATCCATAAATTTGACAACAAGCTCGAAAACATAGGGGTGCTATAATATTCAATCGTAAAATATCCGTCTTCTTGCCAATCCCCTTCAAAATCTTCGTAGTATAAACCTGAAGTTTGAACAGCATTTTTTATGGTTTCTTTTACTTGGGAAACCAGTATTTCTGGTATCATAGTCCAATCAAATAGAAAAGCAATTTCATAACAATGAGGGGTATCTGGTTCGTTTTTTGCTCGGAAAAAACGAAAACGATGTTCTAATCGTGTGATCGCCCGAAGAAAAAAGTCTTCACCATTAATGCTTTGGTGTTTATCTGTTATATAATCTTCTCCAAGGTCATATAGAAATTTCATCATCATGACAACATCAATGGTTTCTGCAATTTCGTATCGTTCTTCTTCATAAAGAAGACTCAAAAGAATGCAACCTCCCTTCTTACGGTAGGCATCTGGCCTAAGTATTGAATAATATCTTCAATCTGAAACGATTGAACCCCAATATGATCCCAATCCTCGTCATAAGCTCCTGCTTCATAGGAAGGCCAATACATCACCATATCTAATATCCATTCCAATTCTTCCTGGGTAACAGATTGAAGAAATTCATCTGTAATGTTTTCCCTCCTCATGATTTCTCGGTACAATCGGAGTATGCGATAATTGATTTTACGCTCTTGATCTGAATAACGATTATTAGCCGACTGTAAAGATTCCATAAATCTAGAAAAATCAAACCGCTTTTGCTTGTTTTTCATCTGAAGACCACCTCATCATTTGTTGCTCCTCAATATACATAGGACGCATTAACATGGTTTGAGCATTGAAATTAACATAGTGTGACATAATCATGGATTCAGACAAAAGCATATTCAAATAACTCATCATTACAAGTGCAGCAGTTTCATTGGTTTGCATGCGCTGCGGATAATACAAAACTTGTTCTCCACATGCTTGCGTAGGCAAACGAGAATCGGTGTCTTCTAAAATATCCGGATATACCATTCCTACAGGTTCCAAAATTAATTGAGAATACCATTTGAATCCACATACAACTTGACCGGAGTATCCCATCTTCCGCTGAACCGAAGGAATTTCCTCTGGGTTCACGGAGTCAATTCCACTATCGATATAAACAATGGTTGACATTTTTTCAAATAGTTGATGCATAATTTGACGGGTAGCATTATTATCCACACACCCCAATAAAACAGGAATGTCCACATAAAAATGGGAACGATGATAAGAAAATAAATCCTGCAATTCCTTTACCTGTTCGATATAAGAAGCCCGATAATGGATCGGGATTCCATATGCATTACTGTAACGATTGGCTAACACTTCTACTTTAGGAAGTCCTATATCTTGCTCAATAAAAGGCTGACGGTATACATTTTTCGGTTCTACCTGATCTCCGTCTACAATGACATAGCGATATGAAAATAATTCATTTTGCTGTGATAAGCTATACAATAATTTGGAAAGGCGTTGCAATAAGTAACCTCCATTTCCACCTGTGCCAATTTGAATAATCTCAAAATGAAAATATTTATTTTGAGCAATGCGATCCCGCAATGAAATAACAGGTCGATGCATCCCCTTACCTCCTCAGTTGGTTTTCCGATGTGTCTCCCCTTTTCTCTTTCGAATAACAGTTAAGCGTCGTTGAGTTCCTTTTTCTGGACGACCTAATCGACGTGCAATCTCACGATAATTCATACCACTTTGCCACCAAAACCAAGCTGCTTCATCTTCCTCCTGTGTCCAATTCGTAGGACGTTTTACCTGTTTTGCTTTTGTGATTTCTTCATCTAGCCATTTTGGTTCTGGGAGAATGATTCCTCGTTTGATATGTGCAAAATTTACTCGTTCTTTATGTAATTCGATCCATTTCCATAAATCATAGGGATCAATGAAATAACGATATCGCTTATCTGATTTTGTTACTTTATGTAATTGTTTGGCTTTTAGACCAAAATGGCAAATCCATTGAATCACGGTGCGATGATTGACACCAAGAGCTTCTGCTACTTGTGGAGGAGATAAAAGACCACCTGCAAGATTCATATCTTGAAATCCCATTAATTCTTTATACTTTTGATGGATGGCCTCTTTACTGCGTTTTAAATGTCTTATAAGATAGCTCATACTTTTTATTCCATATGATTCCAATAAAAACTCTTTATCCTTATCGCTCCATATCCTTTTCTGATTGAGATAAGAATGTTTCTTTGACTGCTGCAAGAGATTCACCAATCCTTTTTTCTACATGCTTCATCATTTCCATTTGTTGATATTGTAATAATTTCTCCATGCTATGATAAATCGTCTTTTCTATATTAAGCATTTCTTGATGCTGCTGAACATGATCTTTTTGAAGTTGGAAAGATTCTAATTGAATATCAATATTTTTCTTTGATAGCTCGATATACTCCCGCATCAGTTCATTGTTTTCTTCTTGTGCTTTTGCCATACGATGAATCGCTTTAATTAAGTCCGGCAATTGTTGATCAAAAAATCGACGACCATATCCTGTATTATGAAATGGAATACTCATCTATTGTCACTCCTTTTTTAATCTTCTAGTACAACTGCGAAATTAGACATAGATATATTATGTTCGGATGATTTCTCTAAAAGAGAAGGATCTTGAGGGCAAATAGCCTCCCATAAATAATAACGTATATCTATAGAACATTGATATTGATCGGCTAAACGTTGAGAAAATTGACAGATATCAGAATGATGGTTTTTAAAAGTATCTAATTTTGAAAACTGTAATTCCCATATGAGTGTATTTTCCTCAAAATATAAATCAGTTACATGAACACCCGAGATCGCTTTAATAAATTTATTCAATTGCGGTCGAACTTTTCTTATTAAAGCCTTTCCTTCTAAATTATAGTGAGGAAATAAACCTATTGAAAGTTCTTTCACGCTTTCCTCCAAAGGTTTTTCACCCGATAAGGATTTAATAAGTATATCCATAACCTCATAATCCTTCAACTTGGCATCATTAAGAGTCAATGGCATATATTTTCCTCCCTATCCTCGAAGCTTTCGCTGAAATTCATCACTTTCTAAATAATCATAAAATTGTTCCTCTAAGTCTTCGATGTCTTGTACAAAGAAAGCAGTTTTGCACACATGCCATCCATCATTCGTGATAACTACCATACAATGTGTTCCTTCATCTGTCTCACAAACATTTACAACTTCTCCTTTAACAAATAACTTTCTCATTCGATGACCTAACATTTTTATTCATCCCTTTCTTTTCTTTTAATGATCATTTGTTCACGTTCTTTAATAGTCAACAAACAAGCACTATAGGCAGCCAGATACACAATAAAACCTTCTGTCATAGAAGCATGAAAGGTCAACTGAATAAGTGTAGAAAAAAGAACACCAATTACCGTAGCAAAAACTACATTCATATCAAATCACCTATTTCTTTCCATATGAATCGGAACGTAATGCTTTGAGTTGTTCAACAAGGAGTCGATTTTGTTCAAGCAAAGATTGAATAGTTTGGACATAAGACAAAAGGATATTATAATCAAGAGCCACATAATCTTTAGGACAACCTTTAAAGCTAAAAGGAAGAAAATAATAATCTCTGCCCATTTGCCGAGCTTCTTCCTCCAATTTATCGAGCCATTCCTTCTTGATAGTAATTTGTTTAGAACCTCTTGCATCAACTGCACCACGCTCCTTATATTCGGCTAATGCAGCCGTTATTTCTTCTTCAGTAATCATATCGCCCAGAGCAAAGTGAAAAGCACCAGATGCCAATTGCCGACGAGCCACATCCTTAGCTTTTCGCACTGCTTGGTTATAAGAGCGAGTTCCTCTATTTTCAAATTCCATTCCTTCTTTTGCTTCTTTTCGGCTTAACGATCTAGATTGTAAAGTTTTGCGTTCTTTTAAAGGCCGATACATATTATAATGAAAGCATTTAAAGCACGATTTTCCTGCATTGCCGCATTCTTGTTCATATACACAATCCATCAATGTTCCTACTCTCTTGTCAAATTATTGTTGTTGTAATGCCTTTCTAAAAGAAAGAAGGAGACACCAAATTCTCCTTCGTGCCTCCTTCTTAATAAGAAACAATACTCTTTTCAATATTTAGCAACGAATTGCTAGTAATTTTCGCTGATGCTTTTGCTTCCAAAGATTTCACCGTTGCTTCTAATGCATAGTAATATCCTAAAAATCGATCTTCTAAATCAAATAAGTTAACTGTAGGCGAATGATAAAAATCTGGTGCCGGATAATTTCGGGCATACTGAATACCCGCTGCACGACGAGCTTGTTCATTAGGCCCTTTATAGTAATCTTCTAGAACGTTTTTAATCAACCGCTGAATTGCATCTTTGTTTCGTCGTGCCCGACCAAAGTCATACAACGCTTTGGTGTATTCTTCTTCAACACGAACATTGAAATGATGCAAAGCTGTCTTATCCACTGACGGCACTTTTAAAGATCGATTCATTTGCTCATACTCATCAATTAAGATATCCCAACGTGTAAAATCTTCTTGTAGCAAGCGTTCCAAAACATTCATACACATTCACGCTCGCAATAAAGAGACAACGAAGTAGTATCATATTCATCACAAAGTCGCTGGATTTTGTTAGCATAAACATGCATAATTGAACGAGCTAATACTGGAGCTAGTTCTGGAAAAGCAGTAATGCGAAGAAGAAGCTCATCCCTGACCTCTTTCTTCGCTTCTTCATTCCAAAACTCTTCATGCTCTACAAATCGAATCAATCTCGCCGCCATATAGTCTGATTGTTTTGCAATGCCCGCATTGTATAGTGACAAGAATGACAACCCCTTTTTTCTTATTTTGTTTTCACTATATAAGCAACTGTTCCATCATCGAGAGGTTGTGACACAACAATCTTTCTTGGATCCAAACCTGCTTGAGCGGCATGAGCTTTTCGAAGTTCTTCTTCTAATTGATCAATTTTTTGATAAAGTAATTCCTTATCCCTCTTGAGTTGCTCAATTTGTGCCTCTTTGGTTTTTAATATCGTTTCAAAGCGATTTGCACTTGAACTCAATTCATCAATCATCTTAAAAATCTCATGCACTTGCTTGTCCGGATCCGGAATCCCATAATATACGATTTCATTGGATTCCGATTTCTCTACAGATGGAACAATGCCTATGACCCCCTGTTTACGTAATTTTTTCACAGCACGATGAACTGTGGCTTCACTGAGTCCCAATTTTTCACCGATTTGCTTCATAGGCTCCCGTATTGGGCCCTCTTTCCTTTCGGTTTGTTCTTTAATATACTGGTAAACCTGAATTTCACTTTGACTCAGAATTTCCAATACCTGTTCTTCTGTCAACATCCTTGATACAACCCCTTTTCTCTTTGTAATACATTACACATTATGAGTGATTATCTAGTAATATACCTCATTTAAAAATAATTTAAACATAATGCATTACAGTTTATCAAGGATTTTCGACAATTAGGTATATTTTACTTTAAATTCCTTTAAAATCCTGCGATTTATAGGACTTTATTCCTGCCTACTTGTTTAAATATACCCTTTTCAGCAATAAGTGTCAATATTTCAAGGATAAACTATATTTCGCAAATTTCGACGTTAATCGACAGAACGTATGTTCCCATCAACTGTTCTGGTATTAATATACTCTGTTCGGTAATAAGTGTCAATAGTTTGATAGCCTATCATATTTCGCAAATTTCGACATTCACCGACAAAATTTATGATAAATTTGGTATTAGAGGCATATTTTAGAAACAGGATAAATCGATTTCTTGTTGTTTCTTGCGACGACGCTCTGTGCGACGACGTTCTTTTTCACGCTCAACAGCATCTATATCCACTACACCAATGCCACGTATACGAGCAATTTCCATAATCTCATCAATATTATAGACACGATAGTTATTTCTCGGATTGCGTCGAGCTGGGGGAATTAGATGATTTTCCTCCCAATACATGATGGTATCTCGGTGAACAGCTAGCATGAGTGCTGCTTGATTTAGTGTGTAATCCTGTTTGTATTCCTTCATTTGTTACGAACTCCTTTACAGTTTACTCTCCACCTTCTGCTTTGCTCGTAACATATGATGACAATACTCTTGAAACCATTCTTGACTGCTCATAGTATACAACGTTCGATACGTCGTAATCATTTCATACCGATCGAGAAGGACAGATGTATAACCTGCACAATTGATAGAAGGATCAAAGTGTTTACCAACATCATAGCCTAATGCAATAATCATTTGTGGTTGCACACATAAAATTTCCGATAACAAATGATGTTGACAGCGTTCAGGAGTTGAACTTTCTTCACATTTGATTAAAGATGTAAAATACACATCATCTAATGAAAACTTTGCCCATATCAATGTATCAGCCAGCAGCTTACCTTCTTTGGTTTGGAAATCGATATCACTGGGTGTTTCTCCAATAATCATGACAGACGCATCAAAGTTGCTTAATTCTAATGGTTTAACATATCGTCTATTATTGCAAGCAAAGCATTGGTGAATGCTTGTTTTAATATGATGTGGTGTTACAGTTTTGTACATATGTTCTTTATCAAGAATTTGATCATAAAATCCTGGCTCAAGAGCCGTTTTCCGAAATAGATCGGTTTCCAAATCAAAGGGCAGGTTTTTCTCGATTACTGACATCTTGACCCCTCCTCACATAAGGGAGCAAAAAGCTCCCTTTAGACTAACGTATTTTCATGATATTCTGAGTCTAGTTCTTCTTGAGAATCATCTTGCTCAACCACGAATTGAGCATCTTTTGGAATACGACCCTGTACAATATCATTAATATAGTTAAATAGAGCCGGGGATTGTTTTAAAACCGCTTCAACGGTGTCTTTCCCCATCCATTTAAGTTCATTTCCTGAAGCATCTTTGTATGGATTTTTGACATCTTCTCCTAAGTAATACCATGCTCCTGCACGTTTAATAATATCCATATCCATAGCTACATTCATAATATCTTTAATAACATCAATTCCTGTATCCCAATAATAATCAAATTCCGCTTGAGTGAACGGACGAGATACCTTATTCTTTTTCACACTAATTGTGATCGTTTGGCCAATAAAGGCATCTCCTTTTTTGATTTCTTTTCGACGCACATCCAAACGAACAGAAGAATAAAACTTCAATGCACGGCCACCCGGTGTAGTCTCTGGATTCCCATACATTACGCCGACTTTTTCTCGAATCTGGTTAATCATAATGACTAAACAATTATGTTTGTAAGCCAATTGTGCTATCTTTGGCAAACACTTAGAATTTAAGCGAGCTTGTAATCCAATATGATTATCTTCTGCAGATCCATCAATAACAGCTTTAGGAATGAATGATGGTAAACTATCACCAACAATCAAGCCCACTTGATTAGAAAGAATCAGTGTTTCCATTAAGTCATAGCCTTCTTCGCCACAGTTTGGTTGTGCAATTAGCATACCTGTTTCTTTTGAAATATCCACTCCAAGAGCTTTTGCATGGAATGGGTCTAAGGCATGTTCCGCATCAATGAAAACCGCTTTTTTGCCGTAAAATGGATGACCCGGTTGTTTTGCATAATACTGAAATGTAGCAACCGTTTTTAAAGCTACCGTTGTTTTTCCAGAGGATTCTGGTCCATAGATTTCTACCAATCGTCCCCACGGAAGGCCGCCAATTCCTAAAGCGAAATCTAAGGAAGGGATTCCCGTAGATACAGGCTGGACCTTAACAGTCTCTTCTCCTTCAAATGTATAAATAGAACCTTCTCCCATTCGCTTATTAATCATGGCAATTAAATCGGCATTACTAGCCATTCCTGTTGATGAAGTTTCAGTTGTGCTTGTTGCTTGTTTATCATCTTTCTTCTTTCTGGTCATTTATGTCACTCCATCCTTTATAAGTCTCAATAAATTGGTCAATAGCATCTTTTGCCGCTTTTAAATCCCGAAGCGGCTGTAAATACGCTTCATCAATTTCTATAGGTTGCTGTGTGGCATTTGCCTTTTGCTGCATTGTTCGAATTTGTTTAGTCATATGAGCTCCACGGTATTGAAGAATTCGTGACATCCATTGAGCCATGACAATAAGCATGTGATCAGGAACTTCTTCTTCTTGTTTCATGATTTTGACACACTCTTCAAGTGTATTATCAATCATACGTACCTTGGCTGTCTTTTTTGGCATACCTCGGTCATGATAATAATCAAAAATTCCATACATAAATCGAGCCAAAGAATTGGCAGGATTAGGCTTTTTGCGTGCCAAGTGATTCACTCCATTCTATATACGGCAAAATATGACGAGGTATTATAGGAAATACATCAAAGGGGGAACATCCCCCCTTTGTTTTAAGCTCCTTGTGGTGGGGCTGGCGGAAATCCGCCATTTGGTGCACCTACTGGAGCTCCATAACCGCCACCTGGTGGGTTAGGTGGAAATCCTCCTTGCGGAGCAGGAGGTGTATTTGATTGCGCCGGATTTGGCGGGAATCCTCCTCCTTGTGGTGGAGCCGGAGGTGGTGTAAATCCTCCCTGTTGCTGTTGTGGAGATGGATTGAAATTACCTTGTGGCGGTGCTTGGAATCCACCTTGATACTGTCCTGTTGGTTGTTGTTGTGCTCCTTCACTGCCTTTTGGCATTTCTAATCCTACAAGCTCAGTAACTTTAATAGTTGGATAATAACTATAAGAACCATCTTGATTCTTTTGTTGGCGAAGTTCAGGGATTCCTTCTACGAACACTCGACGACCTTTCGGACAATGATTAATCAAGAAATTATATTTACTATCGGCTCCTTCGTTGCCCCATACTTCAATAAACCAAAAATCAGTTCCTGCTTTTTCGCTACGATGATTAATTGCGATCTTAGATGTACCCACTTTTGAATTGTTTACTATTTTTGAAGTTGGATCCTGGGTTAAACGTCCAATGACTTTGATTTTGGCATAATTATCAAATCCAGAGCCATTACGTTGACCATTAGATTGCTGATCCATCGGATAGCCGCCTTGATTTGGATACCCTTGATTTGAGTACCCTTGATTTCCATAAGACTGATTTCCATAAGACTGATTTCCATAAGGTTGACCGTAGTTATTCATGTCATATACCTCCTAAAATAAAAAATTATTTTTCACTTAATGTCCCGGAGGGGCTGAAAAAGATAAATAATAATAAATCACTTTGTCAGTTTTCTTGATATCTGTGACTACCAAAACATGAACAGTATGATCTTGAAACTGTACCTGCAACCTTTCTCCTATATGAATATCTCGGTTGACAGGATACATAAAATCATGCTCACTTTTATCTGGGAAAACTAACACATTTCTCATGAAATGTTGTCTCCATTCTTCCTAAAATCTTTTACATCATATGCAAAAACCGACACATCTCTTTTCTCTTTTCCTTGAATACGTCGGCTAATAATATTAACAAACCCTTCGATAAATACATCCTGACCAATTTGAAATTGATCCATAAAGGTGTTCATGATTTCTTCTGTCACAAACACATGAGTTTGACCCACTAAGTCATCTAAAATGACAATATACATAGGAAATTCTTCGTCAACCGGAGGAACTATGTTCAGAATTGTACCTCCTACGATCACTTCCTGTTCTTGCACAACTTGATACTTTAGTTGTTCTGAAAAATGTGTAACATGTTTCTTAAATTTACTCAGCTTTTGTTGAATGTTTAATTTACTCATGGGTTTTCCCTCGCTTTTTTATATATTCTGCATGCAATTCTGCAACGAGGGCTTTTACTTCATGAGGATAAATAATACCTTTTCGAATCAATAAATTTAATAAGGCATTAACCAAGATATAAGAAGTGTGAATTTCGCTATCTCGATTTAAAACCGCCTCTTCTTGGGGCGAAAATGGAATACTATCTCTGGCCGATTCACCAAACACTTGATCACGAAAATCAAAAAAATCATCATCTCTTTCCCCTAAAACAACCATGTCTCCAACTCCTTTTATTTCTTATCCAGAATTTTGACTTGCACCATTACATCCCCCATTGAAACATGAGCATGAGGTACGTAATAGTCGATATCATACCCTTTGATCAAGCGACCTGTATCATCTGCTCGACGCTTTTCAGTGCGTCCATCCGGCCATTTAATAAGCACCCACGTACCAAGCGGAATAATATTAGGATCTACAGCAATTGTAACTCCTTCTTCAGTAGGTCGCCCACTCGCAGTAATGCCATAGCCCGGATCGCCTGGACGTTTTCCAGTAGACTGATAGTTATTATCATAAAAGGTTAAACGAAAATAAATCCATTCCCCTTCTCGTTGACCACGGAAAACTACGGGGTGCTTTTGAACTTTTTTTCTAATTCAGCTACCTTTTGCCTATAAACCTCTAATCTTCTCCGGAGGTCTTCAGTCTCCTTAGTTAGTCGATCGATTTCCATTTCAGACTGCTCTAATAAACCATTCACCTTTTTCATTTCCTGATGTAATTGTTGATTTTCTTGAAAAAGGTCTTCATTTTTTTCAAGCACTTCTGTGTACTTTTCGCTCAACTTTTCGTGAGACTTACGAACCTGTTTTAAGTCACTTTTGAACGAATAAAAATGAAGGGCTAGAGCAATAGAAGAAACCGTCGTTCCTGCTAGAATTAAGCGAGTTATCGTACGTGTCTTCTTCTTCATGCTTCGACTCCTTTATTTTATTCCCCTGTATCACTTCTCCCCAAGTTTATCATAAAACTTGGGGTAAATGCAAGGCATTACATCAATATATTACTTGTAATGCCTATCAATAAAATATTTTCTTTAATAAAGAAAAAGTTTTCCCTAACTCTTGAAAGCATTGATAATCAATACAATAAATAATGTAAGCTAAAATTAGTTTGCATGCTTCTTCATTATTGTCTTTAGGAAATAAATATCCGCTTTGATAGATCTGTTGCTTAAATACATCACGTGTGATTCCACATTCTTTTTCGATAAAAGAAGCAATTTCAGGGGTAGCTTTGATTCCTTGTTCGTTCCATAATTGAATAACATAGCAGCATTGAAAAAACAAAGAGGTGCTCATGTATTGGTGCACTAATTCCATGTATTCACCTATACAAGTTGTTCTATTAGATCATGGTATTCCTCGCTTAATTCACCTTTCAATTCAGATAATATGTGATCAAGCCCATAAAATCCCCAGCAACTATCAATGTGTTCTCCTTCATGTGTTTCAAGAATGTACCCGTAAATGTCTCCAGTTAAGTACTGATCATAAGTTTTGACTTCGGCTTCCAAAATATCTTCAGCTTGTTGAAGAGTCAAACCCTCTTTTTCTAAATCTTTTACAGGCACATAAATATATCCTACTTGTCCACTATCCCATGGACATGAAAAAGGAGAAGTTCTCATAGTAATCCCGCTGTGATCATATAAATAAAGCGGCAACATAACTACATGCTCCTCAATGGTATCCATTAATTCGTCCATGCTCATTTCTTCCAATACTTCTTCTTCAAGTTCAGCTAATTCCATAGCTAGACTCTCTAAGAAATGACGAGGATCCGAATACGAATGAGAATCACCTAAGTTATATCGATGATGAAAACAAACCATGGTACCTAAATTATCAAAATCTTGTCGTGGACTCCGAGCATCATCATCTTGTACAATCTTTAAAATAAAATGTTCATTTTCAGCTTGTCGAACCACATAGCTCATCATTATGGCCTCCTTTTTATTGGTTTATTTTTTAATTGAGCATAGGCTCAAAATACAAACCTTGTTTGTCTTTGTTAATCATTATTCTTTTGTCTTTTTGCTTTCTTAAACTGTTGTTTTCCATAATAATAAGCAGCTTTTCCGACATCTCGACTTAATTGACGTAAAAGAGCTGCTCCAGCCATTAGAGCAGCTTTTATCAGTACTTGCTTCATTCCTGATTCTCCTTCTCATGAGTTTCTGCAACACCCATTATTTCTTTTAAATCAGATAGCGGAAGAGCTTCATCATACAGATCAAAATATTCAAATTCCTCATAATACGGTGCCACAAAATCATGTACAACTTTATGAAAATCCGGCACTAGATCATAAGAAATGCGACCATCCTCATCCAGATACATAGGTTTATAATTCTTTGGATCGCATTCGTTAATCAGATTAAGATGTTCATCAAAAATCATAAAATCGACATGATCACCAGGAATCATAAAATAGCAAATTTCCGGCAAAAAATAAGGCTGATATTGTTCTTGAATCAGCTTAGGAAAATGATTAGCAAAATCCTCTCGCAAATTATCGATATATTGCTGTTTTATTTTAAGATATTCTTGATGCAAGCGTTGAGTTACTTCTGAGTACACGAAGAAACCCTCCTTTTATAAAACTAATACCAATTTATCACTAGAGCGAGTAATGGCTGTATATAACCAGCGATGATGTTCCTCGACACTTAGTACTTCATTAATAACCACTACTTTTTCCCACTGGGAGCCTTGCGATTTATGGCAAGTAATCACATATCCAAAATCAAATTCACAATAAACATTGTACTCATACGGAAGCAATTGATACTTATTTCCTTTGAAATGATCTTCAAGTAAATACAATTGTTCAAAACATTCATCTGTAAAATCAGGTTGGAATTTGATTTCAAATGCATCACGGGTAATTTCATAATTCTTTTCAAGTTCTTTCACTTCTTTTACAAATCCCGTCATACCATTGACTAAGCTGATCTCATGTATGTTTTTGCCCCAATTGTTTCGGGTGCAAATCAATTTATCTCCCACTTGTGGAAGATCATCCGTAAAACCCAAATATCGACGAATGTCCTGATTTAAAGACTGACGTGTGCGATTATAACCACAAATAATTTGATCGGCCGTCGTATACACCTTTTCTCGAATTGCCAGCCAGTCTCGCTGATTAATGACCAACACTTCCTTGCCGTACCATCCATAATCAATCTTTTTCTTGGTGCGAGCCAGCATGGATAAATGAATAATGGGGTTCCCTTCAGCTTGTCGGTGAATCTCCGTTAATGCAAAATCGGGATTATGAAACATTTGAACAAATTCTTCATTGCCCGCTTGAGAAACCGGTGGGAGTTGCCCCTGATCTCCGATAAACAAAATCTTTTTACCAAATGAACGCAAATCTTCCATAATCTGTCCATCCACCATCGAAGCCTCATCGATCACAATGAGCTTGATATGAGCAAGTTCTTCTTTTTCTTTTTTAACAAATTGTGGCTTCCCTTTTGTATCGACATCCAATTTGTAAATTAATCGGTGAATGGTTTGGGCACGATAGCGGCCATCGGCTTTTTGTGTAAGCACCAGAGCTGCCTTTCCGGTATAGCAAGCAAATGCTACTCGATTCAATCGTAAACCTAATTGTTCAATCACATAATTGACTAATGTAGACTTCCCGGTTCCGGCATATCCTGCGAGAAAAAATGTATCTTTTGAACTATGTTTATACCAATGTACAATCCGATTAACAGCTTCTTGTTGCATCGGAGTTAATATAATTGAAGATACTGTCATTTTAAATCCTCCTTACATGAGATCACCACCTATATTTCCACGAAATTCCCCGGAGGGGGGAAGGTTATTCTAAAACATAAAATGTGCCTTCAATTAATTCTTTCATGGTCATCACATTATCAGGGGACATCAGAATCGCCATAAATGGATTGTCTTGCGATACAAATGAAATATCCTCGTTTTTTTGTAAAATGCGGTAAAACTCGCCAACTTGCACTTTGACTTTTTTACCTTCTTTATAAGCAGTTAAAAACTCCTGAAGTGATACTTCTTTTTGCGCTTCAATGAGTTGAACTCTAGTGTTTAATAAATCTTTTATAAGCACAATCGGCTCTCCAGTACGACAATTCACAATCATGTCATCAACTTTTGCAACCGTCATGCCATACAAACTGTTATCTGTTGTGACCCGTGCTTTTTGTCCGTTTGGAAAATGATCTGAAAGTAAATCAAAAAGTGTAATAGATTTTGTTGATGTCATTCTTACTGCTCCTTTACTATATTTTCACCAAACACCCCGGAGGGGGACTATGATGGTTTATTTTCTTTTCCTTCTCCTAAGCTATTATAAAAATCTCTAAATTCTGATGAAACATTTACTGCCTTATAAATGCGTATATTAATAGCACCCTCTCCCGATTACTTGTAGAATAATACCGGAGAACCTGAACCATGTTTGTATAACTCATCTCTAACTTCATCTTTTGACCACCCTCTTCGCAGTAGTTCACGAACCGCATCATCTCTAATACTATCCGGCGTACGATTACTCAAATGGTTCAAAATTGTATGAACGTCATCTTTTTCATCAAACCAACTCATTGGTATAATTTCCTTTCTGTTTAGTTTGTTTCTTTTTGTTCCATCATCTGAGCTAATTCTACAAGAGGATGAATATATGTATGAATACCCTCTTGTAGCGGCTGAACAGAAAAATATTCACCAAACTGTTTGACTTGACGATCCAGCCATTCTTGATAATTAGAAGGATTTACTTATTCTCCTGTAACCTCTTTCAAGAAAGGAAATTGTTCAAGTAAGAAAGGAGCACACTCTTTTGTTGCCCTTTGTAACTGATGTGTAAACAGATTATCATTGGTCATATAATTGAGAATACCATATACTCCTTCCATTCCTCGTGGAGATACCAATTTTCGTGTAGTAATGGTTAATATATCACCCAAATGAAATTCTCTCATTATTGGCATCCTTTCTTTTAATTAAAAGATGAAAGAGCCTAGAATAAATCCAACTAAGAAAGCAATAAAAATATGTACAACTTCTTTTAATATAGCTCCAAGAATCTTTGCATAAAAAACAGGCCCAAACATGAAATAGCCTCCTTTAATTCCAAAAAACGTGTTCACGAATATGCTTACCGTTCCGATTGCCGCCGATCGAATAACGGGGCTGTTTATACATAAAACCCCACTTACTGCGATCTTGTCTCAAACGGCGTTCAACAGAACGTCGCAAATGAAAATAGTGAGCATTTCTAACCTTCTTTCCTTTCCAGGTTGGCATTTGTATCACCTCCAGCATTTAACCAATCATCTTTATTGCTAATTGCTAGACAAAATGTACACTTAAACCATTTAGCATCAAGCTCCTCAATCGAAGATTCAACATTAAAACAATTGTTCTCTCCGCATTTTGGACATGGTTTGCTCACGGTTTTTATTCTCCCTCCAAACATTGCAGCAACCTCAAGCCATTGGTTGAAATGTCTTATATCTTTGGAGGATAATTCTATAAACACTTCTCTATCCTCAAGAATACAACGAATTTCCACATTTCCTCTTTCATTTAAAGTATGTGTCCAATATTTGACATACTCTTTTGTCTTTTTCAAGACCTCACTTCCTTTATCATCTATATTCAATTCGAGGATAGTCCTCTGATGATTGTTCCATATGACCACAATTATTGCACACATAGGTGTAAATGGTCGGATTTGCAGAATGAATTTTTGCTGATTTGATCATGGGATAATGAATATTGCATCGATCACAAACCGCATACACCTCTACCGGTTTTACTTTTCTAGTGCACACTTTCATTTTAGTTGAGCCTCACTTTTTATAGGTCAATATTAAATAATTTACGAATCTTAAAAACCTTTACACTATTAGGACAATCATCTTTGATGATTTCTTCAACTTGCTTAGCCCAATATTTTGAGCAATCATCAAAAGCTTCTCTTCGGGCATTGCTGGCTACTTTATTTTTAAGCTCTGCAATAGCTTGATATATTACTTCTTCGGCATTATCATAATTCAAAACAATTTGCTTACCCATAAAAATCTCCCCTTTTATTAAAAAATCATTAAAATCGCATGATGCCTGCGTATGGTCTGCCTACTACGCATTATTTTTTGCACTACGCATTAGCACTTTCTTCATCTGCATTAACTAGTTCCATTATTTTGTGAGCTTTTTTCCACTTCTTTTGTTTGAACAACTTTTTTACCGTGATAAATTTTTCTAATCACTAAACCTAAACAAACACTACCAATAAAGACGATTCCTAGCCATACAAAATCTATGGTTTCTAGCAAGCATATCCCCTCTTCGCTACACATTTCGTGTCGTATCTGAAACGTACTGTTCAACAAATCTATCTAATCTTCTTGATGGATATAATCCGAAGAAATTTCAACAAACGTAATTTCATCAAGTTGGATAGTCGCTCTGTCCTCAACGCTGTCGAACCCTACAACCAATCCTTCTTTTCCTTTAAGAATTCCTTCTGTTATTACACCTTTTTGATTAACGCATAAAGGTTTCATATTTTTTCGCCCCCTGCACAATATGTGTCTGACGCTTAGTATCTTCGGAATGTGTATTAACTTCTTTTTCTGTAAAATCTAAATCCACCTAAATGGTCGTGTATACCCATAGGCTGTCCATCGTCGTCGATTATTCCTTTAAACCCTCTTGGAGGGTAACACTCAACCACAAGATAATATTTACCTTTGGTTGTCCATGGTGTATCTTCTAAACACAATGCTATATCCCCGACCTGCGATTCTTTGTTTGTTTTCACATACAATTCACCTTTGTAGCTTATTACAAAAGGGAATATCTTTTTTACTTCCATAACCTCACCTCGTTATGTCGCATTATGTGTCGTATCTCGAAACGAACTATTCACTTTATACAAAAGTGAAATTTTATCCAACCCACAGGAATTTTTCACGATTCCAAAAATCATCATGATTACTTGTTACCATATCGCCCATATCATATAATTGCTCTAAATAATTGTTAAGCGCTTCGCACCAATTACTATATTCAAATTCAGATGAATCAATATTCTTTTCAATCATATCTTTAACCCACTCAAAATCTTCAATTAGATTTTCAAACTCTTGTAAATCATAATCATCTAACTTATTATATCTTCTTCGCTGTTCCTTTTCTAAAACCC